TTAGTGCAAACTGCTTCATACTTATTCCACACTATTGATTCTATTCTATCAGAGTTAAGTGCAATATCGCACTTTTCTCTTTCACACATAACTTTAATAACAATACGCACTATTGTTTTAAAGAATGAGTACATTTTATATGTGTCGCTTGGTTGATCATTCATAAAGTTATATACTGACTCTGTAACAATATACATCATCTCTGGATCAATATGACTCCGCACTTCTGCATATTGGTATTGAGACATCTTAAAGGAGTGACCCTTTAATTTGTCAGCTAACATATCTTCGGATATACTCATAGGTACTTCAACTTAAATATTGTTGCTGTGTCGCTAGTTATATCTATCCACACGCAATCCGGCAAATACATTCCTGTGTCGTTCCATTTGAATTCGTGTTGGGTATTAGTATTTGCTAACCATTCTCTCATAACTCTATATTCAGCAAACGACGCAGTATTTAGAATACTTGTACCTGCATATATTCTATTCCAATATGCGGTTAAATCAATTTTAACCATATCCATTTATGAGTGCCTTAACTTGAATGCTACTGCATCTGTTTCTGATCTAAAGAGTAAATGCTTTCTATCTTTGTCGATTTTAGCATTGTATTCGTATAACAACTTTTCATCTCGTACTCTTATAAACTGTGTATGATTTGTGGGAAGATTAATTGTGTCTACAAATTTTTTCCACACCGGTAGCATATTGCTAACAGTGCTTTCGCCAACAATGCGTAATCTGTACCCAGTCATTTATCCCATTTTAATTTAAAGGCAGTCATATCTTCTTCTGCATCTAAGCTAAAGAAGAAATCGATATATGATATATCGAGTTCATCTTCACTAATCATATGATAGTCGTTCGTTATATAGCCCGGGCAGTGTTCTTTTGCCCACTTCAGTGATTCGTCGTATACAGTGTAACTAACCGTTACGATATTGCTCATTTGAACATTAACTTAAACACAGTTGCATCTTCTGCATTCTTAAATGCAAAAGTTTTTATATTCCACCCGAACGATCTCCATTGACTAGCTTTTAGATTTTCCTCACACCACGCTTCGCGCTTGTCAACATCAGTGACATACACTACTTCTTTAGGTAAGTCAAATTGGTAAGGCCAGTATTTTTTGTTAAGTACTCTCATCGTATATTCTATTATCAAATTGCTCTCTTGTCATTAATTCGGGATATATCAACTTTAGGTATGATGCCATTGAATTGTCCCAGAACTTGAATGCACAGTAGTCTTCTGTATCATCTGCAAAGTTGATATCCCACGTGTAAAAGCAATTTGTCTTACCGAATTGCTTTTCGCAGAATTTGATGATTTTGAGCATCTTTTCAAAATCTTCATGCCCTCTGCGGCGTGTAATGAGTTCGCTCATGCTGACCTACATTCCCATCTTACTTTAAATAGCATAGCATCATCGGCCTTCTTAAATACAAACTTACCACGGCTACTATGCCAACGCCAGCCATTAAAATGATTCCAACACCACTTCTCTACTTCTCTACGTTTATCGTTTTCAACTATAAATTGGTGTGGCCAATATTTCTTATTATAATCCCTAAACAACCAGTTATTCTTAACAGTAAATATGCTACCTGTGGATGCAGGCATGGGGTGAATACCGGTAATTTGATTTGCAAGTATCCCGGGCATTATTCGCTTAATCATTGGTATCATTACGTTAGTTATAGCCATCTTAATTTGAATATTAATAAATCTTCTTTAGTTTTAAAATAAAAGCACTCGCTAAGATATTCCCATTCATAGACGCACGGTCCGATGGTTGCATTTAACCAACTGCTCATATCTCTCCAATCGCTGGCCCACCAGCTGCCAGTCCGCGGGTAACTTACATGGTATGGAAAAATTCTAGTTGAATTATTATATCTTAAAGCCATCTAGTATAAACATGTTACGACCATTTTAGCACAAAAGCAACTGCATCTTCTGGAGTATCGAATTCGATAAAGGCACTCTTGGTACCGCGCCCGTTATACTTTGCTAAATTACTTCTGAATGAATCTTCTAAATTAACCTTAGACTGCGATTCGTCGGCACACATATTAATGAAGTTAGCAAACCACGGAGCGGTAGCAGTAGGCAATCCAGTGTCTAATAGGTATGTCATATCGAACCCCATCGCAATCTAACTATTACAGCCTGTTCCGGGATACGTGTCATAATAATAATCTTACGATTATGGTAATCTGCCCTTACAGACCATTGCCTGCGCTTACCGTTTTCTTTCTTGCCAAAAGTTTCTTCCATCCAGGGTTGCACCTCTGTTGCTGCAACATACACAACACTACGACTATCTGTTAATTTCAATTCTGATTTAATCATATTAACTGTTTCTTAGAACAAAGGCTAATGCATCTGCTTCATCAAAGAATTCTAAAGTGCATTTCTTGTTAGCACGCCTAACGGCTGCACCTTCTGCCCATAACCACATTTCAAATTCCTGTGCAATATGCGAACGTCTTGCAACCCGCGAATAATCCGTGCTGTTAGATCTTACTATGTATGGATCAGTAAATTTTTTTCTGAGCCAGTTAGTCCACACTTTGTTGAGTATCCCTTGATCTACAATCATCATCAAATAAAAGTTTAAACATTAACGCATCTGTACTATTCTTAAATGAGAAGACCCCATTATGCCAAGAATATTCCCATATATCAGCAGGAAGATTTTTCTTACACCAGTCCAACGATTTATATATCCTAACAGAATTAGGTCCGTTAATTATATACCATCCGTCGAAGTCCTGCTGCAACATTACGATAAATCAAATTTCAATTTAAACATTACTGCTACAGACGCATCACTAATATACACGCCTTGTGCGAATCTGTCACCCCGGAGCCAGTACCAGGTATCGGTTTCTGGTCCTGCATTTGTTTCCAAAAATGCCCTGTAATCAGTTAAGGTATCACCTGATATTTTCCATTCTGCTCTTTGATCAAAGTCGGGAAACTTAACAAATGACCAGGTAGGTTCTTTCCTACCCAAATTAATTCCATTCATAGTCGGCACCCAATTCGAACATTATGTAAACCTCAACTTAAATACGATTGCATCCTCTTCGGACCGAAACTGTATGTACGGAGTACCATTTATGTTCTTTGCGTTCATTTCAGATAATACAGTATCTACATACCGTACACCGCGTGTATCCACAACCCAATCAACAAAGTGATCCCAGAGGTCATCGCCATCGCTATTAGACCGACCATCCTTTATTACCTTTAGATTATACATTATTTCTTCCGTAGTCAAACCTTAATATAAATGCTAACAAATCTTCTTCTGTTTTAAACCACCATGTACCTTGGTGATGATAATAGTCTTTACCGAATATTCCTATATTCTCTTTAACCCAATCGCGTCTAACAAAGTATTCGGCTTGCATAGTATATGTGTAGTATTCGAACTCATACAGAGTACCATCACCGACAGTAACTTGGCAAACGGTGTCACCTGTTGCTTTCACTCTACAGGTCCACCCCACACTAACTTAAACATAGTAAGCATATCTTCATCTGCAAAGAAAAACTTATTACGCATACGCTTCCAGCCAGTTACTACGGGTTCGCCCCACATATCTTGTTGCCCGAGCGTTTGGTGGCACCACGCTTCTATTTCCGGAAACCATTCTCTGCCCCACGGATCCTCGGCTAACATAGCATCAGTAACATCAACCTGTACAATATAATAATCGCTGACAGGTGGTTCAATAATAATATTCATAGATCAAACTTTAACCTAAAAGCAGTTGCATCTTCATTGCGTTTAAATATTATTCTAGAAAATGTTAACCCACTATCATATGTATATGCAGGGCTTCCATTCTTCATTTTAGGTAATTCTAATAGCCACACTTGTCGCTCTGCGGCTACACCAGTTGGAAAAGGCCAAGAGCCCACACGTATAGTTTTCATCTTAGTAATTCACCAAACTTTAATTTGAATGCTAACAAATCTTCTTCATGCTCTATATTTACAGCAGCAGGATACTCTACTCCATTTATAGTAGACCTACCACGCTTCCAATTCCATTCCGCACCGTCTTCTACAGTAGTTAGCCAGACATCCGCTTTCAGGAATAATTCCTTGTGTTGCCATGCTTGAAATATTTGATATGTACTCATACTAGGCTACTATACAACTAATATTTAATGATGTCAATTGGAAACCTTCAGGCGCGGTTAAGGTCAGTACGCAGCGAGCGCGCCGAAAAAGCGCAAATTTCAAACACCTATTAACCGCTGCTTTAATGTTATGTAATTACTTTAACCTAGCTAAGGAAGCTTCGATATAATCAATCATCTTCTTAGCATCGGCACTAGAGGATTTATACGGAGTTAAGTTTCGCATAAACTCATGCGCGTATGCTACTTTCTCGGGAGGTACCCATAATGCAAATGCACGTTGCTTTCTACTTTCTGGCTTCGCAGCCCACTCAACACTATTCTTTTCTTCTTCCCATACAGTAACTATTTCATCTAGCTCTGCCTTCATTCTAGGAAACTTAGCAGCAAAATATCCTACAGCCAATTCCTGCCTAACATTAGTGTCATTACTTAACCTTAACAAAGAGAATATTTTTCGCTGGCCCAAACTTAAATAAGTAGAAGGAGAGTTACGTAATACAGTAAGTACCTTAGTCATAATCGCCTTACATTCTTTCCTATGCTTATCACTATATTGCATATCCCACTCGTCTACATCATCCGCTAAGTTACCTATAGAAAATTCGTTAATAGGTGCATTAGCCCACTTAGTAAATCTAAGGCTAGTTGTATCATCCTTCTTACCTACATTCTTAAATGTATTAACGTGCTCCACACCTCTAGGATTTACAATAACACCCTGGTAAGGTTCATTCTCGTGTATAATACCCGCACCGTTATCCTCAATCCCATCTAATCCTAACATTCTTATAAGTGCATTCCACACAACAGAACTACGTGGTGGAGCATTATCGCGCTTATCCCTACCAGCATAGAATCCCAAGGAGTAAAGTATATACCATAGACATCCACCATAGGAATTAACCTTAGCTTCTTGCGGTGCTTCCATTGTTAGTTTATTAAGTAAGCTATAAGTTTCTTTTTCCGACTTATTAATATACTTCGCAATCTGCCCAACATTCTTATATAGTAACTTAACGTATCCACCATACGTATCGTGGTTTACTTCATCGATAAGTTCTATAGTGTTAGCCTTAATCTTAAAAACCTGTATATAAGGTGCATCATCCTTAAACTCTAATTCTTTACCCTTACTCTTCTTTCTTACATAGTATTCAGCAGGGTAATAGTAAATACCTACAGGAGTGTTATACCTAGATCCGGGGTTAATCCCTAGCTTAGGAATATCTGTCATACTAACCCCGTAGTATCGTAATTCCTTGCCTTTACTCTTTAGAAAATTAACAGCCGCTTCGTGCCCTTCAGCTTTAACATTTTGCCCAGGGTTACGCCTAGCTTCGGATATGAGTTCGTATAGTAACATAATTGCTATATTTATCTATACTTCAATTTGAACACAATTAGATCGCTCTCATCCTCAAACTCTATCTCAGTAGGGTAACCACTACGCTCTGATATAATCTTGAATTTGTTTTGAGCACATAGCAATTCCTTAGTACGTACCATCCAGTAATCATGAAGTTCTCTATTATTAAAGAAATCATATTCACGTTGAGCCGGCTCGTATAAAGCATTGTATGCAGCAGAGTAGGCGTGCTGTATATATGAATTGTTTACATTTATCTTAATTGTCATTGTATATGTCCTGTAGCAAGTCGCTGAATTGAAGTTTAAAGAATAGGTAATCTTCGGTATTATTGAACATAACACAACTTCCACTTGCTAGTACCTTATGCTCTATTAGCCATACTTTGGCTGTACGGACACGTTTTATAAGTTCCTTACTTGAATCTGGCCTTATTGTAGGAAGGAACATATATAGTACCATAATCCCATATTTATCTAAAAATAGGAATATGATTGACCCTATAGTGGGCTGGAGAAAATTTTACTGTAAAATTTTTTTAAGGCCTAGAAAAATACCGGCATTGAAGTTAATCTATGATATTACCATTCTTATCAAGCTTATACCATTGCCCGCGTGCATTATGAAAGTGACCATCAAAACAGTGTTTGAGTTCGTGCCCTAAATACTTCATACTGTTAATATCATCCTGTGCGTATATATGGCAAACATTATCATTGAACACATAGCATCCACGAATATTGAATACAATCGAACCCCTAGTATGCGGAGGTAAACATGCTTCTACAATTTCGTCTTGAGAATCCAGCTTATGCCAATACACCATTCCGGCTGAACCTTTTTCAAACTTAGTGGCACAACCAGTTAGTAAGATAGTTAATAGAATGATACGTAGCATAGATATATTTATAGGAAGATGGTTCCTATAGGAGTTGGAGGAAAAAATTAGTTGCGGCTTGCCACTAGATATTTTCTATCACAGATTCTCGCAGATATAGTGCTGACTGGGATTTTTCCTAAAATATCTACATCGAGGTTATCTTTTGCAACTGGGTGCGGAACCCTCGCTGTGCCTACTCTTAGGATTGAGTACAGCGAGCACGGATGCTGCGCTGTACTGTTGTGTGTACGCTACACAATTAGCAGTTGCTTGTTCGCTACTATGCTCACTATGTTCTCCAGTGCAGTAGCGCGGCACACTGCTGTATGTAGTACGTCGTGCGTTACGTTAAGGGTAGCGTCGTATGGCTCCAACAGTTCCTTTGCGGCTGCAGGGGTCATGTATGCTGCTACCTCGTCCTTGCTTACTTCAACGCCGTCTAACATATACACGGCTGCTGCCTTGTTGTATATAGCATACAGATAGTATTGTTCTTTGCTTTTGTGCTTGACAATGCTGTAGCAATCTGTATGCTCAAACCAGTTGCTTTGTGCTGTGAAGCCCTCGATGTTTGCTGCATCGTTATCGCTGTTCTTCGAGGCACTGCGCTTTACTGCGTTAGCCCATACGCTTGTGTGCTCGCTAATGTTGTTAAACAGTTGCACGCTAGCCTCAGTAACCTTTTTAATGTTAATCAGCTTATGCTTTGCGGCAAGTGCAACCTTTGTTACTTGCACAATGCTTGCCATTGTTGTGCCTCGTGTTGCTGCTAGTATGTCGCTCACTTGTTCCTTGCGGATGCTGTTGCCACTGTTGTGCAGGGCGATTGCTTGTAGTGCTTCGTTTGCTTGCATGTTAGTCCTTTGTTGCTATGTGTTTATTATAACGCTTCTTTGGGTGAAAGTGTGCTGCTTTACATATCTTTACAATTGATTTGCCGTGCTATATGTGTAGGGGAACAAATGGGTTTTGCGAGAATGTTACTACTGCTGTTTTATACAGTGCGTATGTATCGCGCTATGCTTGCTCGCTGGCTTGAGTGTGTACCAGCGAGGTAATACTTGTTCTCGCTAAGGTATTAAATTCTACTTAAAGAATTTACTTGTAGAGCGAGGTCCTATGTTATAATGTTTGCACGTAGGAGGCTGGCCGTATGTTTTTATACCTCGCAGGGGTTTTTCGCAGCAGTAAAACCTCCACCGAGGCTGTCGCGCTGCAGATATCAAAGGTTACAAAAACCTAAGACGCGAGCGACTTAGAACCTCGGTAGGTCAAGTCGCTGGCCTTGATCACGTAGAGCACGGTCCTGTGCTGTGTAAAGATATGTAAAGTGAGTTGCATTGGAATGTTTCTATGCTATAATTGTTTTATCGCAACAAGGAGCACACTATGCCCGCATCAGCCAACTACGCTTACCTGCAACACGTTACACGCACTTACTGCATCGGCGGTAAGCCAATGTCTTTCAAACGTTTCGTGCAGATGGTTTGGGAGATCGCTCAGACAAACATCGAGAGCAAGTAAAATGCATCCTCGTTATTTGTTTACCGTCTTCCTGGTAGTTCAGGCGATAGCGTTTGTTATCGCGTATGCATTTATGATACCAAAGACATTTGTGCTCGAGGCTGCTGCATCATCGCTGCTTGCTGCCTTGCCTATGTACTTCGCAGAATCTCTAGTGCCCCGGCGAGAGTAGGGTGTAACTCCGCTTACCTTTGTGTGAGTAGTTCCAGTACGCTATAAGAGAGCGTGCGGCCTCGTCTTTAACCTTCTTGCAGGCGATAGAGTCAACCGAGAAGACTTCGTTGTCGTATCCGGTGAACTCTCTAATCTCCTCGTTACCTGTGCTCAGGTCCTTCAGAGTGTATCGGTAGGTTTGCATAGTGTTATTTTATAGCACATTTACTTGCTGTTGTCAACAAACAATCTCGGTCAGCACAGGTCGGCGTCTTGAGCATGTCGTGTGAGGATCTATCTTAGATTTTAGATTCCTAAGATGACTTACCTCGCTACCTAAGATCGCAGAACTCAAAGCTAAAAGCACGATTGCTGCTTTGTAAAGATATGTAAAGATGGAACTTTAACTTAGAAAATCTGCTATAATAAACGTACATAAGGAGTTAACATGTACGACTGGACACTTATAAGCAACGACGGTGTGTATGCTTATTGCATAGGCACTAAAGCTGTGTGCTTGCGCTACGCACTGCAACACGGGCTTGCAGGCAAGACTAAGCTGTTTTATTTCCCCGAGCCCAAAGCAAAGAAGTCTACTTAAGGAGTACACGAGATGCTCGAACTTACTGAATTGCAGAAGACACAAATTGCTTACGCGCACTTTACGCTGCAAGAGTGGCAATGTCTTGCTGCCGCAATGAGTCACACTCTTGCTTACTTCCACGGTACACCTCATGGCCCGCAACCAGAAGTATTGCGTGCAGCACTTGAGAAGTTTCCATCTGCTGTGTTATAATATAGACATACAACAGGAGAATACAAATGGCAACACAACGCACCTCTGTAAAAGTAACGAAGGTAATAGAAATCAGCACTGAGGAGATTGAACGCATCCTCCTCAAACACTTCACTGATGGTATCGGCGACGTAACGTTTGATATCTCCTCGGGAGGCTTCTTCAAGGGAGCAATGATTGTTAGTGCGGTCGAAGAGTCCAACAAAACAGTTGAACTTTAATAGCAAAAACTTCCAAATTGTGTTATAATACATTACACAAAGGAGTTACACTATGCACACTGTAAAACAATTTAGCAACTTAAAAGCGTTTGCGCTTGCGTGCAATAAGTTGTCCTCAGATCAAATCTATGACTTGTTTGAGCACAGCATCGAGAAGTATCTGCGTAATGAAATATTAAACTTAGCCGATCAAAGCAGCCCAGAACCCGTGCGTTCTGCATTGATCACAATCGGCAAGTTCTATGAAGTGCCAAGCTTAATTAATTACTAGGCACTCTCGGATAGCACGCAGTATACCGAAGTTCTCGCAGCGAGGTTATCGGTTATTTGCGTGCAGTGTGAGGTTTTCTCTCGCAAATGCAAGCGCAGGTATTAAATCCTGCAGCGAGAAAACCTGTAAGTTTGGTGTAAGGAATATGTAAGTTTGATGTAAGGTTAGTGTGTTATAATTACATCAAGCTAGATAGTTTTTGTTAGTGTGAGTCTTGTTGTTGCATAGTCGTGGTTCTCCTCCACGTTAGGGCGGTCTTAGTTAAGTCTAAGCCGCTCTTTTTTTGTCTCCGCTGCAATCACCTGTCTAAGATGTAGTCATCTGTAGCCTCGGACGAGTCGATCAAGACGCCGATGGGCACAGAGCGAGACTTTGTCTAAACGATCTAAGGTTCTAATCTTATAGGCCACAACCTCGGTACGACTGCTGCTGCTGTTACCGGTTCTTTTGCAATCGTTAGCGAGAGTAACGAACAGGCAACACATTGATTACGTGCTGTCGTGTTAAAGTATTGCCCAGTGCTCTACTAAAGCTTGTAGGCGTGTTTTAATACGCTTTTTAGGCTATTTTGTGCCACTAGTTCTGTACAATAACCTGCGTGTAGTCCTTAGCAAGCATCGTGGCCTATAGGCAGGGTTCTTGTTTAAGATTCTTGTTTAGGTGCGAGAATTAGATTTCTGAGTTTAACTCTGATTTTTAAAAATCTAAATCAGGCTTAGAAGTCTAGGCCGACCTCGCACCTTAGGTATAGACCTAAGCCCAGTATCTGTACCTTAGCGAGACTCTGTTGATCTATATACCGATTGTGGCGATCCTCGCTCTTAAGCAGTGCTACCTTGATCGCATAGAGCACGAACACAGCGGCCAAAACAAAAGGGACCGAAGTCCCCTGTTAGTAGCAACTAACTTAATAGTTGTAGGTAACGCTTGTCGTTACTTTGAGCTTGCGTGGTGCAACTAGCTTAGTGCGAACATAACGTGTAGCGCAGCCGCAGCAGTCGTGCTCGTGTCGGCAGTCGCTGCCCCCGATAGTATCGCGCAACGCTTGTCCAAGCTGCCCAGGATTAACATTACGGGGAACACGCAGGTACTGCACATACTTGCCACCGTCGTCGTACCCTTCGCCTTCGCGAACCATCTTAGGCGGAGTGAGGCGTACTGATGTCAAAAACTCGTCACTGTCCAAGTGACTCCAACCATCACGGTATTTGTGGGTTAAGCGGATGTAAGCGTGAACTGTTTGCATAGTGTGCTCCTTTGTGTTGCTATGCAGACATTATAGCACAGGGTTGATAGCCTTTGTGCTGTTTAATCCCCCACGTGCCATCATTATTGTGATAGCGCAGAGTCCGTGCGTGTTCACGCATAGTAGGTGCATTTGCATCCTCAAGAAGCTCTGCCATAATCTTCATGTACTCTGGGCTGGCACACGAGGGGTCGCACACCACAACATGGGTGGCGTAAATAATTTTGTTTCCATTAATTTGCATAGTGTGCGCTCCTGTTGTTGATATATCAATTATAACACAAAGAAACACACTGTCTATCTTTAAATGTAGTCTGCCATGATCTCTTGCAGGATCTGGCGGGACTTGCCCGGCCACTTGGCCTTAGCAGCCTTGAGGATATCGGCATCATCCAGCAAGCAGCCTGCAACCTCGTATGCCATACTGTCTTCAAGTGGCGCACCACCGAGGTCAGCTTTCAAATCATTGCCGGCGTTGCGGCACAGTTGAATTACATCAAATGCCATGATATACTCCTGTTATACTGCAACCGTTTGCTTGCTGATGTTTGTGAGATGGCTAATGTTGTAACCCTCACGCAACGCCATCGCTGCTGCAGGGGCGGGGACTGAGGATCCTTCCCGTGCTGCTATGTCCAGAACCCATTGTTTGTCTTCACGCGATACTTGATTCGCCAAACCACGGGTAGCCATATCTTTAATAAGACGTAGCTTATTTGTTTCTTGAGCTGTGAGCATAGTAAACTCCTGTTGTGATGCTTTATTATAGCACAGCTTCCAAGCTGTGCTACCATTTTATTTCAATCCCAACTTAGCCGCAGCAATTGCAACTTCGGGTGGCAGAGTGTGCCCCGAGGCTTTCGCTGCATCAAACGCTGCTTGCAATGCACGCATTTGTGCGTCGCTTACAGCAATGGTAGATACGTAGCCTCGGCCGCTCTCTACCTTGTTCTGAAGGGTGCGGAGTGAGGTTTGTTGGCGCTTGTTGAGTTTAGAAACTACTGATGCTTGAAGTGCTGTTGCCATATAGTTCTCCTGTTGTTGATGTATCAATTATAACAGGTCAAAGAAAAAGGTCTAGTTGTTTTTTCGCAACAACATAGACCTCGCTATAGGGCGCCCGGCGTCTTGATCTAGTTCACCGAGGAGACTACCCAGCAATCGCTCATTAGCGATGTGTATGCATAAGGCAAGAAGAAGTATCCGCTTTTGCCCCAACCAGTGCCCCAACTATTGCGTACAATGAATTGTTTTAATACATCATTGTAGCCTACCACTAGGACTGCATGACCACCGAGTAACTGCTCCGAGGGACCAGGCATAGGAACAACACCGCTTACTGCTACAGCATCGCTTTCAAAGCTCTCGTAGACTTCGATGCCGATCACTACTGGGAAGCCCGCGGCAAGTGCTGTTTTGATTGCAGTAGGATTGCTCGCAACGCTGTAATAGGTTAGTGCTCTGTTTAGCTTTGCCTGCGTGTAAGCTGCTGTAGACGGTTTAACTGCGAACTTAGCTATGATATAAGGCCACGTTGGCTCGCTGCATACGCCATACGTGTTAAGGGACTTAATCCCGTCACGAATCATTGCACCGCTATCCTGTCCTACACTTCCTTCCATTACACGTTCATTATAGTACACAAACAGGCGGGATCCTGTGAATATGTTTAATTTTTGTTTGGTAAGATCGTATTGAAATGCTGCTACAATAGCATTCGCGGTGCAACTGCCTAGGTTACCCTGATCAACAACGGTAGGCATATGCGGACGCAAGTCCACCGCGCTGGGCACGCTCTTTGGTATCGATACCTTCTGCGAGAACTGATAGTCCCTTGCGTCTGGTGCACTCTTAACTACATTGTAGGTCTTTGTCATAATATATCTCCATTGGATGGAATATTTAGCCTCGGACGAGTCGATCAAGACGCCGATGGGCACAGAGCGAGACTAATGTTCTGTAAAGATATGTAAAGTGGAAAATAGTTGTTGACGGAAGCTTCCTTTGGATGCATAATACATACATCAACAACGCAACAGGAGTTTAAGATGGACAAAGGAATTCGCCCCGCAGTTAACCGCAAGTTCGTAGACTTGCTTCCCCAGCGTGCGGAACTGGGCAACACGCGCTTCCGTGCAGAAGTTATTGCATTCGCAATGGACGACTACGGCATTACGCTTGCCTCTGCTGCAACCCACTACAATCACGCTTTCAAAGAGGCTAAGAAGGTTGCAGAACTTGCACCGCTCCTCGAAGGTCTGGGGCGTGCAGAAGACAAGAAGGGCGGACGCAAGCCCAAGATTCGCATTGCACCCGAAGCGGCTGTTGTGCTTGAGCAAACTGAGTTCTCTGTGTTCGTCAAGAGCACTGGGGCACTTGTTGCCGAGAAGCTGTCGTTTGATGCTGCAACTGCACTGGTCCGCAAGGCGGCTTCTGCAAAGAAGGCAAAGCTTTACTGGGTCTAATGCATAATAGGGGCAACGATGCTCCTATTACTGCGTGCTCTCCTCGCTCGATTCAATGACAACTGGGTCAGATCGATACCGAGGTGGGCAGTCTGCGAAATCCTCGCTCAATCAAAGTGCATTCTCAAAATTGGGAGCGAGGATACCGTCTTAAATCAGGGAAATTGATTTAAGAGCAGAAAATGAAATCCAAGGATGAAAATCTAGGATAGGGACAACGCGATGCATTGCGTTACAGTATATCCAGATAAGAAAAGCAATGCTAATAGAAGCCAATGGGTCTTACCCAAATCCTTACGCATATTAGTTTGCTGCTACTCCCCACAACGTAGTGACCCTCTGCTATCTTCAAAGCAGTATCGTCGTATACAGTGGGTGTATAATGTTGCGGTTGTAGTGATCCCTTGCGTACCCGGCAAGAGTTAATTATATACTAGCGCGTATCGCTATTTACCGCGTCTACAACTATACTATCTTTATGACGTGCCAGCAACTGCTCCAGCTTCTTTGCTTCTCGCTGCTCTAGACTAGTCTGCCCGAGCTGCAATTGCGAGAACTTTTCCAGAGCTTTTATGATTAGTCGCTTCTGTTCCGGTGTAATGATTAGTGTGTGGTTGTCCATTGTATACGTGCCTCGGTCTGCCTGCTCAGGTGCCTTTGAGTCTTTAGGCACGAAACCTGTGCCAGATCCTTGTTTAAAAATCCGATTTAGAAACATAAATCTGACCTTGAAATCTAGGCACGCAAATCAGACTACAAGTTTGTATGCATCCTTGCCGCTGTAGATCCTGCCCAAGAGCTGTACTATAACCTTAAACACGCGGACAGTCTGTGAACCAAACAACTCACTAAGCTGCTCTACATCTGCCATTTGTTCCCACGAGACAGATGTTAATGCCCCGCTGTATTCGATGTTGCAACCACTGTGTGTGATAGTCGCATGGACTTCGTTGGTACTTCCATCGGGGAATACAACGTGATCCATAATAGTGATTTGTGCCATAATGTATTATACAAAAGAAAAAAGGGGCTGTCAACCCCTTTTCGTTTATGTTATTCGGACCAGTAGAAGCCCACGTGGCAGTCTTCGTTGCACCAGCGTGCAATGTTCTTCTGCATTGCGTTTACTGCTTTGCGCCCCACTGCACCCGAATTGGCCAATGCTGCTGCTGTAACACTCGGGTAACGTTTGCCGTATGCAACGACAGGCTTGCGGTACGGGCGCTTTTCAGTGTCTTGAATTACTGCGTGCATAATTTCTTTTTGCAGTACAACCCCCTCCACAATGCCTGTAAGCAAAGCAACGCGGCCTGCTACAGTGTTAAGTGAAAAATGTTGTGGTGTTGCTTTCTTTGCTTGCATTAAGAGCTCCTGTTGTTGATGTTTTAATTATAGCATCAACACGAAGCAAGTAAACCGATTTATTGGTTCTTTATAAACTTTGCGAAACTCTTCTGCCTATCGGGTTTGCCCGGTGTTCCAGTACCTGTCTCTGCGTGGCTAAAGATACCGTACAATGTAATGACAGTTGGATTGGCACCCGAGAGGGCATACACAATGCTTAGGTCCCTTGTTACGTGCGCGTGGCGTAATCCCGGCATCATATTCGAGATAGGACCACCGCCCACAAACGCATTGTCGTTAGGACCGTATGGCTGCATTTTGTTCGCCTTTTTACTAGCTTTAAACTCATCTACTTTAGCTTGTAGCTTAGGCAAGTGCTGTATCTTAGGGGCAGTCATAGATGCATAGCAGGATGCTTCTACAAAGACTACGCCCTCGGTAGCGTTGTTCAAGGTGCCGATGGGCACAGAGCGAGACTTATTGTTCTTTGCCTCAGACAAGAAGGTGTGTGCTATGAGTAGAAGATCGTCAAGAGAGAAGCCCTCTGTATTGCTACGGAAGGCTTCTGTAAGGTATTGTGTTGAGGGTAGGGATATTTCAGTTAAGTTCATATCCCATATTTATCACTGTGGAGCAGGCACTCCAACCTTTTCAAAGTTTGCTTTGTATGTTGCACGGGCAAGTTGGCGATCATATCCATTCGCGAGCATCATTGCGCTAATGATTTGCTCATATGTTTGACCGCGTGTATGCCCTGCAAGCATAATGGAACGCGATATAGCTGCTTTGCTTGCACCTTCGCGGAAGTGTGGGGCAGTTGGGGCAACAGTGCGTGGTGTACGTTTCGGTACTTCCACTGTGTGCGGTACCTTTGGTTGCAGTTGTGTTCCAATAACCCCAAATGGGTATGCCGGAACATATGCCGGAGTGGCTGCAGGTACAGTTGGTACAATAGTACGCGGGTTTGCAAGTGTGCGCCCTTGGACACCAACAATGCTGTATTGGCATGCGTTTGTAACAGTGCCCAAACCACGTTTCCAAGTAAGTGAACGGCCAGCTTGGATAACTTTGTGATGACGATCACCAACACGTACAGTCTTTCCAGTGCTTGTGACATATTCATATGTAGTGCCTTTTCCATACACTACTTCCTCGGTATGTGCGCGAGCGCCCGTTCCGCCCAATGCACGGCAAACACGCTCCCAGCCGCTGTCGTGATTGCGACCATATTGGGGTTTCATGAAGCAGACAATGTGTGCAATTTCGTGCGGCACAGTGTTGTTGAGCACATGATCGAATGCATCACGTGTAAGCATGTCGCGGTTGAAGCGCATGTAGTATTGGGCACCGCGGCGGCATGCCATTCCAGCATTGTGACCTTTAAGATCAAAGTGAATGGTTACACGGGACATATCAACACCGTACAGGAGTGTAGCCGTTTCGTACACTTCCTTGCACTTGTCGATAATTTGCTGTTGTGGAGTAGGCATTTAAGTTCCTATTGTGTTGCTGATGTGTTTATTATAACACCAGAAACCGTTTGTGCAACCACTTTAGCAAAGTTTACAACCTTCTTCTGCCTCTAAGTAATAGGTTGCTTTGGATCCATCGAGGATGGTCACCACGTAGCCGTTGCCGTCTTTGGTACCAGTTATCTTGTAACCTGTGCCTCGCTGTATGTTGACCGGCGATCCGAGTGCGTCCTCCGAGGTGATGTCTGTGCTTGCCGTATAATGCAATCCACCCTCGACAGGTAGCAGGCTGCGTTGAATTGCCTTCTTGTAGGCTCCGTGACCAGTAAGATGATAAGCCATTATGGATTCTCCGTTTCGTATTTGCGAACTAACACGTAATCACGTTTGTCAGATGCCGGGCAACCCGCCTCGCCTTCGTAAAAAGATCCGAATCGTGGCATCTGCGAGAACATAGCACGACGCAGGCCGATGGGATAACCCAACTCCTTGCGATACTTGTACCAGCCCCAGCGAATAAGGATAATGTCGAACATGGTGTGCTCCTAGTCGTTGAGTATGTGCATCGTGTAGTTCTGCACGCCCGGATGCTTGCGGCAGGACTCGGTTGTGGGTTGCAGGATCCATGTAGTCAGGTCGCCGTCTGCATCGCGCACATCGGCAGCAGTGTGCCAAAAGGTTGTGCTGCCAGTACGATGGTTATATATTGCAAAGCCTTCGTCGCACGCATCATCGTAGAGCTGACCAAAGGGCAACATACCAACAGGCAAACCAAAGTCGCTCAATTCAACAACGAGCATCTTGGATTCTGGATTGTGTGCAAACATCTTGATGGGGAACGGAGTGAGTTGAAGTAGCATAATGTGCTCCTTGTTGCGATGTGTTTATTATAACAGGAATTGATTGGTGTGCAACCGTTTTGTTTGATCTTTATGCAACCTCGCTCTAGTCCGACCGGCGCCTTGATCTATGCCACCGAGGTTCAAATGACCAAACGAAAAGGGCCTAAGCCCCTTCCTCGCTGTCGCTTAGTCTGCCCAAATGTTGTCGTATGCGGCCTTGTAGGCTTCCGGATGTGCTACTTTCCAGGTTTTCAGGAATTCTGCTTCAACATCGCACGAAACATAGTTGTCGCCCTGCATACCTTGCTCGCTGTATTCAACATCTAATCCAGCAAGTCCCATAGACAACAACCACGCTTGCAGTTCTATCATAAACTGCTTGTCAGTGTATATCAATCCAACTTTGTCAACGCGCCAGCTGTCTGTGTTGAAATGTACACGCAGTTCACCAAAGTCGCCTTCTTCGTTAATGTACGGAACAGTGAGTTCAGTAATGTGTACATCACGTTTGATGTTACTCCAGTATCCGCCGCCACCTGTGTGCAGTGTAGCAATGGCAGGACGTGTATCGTTGTCAGCTACGTCCCAATCTGTGTGTGCGTCGTTCATTAGCATAGTAAACTCCTGTTGTTGATGTTTATATTATATACTATCGGAAGATGATGAACAACATCAAAATGCCAAGTATAGGGTGGTCCTCTGAAAATAAGACGCACGCTGCAATGAGCAGGATGAGGGTAGTAAGTGTCATATGCGTGTTACGTGTAAAGGACAGGCCAAGTTTCGGATTTTAAATTCCTACTTAGGAATAATAATCCATCTTGGAAAATTAACGATCGTACTCGATGTCAAGAGGATCGCCGGAATCAATAGTGAGATCGTCTTCCCATTGATCATCTTCGTCTTCCCATTCGTTGTCGGGTTGACATCCAGCACACATTGCATCTTCAAGGGCTACATCATCAAAGTCTGGCATGATAACTCCTTCTTGTTTGGAGAGTGCTACATTATAACACTCTGCAAACAAGGCCCTTGCGGGCCCTGCTTATGCCAATGCAGCTTCTGCGTGCAGTGCACCGGATTCAAGTGCAGCTTCCACAGGGGTTGCAGGAGCTTCGGCCGGGGTGTTGATCACCACCTTGATGGACAGTTTGGTCTTCTTGGCAGCAACAGCTTTGGCAATCATTGCTTCAGCGGCAGCTTTGGTGACGCCAGTTGCAACCACTTCGCCGGACTTGGCCTTAACCACATCCACCAGCGTGGGCTTGCGTCCGCCCTTCTTGTCTTCCGGACGACCCAGCGTAGCAACAGCTTCGGGGTTTGCAGCACGCGCCATCTTCAGGCTGTGGTTGTAATGCGTTGCAGCGGATGCAACGTTGATACCAAAGGCCATGATAGCCTGGTTCATCACTTCTGCACGGAAGGCAATGTTGCCCAGTTCGCCCAGCTTGGACAGTGTGTTGTTGAACGTGTCGTTAACGAATGCGCGGATACCTTTTGTCATATAGACTCCTAAAGTTGATTAAAGTAAACTAACTCTGGACCGCTATATCTGCTGCCCATGTATTGATTATACTGCAGGAAGAGTTGTAGGTCTACGGATTTTTAAAGATATTTTAACCAAAAGAAAACCACCCTAAGGTGGTTTGCGGATGTGCAGATCGGTTATTTCGTAGCCGTAGAGCAGAAATAGAGGCGGCCGTTGTAATTGACAGTCAGCGAACCTTTTGCCGCAGGAGCCTCGGTTGTATCGCCATTGGCCACACCGTAAACAGACGAGACGTTCGAGCAGGTAAGTGTCAGCCCTTTTGCCAACACAATTGTTTGTGTAGCGGTAGAATCTGCTGCAAACGCTGCTGATGCTAGTACCATCGAAGCAATGATAATAGAGAGATTTTTCATACAAGTCCTTAAGTAGTTAATACATGTATAATACAACATATGATATGAATGGGCAACCTGTTTATCCAACCAAAAGAAAACCACCCTAAGGTGGCTTCTTTACACACAAAGGACTAATGCTTATGCGAAGATCTTGCCTTGTACGCCTGCAACATCGCGGCGAGCGATAGTGTATGCATTGCGACCGTTTGTATTAACAACCTTGCGAACATTAAGCCCTGCGCTACGCATTTCAGAGATGCGAGCACGTAAGTTCATAATGCCATAAGTCTCGCGAGCCTGGGCAGAGCTCAATGCTTTGCCGGTGCCACGAAGGTGAGATTCCAAGAATGTCTTCTGGGTTGTGGTGAGAGTTGTGAATGCCATCTGTGGCTCCTTAATAAGTTATGATCTAAGTATAACATATCAGATTTAGAGTGTCAAGGTATTCAAAAACGAATAGCCCAAAAGAAAGCCCCTTGCGGGGCCTCCTAAAGCTCATCTTAGTTATTGAGCTGCTAACATTCCAACTAGTGCATTCGCTTTAGGTACACCAAGTCCTGTAACCAAATCATATCCGGCCTTCGACGAGTATAATCCGTTTGTTCCTGTTGTAACGTCCCCAAATGCTGTAACATAGTTGCCTTGTACTGCCGCCACGTTGTATAGTGATGCAATGAAGTCTACTACTGGCTTTCCATTTTGTGTACGAACTGCTTTGGTAACCGCTGCAAGTCCTGCCCACATAGGTGCGCTAACACTTGTACCGTAACCTGCATACCAGCCACAAGCTGCCGCACCTTTTGCTGTTACGCAAGCAGTATCTGGCATACCCTTTTGCGGGCTAACGTATACACTCATTGGGGTTGCGCTGTCTGCTGGCATTGCTACGTCGGGTGTAGTGCGTTGAGCATTACCCGAAACAGTTTGCCAGCTTGGGCGTGTGTAGTATGTAGAAACACCGCCACCACTGCCTGTCCAACCTGTATCAGTTGCACCGCTGCTGTTTGTTCCACCAACTGCGAGTACCTTTGTTGACACTGATGGCCAAAGTGGTTTAGATCCTGCATCGCCCGATGCCGCAACATATGTCACATTAGGATTGGAGAACATTTTCGTGTCGTATCCACCTGCTGTGCCGTATGTTGTGTTTGGTGCACCAAACAACGAGTACTGAGTCTTCGTAAACAATGTACATCCTGGGATGAACACCATTTCGTTTGTCGTACACGCTGTGGTTTGGTTCAATGCGCTTTCGTATCCACCCCACGACATAGAGATTACGTCGGCAAATTGGTTAGCAACTGCAACCGCACCACTAAGTGAGCTGATGAAGTTGTTGGACCCTTGTACCAATACAATCTTTGCCATTGGAGCCATTGCGTGTGCCCACTGGATATCCATGTTGCTCTCTGCAATCCACATACCAGACGTATCGTACTGGATAGCAGTTGGGTTTGCACCCAAACCGTTAGGGTTTGCATTGAACTTCTGGAAGGTGCATCCATCGCCAATCACTGGCTTTGGTACAACTGCCTGAGGATAGCTGTTCGTTGGTGTAACGAATGTCGTTGCAACAGTAGGGCATCCTGCGATACCTTTTGCTGCTGAGAATGCTGCTAAGTCAGCACCCGCTGTAGGATTATCGTAAGCACTAATGATCACGATAGTTTGGCCCGAACCCTGTTGGGCTGGGGTAGTAAGTGCGTCAAATCCGTAACGAGTACGAACTGCTGCTGGACTTTGACCGAAGCTAGATAACCCACCTGCGGTTGTGACAGATGCTTGCATTGCTGCACTGGCACTTGTAATTGCCGCCATTGGCGACATCGTGGCTTCGGTTGTTGCAGGGTTTGCACCTGCAACGTCGAGACCACCACTGCCACCACCGCACGCTGTGAGCGCGGTAGCAACAGCTAGAACTGATAATAGTTTAATCATTTCTGACTCCTTTGTTTAAGTGTTTGAATTATAGTACTGATTTAACCAAATGTCAAATCAAACAAAACAAACTGGGCATTTTGTGATACCCAGTCTATTTAGTACTACGCTGTCAACAAGGGCGTATGAATAGCCTTTTGTTGTTTTGCAAGCATACGTTTAAAGTATGCTTCTTTGGTCAAGCAAGTGGACTCGGCCATTTCGTACCAACCTTCTGGATCAGCTTTCATCCAGTCAGCAACTTTCTTTACCATACGCAAGCTGATCTCACGCAAGTACTCGGCGTTGTCGATAACGAATGCCACGATATCGTCTTCTTGTTCTTGTGTGAACTCGAAACTAGTAAGCATACCGTCACGCACCACTTGTTTGATACGCAAAAGCTTATCGCGTGTGGATCCAATCTCCAGATCCAAGTAATGGCAGCGGGACATAATCGCAGACAAGTGTACAGCGATGCGGCTTCCACGCTCGATCTCTTTATCGAAGTCTTTGTTGCTCAAGAACAACACAGAGCCCTCAAAGTCGAATGCATTCGGAATGTCATCCGTCAACAGCACGCGACTTTCCTTGTTCCAGCAAATACGACGCTTGTCGCCGCTGTTCAACGCTGCCTTAAGCAGGTTGAGCATTTCGCTGTCTTCCAGTACGCCATCGCAATCGTCGAACACCAACACGTTCTCAGGGCTGCGATTGTGGTACAGCTTCTGATAGAGCCCAATGCTGCTTACGCCACCGCTGATAACTTCGTACTTGGGGTCTTTGCCATCCATCTTGCGGAACATGTTGGCGGCTTCGAGTTGCTTTTCAACACCAAAGCTCTTGCCAATGCCAGGAGGGCCGCTAACAACGAGTCCACGTACAATGCCGCGTGCTGCTGCATCAGTGATCTTGTCCAGCATCAAGAAGGTGTTTGCAATGCGTTCCATTGCTTCATCTTCGCTCTCGTTCGCAGCAAAGGCAGACTCGAAGTCAGTGACTGCGGTGGAACCACCTGCTTCAATCACAATGTGTGCTTCAAGTTCAGCACCTGCTGCATCCAACAGCTTGAACCCATCGGCTTCCACTTGCACACGTTGCACCATCGGGGTGCCAGGCTTGTGATCAGGGTTCTTGATCGTAACGAATCCACCGCGTGCACCATCCTGGTAAGCTTTAACCAGCGGGTAGACTCCGCTGATAACTTCCCCACGATAGACGCCACGAACGATACTAACTTGGATTTGGGACATTAAGTGTTCCTAGTGTGTTGCTGAAGTATTAATTATACGACCAAATGCTACTTTGGTCGATGGTTGTTTGATCTTTAGGCGGTAAGTTGAAACGGCTTATTCCACTGACCGATGTTGATATCAATGTACCAGCCCACATCAAAATAGTCTGTCTGGATATCGCTGCGATCGTGATTGCCAACATCCATTGCGTCTCTGAGATCTTGCACGAACTCGCACACCTTGCCCGTGTAGTGCTCGCTGATCCAGTGAGGGTTCACTTGAATGTGCGTAGGCTTCACAGGGTTGCGGTTGTAATGCGTGCCCGGCTTGCTCTTTGCCAGTTCAAACATATTGCCAATCACATCCAACGGGCCGGATGTAACATTGCACACAAGCGAGCTATGGTTGCGAACACCGATAGTGCCCTTCATACCATACTTCTTCAGCACTGCCTTGATTGCGGGTGCAAGCTGTGCCTTCTTCTCTTGGGACATATAAGCCATCTGCTTCTCCTAGTGTGTTGCGATGTATGTATTATACATCCTATTTGTCGATTGGATACGCACTATTTCCAAATTGATCGTGGAACCTGCCATCAAAACAATGCTTGAGTTCGTGCCCAAGTGTACCGAAGTATCGTTCGTTATCCATTGCGTAGATGTGGCACACCTTGTTCTCGCTATCCATCTTATAGCAGCCGTATGTGATTCCCGGCATTTTGAATCGCACATCATCGCAAATGACGCGCATATCCTGTAAGTCTTTCACTTTGTGCCACTGCACTAACCCTACTGCCGTCTCAAACCTCGGTACAGGGACGGCACACCCTGTAAGGGCCGCCACGAGGGCCGCCACAATTACAGGGCGCATCATAGCTCCTTAAGGAAGCACGCAGGTACCGCGGATGTAAGTACCGGACCAGCTGCGAAAGCTGCTACCCGAAGGCATGCGGCTGTCTGCATCTGTAAAACGTGTCTTGGCAGTAAGCCCTTTCTTGTTGAGCTTCTTCTCGATCTTTGCAGCAACCTTTTCGGTAGCGTGCCCAATCCAGAAGCCAACAGTGCGGTGCCCGTCGAATTCGCCATCAGCTGTAGTCTTGTTTGTCCAGGACTCGCCAATAAGCAGTCCCTTCTTCTCCGCGTACTTGCGAACAGCTTTACGGAACTGGAGTGTAGTTGCAATTTTCATTTCACTTCCTTTGTTAAAGTAAAAACATTATAACACAGGTCTGGGATTAATCTTCCATTCCCGCAAACATTTGGTCCCAATCTTCCTGGGTGTATCCAGTCTTAATGAATTCCCGTTCGTGTACGGCAAGCGTAGGGAAGATCTCTTGGATCAAACGACGGTCGGGGGAATCCAACTCATTCATTTGTTCCGAGGTAACATTCAACTCCATAGAGTTGACCTTACCGGTAAATGGGCTAATGCGAGTGATCAACATAGTGTGCTCCTTTTAATCCGAAGAATCGACGTCATACTTGTCGCCGCAGTGCTTGCAAGTGTACTTGGTCCAGCAACGACCTGCGTTAATGCCCTCGTAGGCGTGTGTGCAGGGTTCGCCGTCTTTGTTGAGGCTAACTTCCCCTTTTGCCTGACCATACATATACTGGCCGCCGCAGTTATGACAAGTGAAGGTGTCTGTGGCAGCATCATACCCGGCACAGACAGTCTTCCAACGTTGCGATGACTCTGGTACAGGCATACGACCCGAACCATTGCAGCAGGGACATACGCCCTTGGGTTTAGTGTTTTGCATAGTGTACTCCTTTGTTGATGTGTACATTATAACACTAAAATTCCTGTTAGGCAGTCACCACTTCATCTTTCTTCACATAGTGTGCAGTGATGGCACTGTGGATCTGGTTAATCCCGGCCATTGCCGCTGCGTGCTGTGCAGTAACATTGCCCTCGGTGCAGCGATCTTTGCTCACGATCACACGTTGCGAGAAGTCGTGATACACCATATGCGATAGGAAACCATTGTCCTTTGTAAGCACTGTGGCAGTAGTAACAAGCTGCCCGGTGCTTACCTTATGCGTGTGGATCTTAAGCACCCGCAGTGCTACAAGATCAATGCTGTCTTCGGCTTCCCAAGTTCCACGAACACCTTTGCGTACGATAGTCATTTGATATCCTTAACGAGTTGCAAAATGCGATGTGATGTCACTGTCCACATCCTCGAGTGCGCCCATCGCTGATCTCATAGCGTCGTCGAGAGCCAGCTTACTGGACTCAATGGGGAAAGCACGCTTGAAGTCCACCACTTCCTCTTGCAGTGCAAGCATAGCTGTTTCCAGCTTCCCGTATGCTTTGTTTACTTGCGTTTCGTTTAGCTTAGCCATTACAGATACTCCTCCATCTCGTCTGCATCCACGACCAACATCTCGTTGTAGGCACCGTTGTTCAGTTCCCACACACGATTCTTGATAACCTTCGCTTCAGCATCGGTGCATTGCACGAACAACACGAACTGGTTTTCGAAGACCGGGTCCATCATTGCGTGCATCACATCCACGTCTTCCGATTCCAGCAGCTTAACAAACTTGGTTGCACGTTCACGACCAATGTGTTCTGCTGTGTACTTAAAGAACTTTTTCATTTGCTGCTCCTTGTTGCGATAAGCAATTATAACACCAAATCCTACTTTGGTGTACAAAACATTTTCGTATATTTGCCATCGTGCCACATAATGCTGCGGCCATCAGTTCCTATCCAGTGATTGTTGGTTGGGAATACATTAGTTGGATAGAGTTGGGAGGTAGGGACACTGGCAACTACAGCCTCGGGCTTACCTGTGAGAACCACACCTACGAACAAGCGAGAACTCACGTTAGACACAAAGACTTCGCGGATCTGTGTGCCATATGCCTCCCCGCTTGCCTTATACCACAGCGCACCCTGCTCATTGCGTACAGGCTTACCAAATGCTGCTTCGAACTCCCTCGCGAAGTATGCATTGTCTGCGATGCTGTTGCAAGAGGCTGCTGCTAGTATTTCCCCTGTGGTGATAAGGGCATATGCGGGCATTGCTGCCGCTAACACTAGCGCAGCAAGTATCTTACGGGTGCCACGCATAGTTGCGATCGTAGTCTTTGTTGATCTGTTGGATGCTGTCGAAAGCGAACTCTTTGTGCTGGCTGCTATCCAACTTAACAAGCCCTGCACGTTGCTTCAGCATTGATTCAAATGTCTCGTGCCAGCTCTTGCCGTGATCAGCACTGTAGCGCGAGGGCTTGTAGTACTTGGTGCCCCTGAGCGTGCGTACCAAGAAGCCATATGTGTTGCTGCTGAACTTAAAGCCACGCGCATAGCTGCCTGTCCGCGAGTCCTTTGTGCGAGTGCGAATAGTAACAACATACTCGCCCAGTGTGCATTCCATATTCTTGTGTTCAAGATACTCGGATGCGATTGGTGTACTATCTAGTTTAAACATTACAGTTCCTTCCAACCCATGGAACAGCAAAGCCACTGTTCCTCGCCCACAACAACGATATCGCCTACAGACAAGCTACGACCACGACCGTAAACCTGCTCACGCTCATCTTGACGCGAAGGGTTGTTGGTAAGGTCAAACACTTCATCGGCTGCGTCTTGGCTATCGCCTTGCACATCAAACAATGCAGACTCTTCGATGTAGTAGCCACCTTCTTTAAGGCAAGCACGCACATAGGGAACAGTCTTCTCCCCTACCATATGCGTGTACATAGTTCCCATCATTCCGGGCGATGTGAACTTGATTTTAACTGTTGCCATATAACTCCTTGTTGCGATATGTTTATTATAACACTAAAAGGAAGTAAACACCCAAATGCCATCACGTTTACTTGTTGGAACATCACCACCGAATCCCTCGGGGCTATGGTCGGGCATAAGGTCCGAGTATGCGATGTCTCCCTCGATGCGTGTAATAACACCGTACAAAAACACCCCTTCTTCTTCGGGGTCTGCACAGCAAAGGTCTCCTACTGTTGGCATGTTACACCTCAAACTCTGCAATCAGCTTACGAAGCCAAGCCTTGCGATAAGCTTGCAGCTTCTTGCCGTCATTGCAAAGTACATCGTGTTGCACATCATCGGAAATCGATGGGCTTTGATCTTTCAACCAACGCTCAATACTAAATGCGCGGTTAATGCGTTCAGCAATCAAGCTAGATGCCAAGGCAGCAGATCGGGTACAGGATACGTGATAGATGTTGTCGCAGATGTACGGACTTGCATAGGTTGGCCCGACCTCATTGAACGAATCCGGCAAGCGTTTGAGTGCCTTCTTAAACGTGTTGGCCAGTGTGCGGCGTTGGCGTTCTGTGTATTCCATATCAACTCCTTGTTAAGTTAAAACATTATAGCAGGAATTATTCCTGTTGCAACATTCTTTTGAATATGGGCAAGACTCTTTTGTACATACGCACTTGGCGCTCACGTAGCAAAGAAACATCAAAGGTAGTGTTAACAGCAGCCCTCCCACGTATGGTTGCATTTGGTGGTAGTTGTGTTATTGCTTTATAGCACAACCACCAAGCTTGGCATTGTGCGTCAGTATAAGCCCTCGCGGCCATCTCTGGTTTAGAGAAGAGTGTCCCACTGATGTATATTTTCTTGACTACTTTGATCTTGTAAGGATTCATATCTTTTCTCCTATGCAAACATTATAGCAGAGTTTTGGTCAAGGGTCGCTGAATATTTTGTCTATTGTTTGAAGACCTTCGATGATTTTATCGCGGCGCTCTTTAGCTTTGTCTAAGCGATCCTGTTTTTCCTTTGCTACCTTTTCAGCAAGTAATTGCTCTAAGTTAGGGCATTGCACAGTCTCGGTCTGCTTAGTGGCCGGCCTTGAACCAGCATAGCCGAGAACAAGTATAGAGCACATTAAACAAATAATGATAGTTTCTTTCATAGTGCTATTTACCTCGCTTTAATATTCATTGCACAAGACTAGTGCCCGCGAGGTAGAAACTCTACTCCTAACCTCGCTTATAAAAAATTAAAAGCACTGCAGACAATGCGAGGTATTCCCGGACCTCGCAACTTGATCACTAGTGGCCGATCGCTTAAAGCGAGATAAACACCAGATCCACCAAGTGTCGTATACTTGCCACAAGTTAACAAACGTTTTACAAAGGTCTCCATCCAGTGGTTGACCTATTCGCCGTTTATATGCTAACATACCGCCCACATCGAAACCCTAGACTTCTTAAATCAAAGTGATTTAGTTATTCGAAACCCAATCAGAAATCCGTTGTATAAAAACCACACCACGAGAAATTTTATCGAAAACCGTTGTAAGAAACCCACACTTGAAACTCTTCGAAACTCGAAATTCATTGATCGAAACCCTAGACGAAACCCTTTTGAAACTCTATGTGATACTCTTATAGCGATCACTATACATAGCGCACTATGAGAATCTTGCTAGACTATAGTGCAGCAAAGTGGGTTACAGTTGCTTCCCGTTAGCCTAGCAAAAGGATTTCTGCGGTTATCACTGTGAAACTATAGTATAAATAGGCTTCCAATAGGGTTTCACGTCGGTATGCTATAGTGAAAGATTTGGCTAAAGTGGGTTTCTATAGTAAGCATAACAGTGTCGATGCGGTTATACTGGAGAATATCGAAAGCGGTAACTATGTTGAAACGTTTGCATAGTGAAAGATAATCCTATGTGGTGCTGCGTGGTCTAGGAAGGTTCGACATCGATTCTAATTGAATTTCTATTATGTTTACACCGCTGCGCTCGATATTCGTCACGGTGGGTCTATTCTTCTATAATGCCCACATAGGGTGCTCTACACGCCTATAGGCAGGATTTTGGCGTAGGATTCTGACTCAAGCGCCAAGTTTAAGATTTTAACCTAGGATTCCTATTTGAAATTCCAAATCTGAGATAGAAATCTGGCCTAATTCTCTTATGGGGGATTCCTATTTTAGATCTCTTTTCTTACAGAGACCTAGACGTAAAACATTCAATTCTATATACGTCCATAAAAGTGCAATAATGTGCAACAAAGTGCAATATTCTATGTAGTTGGATGCTATATAGTGTTTTTGAGTGTAGTTTAAAGGTTCTAGCTAGTATGTTCTATAGCAAAACTACTGTTTACTATGCATTTTTCGTCCTTTTTATTGTGGATTTAGTCTAGTGTTACACATTTTAGGTCTACTGTGTGTTATGTCGTATTTTAGGTAAATATGTGTTATTAATCCTAACTATTTCCGGAGCCAAATTCTAAAATGACTAAAATATCAAACACGAAAGTATCAAACATTATTGTAACAAGTAGTTCGACTCCTCCTCCACCTGCATCTCCTTATTGGATATCTAAATCGGATCCTGTTGCAGGCGGTATAGTTGATTCGTGTATTGATTATGCAGGTAATACACTTGTTATAGGAACGGAGTTTAGTACCGGAATGCATATGTTTGTTGCCAAGTATGATACATCTGGGGGATTACTTTATTCTACTAGGATATTGACGTATCCCCCAACTGTTTCTGGTACGGGTGATAGAGGTATGTTTATAGTGGATCAGGGTGGATCTGCTTTGGTTGCTTTCAGATATGATAGTGCTGGAAATGGGTCGGTTGTTGATACAGTGTTAATGAAGTTTGATGATACTGGAAATATAGTATGGCAGACATCGTACAGCAAGGGGTCTGGATATGCGGTAGCGATTAACGATATATGCATTGATGCTTCTAACAATATATGTATTGTTGGAGCAGTTGTTGATATCAGTGTGCCTGGTGTAAGGGTTGATACTTCATCGTTTATTATACAGGCCGCACCATTTGGGAATATAAACTGGCAGAAGACTTATGGAACATATGCTAGTGGAACTGGTGGTTCTTTCTATTCTGTTACGGTGGATTCTTCATACAATATTTGGGTTGGTGGAGCAATTCAAATCAGCGGATTTGCTAAGGGAGTGGTAGTAAAGTATTCACGTACAGATGGAACAGTGCAGCAAAACTCTGCATATGTGTATCCTTCTTCCTTTGGTGTTGGATATTACAACACGATTGTTCCAACAGGTATTGCGGCAGATGCAGCAGGTAATATTCTTATAAGCGGACGCACTGTTAATCTTGCTGGTGGGATTGTTGATTCGGTTACAATGAAACTTACTAGTGCTGGTGGGATTGTTTGGCAGAGAGCATTGTCGGGAGGAGGTTCGGCAAGCATCTACACAAATGGTATTTCGTTGGATGCAAGTGGTAATGCTTTTACTGGTGGATATGTTTATAACGATCCGAATGTTAATGCAGTTATACTTAAATACACCAGTGCAGAAGGTGGAACTGGATTCCTAGGTGGAATATCATATTCTCCTGCAACAGATGGATTGGTTAGTTATGGTAATCTAGGTGTGTCTGGTTCTAATATAGTTTACACAGGCGGCATGGATGATAATGCCGCCAGTACTGGTGCTGATACTGTTGCTACGTTATCGGGCGCGGCGGTACAGACAGGCGTGTATAGTAATTTTTCATACTTTGACTTATCATATAGTCCTGTGTATTTGGCATTGGCAGGATGGTTTATACCACAAACAATACCTACTGCTGATGCTGGATTCTCAACACCGACACCAAGTGTTTCAAACGAAACATATATACTTACTACTATCGTTACTCCAATAGTTTAAGTTTAAGGAAAGCACACATTATGTCAATGCCAGCAGATAGCACAAAGAAAGCACCTAATGTATTCTTATCCGTTGAAGATGGGACAGGTGCCCCTTCAGGTACGGGCGATATAGTTAAGAAGTCAACGACTATTGTTATAAATCCAGGTCCACCAACACCTACACCGCCTCCTACTTCCCCTTACTGGATATCGCAAGGGTTAGCTGAAAACAAGAGCTTTATTAATTCCTGTATAGATAGCGCAGGTAATAGCTTTGGTATTGGATCGAATAACCTTAATCAAGTTTACATAGTTAAGTATGATCCTAATGGAGCGTTGCTATGGAATTATCTATATGTTAACTCTAGAACAGTCTATGGATATGGGGAAAATACAAATATGGCTGTAACAGCAGATGCAGGAGGCAGTGTTATATTCGTATACAGGAATTCGGCCGATACTGGTAATGTTGAAACAGTTGTTATTAAGTTAGCAGCAGACGGAAACTTTCTATGGCAGTACACTATATTCATTGGTGAGTCGGTTGCCGATGATGTGTCTGTGAATAACTTATGTACGGATTCGGCAGGCAGTATATTCATAGCAGGGGCAATGCTTAGTAAGTCGGATGCTACGTTACAACAGGCATTTGCGTTTAAGATAACATCGGATGGCATAAGAGCCTGGAGTAGACACTATGGGGATTACTATAGTAATCCTGGATCGTTTAATGCAGTGGTAGTCGATATCAACAATAATGCATACTTTACTGGATACACAATGGTTGGTGGAGTAGCACATACTCGTTTAGTAATATTTGATGCAACCACTGGCTTAGTAACAAGTCAATCTACCTATGCATACAATTCGATTAATCAACCAGAACTGTATGTAGGATTTAATCCAAGCGGTATTGTTTTAGATACAGCTGGAAACTTATATATTGCAGGCACAGCTGGAACATTTGCAGTTGATGGTAGCTTGTATGCAGGTATGTTAATGAAACTTGATACTAATATGAATGTAGTGTGGACACAGAAATTAACAGTTATTCCTGGTAATCTAGTAGGACTGATTACGTACGGATTGGCGATTGATACTAACGGCAGTCTTTATTACGTAGGATATACATTAAGCGATTCAGCACAGACACCGGCATTTGTTATAAGATATAATTCGGATGGTACTATTGGATTACAGGCCGACCTGGCAAATACAATAGGTATGTTTATAGGAAGTGCATTCAATTGTAATGTTTCTACACTAGGAACAGATATGTTTATTGGTGGTTATTTTTACGATAGCAGTACCAATTTATCTAACGACTATATAATAAAACTTCCTGGATATAGTTTACCTGCAGGTACATACGGTAATTTGGTGTATTCTACCCCAATGCAACCATATCAGAATGAATCAATAGTAATGGCGCAATATGTAGAAGGTTGTGATACAGGCCCTACAGGATTAGCATATACTCCAAGTAGTGCAACGTTTTCGACAATGCCAGGACTCACTACTACTGTATATCCAATTTAAACTATTTCTTGTAGATAGATTTTTCTACTAGATCGCTTAAACCTGCACATAGATTTTCAGTGCCCATTTGTATAACAATTTGTTTACCGATTAGATCGGTGTAATATTGGTTGAGTGCAGCGTTGTACTCGTCTTTAGTCCAATGATGTATTTTCAACACAGCATCTAATTGTTCACTTGTAGATAGGTTGAGCGCTCTATGTGCGTCCAATACTTCCCTAAATGGTGTTTGCATTAGTTTACGGTAGGTATCATCTTCAGTTTTCATAGCACCATTCGACCTTCTACTTTAAAAAAATATAAGCGACAATTTAGTTCAGACATGTATTCTTCTGTTGTCCAATGATGCTTGGCTATAACATCGCTGGAATCAACAGCACCGTGTTTAACTATATCCATATACACATCTCTGAATGGGGATTGGATTAGCTTGCGGAAAGTGTCGTCTTCAGAGTGCACCATATACTCTATTACATGCTATTTTATACTCTTCTTCGGTCCAGTGATGTTCTTTTAATACTTGGTCGTAGGTTTTATATGTCGTCGTAACCATCCCCATTCTATTACGCATAGCATTGAGAGTGGTAGCAAAGTCCGAGCGTTTGAGTTTGCGAATAGTTTCTGCTTCAGTATTCATTCTATTATTCCTAGCTTTCTTTCCAACCGCTCAACTTCGCCTAAGTATGTCTCTTTTGTCCATCCTTGCGAGTTAAGCATTGGTTCTAGTATTTCTTTGGGTAGCTGAAATACGCCGTTGGCAAGACAGTAATCGGTTACAGTTGCTGCCATTTCTTGTATTGTAGTGCGGCGCAACTTATTGAATGTGTCATCCTCTGAATACTGTTTTCTTTGTGTCATTGCCTTGCAGCCTGTATATCTTTAAGAATTCGTTATACGTCCAACCCATTGGGATTATGTGTTCTTCTACGTCGTGGTCATCGTGATGTGGGTTTGCGCTGAAGTAATTATTTACGAAAGCAAGTACTTCGTGATATGGTACTTGCCTTAATCGCCGAAATGTATCGTCTTCTGTGTAGTTAGTGACCATGTTATCTTCATATTCTTAGCTATTGTGCGAGCCATATCAACAATTGATTTATACACGGCTTGGCTTCGTGCCTGCCCAAATACAATATGATCCCAATAATATGAGCGAATGAATTCTATTTCTTCTACGCTGAATAGATCTGCTGAAGCGTGAGGAAACTTAGATCTAAACAATTCATTTAATACGTCGAATTCAGGTTTAGATAAAGCTTCAAATGTTTGATCTTCAGTATATGTAGACATACCTATATATTACACTATTTGTAATAGGTTGTAAAGTGATTGCGCGATTATCTGTGTTCGGGTATATCCATTGTACGCAGACCAAGAAAATCGCTTACGCTGTAATCTGTAACTGTCATACGGATAATGTCTAACTGCTTTCTTATAATTTCTATGCAAGCATGATCAACATCTAATTCGAACTTAGATACGGACCTACCTTTGTAAGGTTTACTGCGAGCAATGCAGTTGCACTTATAAGATGGATGCTCTAGTTTTAATTCGGAAATAAGAGAAAGGAGCATTATCTCTTCTTCGGCACTTATTGTGATTGTAGCTAGGCAGGTGGGTTCCATAATAGTATTTACCATCGCCGCGTCCTGAATAGCAGCTTAAGGAAAGATATGTCCTCCTCTGTTGCTTTTAGTGCCACAACAGCAGATTGTGTGCCAAACAACTCATAATACACGGAGATATTGGTTAATTCACAGTAATTCAGCAAATCTATAGCATCTTCGCTACGCATTCGGAAGCAAGCAGTTACTAATTCACTATCGGAATCATGTTCCATACGCTAGTTTAAGAGCAACGTAATCTTCGTTGTTAGCTCTGAAAGTGAAAACCACTATATCATTTAGTATAGTGTACTTAAATTCGTAGAACTGTGCAGAGCTCTCCACTAATGCCGTATACATTTTAGCTTGATTATGTGGTAAGACATTTAATGTTCGTGTTGGTGGCCACTCTTGTGTCGGTGCCTGGAAATTACTAGAAACTACTACCATATCGATCATAGAATAGAATAAATTTATATCGTAGTTTTAAATAGGAAATGTCTTCGTCTGTTACCTGAGCATCAAACGAAGCTACTTTCGATGTGTTACCAATAGTGTATAACTTACTATCGGTAAGTTGGGCAAAATCTTCCTTTAGACGTTTAATATCTTCCGTCTTAATTGTTAGACGGTAGGTGTTCATTTAGTTCGTCCAATGTCCAATCAAAGTGGCTTAAGAATGTTTGAACTTGATTATCGCCTGACTTGACCATATTTTTCCAATTAGGTAATGAATATTCCAGCGTAGTGATCATTTCACGCGCAGGCATTCTTTTACCCATTATTTTCTTTAATTGACTAAACGCTGTCATATCCAAAGTCCTTTAAGATTTCAGTAAGCATATCAATCTTGCGTATTGTAGGGCCCACATCTTCTGGATGCATCCACTCGCCCCTCTTGAAAGCCTTTAGTTCTTGCTTAAGAGTTTTACGATAATCCCGAAGTGTGCAAATGGTAATGTTGTCAGCCGTGATTGCATCGATTTTAACTTTCCGCATTTTGTTTACCCCATACAAGTTTTTTACGCATACCGACTTGGTAGACGGCTACAATATCGTTTGCACCTAGTTGAATTGGCTTATTGCTATCATTGGCACTTTCCCACACATAGGTTGAACCTTTAATAGTGAATTTGGTAACATCGAAGTCGTGTGTATATCCACTCTTGTAGACAATACGCACTGTAAAAATATTAACAAGTTTCATATTTAACTCCGAGTTTAATTGTCATTGCTAATAAGCCCGCCGGATCCTCTGGCTTGTTATAGCTATCGTGACTTACCGTGTCATAACATTGTGGGCAGAAGAATCCGGTGAATCCATGATAGTGGTTAAGGTGCCACCAAGTACGCTTACCGGATGACATTCCACCATCAAATGATCGTTTGCAGCAATCACATGTTCGGTTATCTTTGTAGTTCATTCTTTAACCCGCTCTTTGATGTCTTTCTTTTGGGCATTGCGTTCGCTTTTCCAAAAGATACGTTTCCAGTCGCGTAAGTGTTTCCACCATTGCGGGCTAGGTGTTAGGTTACCTTGTTTCTTGTTTGCCATATTATAATATTAACATAAATGTACCAATAAAGTACAGTACAGTCCGTAATACACCTAAGCAAATGGCGATTTTAGCAAGGCTACCCCACGTAAACGAGCTGTCGGGGCGAGCAGCGTTGTATGCCTCTGCAGATCTCCACGTACCTGTTAGTGACCACACCAACACAGGAATAGATGCTAATGTGCCTAAGAAATTGCATACAGCCGAACTAGGCATTGCGGCACCAACCATTGTTGCAGATGCACCCAATATAAACCCAATAGCGAATGCGAATATCAGTGTGATAACAGTTGCAATGATAACCGAGTTTAACCAATAGCTATGGCTAAGAGAGAATTTACCGTTCCAGTGCTCAATGGCATACGCTTTAATCTTGTTCATTTCCCTTAGACCTTTCGTTGTAACCGTATTTTTATTTCGTTATTTATAAGAGATATATTTTCTTTTATATCATCTAGATTTTGTACTTTGCTATGCTTCAACAGTTCGCCAATATCTGCTTTGCACTGCGTTAAATCGTCGTCCGATATACGTGCATAATAGCGTGCTAACGACTGTTTAGTCGACTCGTTCATTGCTTTGCGTTATATTTTTCCTGCAAACGCCTGTATTCGGACGCATCGCGCTCGTCGCAATCTTTCTTCCACTGTTCTTCTTGTGCAATACGCTTTGCCATTTCGCCATCAGTCTCGAGTTCGTCCATATAGACATACATATACTCTTTGTCAGAATTGCTATATGCATCGCAGTGGCATTGAATTTTTGCATCCTTGCCGTAGTCCTTGATTAGGCGCTTGACTTCTTTAAGGACGGTCTCTAACGTATCGTACTCGAAGTTCAATGAAGTCTGCTGCTTGGGCACCATCTTCCGATTATAGTTTACTTCAATTGCCATTATCGTCCTCGTCGGGTTCACGTGCAAGTGTTTCAAACAACGTTTGAAAGTTTGTCTGAAGCGATTCTGCTATATCGCCCAGCGAGCCTTCAATGTAATGAATGGAACTACGAAGCTCTTCTAGATCGGATGTATCGGCACCATTACAAATTACACGAAACAACTTGTACATTTCGCCAAGGCGGCAGATTTGTGTATCAAGCTCGTTAAGTTGGCTGAAGTGTTTCACAGCAAGATCTTTACAATCTTCGAGGCCATTGCACCGTCGTACTTGCCAGCGTACAATGTCTTCAGTCCTGCCATAATCTTGCCCATATTTGGGCCTTGTTCGAGGATGAGTGCTTTCACTGCGATAGTAAGAGCAGCTTCGTCCATTTGCTGCGGCAGGTACGGAGCAAGATAACTTTGTTCCTTTAGCAGATTTACATACCGATCAGCACTGCCGTCAACATTGGTTGCATCGGGCATTAGTTTGATTGTTTCGTTTACGCCGTCGAGAAACTTCTTAACGAGCTTAACAACATCAGTATCGGTAACTTCACGATTACCGTCGTTCTTACCTACTGCGGTAAGTTCGCCAATTAGAGTAGTCAACAAGGTTGCCTTTAGGCCGTCCTTTGCCTTACGTGCAGTAAGTTGATCGGATTTGATTTGTGCAAATAATGTCATTTTGTTCACCAAGAAATATTAATAAAATCGCCGTCGCGTCCATCGCGTACAATAGATACTGTATAGTCCAATTTCTCCAGTCTGGCAACAACTATAGGATCGCAACTGTAAAAGGTAATCGTCCTCATACCTTTCTTTGCAGCAGCCTTGATGTTGTCCAGCGCCTTGTTTGTTTCTGCACGCATATGCTCGCCGTGCAAAGATTGTGCATCTTCTGCTAATTTCTTTGCTTGCGATGCGCTAAAGTAAGTTGCATTCGTCATTTTAAATTCCCAATAAATTCCCAATGTTTCGGGACTGTGATCTAGACTGTTCGTTCCATCATCGTGCTCGTACAGGCAAGCATCGATATCATCAATTGTTATGGACAAATCCGAATGGTTGAGATCGTAGTCCTTGAACGTCCCGTCTTCCTCATATGTACGAAACACCCACTTACCTTCGTTGTGGTACGGGTTAAGTAGTACACCTTCCACACCAGATGCGTTGCGTGTTTTCATTGGTAGTCTACACCCAGAAATGTGTTCAACAGTTTAGCATCTTCTTCGCCGTTGGACTTTATTTGCAGACTGGTGCTCTCACCGTAACAGTGATATTGGTCGTCTGCGATGTAACAGAACCCTGCGCCAACTATCTTTGCGGGCATAAACGCTCTCGCAACATCCTTGTGAACAGCATCATCCCCGAATATCACAGGAATAGTGCTACTGCCCGATTTAACAATAATGTATTTGGATTTAAACATTATTCGTCGTCCAATTTGACCACAACCATATCTGTACTAACTGGCGGGATAAGACGTTTGGAGCGTTTCATTGCTCCAATGCGGCTGTCTTTGTTCCAATCGTAGACGTGGCCATCGGGCGTCTTTCCGTCCTCTACAGAATCAACACCCACCTTGCCAACGTGATCAGTCATTTCGGAGCACATTGTAATGGCAGCAATTGGTTCGGTTTTAGCACGATCACGGAGATCAGCCATCCAGAAAAGTGCTTTGTTCATATCCGTAAACTGTAGTGCATTAGGCACAAGGCGCTTATACATCCAGTAAACAGTGAAGGTTGTGTTGTTCATAATGTATTTTACACTAAAAATTACTAATAGGTCGACTACTGATCTGGATTGTGTGCTTCAAGATATCGTTCGCACCAATCGTTGAAGCTTTGCCAAACACGGAGGATTGCTTCAGCCATTGCGTTCATGATTCGTCATCCACTGATTCTTTAACGTTAAATTCGTCCATATCTGCGAGCTCAAGTTCGTAGAAGTAACCATCTATAACCTTAAGCAACAGGTCGCGTCCGCCGCCTGCACGCTTTGTATAGTCGCGTCCACCATCAATAATAGCTTTTCCGTCCTTTGTTTGGCGGTAATCGTGGCGGTAGCGGCTGTAAATAATCTCTCCGTCCGATTCCACCGCGCCAATAACCTGCTCAACAGCGGACGCGCCGGACGTAATGTATGGACTTCCGCCCTGATAAATCAGCGCAAAGTAGTTGGAATAACCTGCAATGGGCGGTTCTGCTTGCCAATATACATCAGCGGGTGCATTTGCCCATCCACCGCCTACGGTCTTCAGGCAAAACTGTCCAACAAAATGCGCGTTGTATTTTGTTTCAACAACGTCAATCTTAAATTGAGCTTCATCGCGTCCATTGTTTACTTCTACTTTTTTCATATTATCCCTTTAATTTGTCAAATACTTGCAACTCGTCTGCCAACTCAATTGCTTTTTCTAATTCAGACTGTGTATCTTTGAGACGAGATAGAATACTTTTAAGTTGGCTAGTATTCATTGACTGAACGTATCCACTAATTCTCTTAAATCCGTTAACATCAATCGTTTTGCCAACCGCTGTTGAAGTTTTATCAAACTTGTTATCATACTGGCTGTCGTATCCTAGTATAACAGCAAGCTCGTCGTTATGGACAGATACCATTTTTCTGCCATTACCCATATCCGCAATAATTTCCATTACTGATCCATTATTTGTTTAAGTAGGGCTCGTGCTTCTTTGAGATCGCTATTGTCTACCATTACTTCAACAATAGCTTCTTGCATCTCTTTCCATTCCTTATTGTAAGGATAGGACCATTCGATTATGTAAAGTTGCTTCTTGTCGTTCATATCGATCTTTCACTTGTGACAAATCTTAGCTATTTCGTCACCGGTACGATTGCTAGTAGCATAGGCCTTAGCACACTCCGAGTGGGTGTAATCGCTGTACGCTTCTGCACCGCACACAATCGAAAACACGATTGCCATATATACTACCAAATTTGTGTCCATAATAAACTCCTATGCGTTTATTATAGCACAGTTTAAGGTGCTACAACAAGTTTTTTATTGGCTTCCCAAACACACGCCTCTTGAATCACACCCCTGATAATGGTAGTCTGCATGATAATTTCTTCAAACGTACCAGTAGAGATTTCGAACTTAACACCACGTGGATCAAGGATCAACCAGAACTTGTTTGATGTCGAGTAACGGCTTACAGTGTCGACAATCTTGAATCCCACTGTAGGAACATTGTCCCAAATCTGTGGTTGGAAGTCAACTGGCTTGCATACAGGAATCTTGCGCTGGTTATGCGGATAAGGTTGTCCTTGCACCCATTCAATCTTTTCGCCAATCATAACGTAGGTGCCTCCTTGCATTTCGAGTCGGCCACCATATGAGAGCCCGCTGTAGTCAAGATATGCCCACTTGTCTTGTGTTGCTTTTTTCTTTTCGAATGCAGACTTGCCGGGTTCGTATCCATTAAGGAAACCCATTGGGTCATCCGACCGCAAGCCGGTTTGTTGATCGATTGGGGCCAATCGGGCCGTTACGTACAGTTTTGCTGGAATCTTTGCCATTATTGTTTTCTCCTGAGCTTTTCTGCCAACACAAGTTGCAGAATTTCGTTTGCCAATTCATCTTCACCTTGTTCGAGTGCTTGACTGCCAAGTATACGCAATTCTTGCAGCAAGCGATGCACAGACGGCCCAATCAAGCAGCCTTCTTGACGAAGAACCTTAAATTGTTCTTCAATGTAATCTTCCTCACGACCAGCTGCAATGTTGAGCCCGGATGTTAGGCTGATTTGCAGAGATTGCAGGTCGTATATTTCGGAAGTATCTTTCGCTTCCTTGAGTCCAGAACCAGTAAGGCAACGAATTGCCTTAATGATTGCAACCTTGTTGGTTGGGTTGCGTGGACAAGTAATGTCAAAGTGTGTAATCACTTTAGTCCTTTGTTATAGTGGTTTTGAACAACAAACCACAGAGTGCAGAAATGCCCCACGCCTGCAACCAACCGATTTCGGACACGCCTGCAACAGCACCGATGAGGCATCCGTTCCACAGCCACATAACAGGCAGACTAAGAATCAAACCGGTAGCAATGATAGACAACGTGCTGAAAATAAATATTGTAAGAGCTTGTATGTGCATGATATACCTCAATCCTTCTTGTTCATCCAGTTACGCACACCTTTGGCAGTTTCGTAAGAGCCCCAGGCAAATAGTACGAATCCAATAATCCAAATTGGAAAGGTGATAATCTTAATCGCCATTGCAAGCGGGTCGTTCTTGTCACGATAGAATTTACGCACATCATCGAGCCAGACAAAGAGTCCGATTACCGACATGCCCCATATCATCGTAAAGGCTATCAATGTAAGATCCATTGCGCCTGTCCAGACTGTTTCAACGGGCAATAAGCAATAGTGAAGAATCACCAATGTGCTTATTGCCAAGCTACCAAGAACGACCGTGCCCATTTTCTTTACGCCCGGAGCGTCTCGAAAGATGCCAACAAGTGCAAACGCTTGGTTTCAATTGCGAAACCAGCACCCAATGCAGCATCGCGCAGCTTGTATGCGGATGGCAGCGTGGGGTTTTGCAGACTGGAGAACAGGCCAGTGATGCGTTTCTGCAACACAGTGCCTTGCGCCATTTCGTCTTCTGGCGACAAATAGGATGCCTGAAAAGCCTTGATATCAGAAATCAAAACTGCGGCGTCCTTGATGAAAATACGTGAATCCATTTTATTAACTTTCACTTTTGTGGTATAAGACACAGTATACCACTAACTGTTAATTAATTATAGCAGATGCTTGCTATATTGTCAACTGGCGTCTTGCCCATTGCAATAGTTCAAATGCGGTACCGTCGACACTATCGGGTACATCAACTTGGTTGACTAATTTTGCTTTGAATGTGTTTATTGGTTTCTGCCAATTGACTTCGCCCATTGTCGCAATGCACACATTCACGGTGCCGGTTGCAATAATGTAATCCATCCACCAACAGCCGTCTAGCACATAGCCACGAATGGTTGTGTCTGTAACAGTTATGTTCTTGCAGAACCAGGCGCGGTGTTCGCCTTCGAAGAAATAAACAATACCTTTACTCACGTTCTGTACTCCTGTAACGCTCCAATAATTCTTTGTGTCGTGTTTCGACATCTTTCATATGCACATCGAGTTTCTTCTGCGCGCCATTCCGGTCCTTTGTTTCTTTTTGCCAGGCTTCCCACAGTTCCAGCGCAGTGCTGCCCTTTGCAAGACCCAGACCTTTGTATACAACTTGTTTACTCATTATTCAACTCCGAAATGTTCTTTAAGTAAATCACCCGGGTGCAGCGGGGAAGTAATCAAACTTTCGTGATTATCGGTTACGATCTTTACACATTCCTTGACAATCAACTCGGCAAACTTTCCCATCTCTTCATCAATACCCATTGCTTCTAGTACAAAGTTGTATAAACCAGACTTTTCAGCAAGTTCTTTAATTCGTTCATTCATATACAGTAATCCATTTCCTGTTTAATCATTGCAAACGGCACCAACCATCCGTTTTCCATTGCTTCCACAATGTAATCTTGATGCTTTTGCGGACACTTAGATGTAATTTCAATGCCTGCAGGATTACAGTTAACAAATCCGTCAGTCATAATAAACCGCGGATCGTCGTATCTGATTTTAACGAATGATGCTGGTTGAGCTTTGATCATTTTGCTTTTCCAATAATTCAACTAATTTGTTAACTCGTTGCATCAATTCAATGTTTGCTTTGAGCAACATAAATTGAATCTGTTCAATTGGAACGGTAACTAAATCTTCGTCGTTATTCATTTTGTTCCTCCGGGTGTGCAGATACAAACTCCCACAATCCATCTTCTTTTAATCCGGCAATAATATCATCTAACTCTCCGAATTTGGACACTGCTGTCGTGGATGATGACTGAGCATCATATACCTTAACCTGCCACCATTGTTCCATATTATTTGCGATTGGTTGGTTTAAGTGCCCACAATGCACCTAGCAATACTAACACAACCGCACCCATAACACCAAAGAAGGTCATTTCTTCATCTCTCGCAGTGCGTTAAACACTGCCTTCAGTACACCTTCCAGCGTACCTGTAATCATATAGGCAATTCCCCACACTGCGAACAGGCTTGCAATGGCCGTTACGATGTTAACGTTATAACCAACAATAACACCTACTGCAAAGGCCAACAGCCAGACACCGTAGCTATACTTGCTCATTTTGTCACCTCGTCGACGGCCTTCTTCACCGTCTTCTTTACTTCAGTTGCTGTGTCGGACTTTGCTGCATCTTTAGCAGCGGCCTGCACTTGTGCAACACCCTTGTCTGCCATATTTGCAAGCCCGCTGAAGCCAATGGTTGCAACAACTACACCAAGGATGAATCCAATTGTAAGTTTGATCATTTCACTTCCTTCTTGCCTATTGGGCAGTAAGTTTCGTCGACAATAACAATAATCGGAGCAACAACAGTTTCGACAAAGATAACTGCCATTGCTATATTCCAACCATCTAACTTGTACCGAAGAGCCGGGTCGCGGTCATCGTCATTGATGCCAACACAATTACCGTATTCGTTTCGTGTTGTGCAACCTACCAAAAACATTACAGCGAGTGCAATGAGCAGAATCTTTTTCATTTTACACCTTTGGTTCGAAAAGATCGTATCCGCATTCAATGAATACGACACCGCTGTCAATATCCTTGATTTCGTATCCACGATCCCCAATTCCTACTATTTGCACCTGACTACCTTTGGTAATAGTGCCACTCATAGTCGAAACATCCTTTTTCAAAGTTTGGATATTTGATATGCCGTACTTGCCGGACGATGCTGGATTGTTTGGTATGAATGCCATTTCAGTCTTCCTGTGCAGCATTGTTAAGCAACACAATCAACTCATCGAGCGGCAAGTTGACTTCGGCGTAGCAGTCCGAACCAAAAACGATCCTTGCAGAAAGCGGATGATTGGAACTGCGTTCTACGAAATAGATTTTATCAACATTGGCCGCGAATGGTGCTTTATTGTAATGTTGAGGGAGCATAACAAATTTAGTCATTTTAAATATCCTCTTCTTCCAAATCATCTTCCTGAATAAGCAACGGTGCTTCCTTAGCAACCACTGCCACTACGGTAGGAGTATAACGTTTAATCTCTGCTTCGCGACCGGATAGCTTGAAGGTTTCGCCATACAGCGGGCCAAGACCCTTAATCATCACCCAAGTGTTGACAGGGCTGTAGTCTGCCTTTTCGTCGAATTCTTCGCTTGCATCGCCCTGCATCAAATGCGAACGGTTGCGACCAACAGTAACGGAACCATCTTCATGTGCGAGCAGTTCCATAACAGTGTAGCACTCGTCATCTTCTTGCAGCTCTTCGCCCTTGTGCTTTGTAGCAGCAGGCTTACGAACAGCAGCAGAAACAACAGGACGACCCAATCCTTCAACAGGAGCAGCAAGTTTCTTTGCGCTATTGTAGTGAGTGGCAGCGGCAGCCAATGTGCAACCAGTCTCATCCATAAGTGTCTGCATAACCGTCTTGCGGAACAAACGACCATCTGCGGAAGCCAACTCGATGTGTTTGTTATACAATTCAACTGCACGGTCTTTAGCGCTCATATACTACTCCTTTTGTGTGTATGTCTTTATTATAACATCATTTAGAATGATGTCTACAACTTTAAGAAATTGTGATCCAATAAGATTCTGCATCCCACACAAGGCCTTTGTTATGGAAGTAGATATCAGCTACAGCAGCAATGGTTTTATCCACGTCTACAAGGCGGCTATTAAGCAATTGCGGAACAAATGAGCTCTTATGCACGCGGTAGACATTGTCCACTTTGTGCATTCCACTAAACTTATCCGTAGAAAGCTTTTCGCGATTCTCATAAAGATAAGTTATTAGGTCAACGATTGCATTCTGTTCAGATGTCATTTAATCACCTTGTGCTTCAAACTCTGCAATCATGCTGTCAATCCAGGCGTGGCGAGTTCGCTGAAGTTTGGCCTGATACGCTGCCACTTCGGCTTTGTTTACCCATTCATTGCCGTTGTAGACGGGCTTGACCATCGGGATATTGTGGTTCTTAGACAACCACAGCTCAAGTGTGCTTGTATAGTTTTCGCCCTCATAGTCATAGCCCAACTTGTGAGTTATATCCTGTTTGAGGTTCATAAGTGCGTGCTCTGGCACACCATATACTTTGCCGATTGCCCAGCAAATAAATTGTTGACTACCGTTGCCGGCACCATCAGATAGGTGGACCTTGGCAAGTTTCAGTATTTGTGATGTTTTCATATCAATCTCCTTTTGCTGCAAATTCTGCAATCATCGAATCAACCCAGGCGTGGCGCGTCTTCTGCATCTTATCAACAAATGCATCCATTTTAGATTTGGCTTCATCCCAGTCGGGATGCACGATGTTGTGAAGGCTCTCGAGCCAGTCGTCAAGTGTGCAGTAGTCACCGAGTCGATTGGCAATCATATCCTTGACACGGTTTCGATCATCTATACTACACTTATGGTGATTGAGATATACATCATTTACCGAGTAACAAATATATTCTTCCTTATAATTGTTACGCATCTCACAGTGACTCGCCGCCAAATATGTTTTAGCAAGTTTCAGGACCTTGGATGTCTTCATATCAATCTCCTTTGGCAGCAAATTCTGCAATCATTGAATCGCACCAAGCAAGACGAGTTTGAAGCATTTTCTTTTCATACTTATTATCATCCATATCTTTGGCAAGAACTCCGTGTACATATAACAGCCAAGAATCTAGTGTGAAGTAACCATCGAGCCTCTTAGAGATCATTGCCTGGACGCGGATTACATCTTCGATAGTTACATTACTGTCGCGACACCTTGTCGAATCAACTGCGCGACAGAGGAATTCGTAATCTTTGATAAGTGGGCGTGCAAGTTTCAGGACTTTGGATGTTTTCATATCAATCTCCTTTGACCGTGTATTCAGCAATCATGCTCTTGACCCATGCGTGACGAGTGGTCTGTACCTTTGTTAGGTACAGATTAAATTCGTGTTGGTACCAGCAAGGCGGCTCCTTAATGCTGTGCGTAGCTTCGAGCCACGCTTCCAATGTGCGATGTGGTGCAAGCCGCTGCGAAATAACGCGCTTCAGCCGGGCTGCGTTTTCTTCGGTCGCAATATCACGATGACGCTTCCAGACTACCTCATCGATTGAGTGGCAAATAAATTGCTCCTTGCTGTCAATATCGGTGTGTGCCAGTTTGCGTTTAGCTTTCTTGAGCAGTTCGGATGTTTTCATAGTGATACCCATTGTCCGTTAATGTATTCTACTGCGTTGACCGACGCCTGCCCGCGTGTTGTAAAAATCGAAGTATATCTCTTACGCTTTGGCGTAACATACACAGAGAACGCTGTAGCATCCTTCTTAAGTGTGCTTTGCTGCATATAAGAAGGCCGTGGCCCGCGAAACCGAATGCTGTAAGTGTCCTTGCTGTGCTCAAAGTGTTCTTGCAACACTTTCCTCACCGCCGCCAAATGATCCATTGGCACATTGTATAACAACGAAATCTGACCATCCGGTGTCTTGTACTTGTCTGCCAAGTCGCTAAGTGGTTTAGAGAACATCCTACGTATCCTGTTTGTGTGTATGTGTTAATTATAACGCTAAGATAGAATGTGGTCAACTATTATATTCTTAAAGATCTACCCTATTCATACAAGAATTTCTATATTCTGCGGCTAATTGTTTAGACCTTTCCCATTGCTCATCATTTGAGACAGGTGGCTTAAAATAATCTTCACTGAAGTTGTCTTTAAAATATGTTTCTAAATCGTTTACTCGTTGTTGAACTTCTTTTATATCATTAACTGATTCATTAACTGGTTTCTTAAAAATGTTAAGTAAATATTCGAACATAGTTATTCCTTATTTAATTCCCATTGCTGCCAAATTACTACTTAACCGTGCTTCTTTATCGGCAGCATCTTTTACACCCTGTTCTCTCCACTGACGCATAACTTCTTTATAAAATTTCTGTGACATAGACTCAGATTCAAATTCGTGCCTATCATTGTCGCACTTAATTTCAATATGAGTACTTGGTAGATCAAATTCTTCCAACTCATATGCCATACCGACTGATACTAAATATTGCCAATAACCTGGCGGGTGCGGTTCTTTATTAAATTTAACACGAACAGTATCGAGAAAATCTGCACATTCCTGGCCTGATAAAAATTTCACAGTAATAGGCAGATCGAGTTCTGTAGGTTGACGTGTATCTGTATGTTGTGCAACAGGTGTTGGATTATTACAGCCAACTAATAACACAATAGCAACTAAATTCGCTAACCGGAATATATTAAGCATATTACACCTTCACGCTGTTATAGATTGAACTTGCGGTCATTTTAGAATAACCACTTTCCATTAACACAGCAATAACATCGTCGCGTGTTTGCTCGGGATTAAAGGATTCGATTTTAGCTTTACGAATAAATTGTGTTACATATTCGTCTTCATTTTGTTCAATAGCTGTTATGTGCTTAACCCGTTGCTTTTCGCGTGCCGAAACTTCGCTATCTTCCTGCAATTTAATTGCAATTATAAAAGACGAAATCGCCCAGGCAGCAAACGGTGTAAGGAACGGATCGCCCATTATTGATGCAACTAATACTGCAGGCAGAAATCCTAATGCTATAGCTAAGACAGTGTTTTTAAATGCAGACATCTTGAACCTTTGTGTTTGTATGTATTAATTATAACACAAAGGATGCAAATAGTCAACCTGTCATTTATTTAATTTTTTAAATGCAATAGGTAGTTCGTTTATGCATAGCAACATATCGTTCATAGCATTGGTAAATTTATCTGAATAGGCAGATCCTTGGCCATAATATGATCTTACCGTCGAATAATTACTATATATTCTTTCCATAAATTTTACAGCATTGGCATCAAACACATAATGAGCTGCAAAAAGAGCTTCTCTGAAATTATCCTCTAACACTAAATTTCTATCGTCGGACCCGCTCTTCATTACTATTACGCTTATCATTTCCCGCGAAACTCCGGCTATTAAAAATGGTTCGTTATAAAAAGATAATGATTTATTTTTGTCTTCGGAAATATTTAAATTTATGTTATTGTTGTTACCATTTATGCTGGCACTAACACCTGTCTTATTAATAGTTGTATTACCTGATTTAGATATCAGACTTCTAATCCAAAGTAAAAATTTAGCTATGAATGATATTTGAGTTAAGTAGTGAATCATATAATCCTTAAAAGTTATAACGGTATTTATCGGCTGACCTGTATAATAACAACCTTTTAAATAAAGAACCAATTTGGATATTTGTCTGACCTGCACCGTTTCTTTATAGTTTCGTAATGTTTAAATCCACAACCTGCAGCAGCTTCTACCATCGACTCGTATATAACCCCGTCACACGAAACTTTCTTAGATGCTGCATTATTTGCACTTATCTTTGATTTGGTTTGATCTGAATGCGTTTTACCAAAGAAGTGATTTCCACTACCAGATAATCGAATTGACTGAGCCAGGCGCTGCTCATCTGACCAAGTCTGAGATTTTCGTGCTTCTCTAATCTTAGATCTTGTTTCTTCTGATACAACTCGGCCTTTTTGTGCGGCAACAATCTTGGCCGTATGCTCTGGAGTCCGTGGCGGTCGTTTAGATCCAGTCTGTATTAAGGACATGACAGACCGCAATCTAATCTTTGCTTTTTCGTATTCTCTTGAATTTGATATGCGTTGCATATTGTTTGTCTTCATTGTAAGCATAGACCACAGTGCAAAGAATATTTTATAATTATCTGGATAAATTTTATCTAAAAGTCTATGTGCAATAAGATGCTCTCTTGCTGTCAAATAAACCAAATTACTCTTATCGTTCGTACCTTGCACACACCGCGGAATAATATGATGTTTTTCTTTGTAACCGTCTAATGTTTGCCTATCTTGGGCAGATTGAATTAGTTGGTTATAGATATTGGCATAGTTCATTGTATATTTATCAATAAAAAAGGGCCCGCGGGCCCTTTTTTAACATTGCCATTACCGTCTTAGTAGGTATTAGGCAGCAACTGCTTCAGTAACAGTATCAGCTTCTGCAGCAACTTCGACGGTAGCAACTTCGACGGTAGCGTCAGTCACAACAACTTCAGCATCTTTCTTTTTGTTGACACTACCCTGAGGACGACCGCGTTTGCCAGCGCCTTCAACCTTCACCTTCACCACTTTGGGGTCACGGCCCAAACCAACCGATGCGTCAGCCTTTTCAGCTTCGGCCTTGCAGGCGTTGTACATCGTTGCAGCGGAAGGAATCGACACGCCCAAATCGGTAACGATTGCGTTGAGCACAGCAGCACGGAATTCCTTGTTGGAGGCGAACAGGCCTTGCGTGCGTTCAGTCATCTTGGCAGCAAAGATTGCAGTGGCCAAGGACTTCTTGGAAGGTGCCTTCGGTGCAGCAGGTGCAGCAGGAGTCACGATGGTTTCGGTGGATGCAACAGTGGCAACGGTTTCAACTGCTACGGGGGTGGTGGATGCTTTCGTCATTTCAATTTCCTTTGTGTGTGTTAAGGTTAAGTTAGTTTGGACTATTCCTGCTAACTTGTATCTAGTATATTTGTTTTAAGGTTTATTGTCAACCTGGACAAACAAATCAAAATCCAGATCATTTGCTGCATGAATCCAACGGCCAGCTTTGTGGTCATGATCCTTGCCAGTCGGAACAATGTACAGCCACGGACCAATCTTGTCCTTAGCAAACAGGACACGGTCGGTTTCGGCATTCACATTCCAATTCTCGCCATGCTCGCGCACGCGATTCTTGCCTTTCATCGACTTACCTTTAAGTCGAATTGTTTTTCCTAAGAAGCTCATTTTTCTTTCCTTACAAGCATATTTGCTTCGTGTTGTGTAAGCATAGGAAGATGAATGTTACCAACATCGAACTTTGTTTCGCAACGCTCACATTCAACTGTTAATCGAGCGTGTATGCGATCAATGCCATCAATTGCAAACACACCGACATTGAGATACTTCTCGCCGTAGCCATAATATCCTTTCGGAATCTTATGGCCTAGCAGTTTGCAGAATAGGCTCACGCTACCGCCATTGCGGGTTCGTCGTCGGATTCGTCTTCCAGGCCATCGACCAGCGCATCGAGATTGATGCCAGCTGCATTCTTGTCCTTGCGACGAGCCAACATTGTTTCCATTGTGATTGGACGAACTTCCCACAGTGGGCAAGAACGCACAGTACACAATTCAACCTGATGACGCCACGATCCTGCTTGTGCGGAATCATATGTGCATTGCTTGCACTTTGCTTCTACGCATTTCTTCAAAGATGCCATTTTAGGCTCCTATGTGTGTTAATGATGTTTTAATTATAACAAAGAAGGCATCACCTGTCTACCTATTTTACCGTGTATAGGCAATTTGGCGACGTGGCCACTTTTCTTTAAGTTGGTGTTCACGCAGTTCCATTGGTTTCTCAAATATATGACTGGTTTGGTAGAACCAATGATAATCAACTTCCTTGTGATGTTTAATAAAGACATCGTTAGTTCGAAGTTCTGGGAACTGAGTAGCAGTCACATCTACTACGTGATCTTCTACTACCACAAAGCAGTGCCCACTAACATAATGCAATTCGGATTTAATTCCTTCATTGCTTAATGCACGAAACAGGTGGGCAGCGGAAATAGCACACCAGCCACACAATGTATCGGGGTTGTAATTTGCCGCCTCTGCTTTTCGTTCTGTCCACGTCCGGACACCACGAGCAATAGGTAGCACCTTATCGAGTAGTTCTTTGTTCATTTGCTAATGTGTATGCGTACAATTCGTTAATACCACATTTAGTGCAGTATCCGCCTTCGTGCTCGTAGTTTAACACAGGTTTACTAAAAATGTGAGCGCAATTGAGTCTTTTTAATTCTAATTCTCTAAGGGCTAATTTTTCTTTTGACAGGTTGAAGGCCGCTTTACGCACTCGCTCTTCTTGCTTTTCAAGTCTGGTTAGTAAAGACACTACAGCCCCAATGCTTCTTTTTCGAGATTGGTTAACTTGGCCAAACCACTCTTGCGTAAGTTAGCCTTACTATTTGCATCAACCTCTTCCAGTGTATCAAAAACAGTATAGGTTTTATTGTGCTTAACATACCTGCGATAACCTTTACTTCTAGCAACAAGTGTTTCAGCAAGGTTAGATGAACCTACGAAGCAGATGTGGAGATCGTGCATACCGCCGCCATCTGCTTCGACTACTTCGTAGCAATCCATTTCAAACTGTTTCATTCTTTAACTCCAAAAGTTGCACGAATTTGAAGTTGTAAGATTAGTTCGTTCATAGCGAGTTCCTTAATTTCTGTATCTTACGCAATACTTTCAGATATTCGTTATAGTTGTTATCTCTGTCTATCTTAGATAGTTCGATTTCTAAGCGCATAATTTCTTCTGACTTCTGTTCACGAGATAGAATGGCCATATCATCCTCCAACCATTTAGCGTTCGTAATCTTTATTATACACCTTCTTGTATTCTACTTGCAACTCTTTCCAGTCACTGTAGCTTACATCTGGCGAGCGTTGGAATGCAAGCATCCACTTGTCGAGATACTTCTTGCAGAATGCCAGCCAACGTTCGTGTAGTGTCATTCTGTGTCCTCATTAAGTAGCCCAAATGGATCAGAAACACGCAATGGGGCTTCGAGTACAGTACCCATTAGCTTTTGCCGCAACCGTGCCAGCTCTTCCTTTTCAAACGGAGCAAGTTTTTCTTCTTTCTCCAAATCGGCCATCTTCATAACTTTCATTGCTGTGTTTATCATCTCGTTCATTCTATTACCCTCATTACCTTCAGCCACTTGTTGAAGTCTTTTGTTTTCCACGCACCCTGCCGCACCCAGGAATACACCTTATCGATAGCCAGGTCGGCAATCTCATCATCGGTTAACCGTCCTGCGTGTTTGATATCTTCGGAGTAGATACCTTTGCGGGCAATACGAGTCCGAATTTGTTCTTCTTGTTTAGTCATTTGAAGCGGACAATCATTGTTTCTTCGCCGCGCCACACAATAGCTTCTTCGCTTTCAATACAATCCATATCGAAGAAAGCATCGGCATCGAGTTCGGTCTCGACACGGTGCGTACCATCATACAGGCTAATCACAAGGTATTTCATTTCAGGTGCTCCAATAAGTTTCGGAAGATACATCGCAGCAAAGCGGAGTGTTGACACTTTGCACAACATCCTTGCCAGTCATCAAATTCTGCACAATCTCGGTCTTTTCAATCTTGGCAAACTCGCTTGCTTCCAAGATTGCACAAGCATCGTTTGCCAGCGTGCCTGCCTTGAACATACGAGTAGCAGCAGCCTTAGCAGCAGCCATTGTGGCAAACTTAGCATCTTGCCAGTAACCGTTACGCATAATGCGAACGATCTTCGTTGTGTTTGGGTCAAATAGTATGTAAGACATTGTATGGTCCTTTTGTTACTCTATGCCTTTATTATAGCACAGATAGGAGCCTTGTCAATACTATTACATCATTGATTGAATTATGATGCTACCATAGCGACTATGGAATGCATTAAAATGCATAATCTTAGACGCAATGATAGGAAGTTGATATTCGGTGAGCAACAACTTCATTAACGCAACAGGATACATATCGTCCGAAACAACAGTAGGAATGCGTAGTATATCTTCCTTAGATATCTTCCTTAACAATATGTTTTTGCATTCTACAATATTTTCAGGAGAAGAACGTGGGGCTTCAAACGTTGTGTGTATATGCAGCAGGAAATTATCTACGCACTCATTTACATTATCGGGCGCCGATAATGTACAGGTATTAAACAATTCAATCGCTTTTGTGTATTTGTCCATTTTGTTACTCCAGCCATTCAACGGGTTCGATATCCCAATATGTGTCATCGCAATTCTTCTGAAGACCTTCTTGTATTTCAGCAGAGAAGGTAGCGTCGAACGCTTTCATAGCGGCATTATAATCCAATCCCCATTGACGCATAGGTTCATATGCAACCATTCTGGCATTGGTGTTTATTTCTTCTAGTCGCTTACGTTCGTCGCGCATTTCTTGTGTAACCTTTGTCTTGCTATCCCACCGTGGAACCACTATTTGTTTTGGTTCTGGATGTGGAAGGCGTGGATTTTGTGCTATCCATTGTTGGCTGAACTCTTGACATTTCTTCTTGGCAGTAATTACTTCATCACGGAAGGCATTCATCTCTGCACAGTATGCTTCACCCTTGACCAAATCATCGGTTACATATTCTGTCCGTTCCCACGCATCTTCGTAAGAACCACCAAATGCACGGATAGCGTAAAGTTGTTTCATTTTACCCCCAACAGTTCGCGTTCTTCCTTGCTCAACTTGGCCAGTGCTGCCATTCGCACAGATTCCCTACGACGCTCTTCTGCCTTTTCGGCCGCATAATCTGCTAAGGTTTTGTATGCGTTATCGAAATCGTTTATATATTCCCACGTGTAGGATTTAGGAGGAACCACCTGCAACGTAAATTCTTTCCAAGAATAGTCTTCACGGTTGAAGTTGTAGGTGTCGCTGTCTATTTTTCTAACACGGAAGCCTGCGTAATACAAACCCATATATTCAAAAATGAGATTGGCAAAGTTAGCAGGATAAGCAGCAGTGAATTCTGCCCATTCCAATTCCTTGGCCTTATCGAATTCTTTTGCTTCACGCTCACGACGTGCAGCGGCAGTTTCTTTTACCATTTCTATTCCTTAAACTTTATCAATTGCCAAATAATCCTGCACCATTGCACGGATTTTTGGTATGTGGCGACGATTGAATGCTGTATTCCAACCCTGTGCCTTGCCTGCTAATTTTACAAGCTCATACACTTGTAAGCGACCTTTATAAATTGGCATGTTGCTAAAGACCCGCGCCGGCCTCTTTACACCAGTGGAATCATAATGACGAAGCTTACCATTTATCTCGAATTCCAACCCAATGTGGCTAAAATCAACACCGTTATCTTGCCAACGGTTGATTGTGTGATGTTTGATATGCGGGCGAATATCATCAATAGAATTATATCGATTGAAGTCCCACGCCTCACGCGATGCTACAATGCCGCGCACATTAACCTTATGCAACAGCAAGGCTTCGGCAACTAATGCAGCATACACACAGCAACCACCGTAGTTGATATTGGGGTATTCCCAATTCACGGCCTTACCAAGTTTGTTGAGTTGACTGATTAGTGACATAGTATTAGCACTCCAAAATCATATAGCCGTAACGGTCGTGGAATTCGCCAAATGTAGTAGACCAGCGATGGTTAAACTTCACACGATTTTCGCGTAGCAGGAAACGTGCAATACCAATTGGCCACACAATGTCGAGCAATATAGGCGGAATGCTGCGGATAACTTCCTCCATATTTTCACGAAAGGATCCGTCGATTACAGGCCGGCAATAGTTGTAATCTACACGTACATCATATCCTTCAGCCGCCTTGCCGATATGTGGGGATTCGAAGTTAGCGTGGATGTAAGTAAACAACTCGTCCCACTTGGTAAGTGTCTGTTTCTCGTCCTTGCCTACTGCAATAACTTCGTCCATCATTCGCAGTGCTTCAATATACTTGGTATACATTGTGTATCCTGGTTGCTGTGTATGTCTTTATTATAACGCAGGAAGCACTACCAGTCAACAACTATTTGTGGTCAAAAGAAAGCCCACCGAAGTGGGCCCTCCAATCTGCTTACATATTACATCTCGCCCGATGAGCAGTGACGAGAGCGGTTTGGATTTTTCATCCGATAATTATATTATTCATAGGCACCTTAAAGTCATATGATGGACTAGACCGCCAACAGGTCTGTTTGGCAAAAATTAGAATCCTTTGGATATATTCTCCCTGCGTGTGGATGAGCGCATAGTTACCTTTAATATCTTAGTTTAAATGCATATAGCGTTAAGCACCATTCACCTCTTATGATGCTTGTAATGCCATAGTGGTTGTATTATCTACCGATATAAATGTTTATAACACAATATTACAGAAGGAGAATCCCATCCCTTATCCTACTACTTCTGTAATTTCGTCCTTAAGGACTCATCAGTTGTGTAAAGTATTTATTACCAAAAAAGCGCAACAAATGCCCAATGCACTGGAAACGATACAATGCAGCAAGACGAAAACATAACAAGCCACGTTTTAAGAACATCTCCGCGCCTTGCATCTGAGTGCGGTTTAACAACACATCCCACTGCAAATAACGACATCACAATACAGAATACCAATGTAGCAAACATTTCATCTCCTTATAGATACTTTCGCTTCGGTCTCGAACCGAACATTAGGACCCTAGTTAAACATATATAGGGTTCTTCCAGGTTTATAATCTTGACCTAACGCATCCCCATTTCGAAAGTTATTTCTCAACGCCATATTCTGCAAGTTCTTCAAAGGTACTAATTGTACCATCTTCGACAAGGCCAACTAGACAATCGAATTCGTCGGGTTCGCTGTCTGCTATTACTTGACTGCGTTGACTGTAAAGAAGTTTTAACAATTCTTCTTTCATTACATCACCTCAATCTTTCCTTGTTCTAACCAAATATCGATCGCGTTGTTTGTAGTGTGCGAAACGTGTTCGCCGCCGTGTGCATCAATATACACAATATCGCTACCGTCAAATTTCAAATGCCCAAACCCCGGATCAATAAACAATTCGTAAGAATCATTATGAGTTAAGAATCCCAAATAGATAGTATCTAAAATTTTATACTGTTTCACTTATTTCTTCCCAATCGTGTTCATTAGCAATCAACTCAACAAATTTAAAGCCACAGCTTTCGCACTCAGTTGTGTCTGCATCGATTACTTCTTGCCAGCAATCAGGGCAGTCTTTCATTCTTCGTTGTCCTCTCGTCGCATCTGTATTGCTTCGTCGATACCTTGCCAGTTGTCAACACCAGCCGCTTCGAGATAGCCAAGCCACTCAGAGTCCTTACAGAGTTGATCGTATTCTGCTTTAGTGATGGTTACCATTTCTTCGTTCATTCTTCGCTATCCTCTTCGGTAGATTTAACAGCAGCTTCAGCAGCAGCAAACTGAGCTTGGATCTGTTCCAATGTATCGGCAACAGTCTTGTCCATACGCTCTTCAATCAAGCGCGGGAGGAACAGAGACCACTTACCATTCTTCTTACCTTTGCTTGGAGCCAGCAGCGAGTTGGAACGACCAGTAATAATCTTACCGGGCCAGTTCAGACGGTCTGCGTGGATAGCAGCACGCATATCATCGCTCATACCAGACACATTTACTTCCAGCAAGTCGCATTCGCTTGCACACTGGATAGAACCAAATGTGTTTGCATTCTTGCCCTTGCCAGGATTGAAGCCAATTACCTTCAACTCAACGTCAATCTCTTCCTTCATCTTAACTTGGTCTTTGGATGTGCCATCCTTCCAAATTGTAGTAGGTGCCTTAAGGATTGTGCCTTCCAACTTGCGAGCACGGTGTTCCTTGTAATGCACTACAGCTTCAGACATAGAGAACACAATGCGCGTTTCGGTAAGCTCAATTGGATCCAAGTGTGCAGTTACTGAATCTTTCTTTGCAGTATCAACCTGAATCTTTAAAACAGTAAACCGCTTTTCGTATCCAATCTCGTACTTGCCCTTAGGTAGTGCTTTGGCAATTGGAATCTGATCCCAGCAATCGTAATGCACCTTCTGGTTTGCTTCCAACGATCCGCCTTTAAGCAGACTGTTGAAGATACCATTGCCGATTTCGCGAGCTTGCAACACACCATCGATATAGACAGTAAGTTCGCCGTGCGTCTGTGTGCCCTTATCGAACACTGCGACAAGCTGATCTTCGATGCCCAGGCTACCGGGTGGAAACAATGTACCACCACGGCTAGTAACCCACAAGTAACCATCTTGACGGATGTTCACATTAGCAAACATACCATCGGCCTTGGTTTGGCTGTAAATACCTTTGCTCCAATCCCAGTCTTCCATGTTGGACTTGGCTGGCAATGTGCAGCGCATATACGGCGTAGTTGGAATTACCCATTGCGGGTGGGTATCTTTGATTGCCTTGTTAACAGTACTCTCGGAGAAGCCTGCCTTCAAATCTTTAATCAGAATGAGACGATACCAGCCATTCCACTCATCGTTGGTTGCAAGACGCATACCTTTTTCAATTGCATCCAATGCAGCGCCGCCAGTAATATTGCGTTCAATGAGTTGGTTCGCTAATGCAGCAAATCCAATAAACGGCAACCCAGGGCCGTCGGGCCCACTGCGTTCTGGAACCTTCTTAACACCGAAGGTGTCGATATTGTCCAGTGCATAGCGCAGGCCTGCAAAGAAATCGCTATTGTTTGCAAGTGCTTCGCGCTTGATAACTGCTTCCTTGTGAAGCTTGGAGTTATCAGATGCGATTTCTTTAATAAGTTGGTATGTCATATATGTATTATAGCAGTAATTTAAACAAAGTCAATTATTTTATTGGATGATCTTTTGCGATGCCCCAGTCAGTATTCAGTCTAATACTGTTCTCTTCACTAGAGATAAACAGAAGACCTTTGACTAGCACTAACACAAATAGGATTCCAACCGCAATTTTAGCGTATTTCATAGAGTACCTTAGACTGATACAATATTCTTCATCGCAAGTTCGTAAAGGTGCGGATTACCCTTTGTCATTACGCTTAACAGGTAAGCCTTTTCAACCAAATATGTTTTAGCGAAACCTGCATCATATTCAGTAATGGACCTGGTATTGGAGATCAGGTCAGCATACTTTACAGTCTGCACTTCGGCTGGTGCCAGTGCTAAACGATCAGCATCCATCTTCTTTCGTACGGCACGGTTACCATCTTCGGGCTTGGTTTGGTCAGTCAACCAATTCACATATTCGCCGATGGTTTGCCCAAATTCGTAGTAAATGACATCGATTGTGACACCAGTGTCTTCCACTGTGTCGTGTAACCATCCTGCAGCAGCCATTTCGTCTGTTGCACCATATTTGTACAGAATGTTAACTACTTCTGCTGGATGCACGATGTAAGGTTCACCAGTGTACTTCCGCACCTGTTTAACCGCGTAGTGTGCAGCAGTAGCAAATACCCGCGCTTTGTATACAATGTCCATAGCAATCTTTCTTAGTTGTGGTTAGTATAACACAATTATTCTAGTATGTCTATGTTTTGGTAGAATAGATCTTCAATTGCTGAAGATTTGTTGGCACCAAATCCTGCACTACCAATCTGATCACCAGAATCATTTTTAAATTGTGCAGTCCACAGTCGTATATCGGAATTGTACCAGGATTCGTACTTTGGCGTTTTAGTTGCGGCCTTTGGCTTGCCCACCACTAGGAGTTTTAATATGTTTAATAGCATTATAGATAGGTGTCACGTAATTGATCAAATTCAGTTTCTATATGTTCTTGTACATCCTGGTCTATACCTTTTGACTGTATAGACATTGCTTCAAATTCTGCTAATAGTTCCATTGGTATGGTATCAAAATCAAGTTCTTCCATAATGACACTGTCTTCGAAATCGCGTCTGAAATCATCATCTGTCATTTTAGATTTTCGCTTGATTGTGGCCATACAGTATTTATCTATAGAAAGCTTCCTGTGACGCTCGAATTCGTGGTAGCCCTACTCTTCCTGGCTGGTCCTAAGAAACTTTCCCACTTTTTTCGGGGCTGGCATTAGTATTTCAGTTGTTCCAGTGTAGCTACTCAGGAAGCTTTCTATAAAAATGGTAACAGGTACTGATCTCCTGCATTATTTAGATTTTCCTACTACTCATCTTACGCTTCAGACCCTCGGACATCACCCAATTTCCGCGGTAGGAGTGTAGCCTCAATCTGATGTGATCTTGGCAAAATAAGCCACCCGGTGACGCAACCTAACTCGCGGATCAGTCTCCGCATTTACCATAATAAAAATGGCTGTAACTTTCTCCTGTCGTGATTTACCAGAGGTGAGTTGCTAAATCATATACAACAGAAGGCGCTTTCCCACTAAGTGTTACAGTACGCTTCATACCATATAGAAACACATTCACCCGAATGGACATTGTCACCTCCGCCTACTGTCGGAAATGTGTTTCTATATGGTGCCGCAGGAAGGAATCGAACCCCCGACTTTCGGATTAGAAATCCGGCCCTCTACAGTATTGACTTCAACTAAAACCATTCCAGATCGCGCATCTGTGCAAGAAGAAGCATTCGTCTTTAAAGTGCAATCCCTACTAAACGTTCCTTTAAAGTAGTACAATCACAAATCCACTGAGGTACTGAGGCAAATCTTTAAAATATATGCACCCTAGTTTTTCCAGTCTAGGATGACTTTGGTGTCGTTAACAACACTTTCTTTGGCCTAATGATTAGGACCATACCAGGGTAGTTTTAAGAACTCCGCCCCGTAAACTATCACACTTCTATGCATGGCAATACTGCACCTTAATATTTTTACTTGGCTAAGGTCCAACCCACGTTATGCTGTCGTGTCAGGCTTGATTACAAGCTTCGGAAATCTAAGTTAAGCACCTTTAATAGCCACGGTATCGCACCGTTCTTCGGCGCCATAAAGGTTGCGTGCTCCTATTACACTAAACTACCCCTCCAGAAATCTACTAACTAGAACGTCTAATGCCGTACCTGGCCAGGCTACATTAGCTGCAATTCTACTTTTCATTCTCTTTCAGTTTAAGGCACTTAACTTAGCACACCATATCAATCCGCCCTGTTAATTCAGGCTATGCATCCTTACCAGATGCCAACGCTGCGACACGTTTCGGGTCAATTCCCGTCCTGTAAAGCCCCGTCGCAAGAGCTTTGCGGATTGATATGGTAGAGGTAATCGGTTACTCACGTTCACTTACTCTTGCCCCATGTGGTTGCATTCTCTTGAGCATTGCCGTATAACGATCCGCGTTGCTCTGCCACAGTCCCTTGCGAGGACATTACATCACCATATTAAACTACACTGCGGAATTAAACCGTCTTACCCGATACCAAGCACTATATGGCAAGGACCGAAACTGTGTGTAACAACACTTCGACATTTGCGGATCTGCCCTGGGCTCACCGATCAACGAATGTAGTTTAATATGGTAGTATCCGAACAGGAATCTAACCTGCACTGTCAGTAATTATACTTGCCTCTTATCTTTGGGCTATCGGTATACCATATTAGAACACACTACCGGTGAACCAGCCCTCGTTAGAGTCGTAGTGTGTTCTAATATGGTATGTTAATCTCCCCTTACAGGCTTTCACTGTCATGAACGATTCTAAGTACGTTCGCGGGTCTATTGGCTAGCTTGTACTTCGCTTTACTTTTTGATTTAACGATCAACACACCATATTAGAATGCACTATAGCTTCCTCTTGAGGCTTAGTTACTGAATTCGCACGCTGAGCCTTGTACTCAGTTAGTGCATTCTAATATGGTGCCCTCGTGGTGAATCGAACACCAGATCCCGCGCTTACAAGGCGCGTGCATTACCACTCTGCTACAAGGGCTAAACAGGATACCTTTTTGGTTTCATTTACGGTGAATTAAAATTGCTGTAAGTATCCCTTAAAATTGGAGTCCCTTGATACTTTCGTATCCTTTGCATTTCTGCATTGCCGTTAAGCGCGGAGGTGTCGCTCTCCACCGACAGGGACATAAACTATGGTGCGAGTGGCCGGAATCGAACCGGCATGAAGTTGCCCCCGACAGATTTTAAGTCTGTTGCGTCTACCTATTTCGCCACACTCGCATATTTTGTTAAAGAACTTACCACAAACAGTTGCGATCAACTATTTGTTTTGCTAAGTGCTTATTGTAGCACTTATTTATGACTCTAGCAAGCATTATCTGCATAAAATATAGTAGGACTTATTTGTATGCCTACTATATAGGACTGCACTCACACTGCTGAGTGTATTATAGCACAGCTTACGGCGTTGATGTCAACTAGACGCCAGCGGATAATGAATCGATGAATACGCAACCACCCTTTAGAATTAAAACACCAAGTGACATAGTCACCGCGAAGTTTGAATCTGGAGAATAGGTGTTTTTGATATGTTGTAAGTTTCATTGTGCTACTAACGAAATAGAGTTAATCCACGTTTGACCTGAACTGGACATAATTTCGTTTCCAAGTTCAACATTAGATACATAATCGGTAGCCGAAACATATCCTCTTGTTACTGCATCTTGCAGTATTAATTTCAAATCGATAGTTGGCGTAAGACTAGGAACTACTGCACGGTACGCAACATATTTCCATACATTTGCATTCTGCCCCGATGCATCGGTTTGATATGGATCAAACCATACCTCGTATTGTGTTCCCGTTTGGGTTGTATATATTGCTGCCAAATTACCAGCAGGATGAAAATCATATCCATCTGTCCATATCATAAACTCGGTTGTGATATGCGACGAGTCCGGTTTATTACTCGTCGCACCGTTGCTTGTTAACCACATAGATGTAGAAACATTGTGTTTACCGTTTGTTGTCACAGTAAGATCATAGGAGAAACGTAAAGTGGTAATTGCCGAAACACGTATAGGCAATGTAGGTACATTACTCGATCCGCCGTTCCACGGTTTCCATCCGTACACTATTTCTGGATAGGCAAATACACTGCCAGAGTTCGCAGGCCAATTCCACGACCATCCATACACCTTTGCTGATAGTGGTCCTTTAGCTGTGATGCATTGTGCGTACGGAAATGTTCCTGCTGCTTGTTTATTCCAGACATTATTGGTTAGTCTGCCATTACCTGTATCGTATTCTACATAATCGGTGCAACTAAGATTGGCCGGTGCCAGATCTGCAGATAAGACAATACCGTTAACTGGTAATCTGGTAGGTGATGCAACATCGCTGCCTGGGCTACCTCCGCCCCCACCTCCACAAGCAACCAGTGAGGCCAACATAATTACCGACAAGGTGTACTTAATAGACATATAATCCTTAGATCTATTTATTGTATGAGTTCGACCTGTACCAGTCAACCGATTTTATAAAATTTATGGTTGCTGATGGTTGCCACAACCTTATATTCTTTTGACCACTTAGGATATTTGTATCCTTTTACTTTCATGACCTTGTCAGCAATGTAATGAGTAGCACCGTTAGTTGGGTCTGGTGTTAATCCATACATAACTATCCTTGAAACACGAACAGCCATTTCCCAACTCTTTTGGTCAATTGTATTTTTCTGTTCTGGTAACAGGTGCAAGGATGTCGCTATTGCTCGTAATGTAGGATTATTGTTGAATACACTATATTGCTTGCGTGCTAGTGCAACATCGCATATGGTCTTATTTTTAGCGCGATTTAGTAGTGTATAAGCCACTGCAACCTGCCCTTGTTCGGGTTCGCTACGTGCTTCTCCGTAAATGGTAGTAGCCAAGCACTTTTCTTGTGCGGCATCCATCTTTGGCATTTTAGGGCATACTGTGTTATACAGCGTTGTAGGCACCATTGCTAGGAGTATAAGTATTTGCTTCATGCTTCCTATTATACATTAAATAGGAAGTAGAGCAACTACTATTTGAATAGGTGGCAGTCACGCATAGAGGTGAATGAAAGCTTTTGTATAGGGACCTTTCGGTAGAATACATTCTCAGTCATCAAGATATGCTACTGCCTGTAACTACCTTCGTATTCTACCGCGGTAGCCACCTTTATCAACCAACATATATTTACAGCCGCGTACCATTGGAATATACCGAAGTAGGCGAATCGTTGGAATGTTAGAGCACGGCCCTTAGTTGATTATTTAACCTTGTACGGAGTCTGAGCAGACATATACCAATCCGGTACTTCTGTAGCGGTATTGTACTTTGCGTTGTAATCTTTCGAAAACTTCACAGCTTCTTCCTGTGTTTCGAAAAGTTTTGTTTCGTCGACCTTAGAACCCCAACCGCGCTCAGATTCAATAATGTCAACTGCCCATACGCTTGTTAGTTTGATTTCTGCCATGTGTGTCTTTCTAAGATTAGGGAAAGATGCTTTGGTGCGAGCCCCGGGGATCGAACCCGGACCTTAAGAATTATGAGTTCTCGGCACTACCTTTATGCTAAACTCGCTCAAAGCACCCTTGCCTAATCTGTTTTATCTCTGCAGCTTTTATTATACGCAACTTACCCGGAAATTGCGACCATTTTGCTCTATCCCTATCTGTTTCATAACCCTTCACTTCTACGTATAAATCTAGTGATGGTATATAAAAATCTGGATGATAAAATCTTTCACCATTCCACTCATACTTAAATGCTATAGTTGGTCTTTCTGGGCTCAATCCTTTTTCTTTTGCCCAATTATAAAAATCTACTTCCCATTGCCCTTGTAATTTAATACCATCAACAATTATTTGTTTAGTTCTTCCACGATTAGATGATGTGTAAGAATCTGGATTATTCTTTACGGCATCTTTCATTGACTGCTTGTGTTTTGCTCGTATAACAGGATCTGCCCACTTTATCTTATTGTAATCGGTTGATGACTTACTTATTTTAAGTCGACCTTCGGGGGACATTGTCTCCATTACCCGATTCGGGTTAGATGGGCAGCGCCTGATGTGGTTAGAATATCCGGATTTATTTGTATATTCTTTTAAACAATGTTCACATATCATAAAGCATTCGACTCCAATAATGTTATTTATCAGAGTTGCGTGCTTTACTCTTCGTTGCCCCAAAACATCCAGGCTTCGAAGTTTGAATCATAAGTTGCACCTGCTGCAACCAAATCATCCTTGTATATTACATTCTGCGGAACACCCTCGAAGAGCACAGCATTATCGAGCTGTGTTACTTCGTTGTGTACGCCGTTTTCAATTAAAACGGCTAGAATGTTTTTCAGCGTAACTAAGTCGTTCACGTATTACTCGTTGATAGTTTCTTTTTTGTGCGTCAGCACGTGAACATATTCTTGACGCTTTGGTGCGTTGTCGGGATGCAACAGATACTTGATACCCATCGACTCCTTGAATTCAAAAAGGCGTGCCTCATTCCGTGCGCGAAGTTCTGCGTTAGACGCGTCGATTGCACGCAAAGCAATCATTTCTTCTGCAAGAATGGGAGCGGCATACACTTTAGTCATTTCCATTTTAAGTCCTTGGTGGTTTAAAAATTGGTCCGGCGTAGTGGAATCGAACCACTATTATCTCTTTAGAAGAAAGATGTCCTATCCGTTGAACGAACGCCAGGGTTATTAGTTAAGAAAATATGCAATAGGGACTAGCACGGGTGCCACAAAATCCCAATTGGTCCATAATTCTGCAATCAAAAGTTGTATGTGTTCAATTGTGTCCATATTTATCCTTTTAATGCATTATACGCACTATTATTTATCACGTCAATGCAACACGTGATTACTGGATTCGGGAATCTCAACTTCGTTGCTAGTAGCAAACACATCTGCAAGTGCAGACAAGCTTTCGAGCATTGCTGTCGCTGCCTGATTTGTTTCACGGCTATTACGCAACATCATACGAATGATATTTTTGGCGTGCGCTTCGGTTAGATCTTGGATGCAAATAAGTTCTTCTTTCTCTGTCATCCAAACTTCATCAGTGAATTCTTTGCCGTCGTACGTTGTGTACTTTTTGTTCTTAATCCAACGCACACGAAACAGACCATCAGCAGTTTTTGCAATGTCAACAGCATTATCGTCATTGTGCATCTTCTCTGCAAACTCCAGTGCGTCTTCTTTGGTGTGTAAATCTTTAGTTTCCATAATCACTCTGTATAGTTAGTGGACTTGCCTTTATTATACAGAGCAATTATGCTCTAGTCAACCTATTAAATTACCTTAGCAAGCTCTGTACCGCCGCACGTTGTAATAAATGTACCATTTGCATATATTAGACTTGCCCAACCTGATCTATCCATATTGCCAATCAGTGTCCAACTTACGCCATTGGTACTGTATGCAGCATTACCTAAACCGCCACCGTTGTCTGCTACTGATACAAAGACCCCATTGCCGTATGTTGTTGCGCGCCATCCGGAGTTGGTCGGCATTGCATTTATGTGTGTTGTCCATGTCACACCATTATCAGTGCTGGTATACACAGTAGCAGATATGCCGCCCGTTGTACCTACCCATACGCCATTACCGTATGCCACACTATAGAATGGGACTGGTGTATTATGCCTTGTCCAGGTTTGTCCACCATCATTACTAGTCATGACAAGAGCACCAACATAAGTGCATAACATATATATACCATTACCGAAGTATGCATTAGTATATGCCGATGAAACACCTGTTGATATCATTGAAAAACTGCCTAAATCGCCCGATAGCGCAATTTGCCCACCCGTAACAGATCCATAAAATACATATCCACCATTGCCATATACTGCACCCCACCATTGTTGTACGGATGGTAATGTCAATGTATACCAGTTTGTGCCATCACCACTGTAGTATCCAACATTTGTATTCCCATTATTCGCCTGGACACCGGCCATATAATATGCACCATGTGATAGTCCACGAATACCGTGTAACGCACCTGTATTACCTAATGTCCACGATGATCCGTTATCGGATGAATAATAACTATTCGCACTACCATAGTCAACTATAACAAATTTGCCATTTGTGTAGCTACTAGAGAACCAGTTTCCAAGTATGTAACCAGTAAGAATAGTTGCGCTGGCAGCAAACACAGCAGGGTTTGCTGTAATAGACCCACCGCCGCCTGTACCGCTACCTGACGAATTTGTAGCTGTTAATGTTGGGCTGTATGTACCTTGTGTAGTATAGGTATGTGTAGGATTTCTTGCTGTTGATGTTGTTCCATCGCCAAAATGCCACAACCAACTTGTAGGATAGTTGGTTGATGTATCAGTAAATGTTACATTAAATGGGACATTCCCGGATACCGGTGTACTAGTGAAACTTGCAACCGGAGGTATCGATACAGTACCTACTTTAACGAAGCTTAGATATGTATCACCAGAGATATTGATTGGCATAGAAGACGATCCTTGTTATATTGATGTATTTATCAATATAACAAGCGTCGATTACGAATACTTAATTAAAGTTCGTTAAACTCTGCTTGGCTATTTTCGAGCTCCAACTTTCGGGCACGCTCGCGTATTTCTTCAGCCTTTGCAGAAACCAGCGGCAAAAACAGAATGAAGATAGTTACACAAATAATAAGTGTTTCTAATACCATTTTAGGATTCCAATTCGCGCATACGTTCGCGATATGCATCTACGACATAATGAGCACGTTCCATATAGAAATGCCCACCCGCATCGTAAAACCCGTTTTCGTCGCTGTTACCGTCTGCATCATACCATTCGTCTTGGGTTTCATCATCAAAAATTTCTTCTAGCATAGAATTCTCCTTTGCACGATTGTAAACTACATAGCGAGGTATGTCAACACTTTTTGAAGATCACGGATGGGTCAAAGTTCAAGTTATAATCGGTGTTGCATTAGGACAACAATGGGACTGGATGGAATACGATCTTCGTAGAGACTGAAACGTTGACCGAAATGGGCATACGAAAATCATTTCACCAGGAAGCCGGATCGTCGTCTTCGATTTTCGCCGAAATGGTACCCTCTTCGATATCCTCTTGGTCTTCATCGGGCGCAGATTTTCTGCGATGCTCGGCACAAAGAGTTTTAATCCAGCCGCCGCCTGTCTGGGTGCCGGGTGCACCACATTCTTCACAGGTGACTCCGGACATTGCTTCTGCAAAATCGACTAATGCAGAAACTCTATCATCGCCACCGTAGTAATAGAAGCGTAGTGTACCAAACTTCTCTTTAACCTGTACTATTTCCGGTAATGCTTCTAGTGCATCTGCTACTTCTTTTTCGCATTCTGCAAGATATGCACCAGCATCATCGCGTGGGTATTCGATTGCTGCTTGCAGCCTATACCTTGCTTGTCGGACCGGTTCGTAGATAGTTTGGCATAGTACTGATACAATGGTAAACCAGCCTTCGCCGACGCCCATGCTCTCGCCTATTCTAGATTTTTCCATTAGTTCTGGACACATCTTTGCTAGGTCTTCAAATGTTTGTTCTGAATCGTTTGTCATAGTGCTATTATGTATTATGTATATATGTATGTCAACCTATACGCACGTTTTCGATGCAGGATTTATATTTAGAATTATGAATCTGAGATTAAAATCTGAGATTAAAATCTAGGATTTTAAATCAAATGTATACGGGGCAAAGTTCGGCAAAGAGTGGATCATCTTTTGATACTTCCTCAACCTTTGTTACATTGTCAGAGTAATCAAATATTTTAAATGGTTTATCCGAAGGTAACGGCAATCTATCTAAATTAAAATAAAAATCTGTTACTGTTGCTACTTTGTAGTTTTCGCAATCAGCAACATAATAACTAGCGAATATGTTTGCTTCAAACGGTTTTGTACCAGGTATGTTAACTTCCTTAGGTTCTTTCCTATAGAATAATATCATTCCCATTTTGTAGTCCACACCATCTTCTTTATGAACTTTTACGGATTTGGTATCAACATATGCTGTTGTATTCCTGCCCTTCCATCCATAAATTTTCTTCCACTCTATCTCACGCGGCTTCTTATTGTCGTCCGCTAATACGCCCATAACCGTTAGGATTGCAATAAGCAGAATGAAGTAGCGCATAATGGTATTTATGCATAGTGTTAATTATGGGGTAGGTAATCCGTTTACTCTGACAGTAATAGACACTTTGGACTTTTCGTCGCGTTCTTTTTCAGCAGCAAGTTCTTCTTCTGTACGTGTACGGCGAATAACAAGACGCTTCATACCGAAGCGGAATGTGGATGCAGCCTCTGGTTCCATTTGGATTTTTACAGCAACATCCGATGTTCGTGGATGCTCAGGATCAACAAGATGGAAGTCTTCGGTAATAACATATTCATCTGGATCTAGCCGCGATAGGATATTACGGAACCGTGCTTCTTCTTCTTTTTCGAAAGTAAATGTGTATTCTTCGTTCATTCTTTTATCCCAAAGTGTTGTCTAAGTCTTTCACCGAATGTATGATACTTACCCGAATCATCCCACTCGTCATTTAATTCTGCACATTCTTTTATGATAGCAATAGATAACTTTTCAATGTCTTCGACACTTGCATCGATCATTAATCCGACCACTACATCTTTTATATTATCATTCATATAGATTCTGCTATTTGAAGTGACATAGAAAGTTTTAATGCTGTTATAGCTTTAGGCGATACCATCAACGTATATAGATATGTTAATGTTTCTGTTCCCCAGGCACAATCGATATATGTAGGTGTCAACTTATTGCGTTTGCAGAAATCAATAAAACACGTATCTTCGGCGCCTTCGCTAACACGAATAAAGTATTTCATTATCGTTGTTTGTATTCTGATTGAAATTGTAAAGGATGGCGCAGCTTAATCATTAGTGCAACATCGGGTGCAACTATCATTCCAAATCGTACATATAGTTTATTCTGTATCCAATCTGTATAATTTTCAAAGGTAGGATAGACTTTTAAACTGCGAAGCCATTCCTTTTCAGCAGGTGCTTCCTTAGGTTCGACTGTGTAGATTAGCTTGATCATGCATACATTATACAGCTAAGATACATCTTTGTATAGTCTTTCCATCTCCGGAATACGATGTTTACTTCCTAAAAGTATAAAATACTTCACTCCGACTGGCGACCTAACACCCATAATCAAACATTGGCCAGCAGGATTAGTGAATCCTGTCTTAGATAATACTATATCCATTTTAGCCGTTAACGGGTTTGTGTTCTTTATAGTGATTGATTTATTACCAGTATCTACACTTGCTGTGGATAAACTAGATACCGATGTTATTGTTGTATTTGATGCTGCTACCATCAACAATTTTAGTAGATCGTTTGCTGTACTCACATTGTTTTTACTTAGGCCAGTTGGCTCTTCATAGTACGTGCGCAACATTCCTAGCTCCTGTGCTCGTGTATTCATTGCACTTATGCAGTTAGGGATATTTTCGCAAAGGATTTGTGCTGCAAAGTTATCGGACTTAACTAATGCTAATGTCAGCAATTCTATTCGCGGCAATGTTTTTTGCTTATTCGGTATGCTGCTGCTTACCGCACGCTTAGAAGGAATCAATAATTCTTCTTTTAGATCCTGTGCAGACGCTAGTAAGCCAACCATCAACTTTGATATAGATGCAATAGGGCGTTGAAGCTCACTATCTTGTTCTTTGATTGTGACACCATTGCTATCGGCAATAAGATAACTCTCTGGTGTTGAAGTAAAAGGCACAGAAGGATGTGCAGGCGCCTTATGGCTATGACCCGACCTAGCAGATGCGGTAAAGCATATAGACATAGCACATATGGCGATAATATATTTCATTGTTAACCTGTATTTAAACCTTCGTACGGGCTTGTCCATAATGGCTGATAGGATACAGGACCATATGTCTTTACTGGAAACGTTATTGTTTCGCCTGTGTCTATTCTAAAACTTAACCTGCCGCCTCTATCCGTTACAGACAAATAGTTGTCTGTAACCTTTATCATAAACGTGCCCATAGTCTGATCAACAAGTATAAGTTGCCTTGTTATAAATGCAACCGAAGCCGGGTTATTTGGGTACCAATTTACATCAGTTATTCTGTTTAGTTCAGTGCCCTCTAGTTTAAAGTAACTAGGAACACCCGAGGTTATTACAATACCTACTAATCCAGATCCCTGGAAAGGACTTGTAGGTAGTGCAATTATGTTAGATATAGTGATTGTCATCCACTATTTATCAGTTCTGTATTTGTCTTTCAACTGTGTGGAGATATAAGAAATATGCATATGTTCGGCCAAGAATGGATTACTAAGTTTAATCATTGTTGCTGCTTCAGCACTTATCTTCCCGCAATATCGTTGGCCGGTGTGGTATGCACCACCGTGATCGAATTCCTCGCTCGTATCTATCAACTGAAAATCATCGCCAAGCTTTCGCAATTCAACAGACCCTATTAGTGAATCGGGCATATCGAAAAGGAACTCAACATAAACGTACTCATTCATATCACCAGTATACAACCAATAATTATTTTTGTCAAATAACCCTGCATAAATACAGTATGGCACAACATATCTTTATTACATATACCGAAATTACTAAACCTATGGCTGAATCAATGAACAAGAACATGTTTGTTAATTCGATTATTAAGGTTGAGCAATCTAATCTTACGGGCAGTGATTTATATAATCTTGCTAAGAAATCTACAACAGATTTCTTTTATGTTATAAACGCCGATAGAGAGTTATTATTTACTTCCTTTAATTTTAGCTTTAAGCCACCAGTGTGGGATAAAGAATATCTACATATATGGAACAACGACTTATCTGTAAGATTATACAATAAAGAATTAGTGTTAGAGAATCCTAATTTATATAGTGACGATAATGTTGCAGCCGGTAACGTAAAACTTAAGGTAATATCTGAATCTATATTTGCATATCCTAAAATTGATATTGTATTTCTAAGTTATAACGAAGCATTTGCTGACTATAATTTTGGCAAACTTAAAAATAAATTTCCACAGGCCAAGCGTGTGAATGGTGTGAATGGAATTTACGAGGCTCATAAGGTTGCAGCATCTAAAGCAGAAACAGATGTGTTTTATGTAGTAGATGCCGATGCTGAAATAGAACTACTATTCAACTTCGATTACTACCCCGATGCCTACAATATAAACACAGTACATGTATGGAATTCAAAGAATCCCATTAACGACTTAATATACGGATATGGTGGTGTTAAGTTATTTCCGCGTAAGATGTTACTAGAATACAACGGCTCACCTATTGACTTTACAACAAGTGTTTCTAAACACTTTAAAGTGATGCCCGAAGTAAGCAATATAACCAAATTCAATACAGATCCGTTTTCTGCATGGCGTAGTGGATTTAGGGAATGTGCTAAACTGGCTTCTAAAATTATAACAAATGGCGTAGATACCGAAACAGAAGAAAGATTGAATACCTGGTGCACAAAAGGTGCAGATAGAGAGTTTGGAGAATTTGCAATCGAGGGTGCTATTGCAGGTGCCAAATTTGGCCGAGCACATAAGGATCAACCCGATATGCTCGGGTTGATCAATGATTATAATTGGTTAGAATTAAAATTTAGTAGTTAACAATAAGCACCAAGGTATTTTTCAACTAGTTCATTTATATCTTCTTCGAGCACATCAACGTTAATAAAAACTTTAACATCTCTCATTTTCTTAAATGATTCTGATATCTTATCCCACGGTGCATCCTTATTCATTGGAATAGGGTGCGTTATTTCATTACCATGTAACTCAACAATATTACCGTCGTAGTATTGAACTAAAATCTGCTGAACATATTTTGCGGGAATTTCCTTAGCATCAATCTCTTTTACTATTCGATCAAAGACTGATGGCTTCGCAATTCTACTCAACGCCTTATCGACACTAATGTTTGTTACTTTCTTAGTCATCCTTGCATCTCCCTGTTATAAGTATTTATAAGAAGGCAGCTGGTGTATAACCAGCTGCTTTAATGGGAGAATTATTTAGCTGTGACAGGTGTTTTTGCTCTAGACTTAGCTGCAGGTTTCTCTTTGATAGTGATAGTTGTTGCAGATTCGCTGCGGGCAGCATCTCTTTCTAACTTGGCCTGCACCTTAGCATCAATTGCAGATACCTTCTTCTCTACCTTAGCATCTGCCGCTTTGCGTTGGTCACGCTCACGACGTTTTGCTTTCTGTTCTTCAAGTTTCTGTGCCTTGATATCAACAGGTAATGAAGGACGACCACGACCTGGGCGTGACTCGGGATCAAGAGTATATGCCTGCTCGCGTTTTGCTGCTGCATCTGCTTCAAGTAGTTCGGCTTGAGCAATTAAACCCTTGGCAATAGCCGATGGATCATTGGCTAATGCTTCGCGTGCTGCTGCTACAGTTTCTGCAACAGAGTCAGATGTTGCTTGATCTGCTTGCCTTGCTTTGTACTCTGCTACCTTATTATCAATAGTAGCATTGATAAGCTCAAGAGGAACTGCCTGGCCCGGTAACGGCATCATTGTTACATTTGTAACTGGTTCCCTACGTAGGAAACCGCGTTGATGCAACGATGTTAAACAGTTTGTTCCATCCGGAAATGTCCTGCGATTTAATACTTCATAAAACTCATTTGTCTCTGCTGCTTCCCTAGAGTTTAGAGTTTGAATTACGTAGTCGTGATAGCTGTCTGGCAAACGTTCTGTTTCAACAATAAGACAATTCTTATCATCGTTAGGAAGTTTTCTAAAAACAACTGCGACTCGCACTCCGGTATTTTTTAGCACTCCGGCATGCTTCTTTAAATTTTCAATTGCCACGTTAGTGTCTCCTTAAGGAAACAAAGGGGATTATCCCCTTTGTTTATTCTGCGTCTGCTGTTTCTTCTTCAGCTACTGCTTCTGCTTCCTTGGACTGGACACTTTCGACATATGCTAAAAAGCCTGATAGCTTGTTAAATGCATCACCAACTTGTGACAATTCATTAGCCTGGAATGCACCACGGCGCGATGCCAAGTCGATAATACGACCCAATAGTTGCAAGTCGGCAATAGTTAATTGCACTGGCTCAATAGATGTTGTTGTTTGCGCTTCAGCTTCTGGTGTAACTACTGCTTCTGCTGCTGGGGTCTTCTTTGCTTTTGCCATTATAATCTCCGTTTTGTTAAATGGTGTAAGAGTGATTCTATACGCACATATTTATATCTTATATAGATTTTCGCCCATAATATTGGTCATTTTTTACAACGATTTTACAGAAACTGCATATATAAGTGCTGTTATAATAGCATTTGTTTTCTTCTCTTCCCTTTTTATTGCATTCTTGGCCCATCTTTCTTGCATTTGTTCTAAGGTTGTTTCTCTTTTATAGATTTTTGCTCTTTCGAATTGTGCTTTGGACATATTTGCTTTATGTTCATCGCTAAATCCTAATTTAGAAATTCGCCTCTTAATCCAGCCGTATTTTTTATTATTACCTTGGCCACTCATCATTTTAGCCGCGTGTAATATTTTACGGTTAGAAGGATGAATTTTTACTAATATAAGATGGCAGAGATAATGCTCTTCCGGTGTAAGTGCAACCAGGTTAATTATATCGTTGTTGCCACCAAGGCACTTTGGTATAATATGGTGTTTCTCAATATACCCTTCTAAGATTCTATTCTGAGCACGATGTATAATATTATTGTATATTTTTGTATAGTCCATCAAATATTTATAAAACTGTAGTTAACTATAAAAATTTGTGATAAATAGTAGAGTAAAAAGGTAAACTATTATGGCATATTCACAACAAGTTATAGATCACTATGAAAATCCACGTAACGTGGGCTCCTTTGATAAGGGAGATGAAGACGTAGGCACAGGCATGGTCGGCGCGCCTGCGTGTGGCGACGTAATGAAACTACAAATTAAAGTAGTTAATGGAGTAATTCAAGATGCAAAATTCAAAACATACGGATGCGGATCCGCTATTGCTAGTTCATCGCTCGTCACAGAATGGGTTAAAGGAAAAACACTTGATCAAGCAGGAAGTCTTAAGAACAGTGAAATTGCCGAAGAACTTGCACTTCCACCCGTTAAGATTCATTGCTCGATTTTGGCAGAAGATGCTATCAAGGCTGCTGTAGCGGATTATAGGGCAAAACATGCTGACACTAACTGATAAGGCAGCAAGGAAAATTCAGCAGGTAATTGTAAAGCGTGGCAAAGGGACAGGTATAAGATTGGGTGTTAAAACTACAGGATGTAGTGGGCTCGCATATGTACTAGAATATGTAGATGCAGCACAAGATGAAGATCTGTGTATAGATTGCAAAGAATGTAAACTATTTGTTGATCCAAAGAGCTGTGCATACCTACAGGGAATGGAGATAGACTATGTACGCGAAGGGTTGAATGAAGGATTTAAATTCAATAATCCTAATGAGCGCGACCGATGTGGGTGTGGAGAAAGTTTCCGGATATAAAAAAGCCCCTTGCGGGGCTTTTTTTAAATGTCTATTGATTCGTCATCAAGTAGACTTGGCTGAGCACCTGCTCGGTGATCTACTACCGTAACAAGATGTTCTGGCCACTGTATGTAAAACTTCCAATCCGGGTCTTTAACACTAATTGGTAATGTCTTACGTTTGGCCAGTATCTGGTAGTACGTTGGCTTCACTGGAACCTTCTTAGGAACAATAGTATGGTCGTTACCCTTTTCGCTGTTACAAGACTTGCAGCAGGTAACAACGTTTGTCCAGGATGTCTTACCACCATGGGACTTAGGAACAACGTGGTCTAATGTCAATTCAGCAACAGGATGACCTTTTCCGTGTGCGTCGGCACAACGGTTCGTACTTTGTAGCTGACACGTAAAATCATCACGTAAATAGACGTTATTTCGGCTATATTTTAGTGTCTTTGCCCACTTTACTTGCTCAGACATAATGACGATAGACGGCACCTTCATTTCTAGGTGTTGAGATCTTACAACCCAGTCATCGTATTCTTTCAAGATTTTAACCTTGTCAGTTACAAGAAGTCGTACAGCCACTTGCCAATTCACCACTGAAAGTGGGATCGACGACAATGGCATTCCATCTGCGTTTAATAGTAGTACATCTGACATAATAATTTATTGGTTAAGTCTATTTGTTGTTATTATATAACCATAGACATAGTAGGTCAACCTACTATTTCAATATATGGTTGGTATTCTCGTGGGACACCTTTTAGCTTTATAGCGACTGCATCTTCAATGTGTTCGAAATCCACTCTAACTAATTCTTCTAGCTTACGTGAATCTATGCTGGCAGTTGATACAGATTCTACACTGTAATCAACTTCATTGTTGCAGGTATCGTCTACCCAATATTTAAAGAAGTACTCAATAATACGGTACTTTTCAAATGCCGTGCTACTGTTTTTTATTCTAAAAAATAATGAGGTTTGATACATTAAGTTGCCCTTAATGTATTTACCTTTAATTTACCATTGTGAGTAATAGAAGATTAATCTTGTTGATAGCTGTAAGGGCATCTGCCTTATAGTTTTCTCTATTCCATTCGGCTTCTTCGTCATCACCGGCCCAAAGCTGTTCGAACACACCATCAAACCGTGCATCAAGTGACTCGGTTTCTTTGAGTGTAACACCTAGCTTAGATTTCATTAGGTCAGAGGCATCCCTGAATAGCCTGTCTCTGCCTAATGCTTTGGCTACTTCTTCAACAAACTCTTCGTTGGTTGGTAGTAGAAAACTCATATTATTTCTTCTTGTTTTGCGGTGAATGACTATCTGGTTCGTACCATGCTGTCATACCAAACGGTGCAACTAACTTGTGATGTGGGTCACCGTGGATAAGGAACAATGTATCGCAGTAAAATTCGTCGCCCCAGCTACCGCAAGGGTATCCGTCTGTCATCATAATAAAGCGTTCTGGTTCCAACCCAGCTTCCTTCATGTAAGCAAAGTTGACATCAAAGTCAGTACCACCGCCGCCCTTAATATCGTATGTATCGATTTCATCAATATTGTCGGGTGTGAAACGTACAGGGTTGTATACCTTTGTATCAAATGTCCACACATCAAGTTCAAAATCGTTGAACTGTTCCATGATGCCTTTGGTTTCGCCAAGCAAATCACGCAACATATTATCGCCCATAGATCCGGATGCATCGATTGCTACTGCTGCACGAGCCTTGAAGTCATTCTTTGTTGATGGCAAATAGATACCAGTGCTCTGCATCTTACGCGAGCAACGATCCCAGGTAAAGTCGCTCTTAACCATAGATTGAATCTTCATATTCAAGATTTCACGCCAATCCATTTGTGGTTCGGTAAGATCCTTGAGCATACGACGCACACCTGCAGGAACCTTGCCAGCACCTGCGCTCTTTGCTGCCTGCATAACGGCATTACGGATTTCATCGCTCAATTCGCGCTGTTCGTCTTCCGACATCGGATCACCCTTGCCATCACCTGGCTCCAGGTGAACATCGAACTCTGGAAACTTTTGATCGTCTGTAAGTTGTTCGTATACTTCTTCAGCAAACATTCCTTTGTACTTTGGATCAAAGCAGGCCTGTACACCAGATGTCTTTGGATCTGGAATCTTACCAATGTTGTATTCATGCAGTTCATAATTGATAACGTAGTCTGCTGCTGCATTCCAGCGTTTTGCTGCACGACCACCACGACGATCCATGTGATCGTAAACACAGTGTTCAACTTCGTGCGCTACAAGGAAGATGCATTCTTGCTTGTTGAGTTTGGAGATAAAATTACGATTGTAGTAAAAGTATCTGCCGTTTGTTGCCGCTGTTGGGCACCAATCTTCTTCAGTGGCGTCTTTCAAAATAAGACGTGTTGCAAGTGTGCCCCAGAAAGGTTGTTGCAACAACAAAGAAATTCGTGCGCGAGTTAGTTGTTCTAGCACTGCTTCGGGCGATGTATCAATGGCCATTAAAAACCTCTTTTGTTTATTTGTTTATTATATGACTAAACTTTTGTCTAGTCAACTGATTAAATGTCGTCTGCACAATCTTTGCAGCAACTATCGCAGCAATTGCATTCCGACAGATAGTCTCCGTTAATATCTTCTGCATAGGGGCAGGTATGGCCTTCTGTACCAGTATTTATGTTGCACTTTTCGCACAATCCATAAACAAGGGTGGCGTGTGTCTTATCAATATCTTCCATTATGCTTCCAATCTAAACACTGTGAATAATTCAGCTTCGGGGTGATTCATTGGATCTTCTACACCCCATGCAATATGGCCCCACCTTACATCTGTATCTATACTATCGACACCTTTGGTCTTCTTCGTACCATTTATTGATGTCAGTACAAATCCGTTAGGTAGTTTATCAAACTCTTCTTTGCTAAACAACCACAAGGTAGGTCCCCAGCGTTGCATATTAACCTTTAACGCAGAGCACCTGCTTCAGCGTATGCACTACATCAACCAATTCAGATTGTGCTGCCATAACTTGATCGATGTCTTTGTATGCTGCAGGAATCTCGTCAATAACACCCGAGTCCTTGCGGCACTCGATGCCTTGCGTCTGCGCTTCCATAGCTGCAACGTCGAACAGTTTTTTCGCCTGATTACGGCTCATTTTGCGGCCTGCGCCGTGTGAGCAAGAGCAGTACGAATCGTGATTACCCTTGCCTTGCACAATAAACGACTTAGCACCCATCGAACCAGGAATAATACCCATTTGCCCTTGTTTAGCAGATACAGCACCCTTACGAGTAATCCACATCTTTGTACCAAAGTGTTCTTCCAGGCTTGTAAAGTTGTGATGGCAGTTTACCACTTCGCCCAAAATCTTCATTGTAGGAAACTTACGCAGCATTGCTGCCACAACCAAGTTCATCATTGTGTCGCGATTGAAACGTGCATAATCCTGCGCCCAATGCATAGCTTCAATGTAGGCTTCGAATTCCGGTGTGCCTTCATCCAACCAAGCAAGATCCTGATCTGGGAGACCCCATGCACGCTTTGCAGCCTGTTCCTTTGCCAGTTCAATTGCAACTGTACCAATTTGGTTACCGATGCCACGTGATCCAGAGTGCAGCATAATCCACACACGATTTTGTGTATCAAGACAAATTTCGATAAAGTGGTTACCGCCACCTAGCGTACCAATCTGGCGTGCAATCTTCTTTTCGTCAGCACGACCCAAATTCTTCTTCAATGTTAGTGTATCGAAGTCATCCATTGTCTTGCGTAGATTCTTACGCAGGATATCTGCATAAGGACCCGACACAGAAGGGATACCCTTGTCGTGCTCGTTGAAGCCTACAGGTACATCACGTTCAATTGCATTACGCAAGGAGAACAATGATGTTGGAAGATCTTCTGCCTTAAGGTTTGTCATTGCAGCAATCATACCGCAACCAATATCCACACCTACTGCGGCAGGAATAATAGCGGAACGTGTAGGAATAACAGAACCAACTGTTGCACCCTTGCCCATATGAACGTCTGGCATAATAGCCATATGTCCGGCAAGAATAGGCAATTGGGAAATATTCATAATCTGCTGAATAGCAGCTTCTTCAACTTCCATATCACCTACCCACATTTTTACATTATTGATTTCCATATATACCTTAAATAGAATAAAGCCCGCGTTACATATTATTGTAACACGGGCCTTAGGGGCAGTCAACAATTACTTGCTAGGAATAATCAACTTTTGTCCAACTGCAATAAAGTTGGGGTTGGCCAAGTTATTACGTGCCTGGATATCCGGATAACGCTTCAAGTCACCAAGTTGCGATGCTGCAATAGTGCTCAGTGTGTCGCCCTTAACCACTACATAGCTAACTTCACCGGAACTTGCACGGCGTACAGCCGCAACACTGTTGCTCATAAAGTATTGTTTCAGCATTTCTGTATATTCGGGCGTATCCATTGCCTTACGGATAGCACCGTTCAATGCTGCCAACAAGTCCTTATCTTCGTCACGTACACCAATGCGATACTGGATGTCGCTACCTTTGATCTTTGTCATTGCAAACTGCAGGTTAGTGCCTTCAACTTCTGCTACAGCAAACGGATAGTCATAAACCATTGCGTCGATACGATGTGCTTTAAAGTGGCCTGCAATAAACTTGCCGGATTCGTCTGCTTTGTCAGACACTTCAACAATAGTAGCACCAGGAAAAGCACCTTCGACAAAGGATTTTACATCCGGATCGCCTTTAATGATACCAACCTTTGCACCAGCCAAGTCAGCAACATTGTTTACATTTACACCTTTAGGAGTAATTAGTGCGTAACCAAAGTCCTTCACATAAGGAATTGTGTACTTCACACCCTTCAAGTCTTCATCATTGAATGTAAGGCCGTCAATTGCAATATCAACCTTCTTACCATCAAGCAATTGCTTCGGTACATCGGGATACGAATCCACTGCACTTGCTTCAACTTTAATTCCCACCTTGGTTCTGAATTCGTTTTGAGCGAACAAGATGTTCATAAAGTCAACATTGAAACCTTTGGCACGTGCGCCTTCTTTGTAGTAGAACGGCTTGCTAGGATCCTGTACGCTTGCATGTACCACACCGCTATCGATGATGTTAGACAGTGTAGAACCTTTCTTTGCTTCCCACGCAGTTGGTTCTGTTTGCGTAGTACGCACGGCAGAAACCTGTGCACCACCTTTGCCCAGCATACCGTTAACCTTTTCGTGGAACCCCGGATCAGCAAAGTAACCACCAACAATAATAGCAATAAGGAATGCTACCGAACCAATAATCTTACCCATATATAACTCCGTTTCTGTGTGTTAAAAAGCCCATATGCGTATTATAGCAGTATGGGCTTTAATGTCTACCGATAATAGTCTTACTTAGTTTTAGCGGTATTGCCCTTGATAACTGACATATCAACTCCGAGTTCGCGAGCTGTCTTAGCAGTCAGCATTTCGATAAGCGAGTTAGATGTGTTAGCACCGCTTGCTCCGCCACCCATTACAACTTGTGGAGACCATGCGCCAGGTTGTGCTTTGGAGATAGCTTCGGCATAGGCCTTGTTTACATCCACATATGCAGCTAACTTAGCATCCAACGCACCGTTAGCTTCCATTACCAGACGCTTACGAGCAGCTTCACCTTCACCAATCAAGATGTTTTCACGTTTTGATTGTTCAGCAGTCTTTGCGGCCAATGTAGCAACTTGCAGTTCCTTTTCAGCCAATGCAACATCCTTTGCATTCACTGTTTCCTGTTCCCACTTAGCTTTAGCGGCATTGGCCTTACCTTGCTGTTCTGTAGTAATTGCTTCCTGTTCAGCCTTACGTGCATTAGCAATAGAAATCTGTACTTGCGTAGTTGCAGTTTGACGCTGTTTAATCTGATCTTCAACTACAGTGTCGTACACGATTGCATTGATTGCTACAGGTTGCAAAACAATGCCGTATTCGGTGATCTGCGACTTGCTTTCACGCATCGGTTGACCTTTGTCATTCAACGCAATTTGCACTACCGGAACAACTTTGTCTTGCCCGGAGATTGCATCCTTTTGCGTAACATTAACAGTCTTAGTCAAGTAAGGACCGTTAACAAGTTGGTCGTCGATATACTTTGGAATCTCAGGACGCTTTTCAGCACTAGATTCTGTTGAGGACATTGTTGGGCCTACATTGTAGATAACCTTTTGCATTGCAGGACGAATCAATTGTTGTTCAATTGCATCCATGCTACCGAAGTCTTTGTGCAACTTGATAATCAAGTCTGGACTTGCGGGCATTTGCCAATTCACTGTACCAGAAATGTTACCGTGGCCGCCATCGTTAAACCGTGTGCTAATGGATTCGTCACCTGCTTTACCTTGATCAACTTTATTGCTAAAGCTGAACTGGTCACGTCGGTGATAAGTTTGGGACTTGCCCATACCTTGCCACTTCCATCCACCGTCTGTATGAACTGACAGCTCACCGCTGATTGGTGCCTGGATAACCACATAATCCTTTGCATCGACATTCTTGAACAAGAACACCACAAAGATGATTAGAAACAATGCACCAATTGCAGACGCTGCTGCGATAATAGTGCGTTTAGGGGAGATACTAAGTTGTGCCATTTTCTTTACTTTCAAGTTCGGCTTCACGAGCCTTTAATTTACTAAGTTTCATCTTCAACAATACTAACTCTTCCTTTTCTTCGAGAGTTAGCTCTAATGCATCCACTTCCTTTTTAAGTTCTGTGGATTTTCGGAACAATGGGAAAAACGGTGTTCCAAATAGTACAGGTGTTATTACCTGTGTCAGTAATAGTATCATTATGCACAATACTAATACTGCTACGACCAAGTCTAAGAATACCATATTAATCCCAGCTACTAGAAGATCCGCTGTCGCTGCTGCTCGACGAGCTGCTATCGCTGCTAGACCAGCTACTGCTGCTATCGCTGCTTGAGCTACTGCCCCAGCTGCTAGACTTGCTAGAGCTATCATCGTTCCAGCTTGAACTCTTTGCAGGAGTATCATCCCAGGAACTGCTACGGCTCGGTGCAGGTGCTTCATATGCTGGCTCGGGTGCCACATACGTGCTGCGGCTCGGACGTTCCACAATCACTTCACGTTCAATAACCGTTGTGCGATCGTGATGATTGTTATTCATCATACTGCCAATCATTACACCTGTCAACATATCGCTACCACTGTTATTGTTAACAATAACTGGCTGGGGTGGCGCCTGATACACCGGAGTAGGTGCCGGTGTGTATGTACGAACATATGCAGACGGTGACGGTGTTGCTACAGGGGCTGGCGTAACCTTAGCAGGGCGACCACGCTTCTTTGGTGTGTAGCTTTCTTTGATAGCATCATTCAAGTTGTGCTCTTCCATATAAGCCTTATCGCTAGGGCTGTCATATGCTGGTTGTGCATCAGGCGGTGTTGGGAAGATTACCTTTTCATCAGCGGGCCTGTCTTTCTTGCGATAGAAGTAGAATGCAACACCTGCAATCACACCAATCAGCACCAAAATCAAATTGCGCCAAAAGTGACTTGGCTCAACTGCTTCAATCTTTGCCGCTTGTGGAGTAATTGCTTGCTCCAGTGCCTTGATATTATCTTCGCTTGCAAACTTCAGCGAAGGATCGAGTCCGCGTGCCTTGTTTAGTGCAAGCTGTGCCTTATCCAGGTGGCCAAGTCCAGCCTGTGCTTGCGACATCGAGTAGAATGCTTTGGCAGAAGTTGGGTGTGCTTGGAGAATAACTTCCAATCCCTGTTCTGCAGCCGCATAGTTCTTCTGGCCAATCAGTTCTTGCATTTGTTCAAATGATGGTTCTGCGAATGCTGCTACAGCAAACAGAGCCAATGCTACTAGAATCTTTTTCATTTACGCACCTACTTTCTTTTGTGATACAGTTTCCATTGTCACAAGACCCAATGTCTGTGACGGATTGTTTTCCAATGCTTGCATACCAGGGGCATCGTTAAGCATTGTAGCACGACCTGTGATAGTACCTTTACCGGATTGTGCAGCATCAGACAACACTGCAGAATCCATTTCAGCAAACGCACGGTTGATTGAATTCACCACAGCGTCAATTGCTGCGTCAGTTTTCAGTTGTGCCATTGGATCTTCAGTATCCATGCCAGCCAATGCATTAGCCTTTTGCAATGCTTGACTCATCTTCCAGTTGGCACGCAAGAATTCGATTTCTTCGTCCATCTTCTTAATATTCTTCTGTAGTTCAGAATACTTGTCTTGCTTGAATTGAAGTGCTTGCTTCATTACATCAAGTTGCTGTTTATAGCGATTTACCTGCTCAGGGTACTTCTTTGCAAATCCGGCAACCATAGTTTCGAAGTTGTTAACTTCAGTACCGTATGCAGTAATAGCTTCGAGTTGTTTCACCCCACGTGCCTTAAACGCTTGCGACTGTGTTACCGCAGTTTCAATCGGATTTTCTGCTGCCGCTTGCTGCACTTTTTCAATGTGCTGCACTTTTTCAGCATCCATTAGGCGGTACTTCATATTAGCAAGCTTCAGCGCAACAACAGGTGCTGCATTGATACCAACCAATCCGATGCCGCCGGCAATCATAATGCCTACCATTCCCAGCGCACCAAACACTACCACGGGTAGTGCTACCGCACAGGCCGCAACAATCACACCCCATTTTGCGTATGTAATAAATTGCTGCTTCTTTTGTTCATCAACAGATGATTGTACTACGAGTTCTGACATAATAATCTTTCAGTTAAATTAATTAGATTCAAGTTCCATTGGAGACACAGTTACGCGATCTTCAATATACACAGGTGCTGGTTTGCCAGTCTTATGATTAACACACATCACCCACGTGCCTTCTGCTGCCGCAGGGCTGTACAAACCGTTTGGGTCAGCTTGTGGTAGGATTGACCAATGACCTGCCGATCCGGGTACATAGTGTTCAGTCTGCGGATTGGTGAATTGCGTTGCGTATGGCAATCCATATCCTACGCTATCGCAAATCTTGTGCAGACGGCCATTCATATCGCGAGTGTATGTTGTGGTGGCCACATCCTTATCGCGCAGTTCCAGGATGTCTTTCATCATACGGCGTTCGGCAAAATTAGTAATAGCTGGCATACCGACTGCCTGCACTGCTTGCAGATTTAACTGTTCTTGCTGTGCTGCTTCTTTGGCATGGCTGCTGTTATCTTCGTAACAACCAGACAGCGCCAGTGCTGCTACGCTAAGAAGTGCCGCGAGTTTGAGTAGAGATTTCATTGTTTACTTTCCAGATTTAAGTTGATTGTAAAAGTTACGGAGATTTGGCGGCATCTTATCTTCCGGATACACACTAAAGCGATGCAACACTATTGCGCGGATTGCATCCTTCTTGTCAGCATCTGCGCTAAGATATTCCATTTGCAAGTTTTCCAAATCACGGATCATTCCGTCATTGTATTGCTGCGACTCGTGGAACACCTGATTGTCAACTGCTGTGTACTTTGGTGCAAAATATGCGTACATACCGTACGACAACGCACCAATACCGAAGACCAGTGCAATAACAGCAACTATTGCATTGAATCCAAAAATTAAACCGTCTTTCATATAATCCTTAAAAGTTAAGTGATATCTAATTATAAACTATATTTAATTTTATGTCAAAAGGTAAGGGGCCGTAGCCCCTTACACTGTATCACCTGCTATTAATCTTCCAGAATGTACTTACCGTACTTGTCATGGAAGCCCTTGAACTCTTTGAGTTGACGGTGATTGATTGGCAGTTGGTAATCACGCAGTGCAGTCTTAGCACCAAGCACGATCATTTCAGTTTGGAAGTTAGCCATCATGAACTTGAAGAAGTGATCAACACATTCATGCCACTTAGCAACATCAAAACCATCTTCCTTAGTCTTGGAGCGTGCAACCCATTCTTGGAGTGTGTAGCACATAGAGATGGTAAGCGAGTACATTGCGCTCAAGTCTTTGACATTGAGTTGAGTTTCCTTGCCCAACAGCACATCTTCGGATTTAGGCATCTTGGAAGCAACCTTACGGTGTTGGCTGAACTCTGTTGCAAGGCCATCACCAACCGAACCTGCCACCAATGTAGTGTTGAGCGATTCAGTAAGCGAGCCATCATCGACGATAAGTTCGCTAACAAAGTGCCAGCTACGTGGTGTAGCGAATGCCTTGTCGGGAGACTTGCTATCAAAGTTGAAGAGCTTGTGCTTGTGGTGGCTCAGGAAACCAACAACGTCAGCATGTTCGTGGTTTGCAATAGCCCATTTTTGCCAGTCTTCGAAGTTGCAAGCCATTTCAAAGTGGACCAAACGATTAGCAAGCGGACTTGGCATACGGTAAGTAACACCCTTATCGCTTTCACGGTTACCAGCGCAAATCATGCTAACACCTGCGGGCAAACGATATTCACCAACGCGACGGTTAAGGATAAGTTGATATGCTGCTGCCTGCACGCTAGGAGGTGCAGCATTGATTTCGTCCAAGAACAAAATTGCGTTGTTCAGGCTCAACTCAGTAGGCAAGTCTGCAGGTTGTGCCCACTTCATTGTTTTGGTTTCGGGATCGAAATACGGAATACCCTTGATGTCAGTAGGTTCCAGCAACAGCAAACGCATATCGATAACAGGGCGATTCATTTCCACACCAATTTCTGCAATCAGTTCACTCTTGCCGATGCCAGGAGGTCCCCAGATCATCGGAGGACGACCAACCTTCATACAACGAATAACGAGTGTACGAATGTCGCGCGGGCGTTCTGTGCGGGTTGTATCAATTGCTGCTGCCATTTTAAGTCCTTCTGTGTAAAAAGTTAATATGTTTGTATTATGTAGTGCTATCGCTGATATGTCAAACGGTTGCTTTCAGCTTGTTAAAAGTCATCTCTGCTGCAGGGCCCGGCCATTCTTCGGCAAAGATTTTAACGTCCCAACCAAAGTTCGTATTGCCACCACCACCTGTACCAGTATGAAGACCCACCAGCTTAAAAAATCCACTTGAGGGATAGTTATTGTCATGCTTCTTAAGGCGTTTCAGACTACCTTCGAGCCGCCCACCCCATCCGGGGTATCCATTTGGTTTTGGTAAACCATTGGCAAACAGTTCTTTACCTGCCCAATTTGTTACTCCACCTTTGGGGCAAGAATGGGTATTGGAGATACTTGGATTCCAACGTAGACTAGTAAAATCAATTTTAAGAAATCGATCAGTATCGTGAAATTTATCGTCGGACCAATTTCCGCAAGGAATAAGATTGGCCGCATCCATAATAGTCTGTTGATTGTCCAACAACCATTGTGACATATCGCCAATGCTATCCATCTTCAACCGTTCTTCGTCGAGCCATTCAAAGAATGTAGACTTAATATAATTGTGGTGCTTTACCTTGCGACGTTCGCGTGCAAGTTTAGCAAGGTGAGTTTTATACTCTGCCTGCTCAATGAACAATTTCTTTGTTGACGGGCATTGCCATACCATAATTTGGGGCATAATTTACTTTCTTACATCCATTTTAACTTTGCAACAATTGCGTAATCTTCTCTACTCCTGCAAAACTTAATCAGCAGCGTGTCATATCCTTTTGTACCATCCTGATTTTCAGCTGCAACACCACCTATGCGCCAATCCCAGTGCCATCCTTGCTTGCCTGCGTACTTTTCCAAATCGGGCCTATAGTAATGATTTGGATCTGCCGAATCTTTACCAATTGGCCACTTAACTTCAATAATAGTGCCAGGCATATATTTCCACCATAGATTGGAAAGTATATTTAAAGTACGCTTATGTATTTCCGATTTGGCCAATTGAATTTTTACCTTTTGCCTGTACGTTTCTAATATCGCCCTTGATGAACCAGGGTGCGGTGGTGCAGTAGGCCATGGCCGCGTGGGTTGAACCATTACAGCTTCAGCTTAGACCAAAACGCTGTCTCTTTCAAATCCTGTTCAAACTCGGGATACACTTCGTCAAGTTTGGTCTTGTCGACTTCCTTGTAGCACTCTTCTGGTTTGGGCTTGTGTTTCTTTTTATCAGCAAGCTGATTCATAGCATACTGCGTGCTATCTTTGTGAATCTTAGTTTGCAATGTCTTACCACGCCGACCCCAAACAACTACATAATCATTGGAGTGCCAGGCCGTCCAACCTCGATTGTTAGTAGCATCGTTTTCAGTAAGCTGAATGATGCCCCACACCTTATCGTGATTGCCTTCTTTGCACCAACCAATAAAATGATATTTGACTGCCATACAAACTTTCTAAGACTTAACAAAATTTACGCGAATAAAATCTGCAGCACTACTATCGTCAGTATACAATCTAAAATCTGTACCGTGCATTCCTGCTAGTTCTGCCGAGTATGTGAACTTGTTATTGTTCAGCGATTCCAGTATCCTGCCTAGCGGAATAAAAATTGCAGTATAAAGTCCGCCTTCGAGTTTGAATCCAAACTTTGCCTTACGTGCTTTCAATTCTGCAAGAATCTTTGTATCTGTCATTATGCAAACTCCACTAAAGTTACACTACCTCCCGTATTATGCACCTTAGTAGCAAAGTCGTCAAGCATCTCCAAAATAATATTTTTGTCACCATTCGCAAGGCCCATACCAATATAAGGAAAACCAAATTTACCGTTAGGATACCGGTGAGCAAGTTTTTGCAAAATAAGCTGGAATGCAACATATTCAAATACATCCTCACCGGTGCTCATGTTGTACTGAGTGTAGGCATTAATAATGTCGAATACAATTGTGCCATTTTTTATAATAACAACTTCAGAAGTCCAGTCTCCCAGCTTATTATAATCGCCGCGGTCTGTCTTGCTATCAACTTCAGAGACATGTGGATAGCGTTCGCGAATTTCGCGTGCGATGCCACCGCCCATTGCATTAAAGCAATTGCAGCCTTGTACCACAATATCAAACTTGCCTGCTTCGGCTAAGTCAAGCAGATTACCCTTGGTATGTTTCAGTTTACTATTGCTCATACGTTTTTCTTCCATCATTTTATTAAAGAACGACATTTTGTCTTTTGCTGCTGCCTGCAATCTTGCTTTAAATGCATCAAGCCCGTCTGCATATTCTTTATAGTCAGGGTGTATCATTTTGTAGACTTTCCTGCTGCATATGCAATACGCGCAACCAAGTAGGTCCAGCCAACAAAGAATGCTAAAAGAATAACATTAACTGCAATCATTTTCTGCCCTTTCAATTGCCACCTTAAGAACTTTTTCTACCATTTTGTTTAGCGTAATATCTTCGGCATGCGCCAATGTCATTAGTTCAATCATTACATCGTTAGGTAGGTTCAACGGAATCTGCACACGCTTGTCGTATTTCTTTCCAGCAACAATGGCAGTTGCCTTTTCGACCCAATCTTCGAGAACTTCGAGTTCGATCATTTTATAATCGTAATCGATTGCACCACGTGCCTGTTCTTCATCATTGTATGCTTCAATAAAATCTGGGTTAGTGAAACTGTATGCACGTTCGCGCTTGTAGTCGTGAACTTCGACTTGGTAGACAACCTGTGTACGTGTGTCAAAAACCATAGTCAACGAATAACCTTTTTGGTTGTCGCCGTTCCAGCTATCGAGTGCATAAGCATAAGATCCAAAACACTGCCAGCCAAACTCGGTGCCTTCAGTAATGCGGAAGCCTACTAACTCCATCCATTCTTTAATCGTAATCATAATACTGCTACCTTTTCTTCTTTGGGTTGTTCTTTCAATTTGCGTATCAACGCGGCGTGGCGGATTTCGTCTTCTTTCTTCTTGATTTTCTTCTCATCGACTAGTCTGAGCATAAGATAGTAATTATGCATCCACTGCACACCAAGCAGCCACTCGTTTAATTCTTCAAGCGTACCTGTAAACAATTCTGCATCTCTGCAAAAAATAGGCAATGCATCATCCATCGGAATAACAGCTAATCTGGTACCCGGTTCCTGATTGCCCCATCCGTATTTAGGGCACGCAAGCTTCATACCTATAGCAGCGCATTCTTCTTCAATTCTGCGAAGTTTCCGAATTGTGGCGTAGCCTGTCATTTTGCTCTAACTTTCTAATTGAATCAAATAATTCGTAAAAGGCAATACACATAAATGTAGCCTGCAACGGTAGTATAAAGTAAAGGACAAACACAGTCAACCGCCGTACTTCAATCGTAACATAAGAGCATCGTCGTCGGGAATCCTGCACAAATATACAACATCATAGAATGTAACAGGTCCATTCAACGGATTAATATACCACTTACCGTTTTTAATAGTTGGGTGATATATCTGCCCGGTGATTCCGGTATATGCATATTCGACTATTACATTTTCGAGATCAAGTTCTTGCATTGTTAATCTCCTTTTGTGTAATAACAACAGGTTCAACTTCTTCAAATGTTTGCGTAGTTGCTTTGTAGAATCTCCAACTATCTAAATCCACACAGGTAAGCCCTGCCCATTTTACAGGAGCAACATTGCCTCCCTGGTATGGTTGAACTATTTTCCAATATGAATCAAACGCACCAGTATCGATGCAGGTTTGCCCAATTACTGTAACAGGTGCCTGCACAATAGTATGCCCGGAAATAATATGCGATAGCTTATCGTTGAATACCATTTGCCTATTTGAGTAAGCAATGCTGCGAACAAGTTTATCCTTATTCTGCAGGTTAGCCTCGTATAGTGTTCCGTACACTGCACGCGACCATAATACTGCTTCTCCCTCGCCACGCTTAATAGTTACTAGTCGGTGCAATGCAACAGGATCATCCATAAGATCGTCTGTAGCAGTTGCAGCACCAGCCGGTAATTCGGCGTGTATAATGTGAAATTTCTTACCAGACTTAGTGTCTACTGTAATAACGTACGGCAGATCTTCAACTATCGGAATCAAATCAAACAGGCGTACACTAGCATCGTCCGGTATACGTGCTTTGTTATTACGGTTGTTCCAATCGTTAAGATGCTCATATGCCCACTCACCGCCGTTATGCATCCACATATATGAATTACTAGGATCAGCGAATGCGTTTAACATCATCTTTTCGTGATTACCTAACACCGAGTGGAACCATGATTCGTACAGCAATTCTAAGCACTGCAAACTGTGTGGGCCACGGTCCATGATATCACCTACGGAAATTAAACGGTCAACCTCTTTATCGAAGTTAATATTTGTAAGTAAGTTTTGGAGGCAAGACAACGATCCGTGCAGATCCCCAATGACAAAGTCTCTGCCTTTAGTATTCACTTCTAAATATTTAGATGGATATTTCATTTATATTATTACGTTCTCTATATAGTCGTTGTCTTTCCCGTAACACTGTCATCTGAATTTTTACAAATTCGCCTTTAGGGCACGGATTACCGTCCTTATCATATATTGCAACAATAGCACCAAATGTCATTGCGCCGTCTGATCTCATCTGTGGATGATTTCGAAAAAATGTATAACCAAGAGGATACTGTTTTGCATTATATTGTAATGCCATTACAGTCATTTCTTCAGTTATCATTTCAATAAACCTTTACGCTTTCTGCGCTCGATTTCTAGTTTGTAGAATTTTGGAGATAGCTGTTGACCACTAATCCAATATTCTCTTTTACGACCTGTACCGCTTATTGCAGGACCATCTAACCTATGTGGTCGACCATTTAGGAACCAAAGCTCTGCGTTCTTTAATATTATAGCAGGTCCTCCTTCATGATGCAATTCCCCGTGGAGGTACCATATTTCGTATTTGTAGTGAGGGCTCACATACGCAGGGCCGTATACACGATGTAAACGTTTATCTGTATCGTAGTATGCTATATCTTCTTTTGTCGCTGGTCTTCCCCACCATGTCGGCCATATATTCCCGCGAACATATTCCGGTGGCATAGCTGCTGAAACTTTTACAGGGTCGAGGATTAGGCTTTCATAGAGCCTGTCCATCGATTCATCTTCATTCATTACATTCTTCTCTGCTATGTGTAAAACAGTTATCTAAAAATCCTTTAATACCGCCATGCAATTTTATTACCATAGCATCCATTTCGGAAAATAATATCAATCTTCTTGTTGTATAGTAATACGGGTATTCCATTTTATCCATACCAATATGGTGCTTGGCGGTTAATGATATATCCATTTCGAAACTGTACACCGTAAATATATTCTTTAGTATTAAAAATCCTTGGAAGTTTAATCTAAGCCCTGTTGGACTTCTAAATATTATTTGGTTTAATTGCTCATCGGTTAGCGTAGCAGACTTTTCGTGCTTGCTCCTAACTTCGTTAAAAATTGCAATTTTTAGGGGTACCATAGATTATTTAGTCTAACACAAATAATGATAAATAGCTACATGAAACCATCAGAAATATTATTAGAAACAATGGTAACACATTTGTTAAAAATGTGCAAGAAAGAATTGGGTCTTTCTCAATTACCTAAAATTCGCCTTATAAAAGATAAACCTACTGTAGGCGGTGGCTCATCATTCGGCGAATTTACAGATGATGGTATAGACGTAATTACTGCTAATAGACATCCGATGGATGTTATGCGAACTATTGCACACGAGTTGGTACATTACAAACAACGGATGGCTGGCGAAGAAATGGATGGCGCAGATGGCAGCACAACTGAAAACGACGCTAACGCCATTGCTGGTGTTATTATGCGTCGTTTTGGTAAAACCTACCCCGAGTGCTTTACGTTTTAGTCTTCGTCTTCGCCGTTTACTTCTGCGTAATACGCTTTTTCAACATCTAACGCATTAGTCGTTGCCTTAATCAACAAACGATATTCATCGGCTTCCTGACTCTGACTTCCTTCGTGTCCACCAGGTGCCCAATTCTTGCGAGTAAGTTCCATAAACATATTAATGTAATGGCCTTTTAACAGATCAACTACCAGCAGGTCTGCTTCTTCGCGCTTTCCTTCTTTCAGTAAAGACATCAGTACATCTTGTACGCGAACAATGGAACTAAAACGATATCCATCGCCGCGCAGCCATTTGCTAACCTTGTTAGGGTGTTCATACCCAAATATGCCAAGCCCGCGCATAAATCGTACTTCCATTAGTGCTTCCTGCAACTCTGGATCTTTGCTGTCAAAGTTTGCTGGGTCCACTGCTGCTGCCAGCTTGTCCATAAATTCGGGAAGGTCTTTCAGAATGTCTTCAAATTTATAATTGATATAGCTGTTGCCCCAACCACTAGTTCCTTTACCTTCACCGACATAGTCTTTGATTACACGATTGTCGATAATGTAGTCAACAATGTCTTTACGCATCATGACAAAATCGATAGGAACCATAATTTTTTCGCCGGTCCTAAATTGGCGATCTGATTTGAATAATCGATTTTCGTGTACAGCATCAAAGAACTGCTCTTCGCCAAAGCCTTCTTTCTTTACAGGAATGTCGTGGTATTCGTTTTCGCCGAGTTCCATCTCAACAAGTTGCTTTGCAACACTGTCCATAATGATTTGGAAGCCAGGGCCAGAACTTTCTTCGCCACCACCGTAGTCATTGTACTTGCTCATAAAAGGGAGGAGAACAGGTTTCCAGAATGCAGTCGAATAGCAACGGTCGGTCTTGTCTGTACCTTCTTCAATTACGAATACATAGACTTCGTCGCCTGCAGTGATATGCAGATTAGATAATCCGCAGGTTTTGTTCCAACAGCCCATTACACACTCCTTAGTTAAAAGCGTAGTGTAATATAGGTCTGCTAGTTAGTCAATAGGTTAGTCTTCAATCTCAGTAATCAATGTTCCGCCGTCTAATCTATGTACTGTGAAGTCTGTAGTTTTGAATAGTTTATTCATCCTTTCTGCAAGATTAAAAGCGTGTCCTGAATTTGAAAAGCTTACTTTCTTATATTTAGGTCCAGGGTACGAAACAAGATGACTTAATGTTCTGAGATTGATAGGTTTGCCTTGATAGAACACTGCGTAAATAGATTCTGCTTCTAAAACTTGTTCAGCCTTATAGCTCTTAGGATTTACGTGTTCAAGTATAATTGTGGGTTTTGGCCTTGCCATAATTACTTTCTCCAATAAGTATACATATATTTATCAAATATGCGTATTTATTTTTAGAAGATAAATATCACTATGAAACTACAAGAACTATTAGAAGGTTATTGGAAAAATAAAGCAATTGATGCTGATTTTGACAAACAACCTGCGGTTGTAACACCGACACCACGTGAAGTAAAAATGAATTATATGATAACCATTGAACACAAACCGTGGAAGAAGTTTGCGACAAAAGAAGAGGCAATGAAAATTGCCAATAATGTGTATAATAGGAATCCACGCAGGCGCGTGGATGTTGTTCCTATCTAATTATTTAGAGTTCTTTTCCTTACGCATCTTTGTCAACTGTAGACGCATTTCTGTTTCCGTCTTAAACGGGCCAACATATTCGTATGTCTCTAATGTAGCCAACTTAGGGCAGTATGCAGGCATCCAGTTTTTAGGAAAGTTTAGGCAGTAATATCCGGCACTGTAATATACATCGCTTGTTGCTTTTTTGCTAAACAATGGCAACTTACTACCTTTAATCAACACTTCGTTAGGACTATCAAATTCAACAGGATAGCCATTAATAAAATAATCTTTCTTTGTTTCTGCTTCAACAACTGGCTCTGTAATATTCCCAAAGATATCTTCATTAAAATATTTGTTTACTTCCTTGCGATTAAGGAATTGCTTCTTAGCACCTTGCAGCATAAGTGTATACTGATCACGAATTTCAGTTAATAGGCCAATTCGTGTATCCTCTGTGTCTCCAAGTACGAGCCAAGATTTTTCTGTGATTGGTTTTAGTTTATATGACATAGTTTCTCCTTATTCTGAATATTTTGATTTAAGCATTGGCATAAACTGCGCTGAGTTGTTTCCAATTTTAGTTAATGCCCAACGACCTGCAAACTTCATAAATCGTACACCAATATCTACTGCTGGCACATTTTTGCGACCTACTGCGTCGGCAATAACTGTAAGACATTCTTCCCTGACATCGGTAGGAATTTGAGATAGATCAATTAGAAGTTTGTTCATTTCAAACTCTGTTTTAACTATGCGTTCCTGTTTATTTTCATCTACCCATTTCTGGTTCATGAAGTTGTTCCACGCATAGCCCTTAGCCTTATCTTCGTATGCTTCGCGTACACCTACTGATGTCTTTGTACCTTTTTCGCGAACACCAGGATATGCACTAAAGATAAAGTCAGTTTTGTCGCCACGCACACACTTCAGGAACAATGCGTAATTATACCAATCTGGATCTACCACAAAGTTGGGATCTGGCTTACCCACCTTAATCTTAGCAGTGCTAGTTACAGAAAATGCAAGCCTTTCATTTTTATCGTTACAGATGCCTTCTCGCGTAATCTTGATATCTTTAACGGGATCATAGATAGTTAGATTAGGATGACGTAACAATTGATAGAAGTCCGAGTCAGAACTAATAAGTACGTGATTATCATTGGGGTGTGCCTCAATGAAAATAGCAATCATATCATCTGCTTCTGCGCGTGGGTTCTTTAGCACAGTAATATTTGTATGGGTATCGATAAGATCGACTAAGTCGTCGAATGCGCCTTGTAGGATTTCGCGATCTTCTTGTTCGCGCTCTGTTAGTGCTTGCTGTGCAACAAGGCGGTTGGCCTTGTATTTAGGATACACTTTCTTACGCCAGCTGTGACCTTCCATATAGAAAACACAGTGGGTTCCGTTGAATGTGTTCCATTCTTTCCTCATCGAATATAATATCATATGAAGAGCCATACCAATTGCACTATCTAATCCCATCGCAGGATTAGTCATATTGATTTGACGATGAAAAAGATTTTGTCCGTCTGTGTGAATAAATGTATGCATTATGTTCCGTTAAACAATTTTTTAATAATTGCTGGAGGTGTTTTCTTAATGTGAAGGTTAGCACGCTCTGGCTTTACGTTTCCTATAGGCAGACTACCGTGCTGTAATTTAAAATCATCAAGCATTTCGGCCTCTAACTTCTTAACTTCGGCAGCAGGATTATCCGGATCGTCGAACGGATATTCAGACATATCATACACTATTATATCTACGTCTTTTCTATTAACGACTAATCCATACTTAGCTTCATATGCTTCACACAAATCTCGCATTGTAATACCGTTGCTGCTCTTGCGTAATGTATAATCATCGCCCCATCCAGTTGTTATATTAGATGCCTGCCTAACTACACGTTCGCCAAATATAGTATCTCTAGATTGACTTGTTGATTCGCCATACTTTATAACGGTTCCACGACATATAAATGCATATACATAATGTGTCGCCTTGAAACTTTTAAAAAAAGCATATAAATCAGCTGGCTCTCGTAAGGATGCAAGATTAATTGCTCTTACTTTTAATTTTGATTTATTCGTTCTCATAGTGTATTATACGTTAAAAGTACAACCTTGTCTACAGTTCTGTTGGGTTTCTTTATATTCTTGCGGATGTGCTCGCCAGTACATTACATAGCAGTGGTGACCAAATTGTACGCGACGGTCAAAAAGGATTCCACGACGCGGATGGTTGTGGTAGACATTTCCCGGGCAAGTGTGTAGTCTGTGGGCTAATAGTTTGTCGCGCACAGTTAGGTGCTCGCCTCCACGTCGCCCTTTCATCGCATAGAAAGTTCTATAGATATCCGACATTTACTGATAACCTTTTCTGCCGTTGGCGTAGGATTCCGTAGAATTCCAACGTTTCATGGCTTCCATATTTGCAGCGGAATCCGCTGTGAAATCCCCTGTGCCATCGAATTCCTCGAGGGCTATCGTTCTGCAGACTTCCATAAACCATTGATTAACAATGTGGTCTTCTGATGGACCCACATATCCCTTGGTTCTTAGATCTTCGATAAAGAATTCATTCCAATCTAATTCAAAGCTGCCTTCTAACGCTGTCTTGCCACCAATACCTAAGTTAAGCACAATCACCCAAGGCTCGCCGTTAAGTGTTGCAGTTTGCTTTTGATATTCGGTAATAGTTAAAGCGCCTTCTTTGAAGTCTAATTCAAGCAATGCTAGTGTACGTTGCTTCTCGTCTTCAATAAGATTACATAGATAACGCAATTGCTCTTGCTTAGTAATTCTACCATGCTTAAATTCTAAATCAATCATCCGCTTGTTATAATCTTTGGACTCTAATTCATCTTCTTTTAAACTTAATAATTTCTTTTCAAGTTCGTAGCCTTCTAGCTCGTATTCGGCTTTTGCAATTTCGCGTGTTTTGCCTTTCAGACCCCAATGGCCCGGCAATATTCCAAATGGTAATTTTGACATGTTAATCTCAGATTGTTATTTATGATTGATGTTTTGACTAGAGAGTCTAGGTTAACTATTTATCCTGGGACTTAACGGTTAAATATTGCGTCGTTCCACGCATTTGCAACCCTACCTAGCATTTCAACAATGCGATATCCCCCGCCCATTCGAACAAGTATAGGATAAGTCTTGTTATCCTCATACCGTTCGATGATTCTTACTTTCATTGTGTGATCCGTAAACCTATGTACCATACGTCTATCCTAAAGAACCAGTTTCCGTTATTTTTACCAAAACCAGCGCGGAGCATTCTGTTATCTTTATCTAATGATAGTTTAGTAACTGTCATTAAGATAATCCTGCGTACAAATGCATTTGCAAGTTAAGTTTGAATCCATGATCCATACAGTAACGTGCTGTATACTTATGGTTAAGTTCATTCTCTTTTAAATTAAGAACGCCTGGCTCCCAGAAGTCAATCACTTCATCGACTGTACTACGCTCTGCCATTGTGATCTTACCATTATCGGCACGAATGAGTTTAATCTTCTGTGGCAGGCTATTATAAATATTCATTGGGCTGCAATAGATTTCTTTGCCTGTATTCCGCTTCCATTCGTGCGCCCAATCCGGCACATTATTGTATGGACTATCTACGTCTGCACTCATTACAAACTTTAAACAATCTGCTACTTCGAGAATAGTTTTGCTTGGTCTAAAATACTTTACAGCTTTGCCGTCTTTCTCCATGCACTTTGGGCTGCATACAAGAGTAACAAGACGCGGAATTTCTGTATCTAAAATACCATTGCTTTCGACTTGCACCGCTTTGAAGTACTGAAGTTGCTGTTGCATAAACGCAGAGATGTTATCTTGCAATAGCGGCTCGCCGCCGGTCATTACAAGCACGATACCAGGATTTGCCTTAACGCCAGGTGTGGTATTAACTGCCCACTGAGGTACTTCTTGCCCTTTGTTAGTCCAGTAGGCTTCGATAGTTTCTTCAATCTTTTCGTCAATCTCGTCAAACGTCATCCAATCGCCATCGTCAAAGAATGTGTCGCAGAATGAGCAATCTAAATTGCACTTTGCCAGGCGGATGAACAATGCAGGTTGCCCAGCATACGGGCCTTCTCCTTGGAGTGTGAAGAACATACTTGTTACAAACAAGCTGTCTGCAGGTGCATCCTTAAAATACTTCTTACCGATAATTTCATTAGTTCCGAACATTACTTAACTCCAAAGTGTTCTTTGATTACTTTATCCATTAGAGATGCAGTCCTGCATTCGTGAAAGTTCTCACTCATTGTAACACGACATTCCCTAATAATCAACTCAGCGAACTTTTCAGCAAACATATACAATTCAGTGTTGGCAGAAATTTTCTTATTTGTGCTTTCTTCTGCCATAAACTTTGCCTGCCCGACGAGTTCGTTAATTCGTTCGTTCATCGTTATTCCTTAATCCCAAAATGATTCAAAATGCTTTCTCGCAAAATTCGCTCTTCATGTAACACTGTTAAATCCGGGTCAAATAGTGATGCACATTCCTTAACAATCGACTCGGCAAACTTCCCTACTTCGTAATATAGAATAGGATCAGTGTCTAATCCAAACTCAAACGCCTGCCTTGCTAATTCCTCAGTTCGTTCATTCATTATCTGCCTCTATCCATATCTGGACGGTTGTCGTAAATACCGATTCTATCTTCTTCGGCCTGGCCACCATCGTATACTTCCTGTGCTGCTTTCATTAGCAGAGTCATTCTAGTCCTCCAGGTATCCTGAATTTCTTCTTTAGAATGATTCGATGAATATCTAAGCCACGCCTGTATTGATTGCAATTCGTTGCCTGGAGCAGCGACACCCGACTCTGCCCAGAACTTCAGATGTGCTTTAACGTAATCTTTATAATCTGCAATTGGCGGTTTAGCATTTACACCATCTTTAAGTGCGTTAATTACCGCATCATTTATTGCATCTGTAAACTCTTGTTCAGTAATGCCTTCGTGCCATTTAATCATTTTTTCTCCTTACTATACCGTGTTCGTCTCGTTGTGCCTTAAGTTCGTCAAATGAACCAAAATCTCTTTTCAGTTTACTATGCCTCCATTGTGCAAATGCCATATACGGCATAGTTACAATAAAGAATAATACAGCAAACAACGAAAATAATACACCGCAACCAGTGCCGCGCATGACATTGTATTGTGCGAAAGGATCCCACATTATCTGTCCTCGTATTTTACAAGTTTAACGATTGGATCAAATCCGTGTTCTGCCAACGCATCTCCGATTTGTTGCAGCAAGTCATCGCAGCCTGTGGCATTAGTTGCGAGCAACTCTTCCCAGAATTCGGAATTACCTTCAGTGACAGTTAGTTCAAATATATATTTTTTCATTATGGCACCATAGGTGGTAAGCCCGAGTGATTTCCAAATACAATAATTGATGTTACCGCGCCTACAGCTAGGCATACCAAAACGGTAACAACCAATGCTTGTTTAATTCTATTCATATTTGCCTTTTAGCTTATCCATTATTTTAGCAGCACTTAGCATATATGTCAACTCGTCTGCATCGAGTGTTCCTTTTATCTTAGCCATCTCAATCATTTCTTCAAAAATTGTATCACGCATACGCTGTTTAACGCCTGCCGTTATACCTGCGCTACGCTCGGCACCTAATTGTATAGATTTAGCAAATGCATCAGCTGCATCATCTATATTGATACCGCTTGCCCACGTAACACTACCATCTTTATTTAGACGAACTACTTCTTGATTTGAACCATTGTGGAATGCAACTGTTGATACAGGCGGCGCGAACCCGACCGTATAACCGTTACTAATGTTATATTGTGAACCAGGTATCGTAGTACTAATCGGTTGTCCAATACCAATATTGTTATAGTTGGCATTTACTATAGAGTACTGACTAGCATTCGCTGCAACGGTACCTGTTATATTAGATGCCATTGCACCGGTAATTGTCATTCCTGTATTTTGTGTATAGGCACCCGCCTGAGAATTTATCGTTGTCATTTTTGTAATTCCTGTATAATCCGGGTACTTAGAATAATCTATTGTATTAATGCTCCCCGTTGCTCCATCTGTCGATATCGTAGTCGATGAATTTTCTTTCCCAATTCCAAGCGTGCGTAATAGTTTCTTTAATGTCATATTTTGGCTCCCAACCTAATATCTTTTGTGCCTTAGAAATATTAGCAATCAAAATAGCAGGATCACCTTCGCGGCGCGGGCCATATTCGACTACTGGTTCTACTCCGACAACTTCTGCAGCATACCTTACTAAATCCTTAAGGCTGACACCTGTGCTATCGCCGCCCAAATTGAATGTTTCGTTTTTGCCGCCGTTATCAAAGAAGTCTAATGCTTTTAAGTGTGCAGATGCAATGTCTGCAACGTGTACATAATCTCGAACACAGGTATGATCCTGTGTATGATAGTCTGTTCCAAAAATAGTAAATGTCTGTTTATTTAAAATCTTGTTACACAAAATAGGAATGACATGTGTGGCAGGACGTTGTGTATATCCAAACCTACATTCCGGGTCGGCTCCTGCTGCGTTGAAATATCTAAAATTTACATAGTTAATACCGTATGCTCTTGCGTAATCCTTAATAAGCATTTCGCCTGCAACCTTAGTTGATGCATACGGATTCTCCGGATCGTAATATAGGTCTTCTGTAAGTGGAAAACCTGCTGCGCCTTGCCGACCATATACATTACCGCTTGAGCTAAAGATAATATTTTTAATGCCTGTAGTACGCATAGAATCAAGCATACTCTTCATTTTTATTACGTTATTTATGTAGTATTTGTCAGGCTCAGTAACGCTCTGGGGCACTATATGCTCGGCAGCTAAATGCACTACTGTATCATATTTAACTGTGTTATTCGAGAAGAATGCGTAGTAGTCTTGTTCAACACATCTACCTAGTAATCCAGGTACACCTTCTTTTTTACCTACCAAGTCTACCACAGTAACATCGTGCCCTGCATCTATTAAGGATGTTACAACCTGTGACCCAATAAATCCGTTGCCGCCAGTTACTAATATTTTATGTTTCATAGATATCTTATCTTAAAGATAAGGGCGTCGTTTTCGTCTTCAAATGCGACATATACTTTGTCGTTTAGAAGTTGAATATCGACTCCCCTATTCTGTGTATTTTTATTAACCCAATCCATCCAACTCACATCTGTGTTTGTAGGAAATATAACAGTGGCCTTATATTTCTTATCAAATATCGGATGATCTAATTGGCGTGTATCTTGTAAATGATCCATTTTCTCCGTCTTCTGAGACTTCGATCCAAACTTCCCTGTTAGGATATTTTTCAGAAATTGTTTCATATAAATCGTTACTCATCATTTCACAAGACTTATAATCAAGTTCAAGTATGGACTGTGCATACAAGTTTTCTAACCAACGTTTAAATTGGATAAACTCGATGTCTCTGTTTTCGTGCATTACATCGATCCATACCTTGAAGTGAAAAATATGTCTATGTGCATATCCTAGGAAGCTAACATCATACTCATCGTTGGTTGCAAGAGCAGGATCGGTTAACGCTTCCGGATATCTGTGTATACCTTCTTTCTTAAAGGTAACCCATATCATTTTTTGCATTGTTGCACTCATTTCTTAGCTGCCCTTGGTTTCTTAGAGTTTTCAGCACTTAGAGGATCTGTCGTAGTACCATCGGCGTATGCTGCGGCAGCGTCTTCCGGTGTCTTAACAATTACTACAGTGCTATCTTCTTCTGGTTTCAACGCTGTTGTTGGATTAGCATCCAATCCTAACTCTGTCTGATTAAGTGGCTCAGTTGGTGCCGGAATATCAGCTAGTGTATCAGCTAGTGTTTTTGTTGCTCTTGGTTCGACAATACCTTCTAAATTAGCCATAATAGATGCTGCCTGTTGTTGTGCTGTACTACCAATAACAGAATCCGATTCGTAGTCTTGCCAATCAGTGAAACGATTGCTATCTGTAACTTCGTGAAAGTGCATACACCATACGCCGCGGTTGGTTGCTTTAAAATCAACATCGTCAATTTTAATTGTCAAATTATTGCTTGTTGTTTCAATTTTAGGAATACGCACACTTAGCAATGGAACAAAAATGCGTGACTGCCAAATGCCTGGGTTCAACATCTTTAGCACCATCTCGTGTAGATGTGCTTCGTAATCTAATGTTACCCAGAAACCCTTGTCAAGCAATGCAGTGATTGTTTTGTCCCAATATGCCTTAACTGTTTCGTCTGGATGTGCTGGATCAACATCAAACGAATGGTTTGCGCCCATAAAAATATGTGTCACCTTATTATCTTGCGCTTGCTTAATAATATCGGCAACACCTTGCCTACCTACTACAAATAGTGTGCGTCTGGAATATGCAGGAGTATGTTCTACTTCTGGTCCAATAAAAAATGCTACATTGTTGTGTCCGTCTCTATTCATAAAATTTCCTTTATACTAATTCTTCTGCTATTCCGAGTATTTCTGCTAAAATAAGAAACAACCCTGCCGCAACTACTTCACCTGTCATGAATCCTATTCCTGCTAAAATACGCAATCCGCTTTTAGCGAAACTAATTTGTTGATGTAATCTTGGATCTGGTTGTTTCTTCATTTTTAATATTTTGCCTTTGCTACGTGTTTTCTATAATCATGTGTATTGCGAGCCCATTCTTCGCCTTTACCTTCGAATACATCCAGTGTGCGGCCGATTGTACCATCTTGCCAGTCACTCACATTGCCTGTTGTGTAACTTGTAGGATTAGCAAACATCTTTTCTAATCTGTCTGCGGCATCTTTAATGCTCCACGGAATGTACATATTGTTTGCATTGTTAGCAAAAACTTCTGGAAAGCTTCTGTATGCTGGATACAATGTAAGTGTGCCAAATGTGTCTGCTTCGCTAACTGTGTTACTTACCCAGTCTTGCAATGCACAGTTAAATAAAACGGTACTGTCTGCAAGCAATTCATAGTAATCATTTTTCTTCAAACCAGTGTACACTTTGAAGTTTGCTGTATCGCTGTTTTCCAAATAGCGTGCCATTTCGACGTGCTGTTTGTTATTGCTTTTGAGTTCTGGGTGACCACAGAACACTGCAAATTCGACATCCGGGCGTGTCTTATAAAAGCGTTGTGCCAATTGCATAAAGAATTCCGGTTGCTTTTCGTCGTCCCAGCGTGCAGCAAAACCCACACGGCGTTCGCGTTGATGAATAGGTTTAACATACGGAACACGACTTGCAACTTCTTCTTTACCAAATGGTAATCCTGTTACATAGATAGGTGCGTTCATTCCTGCAATACGCAAGTGTGCAACCATTTCTTCGCTTGCGACTAAAATTCCATCAACAAACTCGTCAACCATTTGTTCGAACTTACGCATCCAGTGTGCCATACCTTCGCGATTAACAAAGTCGTCTGGATCAATACTTTGTGCCAGGCAACGCACATACACCTTTGGACGAAATTTCTTAGGTACTTGCTCTAAAATGTATGGTAAGCTTTCGATACCGGGCGTAAACATATCTTCGTAGAAGATTACATCCTTGCTTGTTACCTTACCTTCTTTCATTGCCTTGATAAGATTCGCATGTTGCATCATACTGTAATAAGTACGACCATGTGCATCGAGCACACTGCCTGTTACAATCTTTTTATCAGTTGATAATTCGGAACCTGTGATGAGTTCGTATTCTATGCCACGCTCCTGGAATACACGTTCGTTCCAATCCTGCAGTTGTAGAGTGTAACGAGCTTCATAAGACTCTAAACCCATATAGTACAATTTTCTCATTTCATTTCCTTAATTTAAATTCCAGCTAACACATTTAACGATGCTTCTTGGTCTGCCCAGACCTTTTCCTGATCCACTCTTGTCTTTAGATATCTGCGAATAATATCACGATTGTCCCATATAAAATGTTCGTATTTTGCTAACTTCTTTTCGCAACCTTCGCATCCATCAACGAAGACCAATCCATCTAGTTCTACAAAGCCTATGCTTTCGTAATCTCCGTTATCATATTCATCTTCGGTTGCGTCGACAGAATGATCTATATTGCACTGGCAATTTACATACGGACTCCCACCACCGCGACACGCATGCCACATCATCTTGCTTGCTGTTTTTCCGGGTTCAGTATAGACGGTCATTTTGTGCCTTTGAGTGAATTTAATATTTCGTTGTCAATTTCTTCTGCAATTAATTTTGACATTGCAAACGAAATAGCATCTTCTAACAAATCTTTACTAACACCATTAGTAAGTCTCTCAATAATAAGATCGGCCTGCTCGTCTTCGCTAAGTTTAGAATAATCTATCTTAGGTACAAACAGTGGATCACGTATAGTCCACTTAGCCTCTAGTATTCTTGTGACCATTTTTAAATTTTTGTTCAAGTAGGTACAATGCACGCATATCTCCACGTATGTAATCTAACAGTTTAATTTTATCGTCGTCATACATAAGTTTTTCCATTAGCCGTTGTTCGCTATCTGGATTAATTGTTTCCGGGAATTCAAGCATATTTTATCCACATCTCTAATGTAAAGCTATCGTCATTGCCTTTTAATCGGCGAATAATTTCGTCTTCTTCCTCTTCCCTCGATAATATGGCAGATATAGAATACGACTCTACTCCGTCAAGGTATGTTGTTTTAGAGGTAGGTGTAATAACTTGTGCCATATGAATGTACGGTGCCGATGTATTAGACATACTTCAAAATATAATGTAAAACATCTTCACCGCTAAGTTTAACAGTTTCTTGCGGCCAGGTCGACCATTCTCTCTTTGTTTTGACTTCCTGAAGAAAGACCTTCTTTGGCGTTGTTTTTGTTATCTGGCATATAGTCATTGTGCTACTATACTGGCCCCTGCGCGAAGCCACAACGTAGTTACCTACATTTAAATCCTGATTCAGGAGATCGTTGTGTGTTATCTCTGCGGCCATTATTCTTCTACTGTGTTGCCTTCTCTGTCGTGCTTATAATCGATTTTGCGAATAAGCCGTTCGCCCATCCACCAGGAAGTTGACTCATCTTTATCGTTCTTAAATGTTTCCAACAATTCGTTGAATTCTTTTCTTTTAATTTGACGACCATTGGATATAGTCTCGCCTAGAAAACGTTGTGATACTTCTTCAAAGTCGTCTAACTCGCTTCCTGAGTCACGCATTGTTACTTCATCGTATGCATGTTCTAACGATTTTGCTTCAATGACATATGTATGGCGGAACATACTAATAGCCTCAACTACAAATAATTTCTTTTCACTTTTTGACATTTTGGTTCCTTAAATAGTGTCTAACTTTATTCTTCACTTTAGGCATTTTAGTAAACTCAGGACTCTGCCCGGAGAATACTGAATGTGCCATTATAAGCCCATTTAGCATGCCGTGCATGTATCCACGCTCTAAACTATCACGCTGGATTTTTATAAGTTCGTCCAGCGTTGACAGTTTAGATTGTAACTCAACCTGCATCGTTTGCTAATGTGTCGTTATCTTCAACAGCTAAATCGTCTATGTCGGGCAGGTCAACTTCGTCATCAATTACTTCCCACATATCACCAAAGGTTGTTTCTACTTTCTTAGGGGCTTTGCTACTAAAGCTAATATGATCTAAGAATCCTATATTATCTTCTATCAGTTGGCGCGGGTTTTTTGTTGCAGGATCTAACACACGATTTACAAAATGATTGAAATAAATTATCTTATTAGGTATATGCACACTTTTCGGCTTGGCCTTAGTTTTACCACCGGGTTTAATACTCCAAGTACTAATATCTAATTCCGGTACTCTTGAGTATTCTAAGTCTGCTAATCTATTTACTTCCTGAATAGCCTGAATATGGTTATGAACATTGTGTGCCATAACTAATGCATACGATGTGGTGTCCCAACTTGTATTACCGACTTTGCCGTGCTTGTTTAAATCAGTTGGACCCATAACACACATATCGCCAACTGTTAAGCGGTCATTAATCGGGCCCTGGAAAGGCATTGCTTCTGTCGAGCCTTTCAAATCCTTATTATCTACGCCACGGCCCATTGCATATGTTAACTGAGTTTCGCTAAACTTATTGTAATTATAAGATAATGCATAACCTCCTGCTGCAACAAATGGTGATGCAGCATCAAAACTAATGTTGATATTAGGATTATAATGCTTACGCAATGCACGTTCAATTGATGTCAGGTAGCAAGCCCAATCTAGTCTACCAATGCCTAGGAAGTGAATCCAATCTTTATCGGCAAGTAAATTATCGTCGCGCAGGTCTAATAGTCTGTTTAGTACGCACGGCATATTCTTCATATTAATACCGGCAAAGGCCCACCCTTCTAGTGTACGATCGCGTGTGTATCCCATCGCTTCTACTGCATCTGGCATACTATAAGGTACGACTCGTTCATACCACTCTTTAGAAGTAGCCTCATCTGTGCCCGATAATACATTCAAGAATTTTGTTTTACCCGGAATACGGTGTTCCATAAAGTATTTTAGATTATGCTCGGATACATCTAAGCAGTCAGAGAACTTTGTTAGACCCGTCTTTTCGCTAAGTGGCGGTACTGCTGCGAATGCAGGTACGTCTAATGTCATTGACCAGTCTGCCGTATGCTCTAAGTAGCGTAAGATTTCTTCGCGTAACTTGTCGCCTGCCGGTGTCATAACAGTCTTCCAATCTACCTTAATAACACCTGTTGCAATCTGAAAACCCCCTGAGTCACCAATAAGAATGGTTTTGTTACGATCTCTATTATGTATCATCGGTTCTCTAGCATTGCATTTTGCTAAGTTGCGTTCTGCATGACCTGCCGAGTATAGACCGAATTTGTAATTGTAATAACTATCTTCTTCGTTAAAGAAATTAATACCTTGCATTCCAAATTCAAATCCCTTAGGTACGCGATCTGGCGGAATAAAGGTAGGGTCTGCAAGATCCTTACCTAGGTGTGTAGTGTAGAAACCGCTAATAGCTGGTAGATATTTTGCCCAACCACCGTGAAGATGGCGCTCTGTAAAGTTTACTCTGTTGTTTGTCATATTGTATTTAGATTTAATCTACTAACTCGTCGTCTTTTTTTGTTATAACTTTCTTGTTTAACAAATCCGAACCCGGCTCTATCTTTTTAAGCCATTTAGCAGGGCAATCTGCTTCGTTACCCACGCCGCCGTACTCTGTAACAATTGTGCTCTGCGATCTAACTCGCCAAATGGTACCATACAGCGAATGCTCGCCTTGTATCTTAACACATTGCACAATCTTACCCACAGATGCACCCTCTACTGACTTAATGACTACAGCCAGGCATCCCGGCTCCAGCTGTCCGCTCATTATGCCTTACCTGCTGGTAGAATAAAGGAATACTTACCTAAGCCGCTATCAATGTCAATCTTCAATGCACCTGCATCAGAGAAGCTCATTGTTGATGTTGCTGCTGTTTCTGTTAACTTTAGAATACTCAACACTTGCGATAGTGGATATGTCCAACTATGCTTTAATGTGCCTGTAACACCTGTTGCAAACGGTACTTCTGTACGATCTGTTGGACCAGATCCAATATCAAACATAAGTGTACCTGCATCTACCTTAACGATAAAACGCTTTTCATAGCTGCTATAGATTCCGATGTTAGAACTTAACAAAGAAATAGCATCAGCAGATGGCGTTGCCACTACATCCCACGCTGCACCCTTAAATGCAGGCACCTTAACGTGTTCTGTGACCATTGCATCAGACATGAGTCTATAAGCAGAAATAAACTTAGAACCATTGTCAAATTTAATTTCTGTAGGTACTGTAGCATTGTTACGTGTTTCATTAACAAGTGTAACAGTAGACTTCTCGTGCATACCAATTGTACCTTTTAACAGTCCCATTCTGGACAAACCAATTGTGGATTCTAAACCTACCACAGGTTCGTTCATTGTTCCGTAGATAATTACGGTATTATCGGCATCTTTTGTTTCAATCTTCAAATCTGCCTTGGTACCTGTAACTTTAACCATTTCAATAAAGCCCAGAGTATGTGTGTGCTTTACGATATCTTTAATCGCGTCTAATAATTCCATAAAAATCTCCTATATAAAGTAGTGTAGCTGTATTACAGCCGAAAGTCAACAGCTTCAAGCGAAGCTGAATAATGTTTCTAAGTGCTCGTGCTCTTTTTGGGTTCTGCTAAGATCCCATTTTAGAACACCTAATAAGTTCTCAATCTTCTTATCGACAATGCCATCCTGCATACCTTCGCTATCAAATGGTAATCTTAAGAACCATTCTGGTAAGTGCAATTCGTCGACTGGATATGCAATGCTAGATGTACGGTTTTCTACTGTGTCTTTTAATTTACAAACAATAATTTTCTGACCGTCGATAATACGCATTGCGTGCTGATCGTTGTTTATATCGCGCAATCTATTCCATGCCAAACTTGCGCTAACGTGACCAGGAACGTGCAAGTTGCCCATATCTTCGCCTTTGAGCTTTTTCATTGCAGCTAATTCAATTTTCTCTCTGTAACGAGTTAAATTATTAACTGCTCGCGGAGTACCCTGTTGCCACGGTTTCATATCTTCAAATTGTTGTTTGAATTTACGAATCTTATCAATAATAAAGTTCTCACCTTTGTCTGTAAGTGCATCCATTAAGATTTCGGATAAGAATTTTTGCACAAACTTAGGAGTATCAGCACGCTTCAAATCTAGGCCCATAGCCTTAACTTTACCTACCTTGCCTGCTGCATCTAATCTAATACCATCCTTATCGTACATTAAACAAGCATAACGCTTCTTAACCATCCAGATACCACTTTCGGAAACTGTTTCACGCGAACTTGCAATAACACCTGTAGATTTCTTTAACGGCACATTTAATGTAGTTAACAAGAATTCCGGGAATGTTGCAGATACTGCCTTAGCAAGATCGTTATACAAATCAATAATACTTTCCTTTGTCCACAAGATATCTCCCCTATCAATTTCTTCCTTTAGAACAGGATATGCACTAAAATAGCAAGAGTCAGTATCACCATAAATAATAGTCCTTCCGTAATGATTGTACTCACCATCAATCATTTCGTTTGTCTTAGATGCCATATGTCGCGTAATAGTACGACCTGTTAACGTTGTTGATTGACCTAAACGTTGATCAAAGAATCGACTACCAGCATTCAACAACGCACCATATGCAGAGTTCAAGTTAATTTTCTTAACAAGTTGACGTTTATCCCAAAAGCCAACAATACTCTTTAATGTCTTTTGATCTCTAGCAATTGCCTTGCCGTCTTTAACTGTTAGACCGTGCTGGTTCATATATTGCACTACACGCTTATTATTACCTTCGGCTATTAATTCCTTTAGCTTCTTAGGTCTATAAGCATCGTGTTCGGAGTACGGATTTGCTCTAATTTCTGCATCTAGTATATCAGCTTCCGTAAACATATCTGCTGGGACTTTTGTACCTTCGATTTTGGGATTGTCTTCAATATCTTGATAGTTAGTCATAATACCTTGAAGTATCTTACGTTCACTATACCAACGCGACAACAGCGACGGAATAACACCATCTATGTCTGTCCTGAATATAGTACCGTTCGCACTAATGCACCAAGGCTGGTTACCGTTGAAAATTAGCTCACGTAGTTCTGCACCTGTAAGTTCAAATACATTACCATCTTCCATTTCTAATGTAAGTTTTGTGCCAATATCATTTGCGTAAAACTCTTCCATTTCTAACACATTAAATCTGTCGTTCCACCAAGATGCAAATGTGTATTTGCTGCCTTTAGCTTCCCACGCTCTAATTGCATCGTTCGTTCGTGTCAGGGTAATCTGTCCTACAATAGTTTCCGGACTCATATTCAGCGCACGAATAACAGATGGATACAGTGACTTCATGTCAGTTGACCCAATCCATTTGTGGAATCCCTTCTTAGGTGTTGCAACCCACGCACCTGCTGCTCTATTTGCTTCGCTTTCCTTGCTGTGCTTCTTATCCGGGCATACAAGGTTTCTACCGTGTGCTTCCATTAAGACGTTTTGGTCTGTAACTGCAACCGCGCCCATTGTTGTCTGAATAGATACGCAAGATGAATGCGCAATAGAATTAGCTAAGTCAATAAACTGCAACTTCTTGTCTAATTGATCAAGTAGTCGTGTATCCTGGATGTTGTATTCTAAGAATGTCTTGAAGTCATCATTATAAAGTTCATCAAGTGTACCTTCATACGCAACCTTAGTTTCGCCTAATTCTGCTTCTGCAATTGCGTTAAGTGCATAACTGTGTCGTTCTTCATAGTTATACTTCTTATAAATTTGCATATAATCTATGTGTATTCTGCCCAATAGATCGTATGTCTCAGATGTCTTGCCACCACGCTCAAATTCGCGCTTTTTAGGCTCCTGTTCCCACAAACATAAGCGTCTAGCTTCGTGTTTACCTAGAACTTTTTTAATTCTGTTTACTGTATACGGAATATCGTATGCTTCGCTATTCCAGCCGCTTAGTGCATCTGCATCTTCGATAACATCGATAAACGCATTAAGCATTTCCGATTCTTTTTCAAATAGTACAGTGTTCCCAACTTCGGCTGCGATTGCTTGTGCTTCGTCCCAGGTTAGTGTATCGGGTGGTACGGCCAAACATATGATTTCGTCTAGCCACTGTAAGTGAACAGATATTGAAGTTATATAATTGTTTGCTTCGCTTGCTTCAGACCAGCCTTTCTCTTTGTCAAAGCTGGTTTCAATGTCGAAGAACGCTACGTTCAGTACAGGTGCTTCACCTGATGAATAGTTTTGCTCGAAACATCTAAAAATAGGATCAACGTCGCTCTCCCATTTTGTTGTGTTGTGCGATAGTGTTTTAAGTATCTTTTGTTTTTCAACAAAGGTACGTGGCACAATTTTCTTTACAGGATTACCGTAAATAGATTTGCTCGTACCTTTTGGATCGCTTAAATAGAAATGATAGTCGGGCGGATATTCTTTGTAAACACGTTTACCGTTTACACGTTCGACCACTCTAATAATTTCACTGTCTCCGCCTCTTTTAAATAGTGCATCGATGTAAATTTTTGAACTCCTTGCGTATATAATACTTAGCTGTGTAGTTTAACAGCCTTGTATTATAAAGAGCAAGGTTTTCTTATTAAAGTGGGGTGATATGTAAATATAACCAACGTCCATAGTTTTGATTATCCATAAAGAAATAATTTCTATATGTAAGAATTAATTGGCCCGTTGATTCAGGTTGCGGAGGATTGTTAAACACCCCTGGTACTCCGCTATTAAGCGGCCAAGCAAAACCACTCAACTGCGAACATAATGCATCTACTACTGAACGATCAACTGGGAAATCACCTGACACAACTGGGTATACCTGTGCTCCATCGGAGTGTATAGGCAATGTGGTGCCAGTATCATCAGTAAATGTAAGTCTGTACATAGTCGTTGTAGCAACGAACTGATTAGATCCGGAAGCAGTCGCACCACCTACGTAAGTAACAGTTAATGTAATCGTATATGTTCCCGGTGTCTGATATATATACGCTGTATTTTTTCCGTATGATATATTGCCATCACCCATGTCCCATACCCAATTATTGGGATTGCCTGGTGTTGTATCAGTTAGGTTAATATAGATAGGTGCATTACCGGTTGTTGGGGTAATTGTGAAACTTACTGTAGGTGTAACTGGTTTAACTGTAACTACAACGCTATCTACATTGGCACTTCTCTTTAAGAAGTTAGCGGCATACATATCAACTGTAAAGTCTTGCTGTGTGTCAACGGTAAACGTATGCGTTGGGTTTTGTTCTATAGATGTCGTCCCGTCACCAAAATCCCAATTCCATTTATCCGGGTTATGAGTTGACATATCAGTAAATGCTATTGTTTCACCAGAGTTAATTGTAATTGTTCTTATATTGTTTGGATCAAGTACAATTGTTTTATCTGCTGTAAAGATAGATGTAGGTATACCTGCATCTGCATCAACATATTGGTGCAATGAATTGCGCCAGCCGGTTAAGTATCCTAGTAGATCTTGCAATGTATGAGTTGACAATAATACATCTAGGGTTGTGCCATAATCTATACCAGCATGTTCGTCCTGCGGTATATATTTTAAATCATCCGGTGTGAGAGCTACAGAAGTTAACAAGTTAGTAAGCACATTTGTTAATCCATCGTATAATTCTTTTGTTGCTGCCGGATCTGAGATACACATCCTTTCAAATGTTTTTTGTATGTCAATTGGAGAGTCAAGATCGCCGGGTATCGTACTTACGGCTACTGTTAAGAACCACTCAATTGTAAGTTGTGACATAACATCATCCGGGATTAATGGAGCGCCAACTGTATTGTCGCTCATTGCCTGCGTTGCTGCACCCGAAAGTTCTATTAAGCCGTTCCAGTCTGTACCGTTTCCATCGTTTGTTGGTGCACCAGTTGCCGATGCAGCATCTAGCATATCTACTGCTCTTGCGAAATTCAATAATAGATTCTCTGTCCCCATTTTACCAAACACAGCCGGTGACACAGTCGATGCACCTAAGTTTACAGACGGAGTAGTAGCAAATGCCGCTGTTATTGCCAATGCAGCTAACGGTGTAGGGCTGCTACTGTCTGGCGCAGGTGCATAGAAGTTTAATTTTTCCCATTCTGTACCAGAATATGTTACATAATCTCCCAGTGCAAAATCTATGCTTCCTGCTCCAAAATCTGCTGCGCCTGATACTGAAACTCTGTATTTTACCCCTGCAGTTGTATTAACGCCATTTTGTAAAAGTGGATAGTTAACTATTGGATTCCATGCACCTAAGTAATCTGTACCATAACCTGCATCTACGTTAGGCGGTGTTACTACAAACCAAGCGCCAGATTGATATCTTATATATGAGCCTGTCGGTGCTGTTACAGGGCCTGCTCCAAAATCTACCGTACCCGATGTCGATACTTGATATGTACTATTATCGGTACCTGTGCTGTTATTTAGGGAAGGTATATTTGATGCTGCATTCCAAAGACCGCTATATACTGCTGTCATCGCAGTTGTTGTAATAGTGGTTGGTTGTGTACTCATGGATGTACCGATGGAATTATGCACTGTTACAGATACATTATATGATCCTATCGTGTTATAGGTATGTAACGGATTTTGTAGAGTAGATGTCGTACCATCACCAAAGTTCCAGGTCCAGCTTGTTGGCGTACCTGTTGATGTATCTGTGAAAAATACACTAAACGGTAATGCACCAGATGTTACATCTGCGGTAAATGATGCGACTGGTGCACCAGGAGTTATATGGCCTATGCCGTTTAACGAAACAGAACTTAGCGAAAGTCCACTTAATGATACACCACTCATAAATACATACCCCTTGAATTAGTTGTATGTATTTATCTTAATTTTAGATGCCACGCCCCAATTGATCCAACATACTCTTTACTTCATCGAAGTCTGCTTCAACTTGATTTAGATTAGACTTATGTGCAATCTTAATAACTTTGTTTAATTGAGCAGGTTTAACTTCTAGTTCCTCAGCAATTGCTTTTACTGTTTCACTTAGTCCTGTACGTAGGTCTTCACATTCTTGTAGGACTTGAACACCATCGTTTACGAGTTGTTTTAATCTAATTAAATTTGCGTCTGATAATTTATTTGCCATAGTGACTCCTTATGTGTGCTAGTATAGCGGGGAAGTTATTGAAAGTCAAACAGAGAACGAAGACCCGCAACCGCAGGTTGTTTGGGCATTAGGGTTGTTTATAACAAAACTTGCACCCATTAGTTCTTCTTTGTAATCAACTTCGGCACCAGTTAGGTATTGATAGCTCATGGAGTCAACTAGTAAGTCGACACCATCTTTAGAAATAGTTGTGTCGTCTTCGGCTACTTCTGTGTCTATGGTAAAACCGTAACTAAATCCAGAGCAGCCGCCACCTTGCACAAATATTCTTAATTTGGCACTTGGGTTGTTTTCTTCTGCCAAAATATCTTTAATTTTAGCTACTGCACCGTCTGATAAACTGATAATATCTGTCATACTTTCCTTGGATCTGGTTGTCTAAACTTCTTAACGCCAATATATAATCCTAGCGTTGCTGTAATTAATCCGACGAGTTTTGTTATATTGTCTACAAAGGAACCTTTATCGACTTCAACTGTTTTCTCTTTTACATTACCGGTGGCATCATATATAATTGTTTCTTTTTTATCCGAAACTGCTGCCTCTGCTGTACTCATTATAGAACTAGTTACCGTATCGATTAGTCTTACCTTCTTTTTTGCGGGTGCTATAGGTACCGGATCGGCGGTTGCTTCTACGCTTGTAATTTCTACCGCCGATGAACCAACCATTTCTAAACTACCGGATGCTAGTTCTTCATAAACAGGCTCGGGAGATAACATAGGTGCCGCTGATGCTAATATCTTTACTTCCTTAACCGGTTCTGGTATATTCGTCATAGTAGGTGCAGGGACTGTAGCGCAACCTACTAGCAAAATTGGTGCAAATAAAATAATTAATTTAGTATCTACCATATGCGTTTCCAGAGGACTCTTCGGCTGCGCCGTGATAGTCGTCGGGTTCATAGCCGTGTATAACTGATTGCAAACCCATTTTTTGCTTCATTGTTTGTTCGTTGTTTAGAAATCTATGCATTTGATCTGGCATTACACGCTTAAACCATTCTACAACGTGTGGCCTAACATCCATTGCAGGTGATGTTTCTTCCCATTCTTGCAACATAGCAGAGAACTCGTCATCATCTAAAATTTCTTGTAAGTATATAGGGGCAATAACTGCAGGAATAGGGTGCGACATTACTTGCTTCACTATTTCAAAATCACCATCTGTAAGTGGAAGTTTGTTCACCGATTCTGTAAGCGAACTTCCTACTCTACGTACTCTATAACGATATGCACCGTAAGCATTATCTAGTTTATCTGCTCTTGCGCGAGCACGAGACCTCGAAGCATATGGACCACCTACAACCTTATTAGTTTTAGGATCATATACTTCAAATGCTTCGGTTGGCTGTATTGGCTCCACTGGTGGTAAGTCGCTCTCACCTAAATCACTTGCAGGGTACGAACCACCATACGCCTCCTCGTCGCCGGACATTTCTGCTGCACGGCATAGATATGCATCTACTTTCTGTATCTTGTCTTGCGGGCCTTCGACTCGTATTTCGCGTATATCTTCGTCGTGTCCGTAATCCGTAATATCTTTACCCGTTGTATCTCCGTCGTTTGGACCACCCGCGCTCAATATCTTAAGTCCTGCCTTTTGAATTGCTTTTATGGCATATTTGTCCATAAAATATGTAGAGCCGGAGAAAATTTGTCCAGAGATTGGTGCGGTCGGTTTCTTAAACGGAATAACATCACCTTCATTTATACTTTCCTTAGGATGTGCCTTAAACCATTCTACTTCGCCTTCGTGTTTTCCTGCCGCTTTCTTTGATTTAAAATCACCTAAATTCTTACCCTTTTTCGATACAAGTCTATATCCGCTACCGTGCTTGACTACGTGCTCATTAATGGTGTCTTCAATAATGCCTTTCAACTCTTCGTAGTCAGATTTTAATTTAGCTTTAAGGAAATCTTTGCCTTGCTTAGATGTAGTAGGATCACTAATCTTATCAACATATTTGTTCATTCTTTGTTGAAGATTGTCAATTTTCTTGACAGTCTTCGGGGATAAATCTTTGTCTTTAAGATTTTTTGGTAATAGTAGTTCTAGTATCTTCATACAAGTATTTATCACAAGAAAGGCCCCGAAGGGCCTTATACTATCACACTAATATTGTGTTATATCAACACACTAATTAGATGCTGAACTGTGCTGCAACAGATGCAGGAACAAGATCAATTTTGAATTCTTTTGCTTTTTCAACTACAAGAGGAAGAACAAAAAGAGCGCCAGGCATAGCAACTATAGATGCAAATGTTGCTGTCTTAACTAATTCTGCGGCCTTTTTATTTGCTGTATCAAAATCCTTAAGAGGAGTAGAGCTCTTAGCTGCGGCAGTGTATGCCTTCACTGTGGCTTGTACGTTGTTGGATTCAGTAGTGATTACTGCTTGTACTTTTTCAAGTACTTCTTTACCTTCTGCTACGGTCTTTGGCAAGGACTTGTAGAAGCTTGCTGCGTAGTTGTAAAAATCGATAGGTTGTGTAAATGTTGTCATAATATTTCCTTTGTGCCATTGTGGCCACTTGTTATAATGCTAACACTGTTTCACCATGAACACAGTGTTAATTGCATTGTAATATTATTTATGCTGCATTGCAACATAACCGTGTTAAATACGGTAAAAATTAACCTTTTGGTGGGCGTGGCATATCATCGTCGTCATCTGTTGCCGATACGGGAACTGCAGGTGCCGACGCTGGTTTAGTAGGTACTGCAGGAACAACCGGGATCGGTGGTACGACTCCTTTTGGTTCAGATGTTTCTTTGATTCTAACACCTGCCGCACCTGCTGCTAACAAACTACTATATGCAAATGCAAATTCTTCTAAATTAAGTTTATCGTGTCTTGCTATGTCAAAACCAGTATATACCAATAATGCTAGAACACCAAGAAACCACAAAAATCTAGCTGGATCGTGTGTTTCACCATCTGGGCCAGTAAACCAATCATTCATCACTCTTTTAATAAAATTCATAATATTTCTCCTATTCCAATATTTATCAAAAATAGCCATTAAAAAAGCCCCTACATTTCTATAGAGGCCCATATTTTAAACTAACTTATTTCTAAGTTAGTTAATTAGCTTACTGAGCTACTTGATACTGAACAATAACAACTGCAGAACCAGAACCAATACCAGAAGATGCAGCAACTGTGGCTGTCAACTGTGTAGCTGTAGCTTCTGTTACGAAGCATTCAGAAACATACAAACCTTGTGTTTGTGGATCGTTTTCTGTTGTTGTCATGTAAGCTGCAACTGCGCCTGTCTTACCAACGGACATTGTAGCACCCGAGTCAATTGTTGTAACATTAACCTTAACAGAAAGAACTGTTGCACCAGCTGGCATAGAACCAGTTGGCATAGGAATGTTTGTTGTACCGTTAGCATTCAACGGAACTACTACCTGGAACGCCTTGATAGCACCAGCAGAAGCACCAGAAGCAATAGCTTGATCAACATATTGCTTGTTGGTTAAGTCATTAGCACCAAGGTTTGTAGCATAATCAGTAGCTGTTGGGCCAGAGATGCTTACCTTTGTTGCCGAGCTTGTACCAGCTGGGATAACTACGGAAATACCGTATTGACCAACGCCGCCTGTAGAACCACCGCTTAATGTTAAACCAAGGTTACCACGAACTGTTAACGCTGTACCTGCGTCGGACTGGATTAAGCCAGCACCAACTGGGCCAACAACAACAGAACCTGTACCGTTAGGCATAAGCACTAAATCGCCGTTTGTAGCTGTAGCGGAAATCATGGAGTTACCGAACGGATCGGAGTTACCAATTGTTGTTGAACCAACTGTTAATGTAGGAACAAGGCCAGCGCCAACTAATGCATATGATAAGTTCGAGTCTTGTGCAAGAGCACCAGTACCGTTACCGAAAATCAATTCGTTAGCAACAAAGCTTGTAGCACCAGTTCCACCGTGTGCTACGTCAACTGTGTTAAGTTGTAACGAAACTGCACCAGCGGAAGCTGTAGCTGTAATTGCGCTGTCTGCGCTGCTGATTGTTAATGTCGAACCAAGTGCAACTGTACCTGTACCGCTGTTAGCAGCCAATGTAAGTGTACTGTTTACAAGTTGTGTATTTGTAACACCAGCTGCCTTAATTGTAACATCACCAGCTGTAGTTGCGAAACTTGCAGCGTTGAATGTTGCAACACCCCTCTGGCTAGCAGAAGCGTCGGCAGCAGTAATTGTGTACGAAGAACCAGTGACAGAAGTGATAATGCCTTGGCCGGATGTACCCTTAACGTCAAGTGTACCACCTAATGTAGCTGTACCAGTACCTGTATCGCCATCCAATGTTAATGTGCTGTTTGCAAGCATTGCATTTGTAACACCAGCTGGAGCAATTGTAAGACCTGTAGCAGATTGTGCTAAACCAGAACCTGTATCAAGTAACAAACCAACTGTCTTGTTTGGTGATGTACCTTGTAACTGAACTGCATTACCAGATGTTGTTGTAACGGCTAATGTACCACCAGCTTGTGATAAACCATCGCCAGATACGACAGAAATTGTTGTACCAGAAACACTAACTGCACCAGCACCGCTATAAGCACCAGAACCAGAGAACTGAGCCCAAGTCTGTGTAGCAAAGCTTGTAAGTGGATCAACTGTTTGTGTCCAACCTGTATTAGCTACTGTACCTTCTGTAACGAATACTGCTGCACCAGAAAGTGATGCAGGTGTTGATGCATCAGCTGAACGAGCAAATGTTGCTGTTACGCCAGATACTGTTGCAACGTAGATACCGTTTTCAGCTGGATTTGTTTGACCTGTTAACAATACGCGATTACCTGTAACAAGTGTTACACCATCGACTAAGCTAGAGTTACCAGCAAGAACAACGTTTGTTGGAGATAAAACTTCAACTGCATCTTTCCAAGATAAGCCAGAAACTGCATTGTCAACATACGCCTTGTTTGCCGCATCAGAAGCATTAACTGGATCTGGAAGACCAGTTACTGTTGCACCACTGGACATTGTCAAGTTACCGGACATTGTATCGCCAGTTGTGTTTACATATGTACCATCAACAAGAGTTGTGATGTCAGATGTTGTTACTGCTGTGTTACCTGTAACACGACCGAAACCATCAAGTGTAACCTTAACAAAAGAACCTGTAGCTGCTTGTGTAACTGCTGCAAGGTCGATTGTTGCCGATGTTGTGTCGCCATCACCATTTGTTACAACGATATTACCTGTTGTACCTGTAATAGATTCTGTAGACAATGTACCATCTGTGTGGCGAACTACGAAACCAACTGTGGACAAGCCATCAAGTTGTAGCATGTTACCAGTAACATTAAGTGTTGGAGCACCAGCTACGCCATCGCCATTTGTAAACGAAATACCTGTTGCCGTGGAAGTAATTGTACGACCAGCTAATGTACCGTCTGTTGCGCGAGAAACAATACCTGTACCAGCGAATGCATTAAGTTGTGCAAGGTTACCTGTTGTACCGAATGTTGTTGTACCAGCAAGACCGAACGGGTCGGAAACTGTTAAACCACCGGAAACTGCAAGTTCTACAGAAGTATATGTATCAGCACCAGTCTGAACCATATAACCTGTTGATGTCTTAGCTGCTAAAGCTGTTAAACCAGCATCATATGCTTGAACGCCAGAAGTTGCACCAGGTGCTGCCTGTGCCCATACGTTAGAACCATTTGAAAAGATTACGTTTCCAGCTGCTGTGGAAGGGAAAATTTCATTAAGGTTGTTATCTGTGCTTACAACGTCAGCAATTTGTTGAATTGCGTTTGTAAAGCTTGTTGGGTCAATTAATACACCAGTAACGTTTGTGAAACCAGCCATGTTGTATGTACCATCAGCATTAACCGCTGCACCTAACGATGCTTCGATAGCGTCAACTTCGGCTTGCAATGTTGATGCAGAACCGCCTGTTGCTAAAGGCATCCAAACTGTACCGTTGAAGTATTCAACGATAGATGTTGCTGGTGTGTCGTTATTAACACGGACCATACCTGTTGCGCCTGTTGGGCGTGAACCGGAACCGCCTACTGGAGCAATAAATGCACCGGAACCGTCGAACTGGAATACACCAGCGCCTTGACGGCTTAATGTTGTATCGCCAGCAACGCTAATTGTAGCGCCAGTTGCCGATAATGCTAAATTACCAAGCGTAGCTGTAAGGTCGCCAGTTGTAGCTGTAAGAGCCGAAGCTGTTGCCGCCGAATCTGTTGTACCGTTAGCTGCCTTGAAATTGAATGTGCCTGCATTGTTTACAAGCTTTGCTCCGCCTTTACTGAACTGTAGCGAACTACCTACGCCAATAAGACCGAAATTTTTTACGTCTGCCATTTTAAGAATCTCCTAGTTGTGAAGCCATTGTGGCTTTCTTACCTGTTATTTATCTAACTTATCATTTATCACACATAAGATACAATGATTTGCGCTGACCCAACCGATGCTGATGCCTTCGTAAATGACGCTGTGATTTCTACGTCCCCTTGCAATGTATCTGTACCAAATAGTATGTCTGTCGTTGTTGTGTAAGTTCCTGCTACTGTCAGATCAATAAGATCTGTTGTCATCAAACCTGAGGACACCGGTGGCGGACTAGACGGGTTGTACACTTGGTAACCAATTTCTAATAATGATGCCATATTAAATGGTACTGTTACTTCCACTGTTATCAATGTTACTCTACGTCCTGTGCTTATCTGCCCAATATTTATCGACGCTGAGCTGGCCGTTGTAAGGGTATATTCCAACGACTTTGCGTCTGTAGTTGCACTATCTTGGTTGCTTGTTTCTTGCCAGACAGAACCATTATATAACCACATACTCCATTCTCCGACATTATTACCGTTAGCATCTGCGCTATCGATAACATATGCCTGATCTCCAACATACGGTGTAAGTCCTGCCAACGCTGCAAGATTTGCTACTACAACCGATGTTGTTGTTCTTATACCTTCGGCAATATACATACCGCAGGCTTTTACTCCGTTTTCAACGGATATTAATCCATAATCACCAGACGGCGATCCTGTTACATCTAAGAAGTCAATCGGACGTGAGTCAACTGCTTCGAATCTAGCTATATACTGCGTAGATGCCGATGTACTATTTGCTAAGCCTGAGCCCGATGCAGTGCCTGCAAAATATACGCTATTAATATCGGCCTGTCCGTTAACTATTGTAATTGCTGTACCGGCACTATTTGTTAACGTTAGTACACTCGATGTACTTGTAGCAATAATATTGGGTATAGCCGCATTATTGATAGATGTTGCCATATTGTCGGTTCTAGCATATCCTGCATATCCCGCATCTGTTGAGCCAATATTAAATGTTACCAGTGTACCGTTAATATATGCTGTAGCATATGGCATAGTAATATTCAGCACTGGTTCACCATATGTAGGTGATATTAATGATATGTTAGTAGATACCGATGATGGCTGTAATACTTTAGTTGCAGTTACTCCAGATAAAGAACTAACCGCCGATGCCGCAGATACAAGGTCATCTAGCGAGCCAGTTCCGCCTATTGTTGCATTTTGTTCATTAATTTGAACTACATTACCGGGAGTAGTTGTACCATCTGGTACAGTGCTAACCGATACAGAGTGAGTATTGTTTCTAATTTTTAGATAAATCTGCGATCCACCCGGTGTAGTTGTTAACCCACCAGGGTTTGCAGGATCAGTATAGATTATATCACCGATGTCGCCGGGTAATGTATCTAAAAAGTCGGTAATTTTCTGTACAGGATTAAATGTAAACCAACCGCCTATAGTATCTGATATAGATGTTATTCTACCAATTGGTATTGTTGACGAATTAGATGCTAATACAAAACTGTGGGTTGCGGCGCTGGTGCCCACTACATCGTTAAGTTGGAATAAATTACCAGTTTGATATAATGGGAAATCGTACTGAAGATTAATATATTCAAATCTGCTTAACAAGTTAGTAAAGAAATTAGCTGAAACACCTGATGGTGGTACAGGGTCAATTTCAGGTACACCGGAATCACTTACATTGAATGCAACATAATATCCCAATGGAGGAGATCCGTCACCTTGTTGAGTAACATCTCTAAATGTGTTATATCTGTAAATATCTTGTACTATAAATGTTATACTATTTGTTGTTTTAGCTGTCACACTTATAATTTGCCATGCGCCGCCTGTTGCTGTATTAGCAATCCATTGACCAACAGAAATATCTTGCCCGTTATATGCACCCGGTTGTCTTGTTTGATATGAACTCTGTAATTGCTGCGATACATCGCAGGTAACAGACCATCTATATGGGTTTTGTTGTGGATCTGGTGTAGGATTCCCAGGCGGTACTGGGAATAAACTAGGATTATACCACGGCATATTAGCCACCGGTGTTATAAGCGTGATGCTAAGTTCTATAGACTTCAGTGGAATATTTAAAAACGACATATTAGAATCCGAATACTACCATCAAGTATGCTCTTAAGCCAAGGCCGCCGACAGCGCCGGTTGCACCTTGTGTAAGTATTAATGTAAGCACGTTGGTTGCTGTAAAGCTTGTTAAAATTGCAGGCGATGCTACTGTGCCGCCACCTACAAATGCATTTGTACTATATGCTGTAATATCCTTCGAGAAGAAATTATTAGAAGAAGTATTTTGTGCATAAGTCATAATAGATTTAGGTGGATTTGATTTACCAGTAAATGCGTATGTTGTTGTACATGCTGCACCACTTGTAATAGTTGCTGTAACACCCGATGTCTGTGAAACAAAACAAGAACCGCCAGCACCAGTCATAGCGCCGCCTGAACCAGTATCATATTGCCATATTACAATTTCAGGCGAACTAGATCCACCGCCACCAGTGATTGTTGTATTAGTAACACCTGTAACACGACCATACGCATCAACTGTCATTACAGGAACTTGTGTAGCACTACCGTAGGTAGCAGGTGTTACTGCTGTGGTTGCTAAATCAAGTGCAATGTTACCACTTGTTGTTACTGGAGAACCAGAAACTGTTAAGCGTGAAGATGTAGTAGTTACACCAACTGATGTAACTGTACCTGATCCACCGCCACCTGAGCCATTTGCTGCGCTTGTAATTCTACCGTTTGCATCAACAGTAATATTTGCGTTAGTATACGAACCTGCTGTTACTGCTGTAGGTGCAAGAGCAAGTGCAAAAGTACCAGATGAAGTAATAGGAGATGCACCAGTTACCGTAATATCGGAGGTACCTGTTAAACCAACTGATGTAACTGTGCCTGCACCTGCGGTGCCATTGCTTGCTGCTGTAATACGACCCTGTGCATCAACAGTGATGCTTGCCAACGTATAGCTACCTGCTGTTACTGCTGTATTTGCTAATGCAATTGTACCAGTAGTTGTTATTGTGCCACCACTTAATCCTGTACCTGCTACAATAGATGTAACAGTACCACTTCCGCCGCCTGAACCATTTGCTGCTGCTGTAATACGACCATATGCATCAACTGTAATATTAGCTGCCGTATATGTTCCGGCTGTTACCGCTGTTGTTGCTAAATCAAGTGCAATGGTACCTGTTGTTGTAACCGGAGATCCAGACACTGTAATACGCGCCGGTGTTGTAGAAACTGCAATTGATGTAACTGTACCGGAAGCATAGCTATTTGGGTTAGTAGCAGGATATGCGCCTAACGCGGTTAATGCTGCTGCCGCTGTTGTTGCACCGGTGCCGCCGTTTGCTACCGCAAGTGTACCACCAAGAGTTAATGTACCGGAAGTGGTTATTGGACCACCAGCAAGTGTTAAACCTGTTGTTCCACCAGAACCTGTTACGCTTGTAACTGTACCTGATTGGTAGTTATTTGGGTTGGTTGTTCCGTTATACGGAGTGTATCCAAGACCAGTAGTAATTTGGCCACTTGTAAGCGTCAATGCACCACCTAGTGTCAAATTACCTGTGCTTGTAACAGTTCCGCTTAGTGTCAACCCACTTACTGTGCCTGTTCCACCGACTGAAGTAACTGTACCGCTACCTTTGCTGTTGAAAGTTGTCCAATCTGCTGCGCTTAATGCACCGCGGTTTGTTGCAGAAGCAGTAGGAATGTTTAATGTGATAACTGGTGTTGTTGTGCCTGTAGCAACAGAAGAACTTACGTCAGTACCGGTTGTTCCCAATGTAAGGGCTGCAACCGAAGTGACTGTACCTGTATTACTTGTATAACCGGATGGGTTAGTTGCGTTATATGGAGTAAAACCTAAGCCAGTAGTAATTTGACCACTTGTAAGTGTCAATGCACCACCTAGTGTTAAGCTTCCAGCTGTAGTAACCGTACCTGTTAATGTCAAACCACTAACTGTGCCTGTACCTGCTACCGAAGTAACTGTGCCGCCACCGCCACCTGAACCGTTTGCTGCTGCCGTGATACGACCATATGCATCAACAGTGATATTTGCTGCTGTATATGTGCCAGCCGTTACCGCTGTTGTTGGTAATTCAATATTTAATGTACCTGATGTAGTAACAGGGCCACCTGTTGCTGTTAATGTTGTAGAAGTTAATCCAACAGAAGTAACAGAACCATTACCATTGGCAGTCCAAGAAACATTAGTTCCGTCTGTTGTTAAGAACTTACCAGTATTTCCAGTTTGTGCAGGTAATATTGCGTTTGCTGCACCAGCCTGAGTAGTTGCACCTGTACCACCATTTGCTACAGCAAGAGTACCGGCCATCGTAATAGTGCCGGATGTTGTAATAGGGGAACCTGTAAATGTTAAGCCTGTTGTACCACCTGCAACAGAAACGCTAGTAACTGTGCCGCCACCAGTAATTGCTGTGTTTGTTACACCAGTAATACGTCCCTTGCCATCTACAGTAAACACAGGAACTTGAGTAGCACTACCGTATGTGCCTGCCGTTACCGCTGTGTTAGATAATGCTAATGCATATGTTCCGGATGTTGTAATTGGCGAAGTACCTGTAACTGTGACATCAGTAGTACCAGTTAAACCAACTGATGTAACCGTACCTGATTGATAGTTATTTGGGTTAGTTGCATTATAAGGAGTAAAACCTAAGCCAGTAGTAATTTGATCACTTGTAAGTGTCAATGCACCACCGAGTGTTAAACTGCCACTCGTAGTAACTGTGCCAGAAAGCGTTAAGCCGCTAACAGTACCTGTACCTGCCACCGAAGTAACGGTACCAGTGCCTGCTGTGCCATTTGCTGCGGCGGTGATACGCCCGTATGCATCAACAGTGATATTTGCGTTTGTATAACTACCTGCTGTTACTGCTGTTGTTGCTAGATCAAGTGTAATTGAACCACTCGATGTAATTGGATTGCCTGTTGCTGTAATACGTGAAGGGTTTGCAATGACGCTAACAGATGTAACTGTACCAGATCCACCACCTCCACCACCGATAGGTGTTTCAACACCTACGGAGTTTAGTGAGTAAAAAGTACCGTCTGTTTTTGCGTATAGTAAAATCTTGCCTGCTGTTGGCAATGAATAAGGTGTTGTATCACCTTGAACAAGCATAAGATCTGATGGAAATGTCATAGAATTGCAATTCTCCCGTTGTTAATAACGTGACCAACTATTTCAAGTCTTCCCGTTACAATATATTGATGCCTTGTGGCTATGGTAAATGTTTCTGTAGTTGAACCATCAGCTGGCAGTAAATCACTTACTGTTATATCAACTGGTGTTGTTACTACCGAAGTTACCAATCCTTTGTTATTTACCGTTACTACGGAGATATTAGATGAATCTCCGTAAGTACCTGGTGTGGCGTTTACTGTTGCTAATGTTAGCGGTAATGCAGTTGAATTTCCTGTGCCTGTAGACACACCAGTAGCATCACCCGATGCTGTAATTGTTTGGTCACCTGTGTTTGTTCCACTTAAATTTGAACCAGTAACTGTGCCTGTTGCTGCTACGCTTGTAGGAGTAATTGCACCTAATCCAATATTTAATGTGCCTGCGCCTGTAATAGGCGATCCGGAAACTGTTACACCTTGTGCGCCTGCGGCCGCTACAGAAGTGACAGTACCTGTTGTTAGTGGAATACCTATGTTATTTACAGAAGTAATACGACCATATGTATCGACAACAATTTGTGGTACAGTAGTTGAACTACCATATGTACCTGCTGTTGCGCCTGATGTTGCTAAGTCTACCGTAATAGATCCACTATTTGTGATTGGCGAACCTGTGCTTGTTATTCTACCTGCGGTACCATTTACTGTTACAGAAGTAACCGAACCATTACCAGTACCAGGAGTATAACCTAAAGCTGTTGTTACTTGGCCACTTGTTAATACTAGTGTGCCGCCAAGTGTTAAATTACCAGATGTTGTAACTGATCCAGTTAGTGTTAAACCGCTTACTGTTCCTGTACCGCCTACAGATGTTACGCTACCTGTGCCAGGAGTATATCCTAACGCTGTTGTAACATCCGAACTTACCAATGTAACATTTCCTGTGCGACCATTAAAGCTTAACACTTCTGCTGCTTCTGCTGTCCAAGAAACAGTAGTTCCGTCTGTTGTTAAATATTTGCCTGCATTACCTGTTTGAGCAGGTAACAACGCATTTATAGCATTTACCGCTGTTGTTGCACCTGTACCACCGTTTGCAATAGAAAGCGTTCCACCAAGTGTTAGCGTTCCTGCTGTAGTAATTGGGCCACCGGCTAATGTTAAGCCTGTAGTTCCGCCTGATCCTGTTACGGATGTAACAGTACCTGTGTTGCTTGTATATCCTGCTGGATTTGTTGCGTTATATGGCGTAAATCCGAGACCTGTTGTAATCTGTGTGCTAGTTAATACTAAAGAACCGCCAAGAACTAAATTACCCGAACTTGTTACAGTCCCTGATAAGGTTAAGCCACTTACTGTACCAGTACCACTAACACTTGTAACTGTGCCACCTGCTGCGCCGCTAATTGGGATGTTTGTAACATTTGTTACACGACCTTTTACGTCAACAGTAAATTGTGGAACACTTGCGCTAGATCCGTATGTACCTGGTGCAACTGTTGTATTAGAAAGTGCAAGACCAAAGGAACCCGTAGTAGTTATAGGTGAAGTACCTGTGACTGTAACATCAACAGAGCCAGTTAATCCTACCGACGTGACAGTACCAGTATTACTCGTATAACCAGCAGGATTAGTAGAATTGTAAGGGACATAACCTAATCCTGTTGTAATTTGTGCGCTAGTTAATACTAAAGAACCACCAAGAGTTAATGCACCTGTAGAAGTAACGGTACCCGATAATGTTAATCCGCTTACATTACCTTGGCCAGTTACAGAAGTAACTGCGCTAGAAATATAACCTGCAGGGTTAGTTGAATTATATGGAGTATAACCTAATGCTGTTGTAACGTCATTATTAGTTAATGTAATAGCACCTGTTCGTGTGTTGAACGATGTTACACCACCAGATACTCCGTTAACTGCAGAAGTAATACGACCTTTAGAATCGATTGTTATGTTTGCATTAGTATATGAACCAGCAATTACTGTAGTATTTGCTAAATCAATTGCAAATGAACCTGATGTAGTAATTGGACTACCGCTAACTAATATTGCTGCAGAACCTGTTGCACCTACGCTCGTTACTGTACCTAAGTTACTTGTGTAACCTGCTGGATTTGTAGAGTTATACGGAGTATAACCAAGAGTAGTTGTAATATCTGCTGCTAATACTAAAGAAGTAGCAGTTACTAAACCTTTACCGTTAACTGTTACCTTTTGAAAGGAATTAGTTACTGGCGAGCTATTTACCGTCGCTAATGTAGTTGGGAAACTTGTTTTACCTGAACCAGTTACATCACCGGTTAACGTAATAGTTTGATCACCTGTATTTGTACCAGTGCTAGATCCACTAAAATTGCTACCCGAAATTGTGCCAGTTGCTGTTACGCTGGTTGGCGTAATATTACCTAAAGTTAATGTTATGGCCGGTGTGGATGTTGGGTTAGCAACAGAGCCACTAACGCCATTAGCCGATACAACAGAAACTGTTGTAACCGTACCTAATGTAGTCGGCTTGTTTATAAGGTCATTATAATCACCGGTAGTAGCCACAGTAGCAAGACCTGAAATATTCGAAGCTGGTATAGTGGTAGAGTAGACCAGCTGTGTTCCAGCTGAATTCCATTTTACATAACCGCTCGGAAGCGAAGGTTTGGCAGTATCACTTAACCCAATGAAACTAAAACTGCTATTTGTTGGAATGACCGGTTTGTTTAGCAGAGTATTATAGTCTACGAACTGGTTTTGCCATAGACTAGTTAATGCGTTATATACTAATGCCTGCCCATCTGCAAGGGTAGGATTAGGACTATCTACTGTAGGTGTAACATTTAATAAGTCACCTAATTTTTGTGCCGTGCCTGACCCACCAACGTCTGCGTTAACGTATGCTTTTCTTACAGCATCGTAACGAAGCCCTTGGCCGTCAACAATATTCTTAATATAAAATGTTGGGACATATTGATTTAACAGAGCATTTTGACCAACTATCATATTCTATTCCTTATAAGCTCAATAATACTGAATCAATTTGGCCCCATTGCCAATCTTGCCACGCCTGATCTACTGTGATAGGCGCTATATAATCTCGTGTCAATACTGCTCTTAGGTAAACGAAGTTACCCATAAACGTTGTTGCCATAGAGCCAGTATCGCCGCCATTTGAACCGGTAGGTGCCATTGGATCAACTGGGAAAGTCATAAATGGTGTATTCACATCGCCCCAAAGATTCATTTTAATATAAAACCAATCTTCTGGTTGAGGGTCTAATGCTAGTGTGCCTTGTAAACCAAATCCGCCTACAAAATTCTGATATATTACTTGTACGGTGTGAATACCGTCAGTATAGCCATAGTAAGCATCGGCTCTGATAGGCTCACCGAACGCATTCCATTTGGTTCCTGTGTTTGTGAGCATATAAACTGATTTTCTAATTGCCATAGTATTCCTCTTTACTGTTATTTATCAGAAAAGGATAATAATTAACGCCCGTAAAAAAGCCCCTTGCGGGGCTTTTTTATCTACCTGGTTTTAATTTAAACTATTGTTACTGTAGGCATATGTGGGTGCGTTTCGATGCGAAGTTCGTCACCACCTTGATCTACTACAATACGGCCACCATCTTTAAGTGTACCAAATAGGATTTCCTTAGACAATGGCTTCTTAACCTTTGTTTCAAACAAGCGTTCGAATGGTCTTGCACCCATAAGCGGATCTAATCCGTTTGTAGATAACCAGTCGCGTGCAGCTGATGTAACAGTCAATGTAATGTTCTTTGGTTCCAACATTAGTTCTGTCTTTTCGATTTCTGCATTAACAATCATACGCATTTCTTCTAAGCCAAGTTTGTTGAACTTAATAGTAGCATCTAAACGATTGCGGAATTCAGGAGTAAACAGACGCTTTAATTCCGCATCAACTGCGCTGCTATTATCTTGATTTCCAAAACCAATGCGCTTACGTTCTGCATCTGCTGCACCTGCATTGGCAGACATAATAAGAATAATATTGGAGAAGTCAACAGTCTTACCCTTGCTGGAAGTTAAGCGGCCATCATCCATAACTTGCAATAGAACTGTAAACACTTCTGGTGCAGCTTTTTCAATTTCGTCAAGCAACAATACACAGTTTGGATTAGCATCTACTTCGGCAATAAGTTGACCTTCACCCATCTTACCTTCGCCGTGTCCAACATATCCCGGAGGAGCACCAATAAGTTTGGAGATAGAATGCTTTTCCATATACTCGGACATATCAAAACGTACAAGTTTTACGCCAAGCAATTCTGCAAGCTTCTTGGCTGTGTAAGTCTTACCAGAACCAGTAGTACCTGTAAACAAGAAATTACCAATTGGTTTAACAGGATTACGCAATCCAGACTTAGCCATATAGATTGCTTCTACTAGCGATACAATAGCTTCGTCTTGACCATATACCTTGTTCTTCAAACGTGGTTCTAAGTTAGCAAGTGCATCATTTGCCTTAATGTCCATCATATCCATTGGGATCTTAGCAATCTTAGATGCTTGTTCAAGCACCTGTTGCACTGTAACAGTGAGTTTTTCTTCTAGTTTAGCTACTGCACCAGCAGCATCCATAATGTCCAGTGCTTTGTCTGGGAAGAATTTGTTCTTCATATAACGATCGGCCAAATCAACACATTGATCTGTTGTTCCGGGTTCGTATGTAACACCGTGGAATTTTTCGTAGTATTTTTGTACGCCAGCAAGTATTTGCTTTGTTTCTGCAACTGTCGGTTGCACAATATCGTACTTCTGGAAACGACGCAGCAATGCCTTGTCTTTTTCGAAGTGTTCGTGAAATTCATCGTATGTGGTAGCGCCAACGCACATAAGCTGGCCTTTGGCCAACATAGGCTTGAGTAAGTTACCTGCATCCATTGTACTACCGGTCGATGAACCAGCACCAAGTACCATATGAATTTCGTCAATAAACATAATGACGTTACCCAACTTCTTAACTTCGTCAAGCACACCTTTAAGGCGCTCTTCAAAGTCACCGCGGAATTTAGTACCAGCAATTAGTGCACCAATGTCCAAGCTGTAAACAACTTTGTCTTGCAATGCTTTTGGCACATCTTTTTCAACAATCTTTAGAGCTAGGCCTTCCGCAAGAGCTGTTTTACCAACCCCCGGTTCACCTACATAAACTACATTGTTTTTCTTACGACGTGCTAAGATTTCAATTGTGTCTCTTACTTCTTTAACACGGCCAATAACAGGATCAATAGTACCATCTGCTGCCTCTTTGTTTAGGTTTCTTGCATACAAATCAAGCGGACTTTCTTCAGCAGACGCTGCTTTTTCATCATTCTTACGCAAGAATGCAATAATCTTTTCACGGCTAATACCATTCTTAGCAAGGAAGTAATATGCGTGACTTGTTTCTTCACTAAGGATACTAAGCAATACGGCTTCGGAAGTTAATTCATTGCGCCCACTAAACACAAGCTGAGTTAGCGCCCGCTGCATTGTTCGTTGAAGAACTGTAGTGCGTTTAGCGGGAACATCTTTTAGTGCGTCGGGCTTCTTAAGTGCAGGGTCACCTAGAAATGTAATAACTTCGGTCTTTACTTTAGCAGGTGTGCTACCAATACCGATAATAAGTTCGTTAACTTCTTTTTCGTGCATTAACGAAAGCAGAATATGCTCTAGTGTTATATATTCGTGATTGTTATCATTTGCAATACTAACTGCACGTTCAATCATCTTCTCAACTCTTTTGGTACTCATTTTATTCCTTAAATTGTCAACATACTACGAGGCTGCATTGTTTTTAAGAATGCAATTTGTTCAGGTGTTAGATTTTTTGGTGTAGTAACGGTAATTCTAATCATCAAATCACCTGACCTATCGGTTTCGGGATTTTTCATACCTTTGCTGCCCAATCTAACAACCTGACCAGTCTGTATACCGGCAGGTACAGTAAATTGTAACACAGCATTATCTAAATGGTCAAGTTGTACATCAATACTCAGCATTGCCTCAATTGCAGTTATCTCGATATCAACTAATAAATCGTCATTTGATCTTTTAAATTTAGGGTGCTGTAAAATATTTATATCGTATATTGCATTATCGTGAATAAATCTTGTTCCATGGCGCACACCTGCTGGAATATTAATAGTTGCACCGCCTGGCAATTTTAATTGTTTGCCAATATATGCATCTTCTAAAGATATATTAATTGCGTGGCGCTGTTGTTGTGCCCGTGTTTGATTGAACATATTACCAAACGGGTGATTTCCGCCAAACATACTACCAAATATTTCATTGATGTCGACTGTATGATGGAACTGACCACCTGCGCCGCCCGGATTAAACCCACCTCTACCAAAGTTTGGATCAGTAGATGCGTGACCATGTTGGTCGTATGCAGCACGTTTCTGAGGTTCACTTAAACACTCATATGCTTCTTTTGCTTCCTTGAATTGCAGCTCGGCAGCAGCCTTATCACCTTCAGCAACTCGGTCTGGGTGAAATTTCATCGCAAGTTTACGATAGGCTTTTTTGATGTCATCTTCGGATGCACCTTTAGCAACGCCGAGAATCTCGTAGTAATCCCGTTTGCTCATGTTAAGCTTTCTTTACAATCTGTAAATAATTCGGCCCAGATTCATATCATATGGGCTCATTTCAATTTCTACTACGTCATCCAAAATGATTTGAATATTGTTTTTGCGGATTTTGCCGCTTACTACTGCATTCATAATATGCCCATTATCTAGTGTAACTTTGAATCGGGCACCAGGACTTGCATCAGTAATGCGTCCTCTTGTAACTATCACATCATCTTTAGCCAAGTTTTATCCTCTGTATTTAATTTCGGTGTTCTTTAACAACATAACTTTATCGTCTTTACCAACGCATAGATAATTGTCAATTGGCATAACATCATAAACACCTAACATGCCTGTAAGTACTGTAGCTTCTATTGGGCGGTTTGTCAATTTGAATGCGGATTCGCCTAATAGGTTACGACCAATAACTGTATCGTAATCGCCGACGTCGATAACTTCTGCAATAATCTTCCTCGAACCTGTACCCAATGTCATATTATTGCCTTCAAAATTCCAGTACATAATATGTGCATCTTTTAAGAATGATTTTACATTTTCTTCTAACGATTCTTTCATAAACTCATCCTTGGTAATATTTTCTTCTGGGTCAACAATAACGTGACTATATAATTCTGGATCTTCTGGAGAAAATTCATTACCGTCGGATAGATATGTTCTTACCTTCCAATCTGTCTTGCCTGCCACATTTTTTACATCACGTAACAAGGCCTTGAATTTTTCCGGGAATGACTCATCCCTTGACATTTCAACGAATACAAGATATCTGCCATCGTCGTCTGTATTTGGACTTACTTCGGTATCAAGTACATCTACTACGCCACGTTGAATAAACGTATTAAGATCATCTGCGGGGTCTTTGTCTGTAAGGTAAAATGCAACAACAATAATGCTGTCATTGTCGCCGGATTTTGGCTCGAATTCGTCTATAGATACAGCAGGTAATATAGTACCTTTAAGATCTTCGTTCTTTAGGCTCATTGTGGTCCACCTTGTTGCATATCTTGACCACCTGCTCCACCAGACATATCCATACTACCCATGTCACCGCCCATTCCGCCTTGATCCATACCAGTTTGGTCCATGCCCATATCTTGCTCTGGCATTTCTTCATACGCATCGGCAAGTGCAGCATTAGTTTCTTCAATGTCTTGTGCAATGATATCATCAAGTTCGTCTAAACCGTGATTGATATACTTTAACGGCATGTCAATAGTAACCAACCATATTTCGTGTTCTGCCATTTTGGCTTTTTTAGACTCTGGATTTTGCCAATCTTCGGGGCCGTGTACTTTAACAGGCTTCTTGAATGTGCCTTTTCTAAAGTTAACTTTAGCACCAAGTTTAGTTAGGCGTAATCCTGCATCAGGATCGGGCATCATAGCATATGGATACATCCATACAGTCTTATACCAGTACCTACTGATAATAGGACCTTCCACTAATTCGCCAAGAATCCAGTTCTTGTATGCAAAAATCTCTGCATTGTCTAATGTGCGCTCAAACTCAAGCAAAGTATCAAGGATATTGTTACCCTTAGAAATACTCACTAAAGTCTTTTTAATACTATCAAGATCTGTCGACATTGTTATCCTCGTTTTTAGTATTTATCAATGTAAATGAAGATTTACTTTGTTTCGGATTTTAGGTGTTAAAATATGAACATTGGCCGATAATACGATAAATATCCTTGTATGCAAAATACATTCGATAAAACAATCGAAGTTCCTGTTAGTGGACTCGCTCCACTAAGTACCCCCTCGTCAGAAAATTTAATCACACTAAGGAGCACAACCTTGAGCAAAAATCGTAAAATGGCCAAAGTATCGCCAGTCCGTTCCACACCACATAATCAAACTGCACCAAAAGCTGACATTGTAGTTAGATTAGGTAATAGACATCACAAAAAAGTAGAATTACTTCCACGTAATACGGCCCAGGAGACGTATGTAGAAGCACTATTGGAAAAACGCATGGTATTCGCAGTCGGACCTGCAGGTACCGGTAAGACACTTTTAGCTGTATTAAGAGCTATACAAGCCCTTCGCTCGCAAGAGGTTACGAAGATTATTTTAACCCGCCCGGCAGTAAGTGTTGACGAAAAACACGGATTTTTGCCAGGCACTTTGAATGAAAAAATGGAGCCGTGGACTCGCCCTATATTTGACGTATTCGAAGAATATTATGGATTACAAGAAACCGCACGAATGCTAGAAGATGGTACAATTGAAATTGCACCGTTAGGCTTCATGCGCGGTCGTACATTCAAGAATGCTTACATCATTGCTGATGAAATGCAGAATGCTACACCTGATCAGATGAAGATGTTATTGACACGTATCGGCGAGAATAGCTCTATGGTTTTAACCGGAGACTTAAAGCAACATGATCGTGGATTCTCGCAGAATGGTCTTAAAGACTTCTTAGAGAGATTAGTGGGATATCGCAAAGATTCTATGCAAGTATGCAAATTTGGCAGAGAACATATCGAACGTGATCCATTAGTTGCAGATGTCTTAGAGATCTATGGAGAAGAAGATTAAAGAGAGTATGTAATATCTCTTAGAGATATTGTAGAGCTTACTTGCAGAGATGTAAGTAAGCTTTTTTTATGATCTAAGAGAATATAGTAAAATTGTGTCAGAATATGCGATATAAGTTGAGATAATATTTTTGACTAGAATCATAGACTGACGGTAGAGATATAGAAAGGGTATGTGTTTAACACCTGAGTTTCGGGACTCAGAATTTAAACACATACTTTTACTGACAGCGTCAATATAGGATGAAATATAACTTTAAACAGTGTCGGATTGATTATGTCAACTGTATCCTTGCGGATGTCATAGTAGGGCCTTCTTTACGGTCACTGCATAATGCTACTCGTCTTCAACCACTTATAGCGCAGCCTGTCGGGCATACCTTACATTCACTTACCGACAGCAACTTAATAATTTTTTATGATGCTACGTCTTTTCTAGATTCTAGAATGCACGATTTATCGGTAATATGTCTACCGGGAACATCAGGCCCCATGGAAGCTCACAGGATTACCGACTTTTTAGCCGGCTTGAGTATTGACTGCTATCAGGCAGTTTGTCTCAGTGCAATATTAACTTGGCGCACCAACCTTTATCTTCTTATTGTAGGACTACTTAGTGCCCCATTTAATTTTTTGCCAAAGTCGCTCGTGCAACCAATACCACGCAATCTTGGTAATAACTTCTAAACCACCAATTGCGATAGCAGTATGAATTTGACCTGTTATAAAGAAACTTATAACAATTGTATCTAGTGTACCACACACACGCCAGCTTAATGCTTTTACGATGCTTCGTAAATGCGATTCTTTTTTACTGAAACTGTGATCTTTTATTACCGCGGTAAGTACAATATCGTTATACGCCCACTTTGTTACAGCATAATCAAATTTAGTAGGTGGTACAAATGCTTTATTTGTATCTGCAAACCGACCCTCTTCGATTGTATTCATCCAGATTGTTATATCTGCATCAAACACTGCTCTGTATTCATCGGTAGGGCATACAAAGTCGCATATAGCAAAATCGGTACCTGCAGAATCAGCCATATCGCGCATACGTTTAACTTGACGCATCCGACCTTCGGGACTGAAATCCCAATCATCGTGTTCTTTGCGTACAGCATCAGCATTATACCACGCAATCGTGTGTTTAAGCATTAGCCGTTTGACTAATTCTTGACTGAACGTTGTTTTGCCCGACCCGGGTAATCCTAATACAAGTATCCGTTTTGTCATTTTGTTATAATATCGTAGATTTCTTTCCAGTTCTTAACAATTGGATACGATGCTTCGTGATCCATGTTATGACCGTGCTCAACTAATATACTATTTAACCCTATATTATGTCCTGCATCGGCGTTTTCTGGCTTGTCTTCTATCCACCACATTCCTGTGTTTTTATACGGTGCTAGTGCTTCATCTTTGTCTGCACCTGTTTCAAGACAGATAACTTTTTCGATAGCATCGCCGAATAACTTATGTAAGTTCATTTCGCGTAACTTACCGGCATTTTCATCTAGCGACAAACTAGTGATAACACGAATTCTGTATCCATGTTCTTCGTACAGGCGCTTAACATAAAACATACTATCGCGCAATGCAGGTAAGAAACCAATTGCAGCAGATTCGTTGAATAGTTTAATGGAGCGTTTTGCTTCGCCTGGCGTTAGGTCGTTGTAGTGATGATGCAACATATAGGTCTTCTTATGGCCTTCGGCGTGTGTAAATCCGCGCTGTTGCATCCATACACTAAATGCCCATTCCCAATCTAACAAGACGCCATCGGCGTCTGATAGGATAATGTTCTTTAATTTTTTCATACCGTTTCTGGTTTATCAAATACTGTTCTTGCACGCACATTACCAAATTGGTCAGCAAACACTTCGGTGTCATTTACGACAACAGGTTCTGTGACTTGTAATCCAACGTATGCACTATCCAATTCGCGCATTTCTTTTTCATATTTCTTACGAACATACGAATCAAATTGCTCATACGATTCCATTTTAATACGTGATCCACTAATTAGCTTTCTATTGGTATAATCCGCAATAGCTGTAGATTCGGTAAGATGTCGATTACGTAGTTGATTTACAAACTCAACCTTTTCCGAAATATCCCACACTGGCTTAATATTTTTTTTGCCAGGAGTCTTCAAAACGTGTTTATGCGTCAAGACAATGTATACAGTTTCTTTTTTCATTTAATTAATACCTTTCGCTACTTGTTCTAATTCTACAAATGTCGCACTGAGATTTATTTCTCTATCAGAGCATTGGTTATCATTAACAAGGCCGTCCCTGATAACAATAATTGCCTGGTCTTCTTTATTCTGATCACCATCTGCCCAGATTTCTAAATTCTGATACATAAAGCGGAATATGTCTTCATACTCGTCTTGTTGTACTTGTGTGCAAATTAGCTTTCTAGCCTCAGTATACTTTTTAGATCTAAAAAGTGCGACCATATCAATCTTATAGTCTGCTACTACTTCACTTCCTTCGTCAGGCAATGATAACTTGCCACCAAACGAATTAGCTTGGATCATGCTAATCCCTCTGCGTAAATCCGGATATGTTGAACCAACAATAGATTCTAATGCATCCGCATCAATCTCTACACTTTCTTTGGTTAAGATATCAATTAAACGCATATAGAATTCGCTAGTATCTAGCTTTTCGATGTGCATTCTGCCGGTTTCGCAGCGTGACTTAATAGCAGGTATAACTTTGTGCGGGTAGTTGCAAGTGAGCAAAAATCGCACGGAATTCGCGTATTTTTCCATCGTCCCGCGCAATACTCCTTGTGCTGCAGGGGACAACCCGTCTGCTTCGTCTAAGAAGATATAGCGCATATCGCCTACACCCATAGTTTCCGAAAACTTAGTAACAGTGTCGCGAATAAAGTCGACACCGTTATCCCTTGATGCATTTACTTCTAACACGTCAAATGGATCAATACCAAGTTCGTGTAGTAGGACTTTAATTAGTGTTGACTTTCCTGTTCCAGGCGCACCCGATAACAACATATGCGGTAATGCCTTTTGGGTAATCCACTGATCAATTTGCTTACGTTGTTTTGTATCTTTAAATACATAACCGTCAATGCCCTTAGGCCTGTACTTTTCAGTCCAGAGTTGCTTCATTATAATTCTTTCTTAGAATGCGTGTGTTGTTGTATGTTCTGAGAAAATTTCTGTTTCCGGATCTGTATCGGATACTAACATAACAGATTGAGGATATTCCACGCCCCACAACTGAATGTAAGATCCGTCTTCTTGTCGTACTTTAAGCATACGAGTCCAACGGCCATTCTCAATAAGAATCCATTGACCTTCTTGAATATCCATTACGCCTTCGCCAATGGAGAATACGCGACCCCAGCGTGGGCGAATACCTTCACTCTTACCATTGTCATCCGGAATAATAATTCCCTTAACAATACGCGACCCACGCTCTAAGTCTGTAACTAACACTTTCTTTGGCATTGCCTTAACTTGCATTTTTAAGCCTTTCGCTTTCTTTAAATTTTTTAAGAGCATCCTGTATCTCTTGAATAGCATCTATATTATGCGATTCTTTTAATCGTTTTACAATGCTTTCGTCAACCGAATACTTGATGCCATCAACTTCGCCCTCGGCCTTATTCATCTTGTACCTCGATATCACCATTTGGCAATTCTTTTTCTACTTTCTTTACTGTAGCCTTCACAGGTGTTGTTTTCTTTTGTTCTACAATTGCAGGGGAATCAGGCATTGCACCTTTCAGACCCGTTTTAATTACAGATGATTGCGATTGATGATTGTCTCTTGCAATTTTATCCGCTTGCTTAACAATTGTACCACCTCGGCCAAGTTCGTCGCCTTTGGCGTTAACCTTCATGTTGCCTAACGCTGTTACCTTTTCATTTTCACGACGCATTGTATCCATATCAATGGTTACGCCTCTATAACTTGTATGTCTGCTCATTTTAAATAATCCTTTATACTAAATCCAAACTTTAAACTATCTACGCGATGTATGCCTATCTTATACAAGATATACGATGAAACAGATGATCCACGCCCGACACCCCATATAAATTTATTCTTACGCATATAATCGACTAAGAATATAAACAATCTAAGAAGCATAATTAAATCACGCTCTTCGTATAATGCATATTCTTCGTTTATTCTATCGACTTCTACTTGTGTGTTACATTTATTAATGAGCCATGTATGCACATCAATTTGTTGATACTCTTTAGGGAACAACCACTCATCAGCAGCCTTTAAATGAAAATCATCAAAAGATAAAACTTCTTCCGGAATATCATCGAACGCTACTTTATTGTTTAATAACGAATTTTGATACTTTTCAAATAACTCAACCTCATCGTCTTTTATTACTGTCAAGTGACCAATGTTCTTACCTTGAAGTATTAATTCCCTTACATTACTACTAGATAGTATGGCTTGACCATACATATTTATTTTCATTACTCAACCTTTTTTGGTTTCCATTTTTCTACTTGAACAATTCTTGCAGGTTCTTTAGTACCTAATGTATTATCAGCAGTAGCATCGTCGATTATTTTATAGAATTCAGTAAGTGGATCAATAATGCCGCCGTACAATTCTTCATCCGATAACTCAGTCTCATCAGGTTTTACAAACTCGAAGCTAAACCCATCATTGCGACTCCACCACGGCACTGTATCTCTTGTCTTACCTTCGGGGTAATATTCTTCTGTTGACTTTGGCATCGAATAACCAGTGTCTGCCAACGAGTATGTGTACTTGACAGTCATATCGCTTGCTTTTATTCTTACATCGCCAACATATAACGAATTATCTGCTAGTACAGTTAATTTTGAATGTAACAACTGCACAATTACATCATCATATGGTGCAGCCGGGCAATACATCATTATGTTGGCAGATAAATTAGCAATATATAAATCTTCGGGATTGTTGACATCTACTATTATTATGTTTGGCAAATTTGTATCTAGCCAAAAGAATAATTTTTGATACGCAACAGTTGCATTGTATTCCAATTCTTCCACCGATAGTTTGCCTTTTTTATCCATAGCAACCAAGTCGGCCGAAATGTGCCAATCAACTGGTACCAAGCATCCGTTTAAAATTCTAATGCCGGCAAAATCATATTCTAACGACATATGATTTTTTATTTTGTGTCTACCAATTTGCATCATAGAGCGTTCCTTATAAACTTTTCAATGTCGACTTTATCAACACTGCCTACCTCTAACGGTGCATGAGCATCGGGGGCCTTCTTCTTCATTTCATCATCTATCAATTTTTGCATACGTGTGTTTTTTTCTTCTTCCAAATATTTTATTACTTCTTGTATGCTTAATACTGTAGGATTGTGTCCCAAAGAAGCTTGCTGGTTTAAATAAAGATTCGCTTTGTTAATTTTTTCTACAATTTCTTCTAGCGTTAGTTTTGATGTGTTTAAAAATGGATGCATAGGCCCTCACTTGTTATATTTATGCAACAATTTTACGCGCATCATTAATCTTCGATATATTCTGTTATAGTGAATTTAACTCTGGTTGGCCAAATTTGCATTCTTCTTGCACTATCTCCAACAGTCAATCTAAATTGTGTGGCATCCATATCATTTGTGAATGCCCAATAAGAGTAACATTCGTATTCTGGAACTGTAGTTGGAAAGCTACCTACACCGTTTATTGATATTAAATTTACTTCAGTTGTTCGCACTATAAAGTAATCAGGATTTGAATAACCCCACGTTTCGGTAATCATGGATTTAGCAGTCTTTAACAATTTTCTAAATTCTGCTAAATCCAGATTAGGCATTTGACAGCCAGTATGAGTTATCCGTACGATATAGGGATCTTTTAAAAACATCCTTGTTAGTACGTGCAACTTCTGTTTCATATGTACTCGTTGTGGATACGATGAAATGTAGTTAAATCATCTTTATTGGAAAATCTAATAGATACAAACTGTCCCTGATCTAATTCGGCAAACAAGCCTTTTACCTGCTTAAATCCTTCAACGAATTTATCATAACGACGATAGAATACAAGAGGATGTACTCGTATCTGTGGCCAATGAGTAGTGTAGCTATCAACACTAATATCATTGCCTGTAAGTTCATTACCTTTTTGTATCATGATTTCTCCACTTTAATAATAGAATTGGCTGCTTTAAGTTTCTGAAGTGTTTCTAGTGCAAGAATTCTTCTCCTGCCATTTACTGACACCTGATAACCTTCTATGTAGTGGTTAAACGGATTTGGCTTGCGTGGGCCAGCAAGTGGTCGCAAGAATCCGCTAACTTTAATTGAATAAAGTTTTTGTTCTTTTAAATTCCAGAAATAGCCGTCGTGCTTTGTAGCAACAAAATCTTTAGGTAAAGTTACCATATCATGCCCCTAGTAAATGTATCCATCTGTCTAATATCGACAAATATGTTTCGTGCATATCATTATCAAACACACAATCTGCCCTGTGTGCTTTTATGAGTCGCTTAATAGAAATAGTATGTTTAAAACCTGATACAGTAGTAACTATGAACGTTAAATCATCTCTTAGTTTATCTACTGTAGCATCCTCTTCTTTACTAACCTGGCTTATGCTTTCAATGTGAACCAATGCAACAATTGTACCATCGTTGGCAATTAAGGCATTGGGTCGGAAGGCATTAGCCATATCAAATCAAGCTAAGATACAGTGCCGATGATGGATCAAAATCCTGACGGAAAATATAGATGTTTGGGTTGATAGTGGTACCTTGCTTCAAACGCTTAAGAACGCGGCCTTCCATGGTCCACTTATCTTCGCCCTTACCTACGTTTTCGTTTAGCCACTTTACAAGCCTATAGAAATGTTCACGATCGCGGATCGTAACGCGGAAGGTATGGACTGCATTTTGTTCCTTAAGGTTAACTGGTTGTGCCTTTTCGGTTTGTTTAGTCATATTACGCTTTCTAAAATTAAATTATAATGCATATTACTGCATACGTCAATTAGGAGGATAGTCGTTCCATTGTAATAATCTGAGCTAACTCTGTACCCAAATCTTCTGTATCTGTAATAACATACAATGCTGATTTCGAACGATCTGTGCTAGGATTATATGATCGAATTTGAACTACTTTACCACCAGTTGCATTGTACATTGTAAAATTCATTCCATTACCCATATCGTTTATCTCAGACATGGAAGATTTTGCAAGTCCGATAGCAGTACCTTGCGCTTTTCTATCGTCGTACTTATTTGGTTCAGTAACCTGATCAACAGCGGCCGCCCATTTTATTAATTTTAAAATTGATCTTCGTATAAATTTCATATTACATCCATTGTAGTTTAAATGATACCGCTTCCTGGTCGTCTTTTATATGCACAGTATACATAGGGTCACCACTATTAAATCTATGCGTGCAATCAGATTTAGGGCAATTTGTTTTCATCCATTTTTCAAAATCCCTATCGTCGGATGGATATGCCCAGCAATACCATCCGCGTGGTGGTGGATCAAGTGGAAATTTTGATCCAAGGTTTGGAGATGTAAGGCCGTCCTCGTATCTCCAATGATGCACTACTACATTCATTACGGCTCAATATAGTTTTCTTCTGCTTTATCTAGACGTGCTGTTGCGTGAAAATCGCTGTACTTGTCCGGATAACGCTTTTGCAACTTGGCAATATTTTCTTCCAAGATTTCGCCAAGATCAAAATCAAGTGTGCGGCAAGCTAACGCAATGTACCACATAATATCGCCGATTTCTTCGCGCATATTTGCAATGTCTAGCGGCTTGTTGTAGATTATGTGCTTCTTAACAGCATCTACAATTTCGCCTGATTCGCCGGCAATTCCGAGGGTAGCGTGCAGTAAATCATAACGCTCGGGCGTGATTGTATCAGGTCCGTCAATGTGCTTGCAGGTGCGGTCGCTTAATTCTAAATATTGTGTATTATCCATTTTGTTCCTTAAATATATTTAATAGCTCTAACTTGTTTGACTATTTTATAGAATTTCTTAAAATTGTCAAGCGAGTATAGTTTCGGTTTTGCTCCTGTAACATATGCCATTGCGCCAGCTACCGGCTTATGTAATGTTATCTTTGAGTCGTCTATAGCAGCAACATCCTGTATAGGAAATGATGTGGTATTTACGGTTTGCTGACTTCCCCACCAAGGAAAGTCGATTATGCTTTTTTTATCTTGTAAATTTTCTAAAACAAGACCGCCGTAATATGTTGTATCACGAAACTTGTAAAACAGTTCTTCTGCTTCTTCTTTTTCTATTTCCTCTAGAACATATTTTACTTTAGGTTCGGCGTGTACAGATACACACCCGATATATCTAAAACTTGGCTGAAAAGAGTTAGTAAATTTAGTATCCTGCGAAAAATAACAATTAACATTATGATTAATTTCACCATTTATATATGTCATTGAATCTTCTCGTGACATCGGTAATGGAGACTTACCTAGCACCTTCAGTATTTTAATATCTGTATTGTAATGAAACTTACCCGGGAATACTTCTATGATTTGTTTGCGTAAGAAAGATGGAGCCTTTAATACGTTATTGTACGATCTATCCATTCTACCGTATAACGATAATACGCCCATATACTTGCCAGTGAGACCATTCTGCAATAACACAGTATCGCCAATATCTACTGAATCCATAGAAACTTTTGCTTCCATTAATTCTGTGTTTCCTACAGCTAGATTATATTCAGTAGACGATAGTGGTACCAGTGTTAATGTAGTGTCGGAATCTTCCCGGGCCCATACACATTTTTGCTGTATCAATCCTTCTGTAATTCCTGATACCCTTAGAATCTTAATTAAATTCTTATTTGTAATTCTTGTTATAAATCCGCGTGGATCAATAACTAACCAAGTTGAATCGGTTGCTGAATAATTTTTCTTATCGACATCATACAATGTAAATCCCGGCATCGGTACGTTATCTATTGTATGAATTGTATTGTGTTTACTTGAAAACTTTACAAATTTCTTTAACTCTGATGCTGTTGCACCTTCCGGGATAATCTCCGCTTCGTATAAAACTTGAGCTTCTGGTATTACCTTTGTATTATCCCACCCTGCATGAATTTGTTTTGAAATATTAAGCATTATTGTAACCAAATTGCATTTTAAAAATTGTCGCATCTTGGCCATCTTCGAATCCGAATTTGTTACCACCAAGCATTGTCCAACGACCTTCTAGATTATCTACGCACCACATAATGATACCCTGTTGGGCTATCCTGGGAAAAGTTGCAGGAAGTGTGGTGAAAGTCCAGTGTGTCTCCTTATCCATTATTAATTCATTCATAGGTACATACAAGTCTTTATTATCCATAGTTCTCCCAAATATTATATATTACAGTTTAACATAATGTTGTTTATATGTCAAAATTCGGTTGACAAACAACGAAAGGCGCATTACTGCGCCTTTATATGCATTACCAATTATTTGTTATAGTGCTGCCACTTCCCGAGTGGTTGAGCTAGCCTGTTGGCTATAATATGCATAGACATAGTATTATGTCCTAATCCTAAGTGACTTGCACCCGGTATTTCTACATTTTCGGAGATATCAGATGGTTCTTCTATGCAACATTCCCACGATACCACTCCGTCTGTTTTGCTGTATATAGATGTAAATGGTACATTGGGCTTTTTAGCAATAGCTTCAATAATATCTGGATCTAAATGACTCTTATCTTTACTTAATAGTTCGTACAACATTGTAACATTTGTTGCATTTGGCGCACCCTTAAATGGCGTACCTAGCGTGATTACCTGTCTGACCAAATCGGGCTCAGCCTTAGCAATTTCGCGAACATAAATTCCACCTAACGACCAACCAATTAAACTAACTTTGGCCCCACCGTTTTCTAGAGATATTTCACGTATGCGCTCAACAACTACAGATGTTAGTTTGTTGATGCCCCCACGTGGTCCTAAGTTTCTACCTAATCCCCACGGATATACGTTATATCCTAACCCTGTTAGAAAGCTTCTAATATAATGTGTTGAACCATCGGATGTTCCGAGCCCTGGAAAAATAACAACCGGATGGCCATCACCTTTTGCTGAAATATACTGAAGCGGAATACTCAGTAAAATACTCTGAGCATATTCAACTAGTGATCTAATGGCTTCAGCTATTAACAGTAATTTAGATGGTGGCGTCATAGTTATTCCCTTGCTTTATATGCTATTTATATTAAACAGTAGTTTTATTAGAACCAGCGAGGAAAGCTGTTCTTCCTGGCGTTTTGTAATCTCTGTACGCTTAGATAGCGTAGGAATCCGCTAATATCTTTTATGGTATGAACTACCTTAGATAATGTATTCTTCATATTAGCGTATGTGATAGCTAAAACTAGAAGAGCGATCAAGATATTGTCTACGGTCGTAGACATTAATCCAATATTCTACATCGCCTACAGATGTTGGCTGCTGCTGTGCAATGAATGCATCTAACTTACTTTGCTCAGATGGCTCTGAAAATATCTGTTTTAATTTTTCGATAATATTATAAAGCATTTTGTAACTCCGATGGTGTTGGCAAGCGTTTGTTGGTTTCTAAAAAGTATTCAACATAATCGAATGGGACATTACGATATTCTGCGCGTACCATACGTGCGTAATCTTCTGGTACTTTTGTATCTTTTTGTAAAAGATGATCAATAAATTTTTGTAACATTGTGTGTTTCCTTGGTTTCTCTCAGTGTTTCTACTGAGTATGTATTTAGCAAATTATATTGCAACGCAGCAAAAAAGTCAACAAAAAAGCTAGTGATTCCTCACTAGCTTTTTATTTTAGCGGTTGTTAAAGTTTAGACGCGCTTGGAAACAATCTGATCAGCAAGACCTAAATCTAAGGCCATTGGTGCTGTCAACCACTTATCACGGTCCATATATTGCTGGAATTGCTCGTATGTTACACCTTTAGAATTGTGTTGAACATATAGCTCTGTCATCTCTTTCTTGATACGTAGACTTTCGTACAAATCAATTTCCATATCTGACACTTTACCACGTGTACCACTTGATGGCTGGTGAATCATTGTAATGGCACGTGGCATAAGATAGCGGTGACCTGGTTCGCCTGCTTGTGCAATAAACGACCCCATACTTGCTGCCATACCAGTTACATAGGTGTGCACTGGACATTTGATGTATTGCATAACGTCATATACGGCCAATCCGTCATAAACAGATCCGCCAGGGCTGTTTACATACATACTGATAGGAAGTTCTGAATTTTCAGCTTCAAGGAATAGCAACTGTGCTACGATCACGTTACACATATTGCTTTCTACTTCGCCGTGGAAGAAAACAATACGCTCCTTCATTAAGCGTGAATAAAGATCGTATGAACGTTCGCCACGCGAAGTTTGTTCTACAACCATTGGGATTAGACTATTTTGCATTTTGTGTTTCCTATAAGATAAATAGTATTATGAAGATTAAAGATATACTCAATGAGAGCGCAACAGATATTGTAGCACGTTTTTACAAAGAAGCAAGTGCGGATTCGGATAAATTTTATAATCTTGAAGATGTCAAGTACAAAGATAAAAATAAAGAATATTACGATGAGCATTTTAAGCAATGGTTCAACGAAGATATAGTTCCTGTATTTACAACACCCATCGGTAAGCCTCAAAAACCATATACATCTAAACCAACTGGTGAAGAAATACAAAGCCCTGGCTATCGTGGTTTACAATATGCATTAGCTGCTGCTGGATTACCATATAATTCTAACGTGCAAAAGTATAAACCTAACGCACAAGCTATTGTGGCTGCTGCTGCAATGGATTCTTGCCGCGCTAACAACGGCCAGTAATTCCACGTAATTTTACAAAAGTAAAGTACTCTAGTTGAGTAGGTGTTAACTCAACTACCTTTATCTTGCGTGTTTTATAAATCTTACGCATTTGGTCACGCTTACGATTTAGATAAGCAGGATATATGTTTATCCAAAGGTTAACACATTCTTCCTGCTTCCTAAATCCGCTAGGTCCTTTTCTTGGATCGTGATAGCAAAGATATTTGCCATCTTCGCGTTGTATTGCAAACATTATTCGATGCCTAGTGCTTTCTCAATGCTTGCTGCCAAATCTGGATCAAAGTTATCGGCTTCTTCATTTAGAGAGTCCATATTCTTGACACACCACATCCAGTAGCTCTTAGGAACATCTGTCATTAACTCGCCTTTGTGCTTACCAAATGGCATACGTTCGTAGATAATAGGTTCATTGGACCATGACGCAATTTGTGGACCGTACGGTTTGTCTAAATCTAGTAGATTAGACTCTTCCATCAAATCAACCATAACTTCCAGCAATTTTGCAGTCATATACGAATCGTTACCTGCACGGTGGCAGTACATTTCAATAGGAACATCTAACTCTAGCGCAAATCTAAGATATGGCAGACTTGTACTTTCAATTGATTCGACACCGTTAAATAGCTTCTTAGCCATACGCCATGTGCAAATCCAATTGTGATGTGATGTATCAACACCGTGATTTTGCAATACACGCATATCATAGAAATGATTATGTGCAAGTAAATAACCGTTGCTATAGCCATCTACTACCGCCTGGAATGTATCTTTAGCACTAATGAATGTAGGCTTGTCATCTACCATTGCATTTGTAATGTAACAAATAGATTGCACCATTGGTGGCACACTACCTGTTGTAGGTTTGTGCAACTCTTGAAAAATAGTCCAGCTACCGCTTTCACGAATAACAAACCCTGCTTCAATAATTTCTGCTGTCTTATAATCTTTACCAGTTGTTTCTGTATCTAGGATAAGGCAACTTTGTAGGAAATCTTCTTTATGTGACATATAGTCCTCCGTTGATATATTATAAAGTTAAATTTAACGAAAGTCAAGAAAAAAGCACCGGAGTGCCTTTTCTTTTTAATACAAATTATGTATTATCTGCCTCTCATTAACTTTTGCATTAATTGATTAGCAGTCTGCATTGTTGTATGCATATCGTACATCATCTTATTTAGTGCGTTAATAGTCTCCATATCTGGACCATTTTGATCGGCATCTTGTACTCTATCGCCTGCTGCACTTGGTGGTGTGACTGGCTCAGTATTACCTGCAATTTTGCCCATCATTCCATCAAACTTAGCATCACCTGTAGCTTCATTAAAGTGCTTACCTTTGCCGCCATCGGGTAAGGAAATTTTAGAACTTTGCTTTCCGTCGTTATATATGCTACGTGGTGCAGATTTACCAGAATAGTTATCACCGGCCTTATGAACAGTACCGGTATCAGTCTTTTTTACTGAACCACCTGTGCTTGATTTTTTTGGATCACCAGATTCTTTGATATCATCAAGTTTCATAGTATTAACCTAACTTAGCAAAACGCTTCATCCATTCCATTACTTCTGGATCAGCTTCTTCCTTAATGTCTTTCTTAGCCTTAAGATCTTCTAAGCCTTTCTTTGTAGTTGGGCTCTTATTTTCTTCTTTATCTAGATCATCCTTAGATGTTTTCCAATCTCCGCCCTTTTCCTTGCGTAAGAATGCAGGGACCTTGCTCTTATCTGGACCGGATTCTTCTAGCTCTTCCTCGTCGGGTAAGTTATCTTCATCAAGATTAACTTCCTTTGGTGGCGCCTTAAGCTGCTTATTTGCAGGCACATTAGGGTTGTGGAAGAAATCTTTTTCTTCGCTGACTAGCTTTGGTTTAGCCATAGACAATGTTACCATTCCTAAGACGCTTTCGTTTAGCTTGTCATATTTTTTAAGTGAGTTAAGCATTGCTGCCACGTCTTTGTCTACTTTTTCCATTGCTACTTCCTTTTGTTGTATTGATTCTGGCATTGATGGTGCTGTTCCGGGCGGATATTGTCCACCTCCGCCACCTCCGCCACCTGCCATTTGTCCGCCACCTGTTGCTGCCTGAACTGCGCCAGCGTCTACTGATCCTGCTTCTGGTGCAGGTAGTGGTGTATCTTCTTCCATTGCTGAATTTCCGCCTAACGCCTGCGCTAATCTGCTTTTTGCTGCATCTAGCTGTGGGCATTCGTCTACTACTTCTTCAGCAAATTCTAAATCTTGAGATTCTTCGCCATACAATGTACTGAATGCTTCTTCCCATGATAGGCCATTTGTTTGCATTAATTGATTTATTTTGCCTTCATCATATGGTTGCTCTGCATCCATACCGGCATCAGACAACTCTGTACCAGCGGGTTTGAATTGTCTTGTAATGTGTCCGATTGTTACATCTTCTAACATCTTTTGTGCTAGTTCTTTAATACTTTCCATTTGTGGCTCCTGTGGTGGCGGTAGTGCAGGTTGCTCGCCTTGCGCTGGTTCGATAGTTGGGTTGCCTTGTGCTGGCTCTTCGGCCTGAGCACGTTGGCGTTTACGTGTATCTTCAGTAAACCAACCACGATCTACTAATTTGTGCAATTTTGTAACTTCATCCGAAACTACATACGGTACTGGTGCGAAAGCTTTATCATTGGCATACATTGGATTTTCTGCCATTTTTGCTATTTCTTCTTCAATCTTGCCTGCGTTAGCTTCTAACGCTGCTTTCACATCGCTGTATACATACGGATATGTTTTCTTGAACTGTTCTTTGTTCGGATCAATGTCTGTTATGTTCTTAATGTTTGGACCACCGGCATCGAATTGATATGCTTCAGCCTTATTACGAACTAATTCCATTTCTCCCGATTCGTCATTCTTCTCTTCCTTGTAAGGAAAAATCTGAAACAACATTCCGCGATTAGCATATTGAAAGAAGTTACCATCGTAGTTTGAATTAGCTGTACACCATTGTGTTCCGCGACCAACAACTACACCGCCCCAGCGATTTAATACGGTAAAAATTCTATAATCGTCGTTATCGACAAGTTTAACTGTCTTTGCCATTTTATCTTGTGCAGCAAATTTAGCGGCCTTACGCAAATCTTCTAATTTGTCACCGTAGTGGCCTGTCATATAATAACCAATATCTCTAACACCCTTAAATGCCGGAACATTAGTATGATTAGCATTCAGCATATTACGATTTTTAAGAATATACCAATCACGAAGATTCATATTCATAACACCTGTAATGTCTTCCCAGCTATGGCCGCCGGCAATGTATTTTCTAACGATCCAGTCGTTGTTTACACCATCGCGTGAGTATCTTACGCCTTCGTAACCTTCGGCCTCGATTTTATCAATACTTTCTAAGAACCACTCGGCTAACTGCTGATCGGTTGACTTTTTAAATGTCATCTTTGATCCGGGCGGGAAGGCCGATGGATTTGTCATTACATCGTCGCGTATTGTTGCAGCAAGTTCTGCAACTAATTTCTTATCAGCCATTACACGTTGACTACCTTTTGTTAAGGCAGCTTCCGTTAAGAATGCTTCAATTAATTTTCTTGCTAAATTCATTTATTGCAACTCTACAAGATTATCTCTAAGTGCATCAAGTACTGGCTTAAGGGCCATTGCGTTACCTTGGGCTGCTGCATTTAAGAATTCCTTGTACTCTGGTGTACCTACTCGAGTATTTGCAGATTTTGCTAATGCATTTTGAAGTTGATTTGTAAAGTCGCGTGTATTGCTACCGTAGTTACCATCTAAATTAATATCAGCTGTTGTATCTAATATGGCACCAAATTGTTTTAGTTTTGTAGCACGAGTCATTAACTTTTGTGCTGTTTCCATATCGCCGCCATTCATGCTGCGTTGTGCGCTACGAGTTAACATAGACATAGCTTCAGCAGCCAATTTCTTCATAACAGGGCGTACACGTTTAAATACAGTTTTCAATGCTTGGTTCTGATCTAAGTCTGCAGGACCTTTCTTCATGTCTGCACGTTTAGCCATTTTATCACGTTCAACAGAACCGGTTGGTTCTCTTACCGAATCTGGATCACCGCGGAAACCGCCAAAACCAGAAATCCATACAGTTTGCAATGTACCGATCTGATCTTGTAGCAATTTGAAAATGTTATCTTCGTTTTGCATATCTGCGCCACGTAGTTTACCCATACGTTGCTTAATCTTTTCAACTTCGCCACGCTGTCTTGGCTGTAACAATGTTGGATCAACTTGCTCACCGTTGTCTTTAAACGCAACAATTTGGTAAGGCAAAGTAGAGTCGTTTGCACCGCTATAACTTGGCTGTGTCTTTCTCTTCTGATCATAGTGTTCTTTAGAAGGCTTAATACCTGCAACACCGTTAGATGCAGAAACAATTACAAAGTCATCAGGGTGTGACTTAAATTGCTTATTCATAATTTCTTTATCAAATGGTACAGGTTCTAACTCTGCTTCATTTGACAACTTGTGACCTTTGTGCATCCAAGTAATCAATGCTTTGCCGCCTGGCTTAGTGCCTAGTCTGCGTGATAGAGGATAATTACCTTGTGGCATACCGGCGCCGCGTGCTGCCATTGCTGCTTTCTTTTTATCTCCTTGGTGAGCACGATATTCAGCACCTGTTTTTGCTTCGTCAATTTCTGATTCAGTAAGAACATTTCTCGCTATATCGCTTAAACCTTCTCTTATAATGTCGTCAAGTTTAATTGCTTCTGTTATAGATAATTTAAATTTCATTTCCGATCCTTCGCGTTGTATTTGTGGGCGACCGCCCGGTAATCTTCCTTGGGCCTGTGGTTCCCCACCTTGCCCGCCTAATCTTGCTCTGTTTGTATTTATGCGTGCATCTGCATCTGGATATGCGTAGATGTACTGCCCCATTGGGTCTCTAACAACGTGGAAACGTACACCGTCGATACTATATTCTTTAACATCTGGCTCATAGCCTGGAATAGCTTCACCGTGGCTTAAATGTACTTCACCTAAGTCGTCTGCATTGTTAATGAGGAAAGAAGCTACAGCGCGAATTTCTGCATCCGTATTCGGGCCTTGTCCATTTACATTGGCAATAGTTTTAATTTGTTCTAGCGGAGTAGATGTAAACATACCAAACACATTACGACCCATACCACGAACATTGCGGTGATTGTAACCTGGTAAGTTGTTTATTGTGTGCCATTCTGGCGATGCTGTGCCTGCTGCCTGCATAGCATTGCTAATAATACTAGGAACATCTTGTGCATTACGAACAGTAACATCTTGTGTTGGTTCTACTGGTTCTTGCGGAATATCTTGTTCGCCTGCGCCTGCATTTGGATTAATGCGATTCATCCATCCCATCATTTCTTGGTCTACACCAATATTACCTGTTGCTCTACGTGTTGCATGTGCGGATGCTGTACGCATATTAGGTAAACGGCCTGCTGCTGGAGCATCGGCACCTGGTTGCTGACCTGGTTCTTTATATTGATCAAGTGGCTGATCATTTCCCCCACCTAATATATCATCGAATGCATCCAAGTCATCACGGCGCTTTGTTCTTGTTTTTGTAGGCTTTGGTCTATCTTCGTCATCGGCTGCTGTCATTGTAGCTTCTTGAACACCACCGCAAACTTGTTGATGAACAGATTTAAATTGTGTATCATCCATCATCTCGAGTTGTTCTGGTGTGTATCTTGCATTGGCATTACTGAAACCCATACTCTGCATATTCATAATTTGCTGGATTTGAGTATCTTTATCTTCCTGCGAAAAATCAGGGCCTGTGCTGTTATTATTTTGCATAGTAGCTACATCGGATGCATCATCGCTAGAATCTTGTGCAAATTCGTTGCCTTCTTCACCTTCTTCGTCTAGCTCGCTGCCATCGCTTAATGTAGATTCTTCACCGTCTTCATTATCTAACGGAACATACTTCTGAACAATGTCACCTAACTTAACACCGCCACCTTCTGCACGTGGTAATTTTTGTTGTGTTAATTCTACATCAGTATCGTCGCCTTCTTCCTCGATACCTTCTTCGCCATACAATGGCATAGAAACATCTAAGTCATCTTCTTCGTCATGATCGAATGTGCCTTGACCGACAGGATGTGTTCCTGCCATACCAACACCTTGTTGTTGCGGTGCTTGTTGTTGCTGCTGCTGCATTTCGTCGCCTTGCTGTTGCAACATTTCTTCACCGAACTCACCTTCTTCTGGCTGAATAACAATAGTAGCCTTGATCTGCTTACCTTCTAGGCCACCTAATTCGTTGTTATCATCTGGGAAACAATCTGGACAATTCCACGCTCCGCATCCGCACGACCCTTGTTCAAGAATCTCTTCATCGACTTTAGTTTCTCCCGATAAGGCAGATTCTATAGTCTTCATCCATTTGCTAAACTCGCTTTTTTGATCCATTGCTGGCTCCTACACTGTTTTTAATAATATTGTATTTATCAATGTATGCTGATAATTCGGCCATAAAAATAGCACGCTGGGCGTGCTATTGAATTTGTTATTGTTTTTATTAATTTTTAAATAGTTGATGTATAATTGCGCCCGTAAGCGTTAGTGTCAGCATAGGAATAGCGACCGCACATACTATGGTTAATCCTAGTATTTCTGTGGTTAATGTGTTATTTCGATTTATGTTGAGCCATTGACCTGTTTTCATTTAGTTCTTTGTTTATAATATAATCTGCCATTTCTGGCAAATACGATTCGTATATTCGATCATAATGTGTTTCGCAATATGATTTTCCATACATTTTAGGATGTCGACAACCTTCATCGTCCCCAATCCATTCGCATACAACTGTTCTAAACACTGTCATATTAAATTGCCATTGGATCTATATGTTCCATAATGATAATGTCGTATCCGTGTTTAACAGCATACTCGATAACATCGCCAATTGGCACATCGTTATCTTCTGTTGCATACCAATATACCCTATTAGGATCAATATCTTCATTGCCCTCTAATACTGATACTGATTTTTCTAAATAAGCTTCAATGCTGTCAAATGCGTCTGTATATGGACCCAGTGCAGCATTTAAAATCTCTGTGTGAGGTATAATTTGTACGTGCTTGATGATTTTACCATCTTGGTTTGCAACTGTATAGTCTGTACCCAATGTCTCTATATTTGTTATTTTATACATATTTTTACCCTCAAAAATTAATTTACACACAAGCTATTTATTGAAATTGCAAGAACTTAGATTTGTTACTGTAAAAACGGGTAACACCTACAGTCCTCTCTAATGTAGCACGGTCTAATATAGGTGATAAAAATTCCTCCGATTTTTCAGGCCAAAAGCCTCTTGCGTAATGATCTAACACTAACGAGCTTACGTTCGTATGTGCAGTAGGCGGTAAGTGACCTATGATAAGAGGAGTGAAGGTAGTTCTTCCTTTACCGGACACCATATGCCTATGATCTAAGAAAAAGTTATAATCTTGTGCACCGGGAAGCACACCTACAATTGTGTGGAATTCCTGCTGCCCCGGATTCATACATCCTAGCAGTTCAACCGATGATCTATTGTTTGGCTGTACTCTGGTTTCATCTAATACGTTAGATGAACCTTTACCAAACAATATATGACTGTACTTTGCGTTGTCTTGCACAATTACATTCCGTAGACAGAATGACAATGCAGATAAATGATTCTGGTAGAACGTAGATACGTTTACTCTAGCACCTTCTTGGATAATGTAGTTTATTACAGAATTTATAGCACAAAAGCTTTCATATTCTTCAACAATCTCTACATCTATGCCTTCTGACACATTTACTATAACTACAGAATTCTGAAATGTTTCAAATTCACACTTATAACGTATGTAGATTGGTTCTTCGATTTCGCCTACTATTGTTAGCATTGTATGATTTTGGCAAATCAAATATGCCATAGACGAAAATATTTCAGGTGTATATAGACTCTTAGGATTATTACCTAAATTACCAGAATCTGCAGAATTTGTTATGTTAATATATTCGTGGTCGTGCAATTCTTGGCTTACAAGTAGCTCATTTCCGTTTACAACTGCAACCAATCCCTTAAGGGACGGGTCTACAATCATTTGCACTTTATTACTTTGAATAACAAACCGTTGCTCAAAGAACTTGAGCAGGTTAGCTTTGGCATATTTTTCCTGCTGAACAGAATATGCTAACTCTTGATAATATTTTCCCAGGAATGCTTTAATTTGAATTAAATTTTGTGTCATTATTTTCTCGTATCCTTACGAGATATTTATACTTCTTCGAACGTTGCGACAAGTGGGAAATTGTTAGCCCTAGCTGATCCAATTGTTTCGAGTGTTTTTTCTTCTGCTATTTCGCGTGTATACGGGCCGCCTGCAATGCCTTGGCCTTCTTCGTGAATTGTTTGTGTCAACACCAGTGCGTCTTCCATTTGCTTGTGAAAGATGCGTGTTAGCACGTGGATTACAAAATCCACAGTCGTGGTGTCATCGTTGTGCAAAATCACTTTGTACATATTTGGAATATGCACCTTGATTTGCTCATCTATTTTTTCAATGACTTCAATATCTTGTGACATAATAGTTAGACCCCAGGTAATACCTTATTATACGTATTCCCGGGGCGCAGGTCAACCTATGTTGTTAGCTGATTGCAATCAACTTAGGTTTAGTCACAGGAACATTTTTAACAAACTTAATTGTTAAGATTCCATCTTCTAAATTAGCACCTTGAATCTCGAAGGATTCGGCAATGCGGAAAGATTTAGAGAAAGAACGGTTAGCAATACCTTTGTACTGGTATTGTTGTAATTCATTCTGTGTGTCCTTATCTGCCTTGATGGTCAACATACCATTTTCTTCCTGGATCACAACTTCACTTTTCTTAAATCCGGCAACAGCAAGTTCTAGATTGAACTCGTTATCGGAAATAGTAACAATGTTGTGTGGAGGATAGTTGCTGCTTGTGTGTTGGAAGTCACGGAAAATGGGACCAAATCCTACAGCTACCTGGTTGAGGTGGTTGAATAAACGATCAAACTCTTGATTTATAGACATAATTAACTCCTTTAATAGCAAGTCTAAATTTTGTATCCAGTGGATACTGTTGTAAAACCTCCCTATGAGCATCTTACAATTTTATTTATCACTGTAAAATAGTGATTATAATATTTTATAATAGAATTTATTGCAATGCAAATACTACCATTTAAAAACTAGTACTTTATTGGTAAATACAGAATGGAACACATTACTCAAATACTTGCATTTATCAAGGGGTCTCCTAAGTTATTTCTTGCAATGGCACTGGTATCTGTGGTGCCCATGTTTGCATCATATCAACTTGCAGACCAAACTGCCCGATCAGCAATCTACGAAAAAACAACCGAATATACCAAGATACTCGAAGAACGGCTGGACGACAATATACTACAAAGTACTGGTGCTCGTAACGAGGTCGAGGAAATAGGTGGCCCACCATGTTCCCCGGAAAAAATTGCTAAGATGGGATCTGTGTTAGTAAAATATCCAAAGATTATTATAATAGGATATGTAATAAATGATAGGTTAATTTGTTCGTCACTAGGAAATCACGGTAACGGATATCTTATACAAACGACAATTATAAAAAGAACCGATTCTTATTCAATGCGTATAGGTGCAGTAATAAGTGAGATTTCAGAAACACCATCTATTATAACAGAGAGACACGGATACGCTATATCTGTTAGTGCAGATCAGGTTGTAGATATTTCTACAATACCTAGCGATACTGCTCTTGGTTCGTTTTCATCAGATATAAACATATATAGATCAGAAAAGAATCATCCTAAGTTATTATGGGCATTTAGGCACCAAGGCGACACATATAACTTTGAGGATGATGAATATTTAATTTCTACACGTAAAACTAAACAACTCGAAACAATAATGGTTGCTGCTATTCCTAAGACATATCTTGTTGCATCTAGAAAAGCAATATTACCTTACTTCTTTCCGCTAGGATGGATTACCGGAGTTGCTCTTGCTGCTGTGCTATTTTATTATACACGTAGACAGAAATCTTTAGAAAGTAGAATTAAAAGAGCACTTATTAACAATGAATTTTATTTAGAATACCAACCGGTGCTAGATCTAACTACACATGAATACATAGGTGCTGAGGCGTTAATACGCTGGAGAACATCAGATGGGACATTTATACCTCCTGATATTTTCATCGAGGAAGCAGAGAGAACCGGATTAATCACTAAGGTAACAGATCGTGTTTTTGAATTAGTGGAAGCAGACGCACCAATGTTATTTAAATATCATCCAGATTTTCACATAGCTATCAATGTTTCTTCTGCAGATATTTTATCTGCAAGATTATCAGATAAGATAAGAAATCTTGCAGATAAACTTGGCGTACATGTAAATAATTTTATAATTGAAGCAACTGAACGCGAGTTACTTAATTCTATTGTTGTCAATGAATATCTTAAGGATATAAGACTAAGTGGTAGCACAATTGCTATTGATGACTTCGGTACAGGATATTCTAGTTTGTCCTATCTTGGAAACTTTGACCTCGACTATTTAAAAATCGATAAATCATTCGTTAACTCAATTGGTACAGACTCGGCTACAAGCAAGGTTATCACCCACATCATTGGTATTGCTAAATCCTTAGATTTAGCTCTTATTGCTGAAGGTGTTGAAATAGGGTTGCAGGCAGAATACTTGAAGGCACACAAGGTAAGATATGCTCAGGGATGGTTATATTCTAAATCATTACCAATGAGCACATTAATTACATTTATTGCCCAGAACAAGAAATAAAGATTAGTATTTGTGGTCTTTGTGCCACATGCCTAAAGAGATCATCTCTTCGACTTTTCTTTCCCAGCGTTTGCGGGCTTGTTTCTTTAGGCGTTGTTTTGCTACAGCAGGCTTTTCGTAACCCATTCGTTCTTTAACTTCTTGCATTGTACCCAAGTCTTGGATCTTCTTGCTAAATGTACGTAGTGCGCGACCAAAGTCGTCATTACGTACTTCTACTGTTAATCCTCTAGTTTTTCTAGAATCTCTAAAACGATTACTCATTCATTTGCCTTCTTTCTTTTAGGTTTGTAAATATACTTAGCTGCACCAAGGGCATCGATTATGATCTTGGTTACTCCTTCTTTAGCCAATCGCGGTAATGTATATTGTACAGCTTGAAGATTCTTCTCCATTGTAGCACGCAATCCTCTTGCACCTACTTTTTGTTTAATACACGTTTCTGCAACATTCTGTAGGTATTTATCATCAAACTCTAAAACAACACCTTCATACTTAAATAACGCTTTAAACTGGCTAACGATACTGTTTTTTGGTTCTTTTAATACACGAACCATTGTGTTAACATCTAAATCGTTGAACACAACAGTTATAGGGCAACGGCCTACAAATTCGGGAATTAATCCGTACCTTACAAAATCTTCTGGCTCAACCAATTTAATTGTATCAGAGAATGTAGTCTTTGTTGTAGATAATGATGCACCAATGCCTATGCTTGTTTTTGCACGGTTCTTTCTAATTAAATCATCTAATCCAACAAATGCACCGCTTACAATAAACAATACATCCTTTGTGTCAAAGCTAACATCGTCGTCGCCATATTCATCTGGTATCTTAACAATTGTACCTTCGATTAATTTTAACAATGCTTGCTGTACACCTTCGCCAGACACATCGCGTGAGACGGTCGATGATTCACCCTTCTTACTCTTCTTATCTATTTCGTCGATGAACACAATTCCTTGCTGAGCACGATCAATATCACCTTCTGCTGCATCAATAAGACGAGTTATAAGGTTTGATGCATCTTCACCTACATATCCTGCTTCTGTCAACGATGTAGCATCTGCAATAATATATGGTAATTCAAATAGCTTTGCTATTGTTTTTACAGTTAATGTTTTACCGGATCCACTAGGGCCTATCATTAAGACATTAGACTTTTCGATTTCAACATCTTTTGATTTGTGATGAATGCGCTTATAGTGATTGTAGATTGCAACAGACAGCGCAATCTTAGCATCATTCTGTTCAATAACGTATTCGTCTAAGTGAGCCTTAATTTGCTCTGGGAAAAGAATCTTTTCTTTCTTTTTCTTAAGCGGGATTACCTTGTTATCATCTTCGTGTAATACATTAAAACTAAAATCTACGCATTCATTGCATATGTATAACAACCTATTGTCCTGTTCAGGACCTTCGATCATATTTTCTACCTGATTACGATCTTTAGCACAAAACGAACACTTAATGTTATTATCCATATTAGATTCCTTTAAATTCGGTTAACCAGCTTAGGGCTTTTGGGTATTTATCATTACTTGCTGCCGTAGTCTCTTCTTTAGAATCGTGTTCCGTTCCATTTTCTTCTTGAATGCTGTCCTGTCCGCTTTCTTCCACCGCTTCAATTTCTTCCGTAGTCTCTTGCGTATCAGCGATCCCAATCTCGGAACCTTGTGTAACGTTTTCGGTTCTCTCGGGCCCGCTTGCCAATCCTGCTTTTTTCGCTTTTTCATCTAATGCCTGTGGTATAAAGTGTGCGCTATTTCCGATAAATTCATTTAAGACACCCGGTTGATTAGCCCAAGGTTGTTTCTTTAGAAAAACCTCTTGTACCTCTTGTACGGTAACGGCTTCGGTGGAGGTGCTATTCTCTTCGACTTCGGGTGGCACGTTGTCAACCACTCCCTGTACAATCTCAGTATCGACGACGGGGAACTCCTCGTCAACGACTTCTTCCACAAAGATACTTTCTTCCTCATTTATTGTAATTTCCGGTAATGTCGAATCTGCTACTATTTCATCTAAATTAAGTTTCGCTGTTAGTAATTCTTCTAATTTTGATGGCTCAAATACTTCTTTAGGAACTTCTGGTATTTCGTCCTTAAAATCCCAGTCAGATGGTTTTATATTTGCTATGATATCGTATGAAATAATTTCCTCTTCAGGTATCTCTTCATCCATCTTGGTGCTGTCGCTAGTGAATTGAACAACGACATTACCCTTGCTTGCATCCCTGCTTTCGTCGGGAGCATCTTCTTTGATATTGATCGTATCAACGATAACCTCGCCGGGCTGTGCCACCGCCTCAACAACTTCCTCGTTAACTTCGGGTGATGATACTCCAATATATCCATCGGCGACCTTCTCTTCGGCTTTCTGCTTTTTCTCATTCTGAATTCTCAATAAGGTATGATTAGCCGCTATTAACAGTATAACAGCAAGTGGATCTAATGTCGACACAATAAGTAACGTGAATATCCTAACCGCTGATTCGACTTTCGTTGTTGCGTTAACATCATCCCCGTAGAATAGATCGGCTATATACTTTATTGGTCCAACTTCGAGTTGCATAGCCCTAACTTCGGATGTTAACTTTAATCTATCATCACTAAATCCGTCGATTGCTTTCTGTGCTATCGCTATTTCGTCTTTAAGTTGTTTACGTTGTGGTGCCTGTGCTTTACGTACAGAAAGTGCTCTATCTGTTTTGTCATTACCTAAATACGAATTAATAGCTGTATCAAGTTGACCCATTACCTTTTCATTATCTGCAATAACAGACTTTTCTCTAGCAATTTGCTGGTCTAGTCTTTCTACCTTAGCACTGTTATCGACTGTTGCTGCACCTTGTTCTAAGTGAGCCTTTGTTAAGAATCCGTATACGCCTATACTCGATGCCGTCATTAATGCTACCGTAAAATATATAAGCGGCAATCTTAATGTCCACCCGGCGTATTTCCAGTTACGATATAGCCAACTAATTACAACTAGTTTGGCTCCTCCCAATACAAGACCCATAATAAGGGCAGAGTTATATGCTGCTCCTGCATAAATAGTCATAATACCAACAACAGAAAACCATTCTGTTACAGCGGCAACACCCAGAGATGCCAATAGGGTTAATAGTGCAAATGTCATATAGTATTTATCGTGTTTTATTCCGGCAAATATTCAGCTATAGTAGGATCATTGCTCCCTGGCCAGGAAGTAACATCATACCGAGTTTCACCCACCATATAAGAGCTTGTCCAAGAATGCTGATTATTCGACTCCTCGAATGGTTCTAAGAAAGATAATATAAGCATTGCCTCTTTCTTATCTTGGCCTTCTAATTCCTTAGTAGGAGGCCCCATTACTTCGCGCAAAAATGCCTTTGCCTCTTCTTTAGTCATTTTTGAATGTTTAAGTCGAATTGCAGCCCAGTCTTTTTCCGTCATATGTTTTGCCATATTACCACCACTTTGTTTCTCTGCATAATATACATTCGTAACAGTCATCATTATGACCGTGCCCCAAATGGCGCCAACCGCCATTGTGTGGGCACTTGCCTTGTAAAGTAAGGAAAGTTTGCTCTTCTTTGCTAGGAGTAAGAACTTTTTCCATTAAGACATTATCAAGTTCCATTATGCAAGCAAATCTTCATTCCATTCACGGTGACCTTCACGATACGCCATATTTGCTTGTGTTTCGCGAACTTCAACCTTGTAGCACCACAGACGCTCTGCTTCGCCTTTGCCCCACATTTCTGGAATATAAACACCGTTAACATACTTGTATAGCATATCAGCAAGTGATTCGCAACCTAAGCGCGGCAGGACAACAATCTTTGCCATGCCCTTTTCACTTAGCAAGTTGAACGTTTCCATTTCAGGATCATCTTGCGCCACAATTAACGAATGATCAAACTGCGATTCTAAAATCTTCTTCAATTCTTTAAGTCCGCCGTAATCTGCCGCCCAATTACGTACATCCAAATCATTTGTACCAAAATAAAACTTCATACTAAATGAATAACCGTGAATTAGGTTACAATGCGAATCGCTGCGCCATTGTCTGTAAGCACATGGAAATGCGTCAATGTACTCTTTTGTGCTTGTAAATTTATAAGATACTGGTGTCATATTAATCCTTTTTATGTGTCATCCAATTAAGGACTTTTTCTGTCTTTTTTGCCTTTGCTGCTTCTAAGCCAGCATGTGATATACCTATGCCACTATACAACAATAAGTCTATCATTGCGAGGACATCACCGAGTTCCTGTTCTAGGCATTCGGCGTGTGATTTTCCTCTAATGTGCCAACTTTCTTGGTCGCAACCAAATCTAAATATCTTAGATTTTTCTTGCACAACTTCTGCACATTCTTCTGCTAATATTTCTAGCAATTCGTCTTGGTATGGTGTTAATCCTGATTGACTCATTATGCACTCACAGATACTAGTCGCATAAACTCCGTTCTAACATTAGGATCAATTTTAAATACTCCACCTAACTTACTTGTTACCGTATTAGAACCTGTATCTTCAACACCACGCGACTTAACACAGTAATGCTGTGCGTGAATAACAACACCAATATTATCTGTTTCCAGAATAAATTGTAATGCGTGATAAATTTGTTCTGTAAGGCGTTCTTGGATTTGTGGTCGCTTACTAAAGTATTCTACGATGCGATTAATCTTACTAAGGCCCAATACCTTTTGCTTAGGAATATAACCGACCGTTGCAACACCATCAATGACAACAAAGTGATGTTCGCAGTTAGATTGTACATTTACACCTCTCTCGACGACCATTTCGTCGTATTTCATTTTATTGTCTACTGTTGTGCATTTTGGAAATGCTTCGTAGTCCAACCCCCAGAAGATTTCATTGACATACATCTTAGCTACACGTCTTGGTGTATCCATTAAGCTATCGTCTGTTAAATCTAATCCAAGTGTTTCCATAATGACTGCAAAGTGTTTTTCGATAACATCGATTTTATCTTTACGGTCTTGTCCGCTTTCGTATACTGGAGTCTCAACACCCATTTCTAATAAATGTTTGTGTACTTGTTTGCCCAATTCTGGGTCGCATTTTGTCTTATTATATGACATAGATAACCTTCCTTTGTGATGGTTTGTTTTTGATTTTTGTTACCATTGTGTAACAGTAGTATTTAGCATTTAGTAAATGCCATGCCGCTGTTTTAGGCTACTAAAGTCGCCAGATATAGATGGGTCTCCCAACCCCTTGTTAAGGCAACGTACAAGTATCTGAATATCAGCTTTTAACATTTGACATTCTGTACGAAGCATCATTTCTTCGTTTGCCATTCGTTGCATTTCTTCCACTATCTGGAGTACAGGACCTTTTCTATCCTGTACTCCTTTGAGCTTGTCGACGATAATGTCCGAGCCAAACATATCTTTGACATCATCAACAGTCAGCGCATTTAGTGCCTTATCGATTATTTTAATTTTTTCTATATCGTCAACAAGATTAAGCATATTACGCTCCTAAGATGTGTTCTCTAAATGCTGCCGTAGAAACAGGAACAATAGGCTCGATTAATTCTAGCATGGCTTCTGCATAAACACGGATTTCATATTGTGCGTGCGAATGCAAACGAAGCTTAAGGAAGTGAAATAGATTGTGTAAATCTACTGTAGCAAACATATGACTGTATGTTCCTACTGGCAATACAGAGCGTGCAAGCTCGCGTGGTACACCGTCTAAAATCATCTGTTTATATACTGCAAAAGATGCCGAATTTGCCCTAAAGATGGCCTCAGCGTGCTTTGCAGCGTCGGGGTGAATTGTATCAGTGCGCATCTGCTTATTTGTTGCTGATTGCGTTGTAATTTGATCTAGTTCGGGGACATAGAATTCTTCCGGCAATTCGGCGTAGCGTGCAGAGATTTCGTTGAAACTCCAGGTACGGTGACGATGCCACTGTCTAAAAATAAAGATTGGTGCTTTTACATCGAATGTAAAGACACACGATTCAAATGGGCTTGTGTGCTTATTCTTAAGAAGATAGTTAAGTAACTTTGCATCCTTACCTTCATCTTCACCTGCACGCCATTCTGCATCATAAGATACTCGTGCATTACGAGAAATTGACAGGTCACTGCCCATACTCTCAACTAAACGAACGTGACCGTGATCTAAAACTTTTCTAAAATTATTTTCCATAGCTCTCCTTAACTTAATTGTTAAGTATACTACGAAACTCTAGAAATGTCAAAACTCTTCGAAACAAAAACGGGGCCGAAGCCCCGTACTATAGATTATCTATAGAAGTCGTGGTGTCCCACACTTATCGTTTTAACCATCTCGTGTTTCCAAGCAGGATCGCTTATAAACGGATTATGAAAGTGCGTGGCACCCTTGGTTATATCTTTGACGTTTCCTGCAAGCATAGTAATCGCTACAATACTGGCTCTTTGGAACTGATCATAAACACGTTGGTTTATAGATCCGTCTCTATTATTGACAGGTATTTCTCTCCCCTTCTTCTCGTTGTCACAATACCATGAAAAGGCACATACGAGTTTGTCGGTAATGCGTGACCTGGCTGTCTGTTTAACTACGCCGCACACAGTACTAGGAAATCGTGGATTGCTCGCACGATTAAGGGTAACAGAAGCAACTGCAAATTGTCCCTGAATATCTTCACTTCTCGCTTCGTAATAAATATTTTCCGCCAAGCAATAGGCTTCTTGCGGATCTACTTGTGATGTGTCAATTGTGGATAAACCACTTACGTCGGTTGAAGTAAGAAGATAAACAAGCAATAATTTTGCTGTTATCATCTTTCTCTCCTAAAAGCCCGCCTAAAACTCACAGCGGGACATATATTTATCCGTTTTATTATACCATAAACTACATTGTGAAGTCAACCTATAATATTTTGATAAATAATAGAAATATTAAAGGATTTATTATGGACCACATTAAACTCTTAGCAGAACAAATTGTCGAAGGTATGATGGGTGGACTTAATCGTTGCGCTCCTGCTCAAGACGTTAGTTATGAAAATATTTTAAATGATGTACACGATAAGTGGAAAGGACAGACAGTTCAAGTTAACGAATTAAGTGCAGGCACAGAAAAGAATGTTGCCGCCGCAATGCACAAGTACAGATCCGGTGTTAAACCAGATGAGTATTATTCAAATCCGCATACGCAAAAGAAAGTTGATCGTAGAGCAGAAAAAGCTATGAAGATAACACATAAGCATTCAGAGCAGAAATTAAACGAATTAAGCCCTGGTACAGAAAAGAGTGTTGCGGCTGCAATGCATAAGTATAGATCTGGTGTTAAGCCCGACGAGTATTATTCTAATCCACATACACAAAAGAAAGTCGATCGTAGAGCAGAAAAGGCTATGAAGATAACACATAAGCATTCTACAACAGAAAGTTATGAAGAAAGATTAGCAGCTATGGTAGCAGAGGGTTGGAAAAGTAACCTAGCAGGTGCAGCAATGGTTGGGCTAGGTGCTTTAGGTGCAGGTGGGGCTCAAGCTGCACCCGGTGATAATATGAATACCCAATATTTGCAAGGTGTAGTTGATGGTTCTGTATCTAGGCCTATGATTAGTGCAAACGATGCAATGGCAGCATTACAATCTCGTAAGCAACAAAGCGGTGGCGTAAATAATTATTTGCCTGGTGAAACGGGTGGTATACCTGCAGGAACTAATGATGCACCAGAGTCAAGACCAAAGACGTCGGGACTTAGTGTAGAATTTTTGCAGAAAGCTGCCGATCCTAACAGGACAGGCAGATATCTAATTAGTGTTGAAAAGGCACAAGAAATGTTAGATAAACTTAAACAGAAATAAGTTACAGAACGTTGTAGTGTTTGCCGTCTTGGTCAACCATTTCGGTTGTGAATCCCCAAAGATATTCGATGTGTCTTAATACACGACTTGCAGATTTGCCCATTAGTTCCTTGTTAGCATTTTTGTAATACATTAAAGTTAGCTTACGAGTATTGTGTTGATCAACATCCACAATTTCAATCTTAGGCATATAGTTTTCAGTTAGGTATTGATCAGCTAATGCTTTTCTAATTCGTTTGAAACCTGATGCATCGTGAATAGCAGCAACATTGTAATCACTCTTGCTGTCATCATTCAATAAGAATAATCCCATCTTTCTGCATAATGCAGGTGTCAAGAATTGTCTAATAAAACTTTCATCTCTGTAATTAGCTACAGCATCAATACACGCATCTACCCAGGGAGTTCCGCACAATTCCGGGAAATATTCTTCATCTTCTGCTGTAGGCTTCTCGCACACACGTCTAATCTCAGAGAAGATGTTAAATCCTAGGTAATAAGGGTTAAATCCGCTGTAGTATTTACTATCAAATTCCGGTTGATATAGCACATTGCTATGCAATGCAAAGAATTCTAACATAGAGCCATCAGATAACAAACCTTTGTCGTGCAATCTATTCATCATATAATAATGTGTAAAACTTGCCCAACCTTCGTTAAGAACTTTAGTGCAACGCTGTGGTTCGAAGTATTGTGCTACCTTACGGACAATGCGTAATATTTCGCGCTGCCATACTTCTAGCTTTGGAGATTTCTTTTCCAGGAAATAAAGTATATTCTCTTCTGGTTCTTTAAGAAACTTCTTAGGTTCTTCTGGTTTAGCCTTTCCTGCAGGAACTGTTCTCCAAAGTTCATTTACTTGCTCTTGCAAATATTTCTTACGCTCTTCAGACTTCTCGTGTTCCTTAGCAAAACTAAGCTTGGCTGGTCTATTATATCTATCCACACCAAAATTCATAAGAGCATGAGCAGCATCTAAAGTCTTTTCAACTTCCTTAAATCCATACTTCTCTTCGCACTCTGTTATAAAGTTTCTTGCAAAAATAAGATAATCTACAATGCTACCTGCATCTGTCCATTGCTTGAACATATAGTTATTTTTGAATACGTGATTATGTCCGTAGGCAGCATGTGCAAGTACAAGTACCTGCGTAGTTGCTGTATTTTCTTCCATTAAGAAATTGATACAAGGATTAGTGTTAAGCACCATCTCGTATGCCAATCCCGATTTACCCTTTTTGTAATTATCGCTTTCTCTAGAGAATTGCTTACCAAAACTCCAATGCTTATACATTACAGGTAGGCCAACGCTTGCATATGCATCAAGCATTTGTTCGCTTGTTATAACTTCAAGTTGATTAGGGTATATGTCTAGTTTTAATTCTGGTGCAATTAGATCAAATTCTTTCATTGCTGCATCTACTAAACTAAAATCCCACTCCGAACCTTCGAATAGGTGCTTATTTGCCATTATTTGCCTTTTTTGTAAAAATCTCTCTAAATGCTGTAAGCACGCTTTCTACTGAGTCGGTTGATGTTATTGCAAGATTTTCATTATGGTCCGATAACTCTTTCATAACACTTAAAACAGTTGTTGTATGTCCTGCACTGCGGTATGTATTCTTCTGTAATACTTCATCATAGACATAATACTGGCACTTTGGTAATAAGTTTTCTACTTCTTCTGTAAGTGCCTTGCTATCGCTATCAACATTATCACCATCAGATGCCTGCACTACATAAACATTCCAGGAATCTAGTGGATATCTTTCCCTAACAATGTTGTTAACTTCCTTTACACCGGTACTGACAATTGTACCACCACTTTCCTGTCCATAAAAGAACTCGTGTTCAGAACATTCGGATGCAACGGTTGTATGTCGTACAAATACAATATCTACTTTTAAATATTTTCTTTGTAGGAATAGGTACAATAATAAAAAGAATCGTTTCGCTGTATCTTTTTCGTCTTTGCCCATACTACCGGAAACATCCATGAGACAGAATACAACCGCCTGACTATTTGGAAGTGGCGTTTGCGAATGACGCTTATATCTTACATCAACCTGATCAATATATGCTACCGCTGCACGGCGTGTACGCAATCGTTGTATTTCTTCAAGTAATACAACTTTTTCATCTTCTGTTGCTGTGAGTAGCAATTCTTCGTTTTCTTTTATTCTTTTATCTAACGGAAGACCTAATGCAATTCTGCGCCCTAAAGAGTTCTTAAGACTCCTTACTAAATCTAGGTTGTTTGGACTGCCGGATGTTGAAAAACCTGTACGCTTTCTAGCAAATGCGACTGCTGCATCTTCACTTTGCTTTATAAGATCGGGTAACTCTAAATTCTCAAATAGAATATCTAAATATTCTTCTTTTGAAATAGTGAATACAAAATCGTCAGTACCTTCTCCCTGATCGCTTGCATCCTTACCCTTACCCTGGCCGCCCTGTTCTCTCTTGATTTTGTCGCCAGGGACAAATTCCTTGTTACCAGGTAAAACACGATCCCATACACCCTTTTGTCTATCGTAGTCAAATTGTGGTTCGGCAATATCATCTTTTGAAATAGAGATATTTTCACCATCTGTAGATGTAATATCTCTATTCACACTTTTCTCACGTACCTTTTGCTTTACCCACTGCTTTGTACGTTCAAGGAATCGTTGTCTATTGGAGAGATTTTTACCCTTAGGATTTACTCTCCTGTCGATGATTGTATAATCGGACATTAGGAACTCTTTGCAGTTCTCATATGCCATTCAACAAGTCGCTTGACTTGCATAGCAGTATATCCTTTGGACATCATCCTCTTAACAAATTCGTCGTGTTTCTTTTGATCATCTTCTTTGCTCTTAGCGCCAAAGCTAATAATAGGAAGTAATTCTTCTGTGCTTGCAAACATCTTGCGTTCAATTACTTCGCGTAGTTTTTCGTAAGATGTCCATTTTACACCACCCTCTGGATGTTTAGCACGGGCACGCAATACAAAGTTAACAACTTCGTTGCGGAAGTCCTTAGGATTGGCAATGCCTGCCGGCTTTTCGATCTTTTCAAGTTCCTTATTAAGAACTGCGCGATCAAATAAATTACCAGTATCTGGATCTTTGTAATCAATTTCCTGTATCCACGCATCGGCGTATTCGACATAACGATCAAACAAGTTTTGACCATAATCGCTGTAGCTTTCTAAGTACGCTTTCTGAATTTCGTTACTTAACTGTTCTGCATACTTGGGTGCTAAGTATTCTTTGATAAAGTTCATATACTTTGTTTGCTTTTCTTCGCCAAACTGTTCTTGCTTAATTGCTTCTTCCAATACAAACATTAGGTGCACTGGATCGGCTGCAATTTCTGCTGAATCAAAGTTAAATGTCTTAGAAAGAATCTTAAATGCAAAACGTGTACTAATACCTGACATACCTTCATCTACACCTGCTGCATCACGATATTCCTGCAGACTCTTTGCTTTAGGATCTGTATCTTTAATCGCTTCACCATCGTACACACGCATCTTGCTGAAGGCGTTTGAGTTCTCATGCTCTTGTAGGCGTGTTAATACGCAGAATTTGGACAAAATATCCAATGTCTCTGCTGCACACGGTGCATTGCCTAAGCTAGACGATTCTAGCATTTTAGAGTAAATATTCTTCTCGTCAGTAATACGTAAGCAATATGGAACCTTAACAACATAAACGCGATCAATGAAAGCTTCATTATTCTTGTTATTCTTAAATGTCTGCCATTCGCTTTCATTGCTGTGAGCAAGTACTGTACCGTTGAAAGGAATAGCACTAATACCTTCTGTACCAACGTAGTTACCTTCCTGTGTTGCTGTAAGCAACGGGTGTAACATTTTGATAGGAGCCTTGAACATTTCCACGAATTCCATAATACCCTGATTGCCGCGGCACAAAGCACCGGAGAATGAGTAGCTATCTGGATCGTTTTGGTCAAAGTGTTCCAACATACGAATATTGGTTTTACCAACTAAGTTGCTAATGTCTTGATTATTATCATCGCCTGGTTCGGTTTTGATAACACCAATTTGTTCCAACTTGCTTGGATACACTCTTACAACTTTAAATTTAGTCTTATCGTTACCGTATTCTTTTAGGCGCTTAATTGCCCACGGGCTTAATACATCGGAAAGATAACGTTTGTGAATGCCATATTCTTTTTCAAGTACAGCGCCGTACTGGTCTTTGCCGAATAAGTTTAATGGAGATTCAAAAACAGGACTAAGATTTCCGTCTTTATCTGCAAGCACATAAATTGGAAACTTTTGGATTAATTCTTTAAGGCGTTCTGCAATAGAACTCTTGCCGCCGCCAACTGGTCCCAAAAGATAAAGAATTTGTTTCTTTTCTTCTAGGCCTTGTGCAGCGTGGGTAAAGTATCCTACAATACGTTCAACTGCATCTTCCATTCCGTAAAAATCGTGGAATGCCGGATAACGCTTAATTGTTCTGTTGTGGAAAATTCTGCTTAGACGTGCGTCTTTGTGCGTATTGACAAGCTCAGGCTCACCAATTGCTTTTAACATCCTCTCTGCCGAACTGGCATATAGTAGTTGATCAGATTTACACGCCTCGAGATACTCTTGAATCGAGTATGTCTCTTGACGTAAATTCTTCTTCTCGTCTGCAAGCATTTTAAAAAGGTCAGCCATGTAATTCGCTCCTAATTGTTTATTCTATACCCAGTTATTTATCAAAACGGAGTACATAACCGACCTTTTTAAATACCAGTTTTATAGCATACTATTTGCTCGTACTTGGTCAAAAGTCTGTGTAAATTGTACTTCACCATCCAAGAAGTATGTTTCCAATACTTCCTTCCAACCATCAGTACCTTTGTCGGTCCAACGGGTAAGAGGATAAACCGCAGTCTCATACTCGCCACCGCTTTCCCACAATGTAACACGGCCCTTCTTAGAAGCCTTGCCTGGATCAGTTGCCGGATCTTTAAACACATCGCGCCATACAAGTTCCATCTTGTCTGTAGACAATTCTGGAATTGATACCATCTCGCGCACACCGACCGAAGAACACTTCATAGCAAACTTCAATGTGTCACGATCGCATTGTTGAAGCAGTCCACCACCCATACCAAATGCTATGTTATCGGCAGAAAAGCCGGCAACATCAACAACACACCGAAGAATGCTACCCAGGCTAACGCTATTAATACCATCACCCCAGATAACGCGAACATTATTAAGGACCTTGTAACCCTTGGCATTGACTGTGAACCCAAAACGTTCAGCCAGTATGCGAAGCATTTTTGGTACAACCACCACAGGGTCGCCAGAGTCAGGGCGGATGACGACAGTAGCCCCAGAATTGATAACATCATCTTTTAGTTCCGTTCCCCACATTTCGCAGGCTTTGTAAATGTCGTACGAGTCAGAGACCACAGCAACAATCTTGCCATCGCCGCCAAACTGCTTAACCATATTGCGGTAAGCGTCTACTTCGTTGTCTCGGCCCCAACTTGTGATGGTGCTGTGTTCTGCGGCTGGGATACTGAATCCGCAAACATCGCCGCCATATACATCAATAACATGGAGCACACCAGACATAGTGTCAGTACCCATAAAATTGACGAGGTGAGCTGCTCCCCCGATACCAGCGCTCTCCAGGCTAGAAACGCCGCGGGCACCAAAATCGTGAAGCTTAAAACCAATAGTAGTGGGGTCACCGCTCTTCTCCAAGTAGTTCAGAATTTCTTGCTTAATGTGCCACGAAGTAGTTCCGACAGTGGTAGGATACCAGATTGCACGTAGCGCCGCTGTTTCCACCCAAGTTGTAAGCCAGAAGCATTTTGGATCTGTATTTTCGATTGTGCAGAGGACGTTTTTAGTCGGAATAATAAGGCCTTCCTTGGCGGCGCAAATCCGGAGAGGAAGCTTGCCTTCATGTTGATCAAGGATGTATTGCCAACCTTCGCGGTTGAAAGGCTCTCCGTGAGCAGTCCAGATTTTTTCTGCATAATCAATTTGTTCTTGTGTGATCGGCGTCGCAAGATACCGTGCAAGAGCCTGTACCCCGAGAAATTCTGTTGTAGTGTATTTTCCACCACGAGATTCGATGTAAGAATAGACATATTCAGTTCCTGCTGGGTATTGTTTCCACATACTGACCTTGTAGCTGTCAGTATCGAGTATAATTGAGTTTTTCATTTTAAAGTTCCTTTAAATTTAATTGCCTAAAGTCTATCTCTAGGACTTGTTTTAAGTTTAACAAATAACCATTTACTTGTCAACGTTCTCCGGTATTTTTGTACTGTAGGTGCATCCGTGTGCTAAACAAAATGCAACAGCATCTCCTTCGTCGTTAAATCTTAAGTGTGGATAGACTATAGGCGTTAGCATATCGTCTCCCGGAAAATAATCCACACTAGTTCCAAATCCTTTGTTATGTAAATCATATGCCAATTCCCAATAGTCGTGCTTACCATTTAACCGTTGGATATGTACATAGTAATGCACCTTATGCTCCTAAAGACACAGTAATATCAGTCTTAACAGTCATTGCATCAATTGCAAATACTTTGAATGATTTGTTTTTGCTGTAGGGACTTTCTCGTTCCTGCTTAATCCACGCAGCAACTTCGTCCGTAGTCTTAAATCCACGAATACCCATGTAAGTGGATGTTTCCATGGATGGCGGTGGATCTGGTGGACCGTAATTTGCACCCATATGGCTTTCAGTGTATTCCTGCACCACAATAAACTTTGGCGGATGCTTATCAAAGTCGCTAAGCCTGCTAATACCATGTCCAATAAACATATTATGCTCCTAAAAAGTGTTGCAAAATTTCGAAGTGATCTTCAAAGCATTCATCACTCTTTACGCTTGCAATAGGTACCCACTTTGCTTTTTCGGCATCGTCTGCACCTTTTACTTTTGGCAGTTCACCATCGGGTAACTTAATAAAGAATGCGTGAGTGATAATACGACCACGTGGGCTACGATCAATTGCATCAAACACCTTGCTACGTACAATGCTACCACGTAATACTGGTGCAGGCACCTTAATTAGTGTCTCTTCGCGCAGTTCGCGTAGCATTGCATCCTCTACGGTGCGATCAGTGTTTGCATTTACATATCCACCGGGCAATGCCCACAACCCCTTGCCGGGTTCTGCACGGCGCTTCACCATCAACACGTGACCACTGCAAATAACCACAGCGTCAGCGGTGCTAAAGATTGGCGGATACGGCAATGACGCATATTGCTTCTTGTAGTTTGCCACAAATTCGCGTTCTTTGATAATTTGTTCGTGTGCTGGACCGTCTGCAAATGCATCAAGAAAGTCATATGTAGTTGGTGGTACAACATGCTTAATAAATTTCATATTAATGTCGCGCTTGAAGTACAAATCACGGATCTCAGATGCATCCAATGGTTCAAGAAGTTCCACAGACTCGAATCCCCACTGAGGGAACATATCCAAGTAAAAACTGGAAGGATCTTTCTTATGCCCAATAATGCCAACCTTATCGCCGGGTTTAGTGTGTTTTCCTACAAGTGCCTGCACACGCACAGCCCACGCCTGATCGTTGTATAAACTATCCGGATTTGGCTCGATATAAAAGCTAAGTGGGCCAGCCATACCGCGAGTAGCTTCGTAAATCATAATTCTGCGTTCTTCGAACGTAAATGGATTTTTGTAGGTGCGCGGCTGATTGGCCGAGCCCACAATAAATACAACCTTGTTAGCAAGTGCGGTTGCACGTTGGACTAACAACAAGTGAGCAGTATGGAATGGTTGAAAACGCCCAATCAAAACCAGTGTATCATATTTCTTATCAGACATTATTTTACTCCCAATGCTTTACGTTCTTCGGCTGTTAATTTTGCAAGTGCAGTTGCACGTAGATTCTTTTCAGATTCTTCTTTGCGGTGTTTAGCATCAAGTACCTTATGTTCCTTATGCCATTTCTTTAGTTCCACCTTTGTAATACCTGCTTCTTTAAAGTTAATTAGGTCGTAAAATTCTGCGGGACTTGCCATATCTGTATGTGCAATTTCCAATGCAGCAAGTGTTTGGCACAGTGCGGATTCTGCAAATGCAATTTGCTTCTTCAACGCGGGTTCTTTGATATCTTTGAAGTATGCTTCGGGATGATCGTCGTAGTAGTCTCTGCAAGGCATATTATGCTCCCTTCAATTCAGTGTTGATTTCTTTGAGACGAGCTTGCAGATCTTCCGATTCCTTGCGAAGTTCTGCAATACGCTTGTTGGCTTGTGGATCAATCTTCTTGACTTCAACCAACGAAATATCGCCACCGCCTCCCCAAGTCCAAAAGTTCTTGAGGCCCACAGCGTAATCGATAATGTCTTTTAATGTGCCTTCAACTACGCCAAGATCTGGCTGGTAGTGATGGCCACCAAAATCGCAATTCGGATCTTCTCCGCGAATGCGCCAAAGGCCAGTTTCTGTAAGGGAATGTTTTTGTAACAGAGCCTTACCAGAGTAAGTGTTACGGTACTGCTCGAGAGCAGATTGCTTAGTTTTTGTTGTCATACATAAATCCTATGTAAAGTTAAGTGCAACTGAGTCTATCTCTATTGCGTAAAAGTATTTAGCCTTTATTTTAATGTAAAGGCTAAAATCGGTCAACCTTTTTTCTTATCCTCCAAATCGTGCCAGGCTTCTTCTTCCTCTTCAGTCCAATCTGCCGGTACTTGAGTGGGTGTATCATTCATTTTGGCAATCCTTTACATTAACTACTGATAATTTGATATCAGTAACATCTTGCATTATTTCACGTATATCCCGTATTTGCGTACCGTAATACTTTTTCTGCCCAACATAGAATGTTACATTCACCCCACTCAGTTTCACTAATGTCGCTACTGGTCTACAGGTTGCATATAACACACCATTATCGCCTTCTAAACTTATTTTTAGCCGTGCATTACTTGGTACCAAATATTTATAAAGGACCTGCTGTGTTATATTATCATCTAGATAAAACTTATTTTGGTGGTTGAACAACTGTATTAATTCAGTGTTGTCAATAATAATTTTACTTGCGTACTCTTTTATATTGGGATTTTCGATAACATTCAATGTTTCCACTAAGTTCTGTATAAACTCAGTCTTTAGTTCAATAGAGAAGTCGATATCAAGTTCAAGTTCTCTGTTATTACTAGATTTTACATTCGAAGTTCGTAGCAAGACAGTATACGCATTTGTCGGATAGCTAGATAATGCCTTACGCAGGAGGTCATCTGCCGTATCTTTCGTATGCTTATATGTATTGTAGCTTGCTGATGCTAATTCACCATTTATAGATGATGAACTATTTCCAATTAATATTCTATTTTTAATTTTGCTTGTAGAAACCTTAGAATCCACAATAACACGCACACCGTCGCCTTCGGTGTCTACGGAAATAGTCTTATAATCAGTAACATATCCACTGCTGTAAGCATAGATATCATTCTTTACCTGTTCATAATTTTTTGTGTCTCTATCACTAAGCATAAGCACACCAACCTTAAGTTCAATTGCCTTAATGAATGCTGCGTGACGTGCTTCTGCTTCAGTCTTACCCCAGGCGTCTGTGCGGATAAAATCTTCAGCATAAACTATCGGTGATATTAGTAATAATACCACTAACCATAGTTTCGAGAACATATATTACTTAAAGTAGTTTTGGAGATTGGTTGATTGCTCTGTATTTTTTACAGACCAGCGTACTGTAACTGCAACTGTTTTTGCGTCGACAACCTTTTCGTCGGTGATTTGAGCACCACGCACAATACCGGATGCCTGTGTTCTAATATTTTCGACAACTGTTCTTACAGTTTCGTTAACATTTGATCGATTGGTGTCTGAGCTATCTTCGTTTGCTGCTTCTTCGGATTCGGTAGCAGTCGACTTACTATTATGTGCGATAAGGTCGTTTGCCTTTTCGACATTCTTTGTGAGAGTATGTGTTACACGAGAGGATGTAAGGTCTTGCTTAATGAAGCGTACAATTTTATCAACTGCTACATCGTGTGCGACACTAAATGCTGTCTCACGCAATGCTTCTGTATTTCCGTAGGATGGTGCATAGCCTGTTGCTTCGATAGCAACAATATTGCCCTTGATGCATGTTGCATCACTAAATCCTGTTAAAAATTTGCAACTCCATTCTAGCTTAATGCTGTTACGAGCAAATGTAGAAATAAGGACCTGGTCCTGGGTTGCGTTGCTGGTTTTTTCTGGAGCAGACGGTGTTGAAGAACATCCTGCAAAAGCTGCAACAACTAATGTAAAAAGAATCCGCTTCATTTTGTTCACCTTTAAGTTATATGATGCTATTATAACACCAAATACCTAAAGGTCAACTAGATGAAGCGGATTCGCGGATTACTCAGCTAATTCTGCGTCGAACTTAGGCTTGATTTTGCTGGAAATAAACTTACCAACGGATGGGGCCTTCAAAAAGTCCTGGAATGTTGCTTCGTCAACATTCTTATAGATATAAGTGCTACCACTGTTATACTTAACGGCCAAATCGCCTGCTGCGCGAGCATAAGATTCAACCATTGTACTCTTTACTGGAGTAAACTTTACCGAACTACTGATTTTAACTGCTGCTTGTGCCATAATAGATCCTATTTGAAAAGTTACAGGTTTATTCTTGCAACTTGACTCTAGTTTACATTACGTATCATGTAGAGTCAAGTATTCGAACAATTAGTGGCTAGGATTAGCCTTAGATACAAATGCATTAAGCTTTTCAGCCTCTGCAATGATTTCTTCCGATGTAGGTGCCGACATTAATCGGTTTCCGCCAGACTCTGCTAAATGCTTATTCTGCAAAATTGTCTGAGAGAGCTGAAGCAATTCTAGTCTAATTTCGTATGGGGTCTTATTTGTAGGTTTCATTAAATTTCCTTTGTGTAATTTGTGCTATACGATGATTGAACTTTTCTTAGGCATCGCGATAGGCGATGTTGCTGCTTCATATTGTTCTAAAATCTTACCATTTGGTTTTGTCTGTATTACAGGTTTAGGCAATTTAACATCGGCATCCATATCTCCCATCATAATAAATGGTGCGAACTGGAAGCCCTTATCTGTGCCCACCATACATAACGGCTTAGAGATAGTATACATTGTGTCAGATTCTAACACAACTTTACCAATAAATTCCTCGCCGCTATTTAATTTAAATATACCAATGTACGGTACTGTGTCTTGTTTTTGTAATAGCATTATTTTCCTATGCGTTTAGTAGTTGTGATTCTAAAAATTGTCTTAATTCGGTATATCCGCCAATGTGATAATCGCCTTTGAATATTTGCGGCACTGTTCTTGCTGTCGGTACTTTTTCTTTTAGCGATGCAACAGACACATATGTCTTAGCAGGATCTTGCTCTTGACCAACATCGAGTATTAATTCTTTAAATTCAACACCTCTTGAATCTAATAGCGCCTTCGCTTGGTCGCAAAATGTGCAACTCGGTTTCGAATAAATTGTTATCATATATTTCCTTAAATTTCACAGTTACCGGCGGTGCAGGCCAACATTTGAGCACCTTCTACATTATCTTCCATCTCTACAATGGCATCCCAATTAATTTCTAAAGGCATACTTGCCAATAATTCGTCGTATTGTGCCTTTGTACAATCTTCATATGGTGCTTGCTTGTATGAACCACCATCGTATGGTAGGAATGACACACCAGACATCTCGTCAAAGTGGTCCCAAACAAATGCACCTACTGCTGGCCACTCTTTTTCTTCTACAGAGATAGTAACAGATGGCTTGTGCTCGCAGTAATGGCGCTGATAAGCTAACCATAATTTTAAGTGCGAAATTGCGTCTAAATTAGCACGTAAAAGCGCACCTTCAGGGGCCTTCTTCGGGAATGTAAACACAACTGTACTACCTGGTTTTGTAACATCGGGTTCGTTAGGAACACCTGCTGCAATCATTGCGTGTGTTAGAGGATCTTTCAAATCGCTACGGACACGGCGATAGTAATATGCAGCGTGACGAGGATGAATACCCGATGCTGTATCTGTTAGTTGAGATACTGTACCAGATGGTTTATTACATGTAATGGCAGTAGACGCTGGGATTCCAAAAGCTTCTGCAAACTCTGCATTTACATCGACTGCTACCTTCTTAATAGATTCTAATCTACCTGCTAATTCAGGATCATCTGCATTATTCAATAATGCGTGGTCCAATACACCAGTCATTGACACACCTAATAGGCGTTCTGCTTCTGTATTGTCCTTCCAAATCTTACGCAAGTATGGAAAATGTGTCAACGTTGACTGCATAGTACCTAAAATAGATGCAATACGAGCCTTACGCTGAATATCTTCAATTGTATCTTCTGCACGGACAATAATTTCTGTCAAATTACAGAACTGGAACGGTCTTAGAATAATTTCGGAGCAAGGATTAGTACCAAATTCGAATTCTGGATTACGACGACCGTTTAGCTTAACAATGTTCTTCGCTGCTTCACGATTAAAGATGCCGCGTTCGCCAGATTTAGATTCGTATAGCGATTGCCATTCTTGCATAAAGATACCAACGTCTGGACGCTCTGTATAGCAGGCGCTATTATTTGCTAATGCACGTTGTCCTTGTGTTTCCCACCAAGCACCGGATTTAGCGTGACGCATACGATCATCAGACAGGTTTGACAAGGAGATCATAGCAGAACGGCGAACACCACCAACAACTACAACTTCACCAATTTTACACATAATATCGTGACATTCGATACTGTTTAATTTGCGACCTTGAGCATTCTTGAATAACTTAACAAGAAACTTAAACAAATCAACAAGCGGTGCTGGTCCAGATGCTCGGCCGCCAAATACTTTAAGGCGTGCGCCAGCTGGACGAACCTTGCTTACATCCCACTTAGGTGCTTCACCAGAATATAACATTGCGATAACCTGTCTAACAGCCTTGGACCATCCTTCCTTGCTATCAGATACTACAATTGTTGACTCACTGTCAAAAATCTTTTCAGGCACATCTGGTAATTTAACAATATATTGACGCTCAACAGAAAATCCAACACCTGTACCATTAAGTAAAATGAACATTGCTTCATCGAAACACTTAGGATCATCAACTGGAAGATATGAACAGTTGTAACCTGCTGTATTATCGCGATCTAATGCCTTGCCTGCAGTCATTAACGCACGCATCGATGGCATTACTTCAAAATTTGTTATTGCATCTTGCAATTCTTTACGTAAATCAGCAGATAGTGTGTAATTTTGCTTTGTCTGCAGGTGTTTTGCCATAAAATCAAAATAGCGCGAAACAGTTTCGCCCCAATTTTCGCGCCTTTTCTCGGAATCAATGTATCGAGCATAGCGCGATTTGGCTATAAATGTTTCATAGATGTTATTATTCATATGTGTATAGTTTACCTAATAGTAGTTGAATGGGATATTTAACGAATGTCAAATATTTTGAAGGTGGTTGTAGTTTTCATAACGTGGTGTAAATTACGAGATTGCCTTTATATCTTTCTGTGTGTACGTGTTTAAAATCTGCAATTCAGCTGTTATGTCTTGCAAGTTATTTACCTTGCCTAGTTCATAGTTTAGTACAAACGTATTAGAAACCACCGGTAATAAATATTCATCTTCGCCGTCGTCAATGAGTATTAATTCAAGCACATCGTCGGTATGCAACAGACTGAATGTTTGGAAAATTAATAGGCTAATAGAACTCTTGCATAGATGGCCGTGGAATATAATTTCCCAGGGTGTTGGCCAATTTTCGGGTGTATAGTAATCGAGTGTACGAGAACCAAATGGCATGACTGAGAAAAACTTTGCCACTGTTTCTAATTTCTCATTTAGCGGCAAGTCAGATATGTCTTTTCTTAATTTTTTCCACATAGCAAGACGCTCGTGGTCGGGTGTGTTGTTCCAACTCATAATTACCTCTCTAATTATTCTAGGCCAAATTTATTATAATATTCGCAGACCTTATTTGCCCACATAGTTTCGTAATGAGTAAACTCATCACCTTCGATAACAAATTCAAGATATTTACCAGTACGGCAGGCCATCATAATTACACCCTTCTGTATATGTGTGCCATACATTTCGTTGTGTGATAATGCGTATGCTGCCAGCTGCATAAAATAGTCCTCGATCCACTCTTTTTTCTTCTCTTTTAGGCTATTTTTAAAGTCCATAATCGCAGGTACACCGTTATGTAGTCCGACTAAGTCAGTTGTTCCTGCATATAGTTCTTTAGAGTACAACATAACTTCTGTACCCCATACTTCACTTACATTACATAGGCCTTTGTCGATAACAAGCTTGGCTAGAATTTTGGTCATTATTTGACCTTTCATTTCTAACCCTAGAATGTAATTTTCAAGTAATTTATGCATCCCGTTACCTATGCTTGAAGCTTCTGTAACGATACGCTTTGCTTCTTCTGCCCCTACATTCTCTTTCCATTCGTTAAGGAATGACATATCTTTTGTTTTAGATAGAATAGTTGTTACAGACGGTAACGGACGACCTTCTCCGACAATATATTTTCGGCCAGATGGATGATCAACCCTTGATAAGGGTTTATAAGTGTAGACGGGATTTATAAGCATTGTTACAGTATAATGTAACGAAACTTTTTTGTCAATATTTTACCAACAAACCTTCCACTGAATCGTATTCCCTGTTGCAGGGTTAGATTGAATAGAAATAGTATATCCTAATCCTTTAAAATAGGATAATACAGCATTTATCTGAATAGATATAGGCTTGTTGGTTGTTGTACCGGCCCAAGTTTGCCAATATAATTGCGGGTTAGTTCCAAATGTATTGTTAGATACATTTATTACAACAACTGCCGGTGTTGCAGGCGGATTGGGTGTGCCAGCAGTAACCGGATTGAACACTGTGCCTGTTGCAGATTGTGTATAATTTGTTCCAGGTGTTTTAACAGTAACAGAGCTGACACCACCAGCTGTAATATTAACTTGAGTTGTTGCACCAGTACCTGGATCACTAATAACAAGATATGGATTCATTGAAGCATATCCCCAACCTGTATTTGTAATAACTGCACCAGTAATAGTACCTGTTGAATTTGTTAATACATCCGCCATAAACCCTGTTCCTTGAGGATAAGGAAGCAATGGATTAAGTGTAGATACTATCTGGATTGTTGTAACACTATCTTGATAACCCGAACCAGGATTCATAACAATGACAGCAAGAATTTCACCTGTAACACTTACTGATGTAACTCTGAATACTGCATCAGTATATGCTACGTTGGGTGCTACTGCTCTTGTTGCTGTAACAGAGTCGGATGTTGTATATCCTACACCTGCACTAACAATATTAACCGAAACTATTTGACCTTGAGCATTCACTAATGGCATTAATGATGCACCAACACCTGCTAACGACGATATAGAAAGTGTAGCAGATATAGGTTGATAGCCTGAACCAGGATTAACGATGTTAATATACTGAATATTACCACCGTTCGTTGTTAAAGTTGCTGTTGCACCAGCACCTGCACTACCAATAGGCGGAATAAATGACACCGCTGGCGAATCTGTAACATATCCTGCACCCGGAGAAGTAACTGTTACGGTAGTAACACCTGTAACAAACGTCATTGGTGTATTTCCACCAATTGTAGTACACATCTGACCACCACCTACCTGGCATTGGCTTGATGCAGCAAGGATAGCCTGCTGTATATCGCAAATTTCTTCCCAAATTATGGGGTTATTTGTAGCCATCTGCTCCATCAAAGCAGCATTAGGGAAGCCAGTACCGGGTGTGCAGCAATCAGACATTATATTATCCTAAATCTCCAGCATCCATTGCCATATCTTGTACGTGTGATGCGCTATCTTGTTCTTCGCCGCCAGAACCATCTTGGCCGCTGTTCAATGTGATACTATCTGGTGTCACATTTGTTACATTTGGGTTATTCTGTAATGGAGTCATAATGCTATTCACATTCACAGAATAGCCCATTTGTTGCATCTGGGCCACTAGGTCCTGCGTACTTATATCTGTTGCGCCATTACCCTTAGCACCAATGAGTAAGTTTGTGAGGTCCGAGTCTAATCGTTGATTATAATCCTCTAAGAGGAACTCTTTTGCTCTCATAAATTACTTTCTTGATTCTTTTAATTTGCGGGCCTTTGCAACAAGTCTTTGCATTTCCATAACTTTACGTTGTAAAGTAGATTCTTTCATAGCACGGCCAAGTGGTTCTTCACCGCTCATATCTTCGGCACCTGCTAGGTCATCTTCTCCACCTAACTCGTCGCCGATGTTATCTAAATCCAATTCAGGTTCGATTTCACCCTCGATATCGCCTTCCATACCTGGATCGCCACCCATTTCTGGATCCATACCCATGTTTGCATCCATATCTGTTGCTGCACCGACTTGACCTGTTTGCGCCATGTTGCTTACAGCATCATCTACCTTGTTTTTAGCAGTATAAAGTGCATCCATAACACCTTGGAATGCACTATAGATTTGTGTCTGGAATGCAGAAGCAGATTCCATACCGTATGTTTCGCGCATTTGGTCTGTTACTGGAGGAAGATCTTCGTTTTGTAAACGACCAATCTTTTCAACCATTTCTTGTAATTCTTCGGCAAACTTCTTTGCCGCCATCATAACTTCGGCTTGGCTTACTTCTGTTTCTAGTAAGCGACGAAGATTTTTTACTAAATTTTTATGTTCTCTCATTGCGGTTCCTTGTTTGACGTATTTATTCTGTTGTTTCCATCATTGGCGCCATTTCGGCCTGGTGTGATTCACCATTGATAGCTGCCATTGCTGCATTGCGAACTCTGTTTTCGATATAATCATTCGGAAAATCAAACTCGCTCGATCTATAAGCTTTCATAACACCATTGACTGCTTCGTCAAAGTCTGCTATGCTCGTACCTCTGTGGTGAAATTCTTTAACAATAACACCTGTTAGCATTTTAACCAGCGGTTCTAGCTTTGGTGATTGAAATTGTGTTATTGCATATTCGCGCAATACCTTAATACCTTCAAGTACAAGTAATCTCTTTGAAATTTCGGGAGATGCTTTAGCATCGTCGCCTCGTAACTTCAAATCTACAATCTCGTCTTGGATGTTTTCCATTATAATGGACATATCCTTGATGCTTGTACTTTCGACAATATTAAATCCGTAATTAGACTTAAGATATTGATTAATCTTCTTAAGTGTTGTTGTCGGAGCGCATCCTATATCATTCAAAAGCATATAAATATCCCTATTAAACTTTGTTTTTAGTATTTATCATTATCATTATCTATTTAAGTCTTTTAAAAATAGCAATGTCATTTCTGATCCGTTTAGCACGTATTTCCGCCATCTGAAACTTATCTTCTAGTATTGCCATAGTATCGTAATCCTTGCGAGACTTGGCACCTTGTATGCAATGTAGGTAATGCATCATATTTGTTCTATATGTTGAGTATTCACTCTCTAATTTAACTACTCTCTCTACAGTTCTTAGTTCACCGGAAGTATATCTTTGTGCTATAATTGTAGCAACATCGAATACAGTTATATCCTTGAACAACACCTTCTTATCTAAAGAAAATATGTCATAAAATCCATTACGATTTTTCTTAATAAATGTTTTTCCGACCCATGCACTAGATGTAGTGTTATGGATAGGAAAGCCGCTCTCGATAGCATTAGATGCTGCCTTATCGGTAGCCTTATCTAAATTATCTATGAGTTTACTTCTATCCATTATTTCTTAAATCCGTTGTTATTTCTTGTAGCGGTAGGCTTACCTGACTTGGCTAATCTAGCAGATAATTTACCTGAATCTTGATTAGGTTTTGTATCACCGACAACTGTCTTTGCTACAGTAGGTGTATACTCATCCATAGCATTTTCTGTTGTCTTTTTTCTGCGTTTTGTTTCGCCCATTGATACCGGAGCAATAGCTATAGCACCAGCACCTGTAGCGCCACCACTGCAATCTTCTGCAATGCCTGCAAGATGCTTCATTCTTGCAATATCTTCTGCCATTTGTTGCTGTTGCAAACCTGCTGCTTGGTTTGTTGCACCAGGTGTAGTTGATCCACCAACAAACGGCTCTAATTCATCGTTGCCGTGCCACTCTTCTTGACCTGTTGTTGGGTTCTTCACTGCAACGCCTTTACGACCAGCATCGACTTGAGTAATTTCACCTGCAACCGGCATACCATTTGGTCCTTTAAGGCCCACTGTCATTCCTTGCTCAATTGGGCCACCTTTGCCTGTGTACATTACCTGTGCTTTTGCTGGTGCATTTTGTGCAGGTTGTTGTGTATTTTGTGCAGGTGCCTGCTGTGGGTTAGCATTCATTGCCGCAGCACCGTTTGGTCCAATGACTTGTCCAGAAGGTGACGGAATGCTTGTACCGGCTTCTAATAATTTTACATATTCTGTGAATGATAATGATGACATTGCGGTTGTTGCTTCCTCTAAAGAAATATTTCGTTTGTTAGCGAGTCTTTCAACGGCTGTTTCGTATAAAAGATCAGTAATATGTGGGTGGTTTGATAACATTAAAAAGACTCCATTTTATTAAACGAAATATTACGGCCCCAACCGGTAGGACTACCCTGAACCGTTGTAACTCTTACTCCGCTGGGGATAATTACTCCGTCTAAATCGTCGACAAGTAATCCGACTGGACCTGGTGTACCGTACGGTGTGAAATTAAAGAATTGCACACCACGCTCTACAGCAAATTTCCATATAAATCCTTCACCATTTAGCTCTAGTGTGTAATCTTGCAACTGGAAAACTGGAGTTGGGTCTGCTAAAATAACAGGCATTGCTCTTAAGCCGATACTCATTAGCAAAACTTCAAAGTTTTTCTGACTTTCGTCGAGCGGATTTCCTGTAACCTGAATGTTTAGTAAACGTGCAAGCTCTTGCGAAGGTGGTGGGTTAGGGTTTGGATCAGTAAATGCTCCAGGAGAGGACGCATAGCAAACATATGCCTGTAAATCGGCAGTTAAGTTCTGCATTGCCGATGCGGCACCGTGAATTTTCATTACCATTATTAATCCTTGTGTTCTATTTAGCTGTACGCTACATTATCTGTATTTATCAAGATTCGAGTCGTACGGCCAAAAAGAAAGCGCCCAAGGGCGCTAACTTATACTGAATATGTTACGCTAATTTGAATGGCGTTTCAACAATAGTTGCTGTGCCTAGATTTGCTATTGCTATAACAGGAGGTGTCGACTGATTAGGTGCACCAACCGAAACATACACAGGCTGATTGCCTAATGCCTGTACTGCTGCTTGCATTTGTGGTGCTGCTGCTGCAGGATCTTCAGGAATAGTGTTTGAACCCCAACCAAACGCAGATGCCGAACAAGCAAAGTGAATTTGTGTTGTACCACCATACAATGCTGGCTGGCAAGAAATAATAGTAATATCGCATTGCTTGGAAATTTCACGCAATGCTAATTCTGCCGCACTATTTGGGACAGGCATATCGTTACCAACAACAAAATATGTTGTTGCTGTAATTTTACCACCAGATACTGCTACTGGTAAGTTCACTGACCCATCGGACACTGTCCACGCAAACGGACCAGTCATTTTAAAATACCTAAGGCTACCTGTCAATGTTTGATTATTGATGATACCGCCATTAACTTTTATTGTCATTTTTGTAATCTCCTACAATTGTACTTATTTATCACAATACAGAATTTTTAGTCAACAAAAAAGCACCCGAAGGTGCTTTCTTTATGTTCATAACAACAATTAAGCTGTTTGAAGCAATGCTGGGTAGTAACCAGGTGTACCAGTGGATGGGTTGTTTGGGTATGCTGCGTTTGTAGCACCAATTCCAAGCTCGATAGCACCGTTTGCTGCTGTACCGATAGCCATTGTACCGTTGAATGCTGCAAAGCTCATATTGAATGTAACTGCAACGCCTGTAACGCTTACAAGAGCGCCAACTGTAGCCGTAGGTGCTGCACCTGCTGTTGTAACGATAGCTTGTGCGCCAAATACTGGAAGACCAGTAGCGATAGCACCTGCTGCGTCAGAGAACCAGCCTTCAGAGCAACCAAGCATAACGTCAACGCTTTGGGAAGCGACGTCGTATGTGGAAACGCCAAGAACTGTAGCCTTTGTTTCAAGTGTCTTAAGAGCTTGAACAATTGCGCTTTCTACGACTGCGAATGTGGAATCAGCAACTGTACCTGCACCAGCTGCTGTAGCTGTACCAAGTACTGTAAGGTCTGCTGCTGGAAGAGCAGAGATATCAGCACTGAATGTTAACTTAACGAATGCAACGCGCTTTTCAACCCAGATACCAGGATATGCTGCGCCATTTACTTTTTGTGTCATTTTAATAACTCCTTAATTTGTGATAGGATTGTCCTATTCATAACTTTATTTATCATCTTGGAATAAAAACCGGCTTACTTCTTTCTACTACGACCCAAGTTTGATGCTTCTACTAATCTCTGTATTTCCGGAAGACACTTTCTATCTTCTTTAAGTATATTGACAAATATACGTTTAATTTCTTCTGTAGTTGCTTTACGGCCAAACATTTTATTGCCAAAGTTTTTCATCTTTTGGAACATACCGGGCTTTGGTGAGATATCTTCAGCAAAATGCTTCTGCATAAACTCAACAACTTCGTTTGTTATGCCTGCCTGCTTTATATAGTCGGCAATTTTCTTTACGGCTTCGTCTACTTGGTTCTGACCCGAATCATCTTCCTCTTCATCGTCGTCGGATTGCGGACCCACTGAACTATATATTGCCTGATCTATACTTTTATCATCGTAGCCAAGATGCTGCAATAACTGTTTTATTTCTGCCACTGTATCTGGACTATGTGCTTTTTGCCAGGCACGTTTTAAATCTTCAATATCTAAATTACCTGTATTGCTATGCATTTTACTTATAGCGGCAAATATTTTCGATGCATCATCTGAACTAGCAAATGCTTCTGCAACCGTCGATGGCTGCAATAAATCCCACAGCATCTTTCGTTGTGTAGAATTCATTTTCTTGCTTATAAACTCTTTTAGTTGTTCTAGTTCCTGTGCCTTTGCTTCATCGCCGCTGACTGCAGGAGTCTTTGCATTCTTGAAAGGATATTTAGACCCCTGTTTAGGCTTTGGTTGTTGCTTAGGTGGATTCAACAATAATTTAAAGACATTTTCAACATCATCTTCATCTAAGTCTGGTTGGCCTACGTCACGAATGTCTTCGTTTACTGGTTTATATCTCATTTTACCACTAGCATCTCTACCTACAGGTTTCACCCTCGGTTTTTGTGGTTGTTGCTGTTGTGTAGGTTCGTGTGGCTCTATATCTTCTGCATCATCAGTATTAAATTTCTTCGGTGCAGGTGTAGGTTGTGCAGCAGGACCTTGTATAGCAGGATTATTAGTAGGTTGCTGTTGATTTCCAGCACCTTGTTGTGGTTGTTGCTGTGTAGCAACGGCTGTACCCGGCTTCTTATTTGCTAATACTGAACTAATTGCTTTCTTTATCACTACTGGATTAAAATCACCGTGAATTTCTAAGAATTTTGAAAGATCAGGGACTGTTACTTTTCTTAAATAGTTTAATCTACCATCTGGTGCAGATTGCTTGTTTGCAATACCGCTACTTTTAAGATATTCGATCCATTGTGCTGTTAACTCTTTTGGTGACATTATTCATCACTCTCAATTGACTCACCAAATTTGATACGCTTTACCATACGTGTGAATCTATTAGGATCCGAACCACGTATGCTAGAGACAAAACGTTTCTTTAATGATTCTGCATCCTCGGCCGAGAAGTGTTCATCAATCGACTCTAATAAGTTTATGGCAGAAACTATAATATGCTGTGCGCGAGCCTCAATGAGATCTTCTTTATTCTTTTGAGGTACATATGTACTAATTTCCTCTAGAATAGATCTGCTCTTACGATTTATAGACAATGTAGTATCTCCAGTTTGTTCAACTATTTATCAAGTATTAACGTTTCTTGAGGAAAGCGCGAACAGCGTTAGCACCTGCAAGTGTATTTGACTGCGGTTGTGGACGCGGTGTCATGCTTGTTATTTCTCCAGTAGTTGGTTCTACCTTTTCTCCGGATCTAACAATACTCTTTTTCTTCAACTGTTCGTAAATATTATTGGACGTTGCTGTCACTGCATCTGCATCGCCTTCTTCTAAATCACTAATACGTAGACTCTTATTATTAAATGCCAGGTCAACCTTAGATCCAACACCAGAACTTGAACGTGTTTTCATAAATTGAATTTGATAACGTCCGCCTTCTTTCATTGCAGCACTTGTAAAGATACCAATAACATTATCTGCAGTATTAACTTTAGAAATACCGCCTGCGATGTGGCTTGGATCAAATTCAATTTCTTCATATGAGCCACGATTTAACTGTGATGCAGATACTGTGACAATATTTAATTCAACTGCTAAGTTACGCAATTCTTCTGTTACATATTTGTCCTTAACGAACAAGTTTTCTGCACTAATTTTCTTACTCATTGGCATCATAAGGTCTAAGTAGTCAACTAAGATTGCATCTACCTTTACACCTTTATTAATTTCGTATTCTTTAACATATGCTCGAATATCATTTGATGTACAGCCATTTGGTAACTGTTTTACTTGCAGGTTACCACGACTCTTCATTTGTGATGCGCGAACCTTCATGTGAACATCATCAATGCTACGCATAACTTCGCGTGTTTCATATCCAGTGTGCATTGCATCTAGACGCATCGAACTTAACTTCTCACTAAGTTCTAGTGACAGATAAACTACGTTTAATCCTGCTGTTGCCCAATTTACTGCAAGGTTCTGCAAGAATAATGACTTGCCTGCACCAGACTGTCCAGCAAAGATTGTTATTTCACCTTTGTTGAGTCCACCGTATAATTTTTCATCAACTGTTTTCCACCCTGTCGAACATTGACCCTTACCTTCCCGAATTGCTTCAAGGCGTTCCTTCGGGTTAAGGTAGTAATCTGTTCCAAGGTCCTTAACAAGCGCGATTTGCACCGCCGATTTGATAGTTGTTTCGACTTCGCCATACCGTCCTTCATCTAAGAGTTCCGGTGATGCTAAAATAGCATCACGTAATGCCTTATATCTGCAAAATAGTTCAATTTCTTTCAAGAACCATCTATCTTCCTTTGCAGCCACTTCCGGTATTAGCTCGATGCTCTTGCCAGTAAGTGCTTTAATCTGTTCCACTGTCGGGATTGTAGAGTATTCCACAAAGTGCGACATAATGATGCCTACAGCATCTTTATTCTGCTTATTATCAAAAAATGTGTCTTTTAAAATGCCAGCCGATCTAATAAACAACTCGTGATTGCTCATCATAAATTGAATGAACAACGTTTCTACATCTGCATCGTATTCTTTAATTTCGCTTTCCATTGATATCTTTTTCCTTAATATTTACGGCTACGTTCGCGTTCCGCTTGGCTGATTTTCCACTTTAATTCTATCTTTTCTTTACCAGATACCGCAGATTTAATAATTGAGTATGTTGTGAGTAACCTTCCGTACTTTACGGCGGCTTGTGCTGCATCCTTTATTCCTGGTTCCCATTTTGGGAAAGAAACTGACCATTCGTTGTCGATTGCTGCTTTAACTAGGTCCCAACCTTTCTTATCTCTGTCGGGGCAGACAACAACGTGTTTTTGCAGTCTATTTATGATGTCAATTTTTGACTGATTTGTCTCGCCTAGGATACCAACACCGTCTGTTGCCCAGGCGTCAACAACACCTTCGTTAACTACGACGTATTTACGCGACCAGTCGTCCTGTGGGTCAAGATTATAGACAAAGTCCGTTGGCGACTGCTGGTAGTATTTGGGTATTTCCTTGTCGGGCAAATCATACGACAGTCTAGCAGTAAATCCTACGATTTTACGCCTGTAATAGTAGGGAATAATCAATCGTTGATTAAGATTGTGTGTAGTTAGTGGTGACCAGTAGAAATCGTCTAAATCAGTGATCTTCCTTTTCCTGGTATATTCAACAACTCTTAAAAATTCTGGATCGTCCAGCCCGGCATCCAACCAATCCTTAATAGATAGGGCATCTGTTGGTAAATCAACGGGCTTCCATTTACTGAATAACGTCTTAAATTTTGTTTCTAAGTCGACAACCATTTCGCCATCGCGAATAGATCCTATGTCGTTCTTAGTTCTGAAGATTTCAAACTCTATCTTCTTTACAAACTTTTCATCTAGTCCTAATTGTAGTAACAGAAATCTAAATGTTCGTGGTAAGTCCTTACCCTCGGTATAGCTTGCACTGAATCCACAGTTGAAACAATTAGCTACAATAGAGTTTGGGTTGAATTGAATTCCGAATCGATGGCGTGTATCGCGACCGTGCCCTTGCGTATGACAAAGTGGGCAATTTCTTTTGTGCCACCCCTTAGGAGCCGCTTTTAACGGTCCTATGTTTGTAAGTATGGCATCCTTGAGTACATCGATAATCATCTACACAGTATAGCATAGCGTTATACGAAAATCAAGTACGGACAATGAGTTTCTGTAATATACCCGGGTCCAATACTGCGGTACTTGGTATGTATCTAAACTTTAACCACATAAAGTTTGCACTAAATGTCCAGGCCTGCGTACCTGTGTAGCCTATGAACTCAATATCTTGCGACATCGATGTTGGGTATATTTTAAACCAACGTGATTCTGATTGATATGCGTCTGGTGTTTCTTCAAGGCTTCCCCAGATCTGCAATATACCCGTAAAGTGCTTTGTATATGTTGAGAACGAGTGCACAGAATTAATATGGTTCAATACTCTACCACCTGGTATACGTCCTGTATAGAAAGAAGGTGTAACAGGTCCGAACGTAGCTATAGTAATGTCTGGTGTCCAATCTTTTGGAGTATATGTAATGCTAGGTAATGGTGCTTTGAACGCTTGTTCGGTAATTACAATCTCCATCTCAACATTGTTATTGTAATCGCTATACATTGGCTTCTCTATATAGTAATCGGCTACCTTATCGATAAAATCTTCAGTACGAATCATAGCCATCGTATATAAACCTGGTGCAATCAACGCAATATCGCCACTATCTAATTCTAATGTAACAACACCTTTTGCTGGACCTAGTCTGCACAGCTTTTCTAATACTACTTTTCTATTATCTGGGTCAATAATACGAGCATACACCTGTTGTCCGCACGCGATATCAACGCAAACTCTATCAGGGCCTAGTGCTCTAAAGATAATCTTGTTGTCTATGCCTTTGTGTGCTTTGATTGGGTTTTTATTCATTGGGCCGTTGTCCTTCATTGGGCAAAAGGTGTCTCCCACTACTAGAAGCTGCCTTATATTATCATATAGATATAATTTGTGGAAAGTAATGTCCATTTATCCTCACCTTTTTACATATTTATCATATGCAACGTCAAAAAAATTTCTGTGCCCAAAAAAATCGTATAAATAACTCAATATGATAAACTTAGAAGAAATTAATAAAAAATTCCCATTCCTGAGTGGTTTGCGCTGCTCAACCGTCGAATATATCGGCATTATACAGAATTCTGATGATAAAATTATTAGTTTCTACGATTACGAGTCGTTAAGGACTGCAGAAGAGAAAAAGCAGTTTCTTACGCTAGGCGAAATATGGTGGTGGGAAAGTAATAGACTGTTGCCCATTAATATTTTCCTGCAAGGACAGATGGTTGAGTTTAGATATTGTTTAAAAACAATAATAAACAAAGATGTCGATATTATGTTTGGATCAGTTACGAGCCTAAACAATATTATGAAGAAGAGAATCAAGAAAAGACAAATACAACTCATCCGCAAGGCGGATTAGGTACTAGATATTTGCTCGATTAGTAAATTTAAGTTAACAATAACAGCCAGCGCATAAGAGATAGAGTGACTACGCTTAAAATGGTAGTCGGTTCTATCTAAACTCTTATCCCATATTTCTTTACGTACCTTGCTCCATGTTGCTGACTGCAAATATGCTTTGGCAGGGCGTATCATTGCCAATATCATTGCTAAATCTTCAACAGACGTTGGTTTAAACTTTTGTGTAAGATGCCCATGCCCACTTAGGTGGAATAACTTGTCAGTAATTTCTGAATACTGAAAATATTCCCACTCTGGCTCTTTATTGAGCAATTCTACAAGGTGTTCTTCGCTTTTAACACCTTCGTACATATTCACATTCAAGAAGTCAATTTTAAAATAGCCGTAGTCGTTTGCTATCCTATAATCTATTGTAGAAATATTAGATGATGGGTCTCTTGGTATATTTTGAAAGTAAACACCTGTAGGGTGTTTCTCGAACTTAGTTTCGGACCTATCTATGCGACCAAAGACGCATTCTAATCCTTCTAGGATGTTATCTCTACCAAAAACATCTATATCGACATCAGTATCAACAGTACGCATTATAGTCCGGCCTGTTCCAAGACAGATCTAATGTACTCTACATCATCGTCTTGCTTTTTAAACTTTTTCATCCAGAATCCTGGCTCAATAATCGTTCCAACTACTTTAGCGTGGTCATCGTTGAATGCATTAGTCAATAAACCGCCAGATTCGCTAAGGTATAACACCCAGGGACTAATCTTGCCTGTCTTAATAAGGTATGCTGCTTCATTGGCCGAAATATGGCTAAAAAACTCGTTAAATTGCGTGTTATTAGTAGTTGACCACTCTACGATTTCAGTAATAGTTCTGTCTACTGCTGCTTCTGCCGGTTCTTTCTTTACCAAGTCTTCGATGTATGTATCGTACACAAAATCCTTGGTCCAATCTTTTAGATTTACGCCGTTTCTGATTACAAATTCAATAAACTTGTCTGGGTACACAGGTTTAAGGCTGGCTAAATGGTTGCCAAACTTAACAAAGTCTATGTAATAATCACTTTCGATAAATTCTTGAATGGCCTTGGGCTTTTTAGACGCCATTGATATTTCAAAGAACTTTTGAAATGTTCTAAACCCAAATCTCGTCGCAGGTGTATCTATTTCCATATATCTACGCTTCTTTACACACATATGCGTAATGAGCGTAGTTTCTTTATGGAACTTTTTCTTACAATACTTACATTCAAAGTCTTGGATCACAGCTTTACTACTTTCCTTTTGCTTCGCCTTTAAGGAGTTCTTTAATGGTTTTGTCGTCGACTGCATTTGCTTTAAAGAATTGCTCAAAATCTTCTTTCGTGTTTATTGTCTGCAACATTTCTAAATCAGAATCTTTCATTAACGGAAAATAAGTTAATAATGTTTCTTCTAATCTGTTTTTCTTTGCTTTTCTGCCCGGTGCAATCCAGGGGTGGTATTGTTTTTTATTTGTACCACATACTGTAAGCAACTTCCATTGTAATTCTGGATGTTTTGATAACGATGAGAAGTGTTTATTAACTACGTTGTTTACTAATAATAAATGATCCACAGCATCTCCTTGCGATGAACTCATATACCTCATTAGTAACCATAGGCTTATTTCTTTCTTATGTTCTTCCGAAAGATTTATATAGAAATCCCTATTACGGTAATCCATTGCCGGTAATTCCATTGCTAATGTAAGAGTGCTTTCTTTCTTAGTAGCTTTTTCATCTTCAACAATGGCGGCATCCGGATTAAGTTCACGGAAACCGCTTAACCAATCTGCTACGCTATCTGTCATTCGAACAGTGCTCCAATATCGATTACATCGGGTAATTTATTAGAATCTTTTACAAACAATGCACAATTAGGATGAGGGCTGTCATCTAACGGCACAACTAAAATATTTCCGTGTTTCAATTTTGGAAAGAACCATTTTACCTCTGCATACACGTTTGTAATCATTACTTCTTTTGGACGCGGAACCATGTGCCTTAGCGGATTATAAACCATTGTGTGAAATCCACGATCATTCAAACTTGTAAGTGGCATAATTTCTAAATCACTATAATCGTTATCACAAACAAGAATAGACCAATCTAATGGCATCTGAATTTTATATTTGTCAATTTGCAACACAACGGCTGGTGCATAAAAACTCTCTAAGAAGATAAGTGGAATAAAGAAATAGTCTGGATTTTTAGGATCTGAGTAATCCAGAACACAGTATCTGATATCCTCAATTTCGTTAGGAACTTTATCCAGTTCGTATGCTACATTATCGTTTGTTAAAATTCTCATTATAGTGTCCAGTTAAAATATGGGTCATTGACCGATGAGGTTTGTATATCAATCATATACCTGCAAAAAGCACTGTATAGGCTACCGTATTTTAACGAAATGTATGTCATTAATGCAACCACTTCTTCGTCTTTCTCATTATAAGCATAGCATAGGCAATCTTGCCTATACCACCGTTCGGATATATGCTCGTAGTTGCCAATAAAAATGTCTGTTAATCCAACAACACCCAAAAATGATCTAAATACTTCAGCATCGCCCGCTGATAATGGTGTACGAATAGATTTCATTATGCAAGACCTATATTTCTGCGATGTTTTTCCCACATCTCGTCAAGTTCTTTCATATCGCGTTTTGCTTCTACTCTGCCAAGACTAATACGTTCGGCATTCACGCCACAACGTATTAGATAATCGCATAACATATTTTCAAAACCAAGATGTTTTACAGACATAAATGTTATTTGATATGCTGTATCAGATCCATCCTCGTATATTAGCATAAGATGATTATGCATATTATCTGATTCTAATATTTTGACGTCTAATCCGTTGGCATCAAAGAATGTTTTGATTAATTCTCTATATCCGCCCGAAATAGCAGTTCTAACAGTTGTCATACGTAGTCTATTTTTTTAATAGTAAACGGATATTCCGCTTCTTTGTAAAATTTCTTTCGCTTTGTTAAGTGGCTCTTACTATATTTGCAGTTAGAACATACGTCATACACGTTTACAAAGTCCTTATCCGGCGCAACACGAATACCACGGCCAATACTTTGAATAACTCTAACAAAACTCTTTCCTGCTTCAAACAAAATCAAGTTAAAAATACGAACAATATTAATACCAGTAGAAGCAACGCCGTATGTTGCGATAATAACTTTACCATCAACTTCTTGCACTTCGGCATATTCTTCTTTTCGGTCCTTTGACTTCATTTTACCAGAAACAAAAATAGAATCTGGTATCATTGATTGTAACATCTCGCCTGTCTCTACGCGATCAACAAGGATAAGCGTATTTCCATTGACAGATATCTTTATAGCTTCGTCTGCAAGATATTTTAACCGCTTTTCATTTGTAGTGAGCCACTTTAGTTCAGTTTGGTAGTTTCCGCTTGCTGCTTTACCAACATCTTGCAATTGCCATACATTTACATGCAACTTTGCAAGAATACCCTTCTCTTGCAGTTCCTTTGTATTGATTTGACCTAACATAGGACCAATGCACGCACGCACACCTACCTTATCGGCTTCTTCTTCGGGCATTGTTCCCGTAAGTCCCCACCTTATTGGGGCGTTTGCTAAATTGGTCGATAATAGCTTTCTCAATACATCGGCTTTTGCTTTGTGCACCTCGTCCACGATAACGCAGACCACCCCGTCGAAGAAATCGCTTATACTCACTTCGAGTTCTTGTTCTTTTGAACGCTTCGATAGGCTTTCCAAGCTTTGCCATGTGCATATAGTATGGGTTTTACCATACTCCTTTCTATCACCGAAGAATACACCTACATCTAACCCTAAGTTGATATAATCTTCTTCAGTTTGAGTAACTAAATCCTTTGTAGGCACAATAACAATGCTGCGACCGTAGGGCTGTACTTTATGGCTTAAAATCGCCGTAATTAGGGTCTTTCCCGAGCCTGTAGGCGCAATATTAATGCCCGTAATGTTCTCTAAGTAAGAGTTAATAACACCTAGTTGGTGATCTTTAATCTTAATAGGTTGTCCTGCAATAGGATGGCCTTTTGGCCACATAATATGGCTATAACTATCTTCATCAACAAGTTCAAACACAAACTCTTCAGTTTCTTGCCTACGATCATCAATTTCAACTTCATAACCGTGTGTTTGTACAATAGGAAGAAGTATATCAAGTAAGTTAAGATACGATCGTGAACCTACGTCACAGAATGACATCTTGCCATTCCATCTTCCTAACTTAAATGCAGGTGTATGCCGTGCATAAGGTAATTCAAATTCTAGTGCTTGAACCATTTTGCGTCTGCAACCTGGATCTAAGTCACTGAATTTGATATTAACTTCGTCTAATATGTGTAATGTTGCTTTTGCCATTAAATGCTCGCGTCGTCGAGACCTGCTGCCCGTAATTTGATAATATGACCTGTCATGAAGTTCTTAGTTTCGAGTGCCTTACTAATAGACAAGAATTTGTTTCGTAATAATGCAACTTCATTTATGAGTAATGTAGAATCCACAATACTCTGCACACCATCAACATACTTTTCTGCATCTCTTGATGTAAGTGCTTTGTTATACGCCTCTAGGAACTTCTTAAATTCTAAAGACCTATCTTTACGCAATTGAACATTGAGGTACTCTAATATAGCTTCAATTTCCTGCAATTGAGAAAATCGTGTCTCTACTATTCCGGGTAATTCTGCTGCGTGTCTCTCTAAGCTCTTACCCTTCAAAGATAATTCGAGACGAGCTGTCTCCAACTCGCTTTCGAAAAAATCTATAAAATTGGGTATTACGCTAAGATCTTTTGTGACCCTGTAATACCATTGGCTCATAAACTGTGTACTCGTTTCAGTGCCAGCTCAATTGCTTGAACTAGTAATACTGCCTTCTGTGTTCTGTTCATTAACGAACGTCTAATCGCAAGTAAGCGTGGAGGGACACTTAGGTCTTCTGCCAGTGCCTTATGTACACTGGTCAGGTTTACTGGTTCAGTAATCCACATCACGTAGTCGGCACCCACTGTTGTATCTCTCATTTTTTCTTTAAACAGCTGGACTTGCGTTAGGGCTTGCTGAGCATCCTTACTTTTGATTGTTTCGAGCAACAATGTTCCCGTATCATTCGTCATTGTAATCCTCGTCATCGGGTTCATCTAATGGATCGCCAATATGACTCCTTACTGCTGCACGAAGTTCTTTATCTAGGTCTTCGTCCATTAGATCGTCGTCAATTTTTCCAAATTCGTCAAATACAACAACTAAAATGTCTGCAACTTCCAGTCGTTCCTTTGGCGGAATATGTGATTTAATTCTAGACCACAATTCAATAACTAATTCATTGTTTTCGCTTACCATATTACTCTCCTTCTGCCTCTAATGCCTCTAATTTAGTATCGGCCGCTTTAACTTTCTCGTTAAATTCTTTCATTACTAAATCCATAATGCCATCTTCGTTTTTATTCCATTGCTTTCTGAAATACTTGTGTAATTCGCCATTAAGGTCTGTGTAAACATATCTGTTACCTTCTTTAACAACAAAATCTTTCTTTTCAATTAAGTCAAAGAATCCAGTATATGGCGACATACCTGTATCGTATGGAATCTGCAATTCAATATCTTCGAACGGCTTGTTAAAGCGTGTTTTCATTACTTTGCAACCTGCACGAATACCTGCAACTTCCTTAGTCTTTTGACCATCTTCATCTTCTTTTAGTTTTAATTGCTTCATAGCAATAACAATAGAAGATGCGTACACAGGACCACTGCCGCCGCTAATCTTATCATCGGGAGAATATGGATCTTGCGAACTATACGAGTGATTGGTACATACCAACCCAATGTTCAAATCGCCAAACATATTCAGACAGTTACGAACCAATGCCATAAGTTCCTTCGGCTTTGAACCAAAGTCACCCTTCATTTCGTTCTTCTCAAACTGTGCTGCTCCAATTGCAGATGACATCATACCAATAGAGTCAATAACAAACAAAATCTTTTGTCTATCTTCAGGCAATTGTGTCTTATATTCCTTAACAAAGTCATTAATAATTTGTGCCGCATCATTGATCTGCGATACATTAAGCTTCAACAACTTATCTTCAGACGTGTCAACACCTAATGCGTGTAACCATGCCTCGTCAAGGGCGTTTTCTGTGTCCATAACAATGCAATAAATGCCTTGTTCTTGTGCGTTCTTAACAATATTACCAGATACGATATAACTCTTTCCTGCGCCAGATTGCCCAGAAAACATTGATACTTTACCTAGCGGAATACCGCGTTGGAAATCACCACTAATTAAATAATTGAGTGCATAGTTACCTGTACTAATCCATGTATCTGGATCATGGAAACCGGCACTAATACCTGCAATACTTTTTGTAATTGATTTTCGAAATTTTGAAATGTCTATAGGCTTAGCCATAGGTTCTCCTTCTAGTTAGTGGGGCAGGTATTTACCCTGCCCCTAAGTCACTTACTGCTTGTTACGATTTCTTAGCATAGCTAAGATTTCTTGCGGAGACTTGCCTGCTGGTGCAGATGTCGATCCAACTGTTTCTGTTACAGGTTCTTTAAAAGATTCTTCTGCAACTTCAACATCATCTTCTGCAACAGGTACAACTACTGTTGTTGCCTTTGGAGCAACTGTTGTAACTGGCTTTGGTGCGCTATAAGAAGGCTTTGCGCGTGCGCCTTCGCCACCATCGCCGTCGTCGCCTTCAGCAGAATCAAATCCAAACGGCTTGTAGAACTTGCTCCAGCGTGCTGGATCATAAAGTTCGCCATCTAAACTTGCTGTGAACATTTCAAACATTGCTGCTTTTTGTTCGTCTGTTGGACGCTTTGGAAGATAGTCGCTCAACTTTGGTAAACCAAACTTTTCAATAGCTTCTAACTGGTCTGGTGTAAGGCTAGATTCCTTACGTGCCCACTTGGATGTACCGTAATCAGCGAAACCACCTTTGCTTGTCTTTGCAACAATAAAGTCAGTACCGTTGATATAGTCAACCGGGTTGTTTTCCATATCTGGGTCCATCAATGCAGCCTGGATGATCTTAAAGATCTGTGGGCCCATGATAAACTTGCGAATTGGATTTTCTGGTGTGTCACTTTCGTTCATTGGATCTGCTTTAACAAATCCGTGCATATAATAGGTCTTCTTAACCCAGTACTTACGTGCTGTTTCTTCTAAAGACTTATCTTTCCACATTGGGCGAACTTCATTAAGAATAGGGCAAGACATTTTTCCTTCCCACATTTCGACGCATGGAACTTGCACAGTAACTGGCTTGTTTTCATCGTGGCCAAGAATGCCGGGGAATGGGAGTTTGATCATTTGACGTTCGGCCCAGAAAAAAGTATTTTCTTCGTCGCCGTCTGGGAGTGCTCTGAGAATTGCTTGTGTACCTTCTGCGATGTTCCAGTGTGCGTAAGTTAGCTTATCGTTACTGTAACCGCCTTGCTGGCCGCCTTTGCGCTCCATAGATTGGAGTTTCTTTCTGATTTCGTCTAGGGTTTTCGACATGATATATTTCCTTAAATTTTATATTAAACGCGGTTTTACTTCTTTTACTTTAGTTAAAATGCGTTACTTTCTAACTAACAAACTTATTTATCCGTTTTACGTTGCTCTATGCATTTTATTGATACAAAAAGCAGAACAGGTTTTCGTCTAGCTAGTTGCTAGTATACGAAAACCTGTGCCTAATGTCAATAACTTCGATTACATTGTTGTGTATTCGAATTTGTCAAAGAATGCTTCTAAATAGTAAGATTCTTTAATTTCTTTCTTTTCTTTCTCTTTCTTTTCTTCAATTTTGGCATTCTCAAACACTTGAGAGAGAACTGCTTTTTCGAAGTCGTTTACTACGCCTTCTTTGCATAACTTAGTACCAATCTTGCCAATAAATCCTGCAAGTTCGTCGTTTTCTGTAATACGCAATGCTAATTCGCTAATTTTGAATCCTAAGCGTGCATTTTCGCTTGCAAATTCAAACATTGGTGTTGCGCCAATAACTTCACGGCGTAAAACAATGGAATTTCCTGCTGCTTCTTCGATTCTTTTGTGGAAAGTGTCTTTTTCTTGAACAAGTTGCTTAACAATTGGCAATACTTCTTCAAATTTCTCATCAAAGCGACGAATTGTGAACAAATCCTTCAATTGAGAGACATCATCTTCGGCCAATTGCTCACGTTCGAATGTCTCAATACGTGCCTTTACTGTTTCGTATGTCTTTACACCAGTAAGTTTCTTAAGATCGGTACGAATTGTTTCGATATTTTCTTTAACTGTGTCAACGATACCGGAACTATCTTCATTGATTAGCTTGTTTGTTGTTACATAACGGTTGAATGATTGAAGTTTTAACAAATTGCCTGTGCTTTCTGCAATATATGCGCCAACCTTGTCGTTCATTAAGCCACCGTGGGCCATATGTTGAGCCATTGCACGAGCGCCGCTTAACGAATTGTATGGGAATCTAAAACGTTCGTCGTTGCATTCCAAGAAAATTGCAGCAATGTGACGTGTTCTTGCACCACGTGACTCTTCATTTACAGGAGTTTTGTGGCGAACTTTGATTACAACGTTTTCTAATGTCTGTTGCGATGTACGTGCGGAACCAAACATCTTGCTGAAACTCTCTTTAACTGTTTCTGCAACCGGTGCGTGTTTCTTTTTGTAATCTGCAGAAGCCTTACCTGCTTCCTTTGCCTTATATGCTACATCGTCATTCTTGAATTGTTTCTTTGTTGCCTTGATGATACCGCTAAAACGCTTGTCTGCGTGCTTATAATCACCTTTCTTATCAGATGCGCCCGCATCTGCTGCCGCACCTTTTTTGTATCTACCAAGCAATTCATTGGAAACTTCCATAATTGCTTCTTCCATGGAAATAACATATATAGGAGAACCGTCTGCTGCATTTGTACCTTGTACAGATAACTTACCATCTTGTACTAATTTGTTTGCAGCACGTTGGACGTCTTTTAAATTAGACCCACGTATCTCACGTGTTAGTGCCGATACAGTTGCGCCTGTTCCTGTCTTTGTTAATAGGTGTTCGATTTGCCCCATTAACTGGCTGTTTACATTTACATTTGCGTTTTCCATCATTGCTGGTTCCTTTTTTGTCTTTGCTTGGTAAGCATAATCTTTAGGTTGAATTGTTTTACCTATAATATCTCGTGTAAAATTTATCTGCGCTGGGCCAGCAATGACATTTTTAATCTTATCTGCCACATTGCTTACACTCTTATCGCTTGCACTGTCTTTACCTATATTAAATTCAATATTGGCTGGTATAGTCTTGCCTTCATCATCTATTACAGGATCATTTACAGTCACTATAATATTTGGCTTCATTACGAAAAAACGGCGCGCTTCGCCATCAACGACTGTAGCGTTACCGTCAGCATCAAACATTTGAATTTCAAAACCATTACCTTGCAATAAAGATAATACTTTCTTTGCTACTCCGTTCATACTTGCCATATAGTTAATCCTTGTTCTCTTATTTATCAATTATATGGTAGATTAAATACAGATTGGCATTGGGGCATCTTGAAGGTTGTCGTATTCGTCCGACACATTACCACTAATGGCAGAATGCGATTTATCGTCCCACGTGGAAATATAATCTAACATACGGACAACAAGTATCATTGCCATAATTAAGTCGTCTGTTTGTCCAATACGTGCTTCGTATGTATTACCACGCGACACAAACACCTTTAACTCGGATAAAATACCTTTAGAATTCAGCCTCATTTTGTTCGATTCGATTAAGAACTTTAACTTGGCACAGCATTCTAATTTAGATTTGTTTGTTGTTACAAATCCTGCACGGCGTCCTGTTTTACCTTGTAGTCTATTTTTAGGATCGTGCAGCATTGTACCTGCAAAGTTTTCTTCGCCCGTATCTCTAATAACAACTAATGCCGCTTCACCTAATGTATTACTTTCAACCGACCAATAAAGTTCTGGGTTTACTTCATCTCGTATTTCGGCTAATATCTTTTTAAGTGTTCTTACTTGTTCTTCAATCGGAGTCTTATTACTACTCCATTCTGCTACCTGAATTAACGACGGCAATTCAATAACCTGAATAGCAGCATTGTCGCCACCGGTTCCCATTGATGGGTCTAAACCAACAACATAGGTACATTCTCTATGCAACGGCGCATACCAACGGACTTGTCCTGTCTTCCTTATAGGCTGGATCGATGTTAACTGCGATAACCTAATAGGATTAATAAGTGTTTCTTCGAACGTAATGAACTGGCAAGCATGTTCGCGCAAGAATCTATCTTCGCCTAATGCAGCCATTTCGGAATCTGCCCAGGCTTGATTTCTATCAGGATGAGCGTCCCATATGGTTATAAATGGCTTGAATCCATTTGCACCTAGTACAGTTTCATTACCGTTTGCATCCACCTGTCTATTTGCGCCGAACCAGATGTCAGCAAATTGATCTTCATCGGTATTAGGCGTAGATGTAATAATACATTTACCACCAGTGGATAAGGTCGGTGATAACGAAGTCCAGAATTCTTTAGCAATATTAGGTTCCACGAACGCAAACTCGTCCAGGTAAACTAATGATAACGACATACCTCGACCTGTATTTTCTGTAGTAGTTGTTGCAACAATACGTGACTTATTATCAAAGTCGATAGAACGTTTATTGTATGCAGTTACACCTGCACGGATGTGGTCTGGTACACATTCATACGCATACCTAACGCGGTGCATAATTTCTTGTGCACCATCGTATTTGTTGGATGCAATGAGTATTGTTGAATCTTCAACAAACATTGCATACCAAAGTAAGTAACCAGAGGCAACAGTGGTCTTACCTAACTGGCGACCTAACATGTTTACTGATTTTCGAAATTTTGTATAATTTTCTAATAATGCAATCTGATAATCATATAGTTCGAGTTTCTGCTTACCCTTTGTAGGGTGCTGAACATACATAAAGTTAGATATAAAGTATAATGGACCCGTCTCCGGGTCCATACATGCCTTTAATTCGTCGATTTGCTCTTTAGAATACGAAACCTTTGTGTAGGCACGTTTTACAAGTTTATCGTCTTGATAAATTGCCATCTTAGTTCTTAACTGATTCCTTTAGGAACTTTCTATAGTTATAAACAAGTTCTTTATGTGCTTCAGCCACTTCCATACGTTTTTGTTCCGGATTGTCACCTTGACGTGCGCCAGATGGGCCAGTGTGCGATGTTACAGGACTATCTGCACCAGTTGGGAAATAATCGCTACCTTTAGCATACTTTACATCTTCGTAACCGTTGTTTAAGTCGTATGCTTCTTCTAACTCATCTTCATTTAATTCCGAGTCATCATCGATAATTTCGTCATTTGTTTGATCTTCATAGATATCATCTGCAGTGTCGTATTCGCGCTCTGGAGGGTCCTCGTCATAATCACTTTCGCCACGCAATACGCCAGACCCACCGCAATCGCTGCATCTACTTGTATCGGGATCGCCATGCTGTCCAATACCAGTACCTGTGCAGGTAGGGCAAGTGTCGTCGTGATCATCTTCGTCGTCACCTGTTAGTTCTTGCGAAATTGCATCGAGTATATTAAGAACGTCCTGTGATTCAAAACCCTCTTGTTCCAATTCTGCAGCAATCATATCGGATACTTCTTCTGGCTCAACCATTGAACCTTGCAACTCTCTTGCTCGCTGAATCTTCTGTTGAATTACTTCCTTAAAAGATCCCTCATCAACGACCGCTTCTTCCATACCTTGTGTAGCACCGTTATTATCGAACATTCCATCTACTTCGTTTGGTTGCTCTTGTTTGCCCATACCTGGTACAGATACTATACTTTCAGTTAGTAAACCGGCCAAGTGTCTAATTCTGTTTAAATCGCTCATTTTATGGCTCCTGTTATGTTAGCCTTCTTAACTCTACCGAACAGGCCTACATCATCTTTCTTTAAATTCTTCGCATCGTTGAAACTGTCATAATCCTTAGGTAAGGTTGAATGATCAGTTGTTTCTTTTGGACTTAATGCGTTATCCACAATAGTTACTTCGCGTTCTTTGCGAACTTTTTCTAGTTCCTGCAAGAAACCAATGTTGTATTCTGCACCGTATGCAGGATGACCAGTTTCTTCGTAATCGCTACCTAACCTTGTCTTATATTTCTCTTTATATTCTGCTGACGATCTATCTAGGAATAAATCTGTTTCGATTTGTCTTGGATCGTTTTCCGAATACACTGCAAGCAACGCAGGCGAAATGCTTAATGCATTACACACGTATGTTTTAATAAAATCCAGAGAAGCAGGATAACCCATACTAATTCTTGTTATAAAAACTGCTGTGTTTCTTACATTAGGAAAGTCTAAAGGACTTTCCTGTATTGGTGATTTTGTAAATGCTGATGCTGTTTTTAAATCGTATTTCTTAAGGCACGACTCTAAACAATCTACCATTTTATCTGTCATATCGTGTACGGCAAATTTCAAGACATAATTATATTCTGTCTTTGTTTCTGCTACATAACTAACAAATGATTTCTTTTCTTCTGCCATATGGTGACTCCGTTGATATGCTATTTATCAGAGTCGTTGGCATTTTCGGATTTCTTAGAACTTACAATGTACTTTAATAGTTCATTTCTGTCAAATTCGCCACCAGATGAGCTTTTTTGTCCACCATTTCCCATTTCGGCGTCAATCTGCTCTGCACGTACCTTCTTTAATTGAAGCTCAATCATCTTAAGTTTTTTATCTGCCTTAGAGTTTTTGGCATCTAATGCAGTTTTCAACATCTGGCCCGCTACTTCATATATCTTACCTGCGTGCATATCGGGAACATTTGCGCCAAGGGATATTAAATCGTTAAATGTATCTACTGCCTTCTTGGCAATACTATCCATTTCGTTGTCGTGTACTTCTAATCCAATAACAGTAGGTAACGCAAAGTCTACCTTTTCTGCTGTAGACAATGCCGATGAAATTTGCATAGCATTAACCATCAACTCTTCCGTAGTCTTAATAGGAAATAAATCCTCTTCGTCATCTTCATCTACTGAAGGTGCTAAGTTAAAGAAGTCCTCTAATTTTTTGGTCACTATGCTTTCCTTTTCGGATTATTAAAAATATTGCCTTCATTCATTACTCTAAATGTCATACCGTGGCCTTTAGCAAATGCTTGAGCTGCGGCCCACTTACAGGAATTCAATGCAACTGCTAATTTAGCACGTTCAGACTTTGCTTGTTCTAAAAATGTTTCTTTTGCAGGCTTAACTTCTATAATTTCTGCCTTCTTTGTTCCATTCGCATCTGTATATGTTACAACGAAATCCGGTATATAGACAGTATATTTATTAGTAAAAGGATTTACATAGGGAATTTTAAGGGACTCGCTTGCCCAGCTTGTAATATTAGGATTTGTATCAAACATAACCATTACTTTATGTTCCCACGATGAGCGAAAATATATCGGATAAGTCCCTACATATTTACTTGGATTGACAGGTTTATACTGTCCCTGGACATAGGATGGCATTTTAAGACCTTATTTGGCGAGCCTGAAGGCTAGATTTGTTTGAAACGGTTGTTACCGTACCTACCTGGTGTGTAGGATCTCGCAATTCGTTAAACATTCTGTACACATTAGGAGAGAATGTTAATTTTCTTAATACTTCGGATTGTTCTAACAATGTCTGTGGCGAAACGCCTAATGTAGCGGCCATATCAATTACTAATGCAGTCATTGTTTCTGCATATACAACGCTTGCACCACGAGATATAAAATAACATTTCGTTGTATCGTACGCACTAGGGGAGAAGTTACCTACTACTCCTTCTCCGTACATAGATTGCAACAATGATCCTGCATCTATAAATGATGTAGGTCCTGTTGCATATTTAAATGTATTTTGATATGTACCACCGACATTCTTAACTGTTTTCTGCGTACCTAAATAGGTAAGCATTTGAGAACTAAAACGACCGATAGATGCTATATTAGATTTAGCCACCCGGAGTACCGCCTGTTGTGCCACCGTTACCACCTGTTCTATTCATATCTCTATACTGCGTACTTGTCAGTGTAGCCGATGATTTGAAAGATCTTGCCGTAGGTTGTGCAGTAGAGGTAGGATGATACGGTGTAGGCGATATATTTGCTAAACCATTTAACACGCTTGCGCTTACGCGACGTGTAGTGTTTGAGGCAAATGCGCCGGTTGTAGCACCAATAGTCGACTGTACATTCTTACCAATTCGTTGTAATACGGGATTATCGGAATTTAGTAAAGGATTATTAGATTCTACGAAGTCCATTAGTTTAGCATTGAACGCAAGTGCCGGTAATTCAAGGAACTCGCCGTGTTCGAATTGCTCTATAGTTGATCCATTTTGTGGCTCAGTACCACCTAACGCTAAATTCTGTATTGTATAATACGCATATTCATATTCAAACGAAAATGTTAACTCAAGAGTCTTATCGCCGGTGGCATAATTTAAAGTATCGTGCGTAAATGCTGCTATTCTCGGATTTACTAATGTTACTCTATTAAATTTACCACCATGTACTTGATATATTTCTATACTCTGTATTAAATTACGCACATTCTGAACCTGTGGTAAATTAAAACCAAAGTTGTGATTATCCAATGTATCAGACACAATGTTGGTCATATCTTGCTTGCTACCATTTGTATTGGTTGCTGCGTTTGCACCTGTGGCTGTTTTACCCTGGAACAAATCTTTTATGCTAGATGGTAAATTTGCTAAACTAGGATTTAATGCGGGTGTTATATTGTGCAACAACGTTTCGGCCGACATAGGTGAATTCTTTTGTTGCACCTGCTGTGCCTCATTTATCCCCGGTTCTGTACCATCGGCAAAATAATACCTATAGTACATTTCCCAAAACTTCAATGTCTTGCCATCTGCAACATCGTGAAATACAACTTTAACTGGTTCAAATGTAACCTTAGTTTGGCTTAGACGCTTCCTGTTGTATTGATTAAGCGGTGTTGTTTCTATCTTCATTGCCGGCATTTCTACAGACTTTACCAATGGTGGTATCTGTTGTAATGTTGTCGAATTGAATACGCCGTCGATATATTGCTTTGCTGTGCCTACCTGATTAAGATTTATAGCAATGTAATACTCGAATGGAAACCTAGGTTGGTTTCTGTACAGTGATCTACTTTCTTGGCCAAAGTTATATGAAGCGTGACGACTCGACTTCTCGTAGTAGAGGCCGAAGTCCGTCAGCTGTGTCATGAATCCGGAGAAACTAGGCATTAATAGCCTCCAAAACCGCTATTAAGCGAATGTTGTACCACCAGTTGGCGATGCAATATTTGGATATGGGTTTCCACCAACAGTTGTGCCATCGTTTGTATTTGGACCAGAAACATTTGTAGCGTTATCATAACGTACCGTCAAAGTTACTGTTTGCTGTTCGCCACTCGAATAATCACCTTCGTCGTATGCTGCATTTGTAATCCAGCATCCATCTAAAACCCACGACTCTAATTGCTCATTATCTGTACCATCTAACGAGTGGATTTCCATTGAGAATTTGTAGTTAATACCTGCTACAGCACTTGTCTGTTCAAAGTGATTCATTTGTTTCTGAACTTGTGCACCTACTGACGAAATGACAGCATTAGTAATATCGTCACGTAATTTAATTTCGATTGTTTCAAACGAGTGTTTGCCGGCAATCCACGCAACGGAATTGTATGAATCTAATTTAACTTCTTCGTATGTAATCTTTGGACGTGTGCAAGTCATTACGTTCTGTGTCATTTCACGTAAACCATTATTCTCGCCAAAGTTTTGCCATACCACTCTAAAACGGTATTTTTGCTTCGGGTGTAGAATACCAAGCTTGTTTCCGTCTAATGGAATACCGAATTTTGATAAATTTGCCATCTGTTTCTCCTGCTATATTAGCTGCTAATACTATTTATCAAAATCGTTGAAATTTTTTTATCAGTGGAGACAAATTAAAAAGCTACCCTAAGGTAGCTTTTTATATTATGCTGATAATGAAGTACCAGTGTTTTGTATACGAATCGGAATGTAAATGTATTCGATTGCCTTAACTGGCTGAATAGCAATATCGATCCATAATTCATTTCTATCAATACGAGCTGGTGTATTGTTGCTCAAGTCGCAAACAACCAAGAAGTCATACAATGCACGCAATGTAATAAGTTCGGCTAAGAAGCGGTTAAATGCATTCAATACAGCATTTCTTGTTGTTGTATCATTTGGCTCAAACAAGAATGGTAATGCCAATTGGTTCAACTGATAACGTAGATAGTTTTCTAAACGAACTACATTGATACGGTCTGTTGCGCTAGAATAGTTCTGGCGTGTCTTTTGACCAAATACAACAATACCGCCTGTAGGCATTGTACGGATTGGATTAATACCGTTAACATAAAGAATATCGCGTTGACCTTCGTTTAACTTAACAGGAACATATTGGCCTGCGCTGTTAACATATCCAACAGATGCTGCATTGTTAACTACGCCACGCTGTAAACCAGCTGGTGCAAACCAAGGATACGAAACTTGATCACTATATGCAATAGTACGAAGTGCCATATGCGACGGAGGAACAACAACATCTGTACCATCTGTATTTGTGCCTAAGCCGCTTGGGTAGTAAACACCAAAGTACTTGCTAGAAGAAATTAATCCTACTGAATTGTTACCATATGTATTTGCAGTGTTGGTTGCCCAATTTTGCAATGCTGTGCCAGTGGATGTTAGCGTAAACGGTGTATCACCGACAATGAACGCTGTATCTTTACGATCATCATTTAGTGCAAGCATTTCATCGATAGCTTCGACAAAACCTGGTGCAGCAATTAAGTTATAGTACAAATCTTCTGCGCGGATATCTTCGTTAGAAACAATAGTAGCCTGAATTGCTTTAACAATAATTTGACGTTGTGCTGCTGCACCCATAAAAGGTACGCCTTCTGGTGTATTACCCGAAGTGTTTACCCAACGACCTGTTGATCCGTTGTTTGTATTATCAGGTTGTGCTGTTATACCATCAAACACATACGGAGCATGCCAAGACTTAACATCATTTGTAGAGTAACGAGTATTCCATAATAGGAATCCTTTAGGGTATAACGCTGCCTGTGGAGCATCTGGATCTAAGTCTGGATAATTGCCGCCGCCATTGTTATCGCCTGTACCAACAGAACCACCAAGTGTATAATCTGGGTTAGGACGTGCATCCTGGAATATAATACCCGATGGTGATGTTTGATTTGTATTATCCACTAATACCCATACACCGTTATTTCCGTCCCAACGGAATATTACCGGATATGGTGCAGCGTCAGTTTGAATCCAAACGTCGCCTTGATTTAAATTTGGAGCAGGAATATTGCTCTGTGGGTCTTGTGACTGTGGATACACTGTTGGATTAGAACCAGCACCTGGGTTACTGAAACCAGGTAATTGGCAATTTTCCCAGTGGTCTTGTCCGTCGTTGACAAGAATATCAACTGTGGACGCACCATCGCTATTTAATCCAACTAAAGAATTAAACCATAGTTGACCATTTAGCGGGCCGTTTGTTGGTGCTGTAGCAGAACCAATAATTACTGTCAACGGGCTCCACGATCCCGAATTTGCATTAGAATATCTAAACTCTAAAATGTTAGGACTACTTACACCGTAACCGGATATTACAGGTTCAACATACACTTGACCTGTAGAACCCAACGAGCGTGTGCTGTAGAACACATCTGCTGCGCCATCATCGGATAATATAGGAGATTCAACTCTAATAAAGGAACTTGTCGTAGCATCCATTTTACGCAATACAAGATCAGAGCCCTGTGCAGGTGGAGTAGTTTTAAGCCACCACATTGGTCTGGTAGCATTAACTGTAAGGTCTGGCCATACAGAACTGATTACCATGCTTGTTTGATCACCATTTGTACCTAATTGTGTCCAACCTTCGCCCGAATTCCACCAGTACGACAATTGTGCCGACTCTGTTTCCCAGATAATTGCGATATCACCGGATGTTCCTAATCCGTTATCTGGCGAATTACCAGTACCTGTTAAGTAATTAATAACGTATGCAGGCTTTACATTTACCCACACTTCATCTGGATAAGAGCCAGAACGTGTAAACAATCCCCACACAGAACCTGCTGCGGATTCATCTAACCAATAGACTCCGACATTTGCTGGACTAGTTGGTGCAATAGGTGTTGCTTCTAATTGTGCTGTATTTACATCTGCTCTAACAACTCTAGCCAAATTAGAAATACCTAAATAGGAGTAAGCTGCTAAAAGACCGTATTCGTTTAATGGATAACCATTAAGTGATGTACCACTTACGCTATAGAATGTTGGGTCACCAAATGTAGAAATTAGTTCGCGCTGTGACGTGATTGACCATACCTTGCCAGCATTCGCTGCTGTTGTGCCTGGTGCAATTGCTGTTCCACTTGTTGGATCGATTTTATCTTGCTGTGTAGCAATAAAGATTAAAGGTACTGTGCCTGGGCCTGCTCCAGAATTAATCGATTGATCAATAACTGAAATACTTACGCCCGGTGATACTAATGTTGCCATCGTTGTTTAACTCCTATGAAGGTTTGCTTCTGTTAGTAGTATTTATCAACAATAGCTTTAAAGGTGCTGCAAACAAGCAGCTACATCTATCCAAATAATTCGAATTGTAGTCGATTAACCGACGATGGGCCCATTTTTATTAAATATTTCGAAGTAGGCTTGATTAAATATTCTATATCGTACCTGTCACGCTGTTGTCTGTAATTAAGATTCCCGCTTAATGTATACCCGAATATAACATCAGATTGTGCTGTATAAAACTCAAGTGGATCATCAACACATACTCTACAACTTATGACTCCGGGAAAATTGCGAGTAATGTATGATGCAGTTATTGTATCATAATAATAAATATTTGCGTCAGTAGATGTTTGCCAAGCAATAACAAGAGACATATTTGCATCAAATGCAAGAGAAACAGTCTGAACATCAGTTGCAGGAAGAGTAAACACTACTGCGTTATTTTCTGGCCGTACCTGTATCAGCCCGTTTAAATAAAACACTGTCCACGGTTTAACTAATCTACCCTGAGATCCATCTTGTAATGCTACTCCTCCCATTACTGTTTGAGATAAAGGATTATACGGCAGAGATTGAAGATACAAAAAAGTTCCTACAATAGGTGTAGGTGTAAATGTATTACCAGGAATCATTATCTACTCCACGAATATCTAAATGTAAGTGTTAGCTGATTTGTGTTTGTTTTAGGGATTGAGGCATCAAACAGAATCTGAAATTGATTTCCGTATGAAATATGAAGAGTAATACCATAAATTCCACCGGACACGATGCCAGCACCAACTGGCCAAGTTAGCGTGGTATCCCTATAATAGGTCCCGGGTGCATATGGTCCCGGCGATTTAATGAAATCTTGACCATACGTACGATTGCTACCAGTCATAGTACCGGTTATAGGCCCCAATGTTGCGCCTGTTCCAAATGACTCTCCGTCGAGGGCTAGTAAACTAAATCCATCACCAGCTGTTTCGAGGATATATGCAGGTAACGGACTATCTACATTAGCAACTCTTGCAGTATAATTATATAGTGTACTTCCGAGTGTTACGGATCCAGTTGAATCTGTAAGACTTGGATAAAATCTTATTCGGTAATATACACTAAGCTGGTCGATTGCGGTGACGGTAATTGCTATTGGTGCACCACCGCTGTCTGTAATCAGCGCCCTACTAAACAATGTATCACCTGTTTCGTTCCAGCCGGTACCTACTTCTGTAATATTTCCAACTACAGACCCCTGCGGAAATCCATATCCCCATGTCACTATAGTTGAATAGTCGGGAGAGCCTTGCCCTACTGCAGATTGCCCGTCTTTGCTACCTATCACGCTTGCAAGCTGGCTATCGAGTTGTGTTTGCGCAGGAGTCGGGGTACTTGTTCCTGTTCCCAATCTACAACATCTAACTACGCCGAGGTTATCGTAGATAGTTGTCCCTAATCTATCGAGGCCTTGGTTTAAAATTAAGTTCTTAAACCACCCTGTTGTTACCTGCGTTCCGTCGGGCTTAGTTATTGTTAAGCAATATTCGCCCTCTAATGTTGTTTTAAATCCTAAACTCATATAAGAGTTCCTCCAGTAATTTGTAAGTTACCTAACGACATGATGTCGTTAGCGGTGTGCGATATGTACACAATAGTTTCTATAAGTGTTCCGCCTGTTATAGATAAGTTACCTAATGACACATTGTCATCTTGCCCAGTGTACGACTTGTACACAATAGTTTCTATAAGTGCACCGGCTGTTATAGATAAGTTACCTAACGACATCTCGTCATTTTGTCCTGTGTATGATTTGTACACAATAGTTTCTATGAGCGATCCACTCGGTATAGATAAGTTACCTAACAATACATTATCGTGTGGATTATCCCATAATACACCTGCTGTTGGGTTAATTAATCCTAACTGTAAACTATCCTCGACTAGAAAAGGATACAGAGTGCTAGTAACATATTCGTTATGCATTACAGGATGTGGTGGCGAATTAATAATTTTAACGCCGGATGACGGTACAGAACCGGATCCCGATGGTGCACCGGTTCTGTCATCTATATCAAAAAATACATTCGGCGCTTTTTTTCTGCTATCGGGCCATGTCATTGTTAATTATATCCAAGTATTATGCCATTATTTATCACATAATGACTTAACCCAATATCAGGCTCTATTCCACGAAAATCTAAATGTTAACGATAATGTTCGAGTATTTGTTTTAGGAATGGGTGTCGGAAATAATACCTGGTATAGATTATACTGACCACCACCAAATATAATTCCCTGTATGCCTACGCCATTTGGATCATTTCCAAATGTAGGACCATACGGGAATGTCCAGTCTTGATAATATGTACCGGGGATATAAGGTACGCGGCCACCTGCACCTTGAATATCCCAGTATCCGGGACTTGGTACCGTGTTAGGGCCCATATATGCATATGTACCTAATGGCACTAATGCAGCAGGTGGTGCAAAAGTAGCAGTGATACCTGGCGTTGCGAATCCATTGCTATTTGCAAAGAAGTATGTATCCATATACATATTTGTTGAATGGAATATTCGTGTCTGAAATGGATAATTAGTTGACCCTAATGTTACTGTACCGGCACCGTCAGTAACCGGTGGTGACATAGTAAGTCTATAATAAACAATTAACTGGTCTATCGCTATGAGTGTAATTGTGGTAGGATTTCCTGAAGGATCTAAGATTAGAGAACGACTAAACAATGGACCGGTGTCACCGCCGATTCCTACTTCTTGAATATTGCCAATTACTGCACCTTGGGCGAAAGCCCATCCGTATTGCCAGGTAGTAGCATATGTCGGTGTATCAGCATTCACAACAGATTGTGCGTGAAAATTTGGTCCACCGCTAATATGTGCAATCTCTGCATCTAGTTGTGTTTGTGTTGGAATCGGGGTGCTATTACCTGTGCCTACCCTAACACAATCTATGATAGGATTAAAGGGGTCGTCAATCGCCATTCTGTCTAAGCCACTATTTAGAATAAGATTATGGAACCATCCGGTCTCTTTTGTTGTGCCATCAGGCTTCTTTATAACAATATTGTATTCACCCGCTATCTTTGATTCAAGACTAATCATACTAAACTCCCGTTAACTATTGTAATTGGACTTACTGCTAGGTTTTCCATAGCAGTATTATAAACTATGTATATAAGCGACTCAACTAGTGATCCACCTGTTATATTAATTGGACTTACTGCTAGATTTTCCATAGCAGCATTATTGTAGACAACAAACACTAACGTATCAACTAGTGATCCACCTGTTATATTAATTGGACTTACTGCTAGATTTTCCATAGCAGCATTATTGTAGACAACAAACACTAACGTATCAACTAGTGATCCTGTTGTTATACCAATTTGACCAACTACTGCACTATCGGTTATAGCACTTAATTCGTATCCGTTTGTTACTGTTATTGCACTTACTTGAGCATTGTCAACGGTTAAGAATGGATATATTGTACTTGTTACATATTCGCCATTCATTACAGGATGAGGCAGCGAATTAATAACCTTAATGCCATTAGATAGAACAGAACCGGTACCCGCAGGCCCACCTGTACCATCGATTGTGTCAAAAAATACGTTAGGTGCTTTCTTTGTGCTGTCTGGAAATGTCATCGATAATACCTTTAATTTGAGAATTAATATTCTCAAATGTACTATCGTTATTTATCTCGTAGTTGAAGTCGACGCCCACCCATGCCCATTCACTAAAGTGTGCATCCGAATACATCGATCCCATTGCGCTCTTAGCTAACGAATTTCCTTTGTTGGCAAGAATGGCTGTTTCATACCATACTGGTGTTGCTCCGCGATTTACACGAACCATTGTACCACCAATATCTTGTATAAATTTAATTTCGTTCGGGAATCTTACATCACTTATAACAACATTTTGATGCGGGTTCTTACGGATACGGTTTTCCATTGTTAAGAACCAAATGCTTTCGTTGAAGTGATTACGCATTACATCTGTGCCCATTAATTGTAATGCAAGGCGTGGTGTAAGGTTAGGCATACTTAACTTTTCAGACCACCATACATCTACCTGTTCTCGCCATTCTCTTGATTCCTTTGTTTCGCCTTCTAGCATATCACGTGGCCAATCGAAAATAGAAGCACACGCATCTTTTAAACTGGCAGCGAAACTATCTTTCTTAAATCCGTATTGTTCTGTTAATGTTGTTGCTACGGTGCCTTTGCCGCTACCGATGAATCCGCTAATGCCAATAATCATAAAAACCCCTTAGTCAGTCTGTGTAGTTATACAAAAACTGTACTAAGGGCTTAAGATTTTGTTACGCAACTTAGCCAATAATGAAGCTATATCCGTCACCACTTGTTATCATATTCAACAACTCTTTCTCTAACTTATCTATCTCAATTTGTGCTTCTTGCTTCAATGTTGCACCGTTTAGTGTAACAGTACCACTCGGTCCAGGGAAACCTCCTGGAAATTTATCTCTTGCTTCGCCAAGCATATATTTTGCCTTGGCAGTAGAATATGCTATCAACCAGGGACCTGTATATGGATCATTTATCATATCGTCTTCTGATTTCCTAACGTAAACTCTAACACCTACTTCTTCGTCAGCTGTCGGACGACGGATGATTGTTAGTTTGTGCTGATTTACGTCCCACGTAAAATTAAGTTGGCTGGCAAAAACACGCTCAACTGTCTCAAGATATCCATTATACATATCCCAGGTTGCTAGTCCACCAGATCTATTTGGTTGTAACAAATAGATATTATAAAATGCAGCATCGACCGGATCGAAATTTACCCCGCCATTAGTGTATGCACCAACCCCACGGCGGTATAGCCTACGCACTTCTTGCACTTCCTCAGGGAGGGTATATTCTGTTATGTCTCTTGTTAAGTGTAAAAAAATGTCTTTCTCTAATAGCGAACCATCTGATTGCTGACGCAACTTCAATAGCCCCAATCCAATTGCAAGATTAATGTGCTCAGAATCTAATTCAACATCGACCATTTGCGAACCAAGCAGAAGCTCGATTTGCTTTTTCAATAATACTTTCGGTGTAATCTGTGCGGACATAACGTATCAACTCTCCAGTGATATGTTATTTATCAATATCCGAGTATTGCCTTCTTCATCACTAATGCGTCATCTAGCGCATTGTGTGGATCGTAATTAAATTTGAGAATAAGGTCTTGTTCTATATTAGATGGTACACGTACTAAAACATGTTCTGTTATATTAATGTTCTCTGGAATACACGGCTGAAGCAGTGGCAGGAATAAAGGTAAATCCCAACTTGGTGCGTCAGTACAGATTACGCAAGCAACATTTCTTTCTTCTATCCATTTGCACATTGCTAATTTGCATTCATATTCTGTCATTCTATATTTGTTGCCACGCAAGAGCGGTAACACTTCTGATTTTACAAAATCGCTGCAATCAGCCAGCGTGTACGTGTCTGTTAGTTCGGCGTAGAAGAAATTTTCATCTTCGTCAACTAATGCAACGCTAATAAGTTTTGCACTAGGGTCTAACTTTGTAAATTCTGTATCTAAGAATAATCTCACTTATCAATCCTTAAAATAATATGGTGTTCGTTTAGCTTACCATTGCACGGAATATCAACTGTGCTTAAATCCTTTAAAAAGGTGCGAAGTTTAACCTTAGTGGCCTTTTTAAAGTCTGCTAACGCCTCGGCGGGTTTACGTAGCGTTTTTTCTGCTGAATCTGCACTAAAATTCAATAAGCTTGCGCCTTTAACACTAAGCCCGCCATTGTCTGCTGCTTTATACTGCGCTAACTTGCGAGTTTTTGTGTTATACAACCAAACTTCTTTAGAACCCAATATGTTAGATGGGCTCATACTAACAATGCCCAACGTCTTATCTTCTTTCTTATATTTTAATTTAGATATAAGTTTATCAACTGATACTGGCTTCTTCTTACGCGGAGCACGTTCTACCCTAGCAACTTCCATTGTCATATTGCAGGCCTTTAGCAGATTACGATGGAATATATCAAACTTCTTTAATTCCATTCTAGAAAAATTACTATAGCCTTCAGCTAACGACTTATCTTCGCCGCTTGCTGCTGCTGCAATTTCTTCTGCACGTCTTTCAAATATATCTTGCATATGACGCATATGCGCTGACTTCAATTCGAATGTATTGAACAGATTTATAAAATCTTCAACTGTCTTTGGTGATTGCTTCTTGTTGCACATAAACTCATCTATCCACCCCTCCACTTCACCAGCCGCTTCACGTGCTTTCTCGCGGAGACGATCTTGAATTGAGATAACCGTCTTAATAGGCTGACTAGTGTTTCCACCGTTTTTATCTTTCTCTTGCTGTGCTTCGTTCGACGTTTTGGCAATTGACGCAATCCTGGCTTCTTCCTCATTTATTACTTTCTCCAACGTAGGCATTAGACTTGTAAAGAAGTCGTCTGGAATATCGCATCCGCTATTCAACAGATACATATATTTACCTACCGTAATAAATCTATTCTCGTGCATATCTTTAATACGCGCAAGAAATGGATGCTGTGCATCTAGAGCTTTAAGATACTTTAGGACTTCGCGTTTTAATTCAACGGCAGATAACTCATAGTGAGCATATTGCATTGCTCCGTAGAAATTTCTTCTAAAGTGTTTGTTTGTTTTTACAGTGAGTTCGAAATCAGGTTTTGGCCAACTTACATACACTGCCGACAATTTCTTTTCTGCCATTTTATTATCCTTTTGGTATCTTAGACTATTTTAGCCTGAGCCAATATAGAATAGCAACTAATTCTGATCAGTTACCAGAGGATATTTATGTAATGGGTGTTAAATGCCGCTTGGATCGGGCTTATTTTTGTTAGGATGTTTCTCTTTACGAGAATATTCCTTGGGATTGTGTGCGCCTGCTTTACCTGCCATTTTTGAATTTTTGGCCACAAAGTTACGAGGTTTTGATTGCTCAACCTTCTTAATTTCTTTAGCTTCAAATAGTTCAAATAGTCTCATATGCTTTCCATAATAAAGGGGCAAACAGTAGCGAATTGTTTGCCCCAGACGCCTGCATTTCGGCAGTAGCCACAACGGTCCTAAAGGTAGTTGTTAATAGTATTTATCAATTCTTGTGTTTTATGATTTCTTTTACATTATACATAAAAATGTCAAGTTCGTACATAACATATTCATTGAATACAGAAAAATATTCAAACGGATATTTTGCGTTATTTAATCTAGACATATACTTGCTTCTTAAAATTCCTGCTGACATAATAATCTCCTACGAAATACGTAATTTTGTGTTTGCTTGTTCTGCTTCTGCTAAAACAGATAATCTTTTATTCTTGTCGAATTCCAACAATGCTTTCACATCTTTAGGAAAACAACTTCCACCATATCCAAATGTGCCACCATTACCCGGTACCTTAAGATGGCTTGCGCCAACTCTCGAATCTAATGATAATACCTCTGTAAACTCATCCCACGATATTGCCATTGGTACTGCACTATACATATCAGTATATAGTTGATATATCTGATTCATAAACACTACTTTAGCGGCAAGATAAGAATTTATAGTGTATTTAACCAATGCTGCTTCTTTATAGTCTAACATAACAAACCGCGTTAGTTTTATATGAGAATGATTGTCATATATTTCTTCTAATTCTTTACAATCAGCAAAGTCTCCTGCCATAATCACCATAGGTGGCGTAACTGCATCTTGCGCCCAATGTGCTTCCCTTAAAAATTCCGGAGAATAGACATATCTTATTTTTTTACCAAATTCTTGATTTAAATCTTCTACTATATCCGGTGTTAGCGTACTCTTTAATACAACAATACCCTTATGGGTAAAATCTGCTAATTCACGGAAGATATTATAAATTACACTTGCATCTACCTTGCCATTCTCAAGTGTTGGTGCGTTTATGGAAACAAATGTTAATCTTGGTTGTTCTCTTATTAAATCTTTAATTGTTGTTGTAGAATATTTTGGATCTACAATAATTGCACTAGCATTATGTTTAAATGCTTCGTGGCATGCTTTTCCAACAAACCCGTAACCTATATAACCCACAGAATCTAGCATAACATATTTACCTCATAAAAAAGTGGCAGCCGAATTAACAACTGCCACTAAACGTGTATTTAGGCACCCCACCTAAATTCCCCATCCTGCATTAAGGGGCCTCCGCAGTTACATTCTCCTTAGTAGGGAGAAGTGCTGCTCCGCTTATCTCAGAAGCATGTATGCCATGCACGGCATTTTTCACATAGGCTCTGATTACCAGCTGCAGGTGCGCGTCCAGTGCTACCACACCACACATTTATTACTTAATAACAATTCCGTTGCTATCAACAACTTGCAACACAGCCTTCTTCTGGGCTACTGCCTTTGCTACCATTGTACGAGCTTCGTGCAAGCTAATACCAGATGCAATTGTATCGCCAGTTGACTTACGTTTCACATCGTATTGTCCAACCGAACCGTTTACCGACTTAGGTGCAGGTGTTGCTGCAACCGGTGGCCATACCTTCTGTGGTACTGCTGCTGTTGCTGCTGCCATACCTGTTACAGGGAAGGGCCAGGCACTTTGTGGTGTAAGTGCTTTAGCGGCAGGTACTGCCTTAACTGCCGCAACGGTCTTTTTAACAACTTTTCCATGTGTCTTGTCGACTACAGATGCAAATGCGTCTGCTGGATCGCCGTTAACTTGAGCTACCACTTCGTACTTCATACAACGACCTTTAGCACCATTGTAGTCAGTTGGGATACTTACCACATCTGCTGGATTGATCTTAAGGATCATAATGGGGTCATCGTGACTTCCAAAACCGCCCAGATAGCTAATACTGCAGAAATGCAAACCAGTGGAGCAATGTGAATCAGGATTGTCGTCAACTAAGTTGCGATCCATTTCAATCACTTGGCCGATACTGTTATCGATAGTACCGCTATGGATATCCTTCATGTCCTTACGTACTTTCTTGTATGCAAGGAAGTGCCCATCTTCGGTGATTGGCAGACTGTTCTTTTCCAAGAAACCGTATACTTGTTCTACAGAACGCTTAGATGGATTTGCCATCAAGTTTTCCATAAATGCAATCATTGGGTCAATTGGAAAACCGTCTTGGTACATTTCAATCATACGGCCGGCCAGTGCGTTGTTAAACACAGTGCCTTTCCAGTATACGACACCATTGTCAATAGTAACATAGCCCTTACCAAAATTAACAATTGCCTTCTTTGGTTCAACTAGGTCGGCAAGAACATCCCAGTCCTTTGCCTTTAGTGCATCGACAATCTTGCCATAGTTCATATGGGTGTCTTTGCTTACTGTGTGACTTTGGCCATCAATGACCAAAATAATGTTTTTGCCTTGAAGCAAATATGGAACTGGTTTACTCATTTTGTGTTTCCTTCTGTGTTAAATCGTTTTTTGCTGATCAATCAGCATTACATAATCTGCAATTTCTTTTTCCGTTGCACCACCAAGGTGCTTAATCAACGGATACTTTGCCTTAACTAACTTCTTAGCATCTTCGAGAGCCTGCGACACTTCAGCAACCTTTACAGATTTACCATATGTCTTGCAAAGTTCTACAAGATCTGTTACATCACCTGATGCACGCTTAATGGCATTGCATTCAGTTGCAAACTTAGCATAATCAGACCCTTTGCCAACTCTTTTTGCTATACTATCGTTAGTATACGGTCTTGTTTCCCAATGGTCAAGTATACCGGCGGCTACCATTGCCTTAACGTGTGCGTCCGATACCTTTGCCGTTTCTTCTTTAAGTTTCTCTTCTACCCAAATCCAATTTGGGCGATCCTTAAGTTCTTTAATACGTGTCTTACGCACACCCATTATCATAATATTTTTAATATCGTCGATACCACAATTTGACATTCTGCGACGCAGCAATTCGGTATTGAATGGCTTACCGTCTAATGTTTCGGATTCGTAGTTACTCAGACATACAAAATAGTAATTTGTTGAATCATCGAGAGTACTTTGATATGGCTCCCACTTATAAGAATCTTGTCCATATCTACTTGTATTTACTTTCTTGACCAGTGTAGCGATGCCTATATTTGATAATGGTTCGCGCTTAGCCACTGGACGTTTTTGCAACGTACTCGCCTTAACAATTGTTGGCGGGTTGTGTAATTCTGCCGTGAATTTATCATATTCGAGTTGGCGTGTAGCAAGATCTTCATCTTTGTGCGATACGCAATAAACAAGTGCTGTTCCGCTAAAGTGATTGACGTAATGATAAGATGCGCGAGCTACACAACCTGTTTTCAAGTCGTTCAGTACGATGACAACAGAAGTATCGACAGGAACTGATAACGATTCAACATAGCCACCATTTACATATTCGCTGCCCTTGCCTGTTTTACCGCGATTACGACCACTGTATACATGAAATGCTGTAACATCTAGGCCACGATCGGCTAAATCTTTAATAGGGAATTTAAATGTTTTCTTGCCCTGGTACGATGTAGGGTCATATAACGCAAATTTTGTGTTGGCACAATACTTAGTTACTGCTGCAGAATACAGTTTAGAGCGCGATTCTTCATACAGATATTCTGCACGAGCCCACGGATGCACAATAGCATCGGCCTTTTCTGTAAAGTGCTTTGTTAGATTTTCATTGAGTTCTTCTAACTTACGCTTGATGCTTCTAATCGTAATTGGAACAAAACTAAGTTCTTCACGTGATGCAGCAAAATCCAGATCACCAATGCCAAATTCCATTACTAATCCACACTCGAGCAATGGAGCAAGATCACCAAAATGTTTTTGAGGTTCAGATACCTTGTTCAACGGGTATGCAATGTTACCCATTAGTGCCATAGATGCATAACCTGACGCAGAAACGTGAATTCCGGGAACAATATTTTCTTCTTTGTAAGTTATTACTTCGTGTTCGAATCGAACACCGGTAATAATTGGTTTATTTTTAAACCACTTAAATACTGACTGTGATTCATGCACGAAACTATTGTAATCGTATTTCTCGGTAACACTGAATTTAACTTCAACACCATTACCTTCGTCAGTTAGTTCCTGACTCATTTCTGCAATACTTGGAACACCCATTTCGTTAATGAATGCGCTATAAATACGCTTCGTACCGTTCTTAATAGCAGTAACAGTAAAATTTTCTGTGTAGCTAAACGGAGATTTTGATCCAAGACCTAGCGCACCAATGTAATCATTGGAATCTGTCTTTGTAGATTCAAAATAGGTTGTGTAAATGTTTGTTACTTGGTTGTTGTCTAAACCAATACCAAAGTCACGAACGGAGAACCAAGGTTCGAGCGCAGTAGGAAGATGCACTTCAAACGGTACATCTTGTTTACCTGCGGCAACGTGACTATCAATTGCGTTGCAACTAAGTTCACGGACGATTGCACGGATCTTGTTACTATACAATCCGCTAGACAGGATGGAGAATGCTTTAGCACTATTGCGAATGCGGAATTCGCCTACGGTGCCTACATTAGATAGCACGACTTCGTTAACATCTGCTTCTATCTTCATTGTGTGGTCTTTCTGTGTTTGTTACTAGCCTCAATTATGCTATAGGTGTAAAGATGTGTCAACTGGTTTAATTTTGATAAATAGCAGACAATGAGGAAATAGGTCCTTGTTGGATAAAGTAGATCCCGCTATGTGCGGAGTAACTATTCATTAAGGAGTATATTATGGGTCGCCCAATTCAAAAGAAATGGTTCGGATTGCCAGTAACAGCAGGTTCTGGTCACATCAAAGTTAACGGTGTTAAATTCGCCGATGGTACAACAGCAACAGGTGCTTACATTATTAAGCAAACGGGTTCTAACGCCTATGTAGTGCAAGATGCTGCATTGGTACATGCACCAGAGACAGTGTTTATGGTAAATGCAAGTGCATTATCTGGATTACTTCCAGGTCAGTGTTTTGTTCTTGCAACACCGTTTGGTGGTTCTGCATTACCTTGCGCTAAGATTGCACAATTCCGCGTTGATATTTTCAACGTTGCAAAAACAACACCTGCAGAAGTCGGTGCACCAATCAATATCGCTGTAACAAGCTATAGTTGGTCAACGCAACCTGCTACTACAGCAGGTCAGGCAGATTTAATTCTTTAATTAGGATTTAATCAAACAAAAAGGCACCTAGGTGCCTTTTTTCTTTTAGAATGTTTTAGTGAAAGTTAGGATAAACGAAGACCATTGTGTTCCGGTATTATCCTGATTTGGGTGCATTGTTCCAGACCCGTCCATTATTTCTGCAGAAATCGTGTATGAATTTTTAGTGTATGTTATTCCTACACTATTTGTTCTCATAGTATAATTCTTAACATTCTTCATATTTGACGCAGATGTATAAATCGTGTATTCATCGTTTATTGGATGGCGTATTACAATACTTGCACCATCAAATGTTTCATCATTAACTGTGGTTCCTGCATTATTTAAATACAATGCAATTGTATGTGCCATTTCGGCCTCGACTAATATATAACCTAAATCGTATGATACACCGATTCTATCAAATGATTGTTGCAGTTTAGGTATACCGGGGACGTTCGATGTATACGGAAATTCGTTGTGCGATATATAAAATTTAGAATTATCATCACTATATTCAATCGATAAATCTATGGCACCATTATTTACAGGGGTAACTGAATAAACCTTAGCTAAGGTGGTATTTAGTAATTCTTTGTCTGTATATTCTTTTACGCTTTTTATACCAGTCCCAATTGCTGCTCTAACAGTAATCAAGTCTTCGTGATTTATTTTTTTACGTGCAATTAATTGTACACCATCAGCCATATCTAAATCAGCCTTTAATAATCGCAATGTATAAATCCCAGGAGGTAGCATAGCTAACCCGTGCGTTGCAGGACTGTCAAAGACACTATTGTATAAGGAACTTATACGTCCGTATCTACCAATGTTTAATGCGTATGTAAAGTCTCCATCTTTCCAATGCGGTGGTGTCGGTATTTGCCAATTTAAGAATAATTCATCTAGTGGATCACCTAATGTAGTGACTGCCGCAGAAATTGTTAATTCATTTGTCAATGGTATATATGCTCGAGCATTTATTCTTCCAATAGGCAATGAATAATCGGGCTCACTAAAATACGTTGCCGTTGCATAGCCCGACAATGTAACTTCGCTGTGTGCCGAAAACACACACAGAATACTAATCAACAATACGAAGAACTTTAACATTCTTATCTGCTCCACGTAAAATTAAGTAATCTTTAGAAATATATCCTAAAGAATATGGCGTTGTTTCTACAATCTTAATCATTTCTGCAGGTGTTCTTACTCTAATTAAATTTACACCTGCGCCGCTGTTTATAGATAAATCAAGTTGCCTACGATATTGGTTAACTGTCAATCCTAGTACATTACGTACAAATTCGGCGTGATCTGGAGAATCGTCACTTAACAAGACAATCTTTACTAAAGAGCCATCGGGCCAAGTCTTATATTTCAGTGTATAAAACCATACCACCTCTTGTCTTGTTATATTATCACCTGAAGGTACGTTTCCGATGCTAACCATTGGTTCAGTTGCGTGCAGAGATGCAGACAACAATAATGCAGCAAGAAATACCTTAATACGATTCATTAACGAGGTCCCGTTAATGGATTACGCTTTGTATTTAATTCGTCAATTTCTGTTTGTAATGTACCAGTAACTCGCTTGAGAGCATCTATACTCTCTTTTTGCGATTGCAATGTTGCCACTTCTTTTTCTAGATCTTCTATTTTGCGCTGATCTTTTTCAATAATGCCTATATAGTTGTCTAGCTTGGTAATTGTTTTATCCAAATACCAAGAGACGCCGCCGCCAAGAATAAGCCACACAACGCTTGCTATACTTGCTAATGTTCTTGCTTGGGTTTTTATTTCGGATAATGCATCAGCCGATTGTTTAGATACATTGGCAACCTCGTCTACACGAGCGTGCAACCTGTTCCGAGTTAATACAGCAGCTTCATCGGCATCTTTATCGTAACTCAAACTCGTAGCGACAGTGGCATAGAATCTATGCCTGTCTAGCATTTCGTCAGTTTGTGGTGGAGTTATTTGTGCCATAATACTATATCCTGTTTAGTATTTATCTAATACAGGTGTATTATGGTCCCGACAGTAAGAATCGAACTTACACTTGAGCGTTAGGAGTGCCCCGTTCTATCCATTGAACTATGCCGAGTTTTATATTTATCAATCTATGAATGCCATAAATTCTAATTTACCGTCCGGGTATTCAAATAACCCTAACGATGATGAACTATTTATACCTTTGGTTCTGGGAAACGATGTTACCTTGACCACTAACACATTTTTTCTATAGGTTTCTGTTATCTTTGTAACTTCACCTTTGTAGCCTTCGAATTGAATCTTGCTACCTTCTTTATAATACGATGCCATTAAGCCTTCTTGTTGAGATTGGTGCCCCTAACAGGAATCGAACCTGTATCATGAGATTCGGAATCTCACATTCTATCCGTTGAACTATAGGGACCGGTGGTGCTGGTTATTGGAATTGAACCAATGTCACTGCGTTACGAGGGCAGCATAATACCACTATACTAAACCAGCATATACTTATTTATTATTTAACCTGTGATACTCGTTCATTTTTTCAGCTATGCTTTCTGCACGAGCTAAAATATCACCTTTAGTCATTCCTTCTTTCTTTCTTACAAGTGCATCTCTTATCCATTGCGGAAAATGTGAGCCTTGTAAATTCGAAATCTCTTCAACCGTATAATCATTTAGATTATCTAATACGGCCTGTACGGCTGGCTTCTTTTTCATTTTATCAAAGAACGAATCTTTGTACCCACGCGGGCCTAATGCAAAATTACCATCACCCATACTAATATTCAATCTTCTTTATATTGCGTTCGAAACAATATACGGTACCTTTACTATATTTGTTGTTATATACTGTTGTACAGGTTACTTCTGAATCTTTATATACATAGAATCTGTTTTCGTAAATGAATATAATCTTCAGGAATCCCATATTCATTATTTGTACGCATCTCTTATAATCTTCAAATTTCTTATCTACTGTAAAGCACATCTTACCGTTAACAGGGTATACAGAGTCTTTTACCTTTACATCGACTAAAAAATTGCCTTTATTCGGACTTTTATTCCACACTGCGAAGTCGGGTAGTACAACTGTAGCCTCTGTACCTTCTAGGCGCGGGCCGCTACCTTTTTCGTGTTTTTGATACCGCATATCTTGCACAAAACCATTATTTGCCTTAAGCCACGGATATACAAGATCTTCGCCTGCTGTGCCTATTGCGAGTTTTTCTTGGAATTTAGTATCGTTCACTATTTTATTCTGGTTGCTTTAAATTTTCCAGCAATGTATCTATGGAAGAATCTACCTTTAGACGGCGCCCGTGTCCATTGCTCAAACGTTGTTCGTGTAATACCGGGTATAGAATAAGATCTGCCATTCGATAGACGCATTGTTATCGTTTTATTAGGCCTATTGTGGGAGATGTCGACAATCCAAGATGACTGTACTGGCTTTTCTAATAATAGTTCTATAATTCTCATAGTTTACTATTTATCTTAGTGTCTGTCAAATTTGGTTTACTTCTTTTATGCTCCAGCAATATTTGCAATACCATCCAAGAAATTGATATTAATACATCTTTATGTTCTAATGCAGATAGTGGTTTTAATATTCTTAATAGTTCTAATTCATTATTGCTCATTACGCGATCGTCTTATCCAGCCGGGCAATACACCGTGTGGTTTCGCTATAATCTTTTCAGCGTATTCTTCTACAACAACATCGGTTGTCGGGATAGACTCAACAGTTTCTTCTTCTGTCTCGTCGTACACAAATGCATATAGAGCACGAGCCTTATACAATATATCTGCCTCTGTAGGAAATGGAACAAAAGGCGGATAAGGTACTCGTAACCTATTTTGTAATTTTGCTAGATCATTTGCTGCTATCCATCTATTGTGATCTTCTGCACGCTTATTTAAATATTCTTCATTCAGCATCTCTCTTGCTATTTTTAATAATTCAAACTTATGCTGTATTCTTGTTTCGTCCATTTCAAACTTTCCTTACATTAAGCGATAAGGATATCCAGCGTAATAAGCCGGTGCAGAATATACTGCTGGCATCATTACAGGATACGGAATATATTGTGGTGTAGGTGAGCAACTACGGCGAGAAATTAATTGAAATAATAGCATATCATTAAATCCTCTATTGTGATTGCAACAGTGGTGGTCATTGCGACGGTATTCGCTGTGATAGCGATATTCGCCATGACGATAATATTCATTATAATACATAAAATCTCTCCTTAAAAAAAGACCGACAATCTTTGTAAGATAGCCGGTCTTATATTCTATCAATTAACGATAAGTTTAACGAACAGTGTTGTTTGTTGAAGTATTAGTTCCAGCACTGCCGCTCATTGTACCGAAGTTAACGGTACCCTGTGTTGCCGCTTGAAACTGACTATGCAACGCATTGATCTGCGAAGATAATGCATTTGTCTGTACATTGTTCATACCATCTTTGTAGTAACGTGCATCACCACGTTGTTCAATGATTTCAGCTTGACGTTCAGTTAAGACACGATTCAATTCTTCCATCTTCAATGTATTGATCAACGCACGAGTAGAATTACCGTCAGCAACAATTGCAGTGCCAATCATTGCCTGACCTAACGCTGCTGCTGCGGCTGCTTTAGCACCTTCAAGTGCTGTTGCTGCTGCATTCTTAGCACCTTCAAGTGCTGCTGCTGCTGTCGATTGCTGACCTGCTAATTGAATAGCTGCAAGAGTTTGGTTGAAGTTAGCATTGTTAGATGCTGTTAATGCTGCCAATGCTGTTGCATTAGAGAAGTTTTGCGACTGAGCTGCAATGAAATATGCTGTGTCTTGAGCAACTACGCGGTCAGCTTCTGTACCTGTGCGGTCAGAATTTGCCCATGCTGCTGTCTTTGTTGCGTCAATTACGTCGCTTGCTTCTTTAGCTGTTTCACGACGAATGTCGGAACCAATTTGTTCTTGTTCACGACGAATGTCTGCTGTGTTTAATGCTGCTTCACGACGAATGTCTGCGTGATCTTGCAATACTGCTGTTAAGTCTAATTGGCCCGTTGTGGTGCCTGTTACGATGTCTGCCATTTTAATTTCCTTTTAAAAGTTTTATCAGATGACAGAATCCTTTTTCCTGTTATCCAATATTACTTACATAGAAAATACCGTATTTTTATACTACTTGAGCATACGATATGCGTCAGTACTATGCAGTTAAGGATACTCTCGAAACTAATGCAAGTTGCGTTCTATTTACGACACCGTATGCCTTTAATATTGCACTAACATGTATCTTAACTGTGCTCTCGGATATACCTAAAGAAGAGGCTATTTTCTTATTTGGCAAACCCCTATTACATACAAGTAATAATACCTGCATCTGTCGTGGAGTCAAAGAAAAAGTAGTATAGTGAATACCATTTTCTGATAATGTATCTGTAGGTGTCATTTGTATCTCCAGTGATTTATGTATTATTTAAGTAGTATATCTGTAAAAGCTGATAAGCATTAGTATTAACATTGAAGTACTACTATAATGTTGGCTAGCACACATAAGAAAAAAGGACCGTTATGGTCCTTTTTTACTTTATTGTCATCTAACTGTATTTTTATCGGTATCGTCATTTATTCTCTTTTTTGGCGGAAACTGTGAGATTCGAACTCACGGGGGCTTTTAAACCCCGACAGTTTTCAAGACTGTTGCAATAAACCGGACTCTGCCAAGTTTCCTAATTTGGTACGAGCGGAGAGGATCGAACTCTCTCGAGAACCCTAATCTGGGGCTAAGAGAGGTATAAGCTCTCCCTGACTGCCAAGTCTCGCTCGCATATGTTATTTATCTATTTTTATTAGTACGTACTTTAATGATGGTCGCAAATAGCGCAATACCAGCAATGAACATTGCAACAGAAGTTGGTTCTGGTACTGGTGATGTAAAATGTTCGTATTCTGTTTTTTCAAAACCAATATGTGAAGTTGTACCTTCTATATCTTTCTTTGAATAATCATCGAATGTCTTATATTCTTTTTCTTTATGGTCGTTTTCTTTAGCCAAAGCTTTAACATTATCTTTTTCTTTTTGCATATAATTTCCGGGGGTAGTTAATTGTGCAGTAGTATTTTATTGCACTGCAATATTTATCTCTAGCCCTTACTATGCGGCTTTTTATTCTAGTTTTTGATTAGATGGAGCGGGGTAGGAGAATCGAACTCCTCGCTTTAGCTTGGAAGGCTAAGGTATTACCACTATACGAACCCCGCATTAAAAACTTTTACCGGCAGCATATCGTTCTCGACGACTATGCCTGCCATTACCTTTATTCTTGCCCTTATAAGTCGATGTCTGACTATGACAATTTGGGCACATACAACACAAGTTTTCTTCTAAATTGTTACTACTATCACCATCTTTATGCTCTAAATCAAATACAATAGGTTTGCTATTCCATTCACTTATTCCGCATTCAGTACATTTACCGTTCTGCTTTTCTAAAATATATTTCTTTAACCACCCAGGTGTACCGGCAACCCTGGCAGTATTTCCGGTTGCTTTCCAATTATTTAGTCTTTGCAAGTTCTGAAAATCAGATTGGCATTTTGCATCACAATATTTATTTGTTTTATGGTGCAAGTCATACGCATTTTCTTTATTACAAAATAAGCAGTTATAGACTTTATTCATTATATGGTGCTGAAGGTGAGACTCGAACTCACGGTGGTTTCCCGACGCCTTACAAGAGCGTTGCAATAGCCGCTATGCGACTTCAGCTTGTTTTGTTACTGTTTATTTATGTCTTTATTATATAATAAGCAGTTTAATTGATCAATTACTTCTTAGAAGGGACATATTTCTGATACGCTCCAATCCAATCTGTAGCGATAGCGTGCTGTGCTTCAGCTAGTGTAATCTGGCCTTTGCAAACCATTGTTTTTAAACGAGTTTCGATTACATCTTTCTTGTGAGCACCCCAATCACCATTCCACAACTCTGGCCAAAGATTCTTAGGATCTTTTGGATGACCACCAAGTTCTAAACTGATAATATGATCTTCTTCGTAGTCAGATGGATTACCTGTTAGACCCAGTTCCACCATTTGCTGTTTCTTTAGTTTATTTGTATAGGACACAGTTGGACGAATTGTCTTAGTCCATCCACTAACGCATATAGTTTGATTAATAGTTGCCTGTGTTACATCTGGATTTATTGCACCAGGGTGTGCTACCGGATCTGGCAAATCGCCGGCAAATGCAGTTGATGCAACTAACGCCAATACCAATAAACTTTTTTTCATTCTTTACCTTTCAAAGTACTAAAACCTTCACCAGCTGCTAACAAACAAACGATACCATCATTTTGGGTCTCTAAGGCGGTCCAGGAACCTGTTTTTGCATTCATAGTAATAATAAGTAGTGTCTCTTTACCTTTGAAAACAAGTGTTGGTTTTTCTCCATATTTGTTTTCAAAAGTTATCATTGTTGTATTTACATCATCGCAAATAACTGGTTTCTGTGCGTTAAATGCATCAGCAAATGCCAAGGGCGGCACTAATGAAAGTGCTAGTAATAATGCCTTCATAGTACCATTTATAAAATTTGGAGCGGGATAGGAGAATCAGTTTAAACAATTACGGATTTAAGTGATATAATACTAGCAAGTGTAATCTCTCGCCATTTCAATAAAGCAGCAACATCAAATTTCACTGTGTCAATTGATAAGAATGTTGATAACTTAGCAACTAACGCATTAGCGTCTAGGTACACTAACTCTTTCCAGGATACCGATAGCGTCCCTTCCTGTGAAGGCAATGGTTTAGTGAACCCAGGAAATTTATCGTTTATAACAAGTAAACGATCTTGAAACTGCTTAGTAAGAGTAACAGAATCTTCTGCGCCACCTGCTTCGTCAATACAATATTTGCCAACAAACGAATATGCGATATCTGGAATATCGTCGACGTCAAAATATACTTTAATGCAAGTATTAAAGTTTTCTAATATCTGCGCGTCGTTAACTAAGTGACAATCGGAAAAGGTTCGTTTAGTCAATTCGCTATCATATAACTTAAGGCTTTCTATAGCAGCAGATTGATCGGAAAACATATTAAATAAATACTTAGCAGGCCTACTCTTGTAAAGGTGAGCATTACCGTGTTTACTAAATTCAGTTAACGGAGTAGAAGAATCATCAGCCTGTGCAATCCATGTAGATAGAAAGTTGCCGCCAGACCCACCTAAAAAGCATACAGGAACAAGATGTGTAATCATAATAAGATATCTCCAGTAAAATTTGGAGCGGGATAGGAGAATCGAACTCCTGTATGAACCTTGGCAAGGTTCCGTTTTACCATTAAACTAATCCCGCATACTGTTTATGTTAGGCTCCCTCGTCTCCTGAGAATTTAACCCCATTCAATAGCCGTGTACTCCTCGGGATAAACAAACCCGGAGCGTATACTTATTTAGCAAAATAGGGGCATACGCCCCTATTTTATCGCTATACTTCCTTAGAAGTCGTAACGCTGTACCATTACGGTCTTAAGCATAATGCTGATTGGTGTCAATTCTTCACCACCTAACACTGACTTAACAATGCTTGGGCTGAATCCAGATACCAACGCAGTACCAGCTTCGTTGTATGTAACAGGGCTGTTGCCAGCACGACCGTTCAAGTTCCAGAACACGATTTGTGGAAGCTTGTAACCTGCGTTAGCAAACTTGTCACGGATCATATCCATTGCACTTACGGATACCTGTGCACCACCACCCCAACGGTTTGTAGAAGTTCCGCCTACTGTTACGCAGGAGTCAAATTCCATATCCGAAAGGATCAGCAACTTAGTAGGCATTTCTGCCTCTGGCACCTTATGTGTTACAGCCGCCTTAAGAATTAACTCAAAAGCTGCCTGCACGTTGGTGTTACCTGCCCAGTTCGAACGTTCCATTTGGTCGTAACGTTGCTTCAACGAACCAGATACCTTCAACATTTCTGGCGAACCAGAGAATGTGATGAACTGATCCTTAAACACACCGCCTGCACGTTCGGAAACATACAAACCAAGGGAGATCGCAACGTCCAGAGCAGTTACGCTACCGGAAACACTTACGCCATCCATAGAACCCGAAACGTCAACCAACGGCATGATGTTTTCATTGGATCCTTCCAAGTAGTTAGGCAATGCCTTCCACTGTTCATTGGACACAACTTCATCACCATTACGCATAGAACGAATCACATCGTAAGGGAAAGCAACCGATGCATTGATCTTTGTTTCACCAGCAACCAACTTTGTCTTGTACGCTTCGTAACCTACCGCATCGTGCTTCTTAAAAGCCTTCTGGTAACGACCTGCCGCAACCGATGGAACGTGTGGGTACACAATTCCTGTCCAGTCGTTAGCACACATCTTCTGTTCAACAGTGTTGGACAGACCTACCAGTAACTTACGGTACTGCTTAGGTGTAAGCTGCATGTAAGCACGGATCTTACCGGCTTCCTTACCCTGACGTGGCATCCACTTAGCGCACAAACCATTCTTCGCGTCCTTCAACGCAGAAGCGATCATACGCAAAGCATCGCGTTCCAAAGTAGATCCGAAAGCAATGAACAAGTCATCCCAACGACCAATCTCTGGCACATTTGCCAATACACGAGTAGCCATTGCGGGTTCAGTACGAACCAAATAGCCAAACAACTTACGGAATGTGTCACGTTCACCTGCACCACCACGAGCGTCACGCGCCCACTGTAATACACGAACTGCTACTTCCGAGTCTTCTACCAACGCACCAGCGAAAGTAGGTGTAATATCCTTGTTACGGCTTGCGCCTGCCAAGAAGAAAAGGTCAACGTTCTTGTTTAACGAAGAAGCGTTTGTTACTGCACCGTTAGCTGTTGTAGCCGATGCGTTTACTGCTGTAAATAATGTTGTCATTTTGTTTTCCTTTCAGATTTAATTTAAAAATTTGCTGTTATAAATCTTTATTAAGCAAGTGTCAATTGTAAGTTACTTTTTACTGTGTGTCTACTGGATTACGTAACTTCCTCAAATAATCTAGTATGTCCATTGTATCGTCGAATGATGCCTGCAACGATGGAGAATAATGTCCGTTGACATCTTTATCCTGCATTACATCGTGTATTGCGCCTGCATTTTCTTCAATCAGATATATTAGGTGGTCTAAATCCCTTACAGGACTTGTACCTATCCTACTTTCGTTAAGCTCTTCGAGCCACTTTTTGCGAATTTCTTGTTGTTCCTCTTCTGTAAGAACAGGACGTCGAATTTTCATTTCTCTAAGCATAAGAATAAAACAGGATGATCGAAACTGGTATTTTATTATTCTGGTTGCCCTATCCCCTGTATGCTGGTTCAAGTTTCACAACCCTATCAACGTTCACGTTACCTATCCGATTCTTGTGTCTGCTGTCGGATGCATATCTCGGATTCTCCGAGTCTATCTATTATGTCTACGTGTAATATTTCTATTACATAAAGCCTACCGGCCGCATTCTATAGCATTAGCTGTATTAAGTATGCTGAAATCATCCACTTATAAAGTACAGATTAGGTTTTGGCGAGTTTTTGCTTTCCCCTCCAGAAAGGATCTTAGAGCAAGCTCTAATATTGCTAATTTAATTTTTTGCTGTACCTAATCTTCAAATTCAAAACAGGATAGTTTTTAGCAGCTATTTTAACCAGGGCTACAAATCCTAGGCGATATAACCGCTTACTTTTTCAGTTAGTTTATAAATCCTTTCGAATTTATTAACGCAGTTTACATCAGATCATTGTTAATGATTGTTGCAGAACCTATCCTTTAACCTCTTACGTATTATATTGCAAAAGCAATACATTGTCAAATAAAACAGAGTGGTGTAAGGGATAATATTATAATCCTTGCGGGTATATAATATTACTACGGGGCCTTACCACCGTTTTGGACGTGTTAACTACTGCCCGTGTAGTTTGTTAGGATTGTTTGCTTTCGCATGTTTAGTGACGCTATCAACACCTTTCGGCTCCTGCTTATAAACACAAGTCCCAACTAGCCATAGTGCCTTGCGGCATAATTTGGTTTGCTGAACCCACTCTCGATAAACATAGTATATAACTATAGATGTATTTATGTCAACCGGAAAAAAAGGTGTCTAAAATAGGGTTAAAACCGCTATTATCTTGAGATTTCTGCTTTTACAAGCAAATGTGCATGGATTCTTCGTATAATTGTTACTGCTTGAGTAGCAGAAAGCGTATCTATGTGTATTTCGCCCCTAGGGAATAAAAGGTTAAACCCGTCGGATATAAAGTCATTCATGCTAACGTGCTCGGCACTCCATTGGTCAAACTCGCGTGATTTTATTTCTATGTAGCGAAGTATTGTGCAGTCGTAATGCTTCTCATCTCTGCTTATTCTGTTGTAAAGTGCATTCACACTAATGCGGGTACCTTCGAGCAAATGTAAATAATACTTGTCTGTAGAAAGCAATATGCTTGTTAGATTGTTAGCTTTATTTCGTGTCCTATTAGCGGCCATAAAATTATCTAAATTATTAATAGTAGTACCATTGTGTTTAGATATGTAAAGTAGTTGTATAAGCATCACACACCTAAGAAAAATTTAACTATTGCCCATATGCCGCCAATTGCAACAAAAATCCATCCGCTTAATTTAATAACGGTCGCCCCAATTGTTTCGTGCTTTGATGCAAGCTCTTCTGCCTTGCTTGCACTTTTCACAGCAGCCTTAAGATTTTCAGATAACGTATCGATTGATGTTACAGCCTTTGTCAATGTGCGCTCAATGATGATTTGGTTTGTAGCATCCATTTGTATTTTTTGGTCAAGACGTTCAACAACAGACCTATGAAAATCTTCCATATCACTAATTCGGTTTTCGTGATTCTCTGCAATTTTTTCTAAAACGGCCACGCGAGTCTTAGTGCTTACCATATCGTCGAGATCGGCTGCACGACGACCAAAACTTCTTGCTTCGCGAGCTTCACGAGCCTCGCGAGCTTCTCTCATCTCACGAATCTCTGAATCACTAAACTCTTTATTTTCTTCTGCCACTGTTACACCCAATAAGTTACTACATATTTATTCAAAATGTACATATTTAAATAACGTATGTTATAAACCCAACATAGCTGTTTCTTTGTTTATAAAATCATAGGCTCGGTTGATTAATCGCTTATAATCGCGTGATTGCGTCTTTTCTGGAAATAAATCTGCAATCTCATATTTGACCAATAAATGGTTGAGGTCATGCATAAGCCTATTCTTAAGTTCAGCAGGTTCTACCGCTTGTTTACGTTTAGGAATAATATCAGTTAGCTTATGTAAGATCTCAGAAAATCGTGCATTTATTTCCGCAGGTTGTGCCCTATATTTTGTTGTCTCGTCGTCCCTGTGTTCTTTTTTCTTTGGCGTGAAATAACCAAGGCCACCGCCTTTATATGATCCCGATTTAATCTCATCTAATGCGTGGCGTAATTCGTGAGTTACAGAAGTTTTCATTCTATCCTCGTGCATTAGGTCTTTGTTGAATACAATAGAATTTGTGTCAGCATCCCATACAGAATAAACTTTCTTGCCACTGTGATCTTGTATATTATTGGCGCCGGTAGCATATTCTAAAAATTCGTTACCGCTTTTAACCGATATGCTTACATTGTTTAATACCGGAATAGATGTATCGTATAAATCGCCGATTGTACCAAGATCGCCATCGTGTGTTTTGATAGTAGAGTAAATGGCGGAAGACAGAGAAATTAATGCTCTGTCTTCTTCGGAGGACTCGAAGAGTTCTTGTAACCGCATAACTCTCCTAATTACTTTTTAGGAGGAACTACTGGTTTCTTTGGTTTCTTCGGTTCTTTGCCTGGTCTGTCTCTATTGCCCATATTAACCCCCTGTATAAATTGTTCGTACTATTTATCAAGGTATCAGTCTTTTTCTTTCAGCAAGAATGCGTTAGAAATAGCCTTAAAGCTAAACAGGCCATCCATGCGCTTGTAGACTTCGCCTTCGCGAATTACATGGTTGATACTAGGTCCTTCTGCAGCTTTCAATAATCCAGCTACATCTGATATACCTAAATCTGCAAGTGTCACATTATATGCTAAAATAGGAACGTGCTGAACCATATCTTTGTTCATACCAAGGTCGTATAAGGCCTGCAATGCAACTCTACGATTATCCGGGCTAAGTTGACACTGATTATCAATATCATAGATATCAAATACAAACAATGTGTAGGTAGTTAAACCTTCGCGATTTGCTTGGATTTTTGGACCCATAAATTCGCCTTGCACAGCAATGTTCTTACCGTATGCTTGCAATGCGGATTGCATTTTGCTATCAATGAACATTCTTACAAGTGCATTACTTGCATTCCATTCGTCGAGCTGTAATTGCCAGTTACGACCGCATACACCATCTTCGCCGTTATTTTGAAAACCAGTATACGAAGTACCATCGAGCTTCATTGTAACTTCGTATGTGGCATCCTTATTTTCGGTAAAGATTTGGTAACCAATATTTTGGCAACGTTCCTGATCAGTCTTTTTAATGAATGTAGGGAAGTTGCCTTTTACTTGGCCATTAAGTTCTTGCGGAATAGGTTGTTCGTACTTTTCTACACCTAGTGGGAATGATACATCTAGTCCCTCAAATAACTCAGATTCTATCATTGTTAAAACAGACACCGGTAATGCAAGACCTTGGCTAATCTGACCCTTCAGTTTAATAGTCTTAATACGGATACCTTCTTTGTCGCCCATTTTCTTGTATGCACGGGCGCGAAGGTGTTCCACTTGTGGGATAATAGGGATGAAGCTATCAATTTCAAAATAGACGCACAAGTCGCCAACATTGAATTCTGTCTTCAACGCAACGCAATACCAATCGTCGACTTTAACCCGTACAATAAGGTCAGCACCTTCGATAGGAAGTATATCGCTAATTTTTCTAATTGTTGCTAATTTTCTCATTTTATTTCCTTACCAGTTTTAAGTAACTGTTCTACTGTTCTAAAATATCCATTTCTATAATCCTGGGCTTCAATTTCTTCTCCGGGTTGATCATAAATTTGCTGCCAGTCATATCCGCTGCGGGCGTGATCAACGCCTTGCTCGTACGGTGTAAGCATTCCTGCATTACCTGTCGCCATTTACACCTTCTTTACTAAATGTGGATTTGAATCCATAAATTCTTGATCTTCTTTATCCATTTTATTCTTACGGTTGTTATTGCATTTTTCGCAACCAGGGCGCAAGTTCTCAACATCATTTACACCACCTAAACTTGCCGGAATAATGTGATCACGTGTCATCATTGTAAGCGAGTGCCCCGTATGCGCGTATAACTCTAAAACAGGCGGTTTTTGCATATCTTTAGGGTGGTGCTTTACAATAAATCTGTCTGCTTCAACCCCGCAATGCCAACACTTAATACGCTTACCTTGCTGCCAGAACGATTTCCACAACGCAACACCGCTAGGAGAAGAGACACGAGCTCCATCAACCTTTTGTTTTGGTCGAGGGTCCTCTAGTACTTCGAATCCTTCTTCCAAACTTAACTCTTTGTAAAAAATAAACATTACCTATGGTACCTTTCTCCGTGATGTCGTGTTGGATGATCCTCAGTTAAAGGTCTAACAAGATGCACAAAATTTAGATTAAATGCCAAGGCCGCTTCGCTATCCTCGAAATAGAAGCAGAACCAACAATTATGTATTTCACTTGTATGGTCCCATTCTCGCTTCTTTAGATCTTCACTCCACCATACACGGTAAGACTTACTTACATATTCGTAAATTACGGTGCCGATATCATTGTTATCGATCCATTTGCGAATTGCTACTTTATCTATCTCGTCATTATGTATTGCTACGTGATTTGGAAATTGTTTGTTGGGCCAAGGATACACCCACTTTGCATTTGTTCCACCACTACTGGAATAATATGCATCATCGAAATACCAATCTGCGTGTTCAGTGACTTCAGTCTTGCTTAATAATTTTCCCATATTGCATTATAAAAGAAGACACCGCTATATTGCAAGCGGTGTAATTTAGAATAGAGAAACTTAAAACAGTTTTAAATTTCCAGTAATTGCATCAATTTCTTCTACGCTACCTGGACCAATTCCTACGGCAGTAATAGTAGGTACACCATTGAACTCGGTCAAGCCAGCATCTTTAATAATTGCAGAAGGTAAACCTGCCTTCCGTGCCGTATCGTATAGATCAATTAGTTCCTGTTCAGTTTCTACGTATACTGTTACTTTCTTAAACCTACCAGTTACCAACCAAGTTTTTAAATCTTGGTTGTATAAGTTGATAATAAGTTTATCGCCGTATTCGTCTACTTTTGCAACGCTAAGTATTGCTGCCATACTAGCGTGTGCAGCCTGGGCACAATATTTCCCAGTCCGTAGACTAGGAAACTTACGCATAACAATTACTTGTTTAGGTTCCACTTGTTTCTTCCACAACTTCTGGCATCAACTGCTTAACTGCATCAAGATAGATACGTGTGTAAATACCCTTGAAGAATTTAGTGATTGCAGTTTGTACTAGTTTGATAATATCGCCCAATACATTCTCAACCATGCTAAATGGCCAGATAAACACCCAAGTTGTGAGCTGACTGAGCATACGGCGCGGATCTAGGTACATCAATGCACTACGACGAGCCGATTCACTTTGATCTTTGTATTCTTCAACGATTTTATCTTTATGACGCTTGTAACGCCAGAAACTCCAAACAAATCCTACAGCAAAATATCCTACTGCGTAATATGCAAGAGTAATAAGTGGAATACTAAAGAAGAAGTATGCTACAGCAATAGATACAATTCCAGTGAATGTTGCCCAGCTGTGAGCTTCATTTGCTTCAAAGATTGTACCCAACACAAGCAGGGCAATTAAGCCAGGCCAAGTGAGCAAATAACCAGTAGCTAAACCTAATAAAAATTCCATAGTTTTCTTTCAGAGTTAAAAATTAATATGCAGATGCACCGATTTTGTATGTCGAGTTGCTCATTGTGAAGCTACGCTTCCAGTGCCATTCGTCGAGCACTAATTGATTAAATACATCTTCTTCGACTTCGATAATTTCTTCTACAGACAGTTCGAGCATACGAATAGCGCGAGCATAACTTAATTCATACGAAACAGGTGCATCGGGCGTGCGTTTAATCTTCTTAAATTCTTCCAGTTTGGCAGTCTTGGCTACCTTGACATTTGCTGTAGCAATATCCAAAACAACAGTTTTGTAATCTTCAACTGCTTCGTTGTATTCAGCAATGTGAGTAAGTTTGTTTGCTCGAACAATTTCTAAAAGTTCGAGGCGGTTCATTTTAATAGCGTTCATAACATTCCTTGTAATATCTTGCATAGTAATCCCCTAGAGCTACTATTATATAGGAATTAGAACGCAGAGTCAATCGAATATGCTTTTACTCTACTACGACCAGCTTTCTTTGCAGCATACATGGCCGAATCTGCGTCTGTTATTATACCATCAACTGTATGCATTGTGGTTGATTCGGCTACGCCAAAACTACACGTAACGGTTGTGCTTTTATCGTGCCACTCAAAATAACTAGATTCTAGTTTAACCTTTAATTTTTCAGCAACGTGCATTGCATCGTTAATTGTTGTTAGTGGCAATAAGATAACAAATTCTTCGCCACCCCATCGACCAAATGAATCAATCTTCCGTATACTAGATCTGACTTGATTTACTACAAATTTTAGTGCCTCGTCGCCGGCGGCGTGACCTAATGTATCATTAAACTTTTTAAAGTGGTCAATATCAAATAATATAATAGAATACGGTTTATTATCGCGTATAAATCTTGCATGTTCTGCTTCGATTTTGGAAATCATTGATTTCCTTAACCAAGTACCTGTTAGATTATCTATTTGTGCTAGATTAACTATTTCTAATATTTTAACCTGTGCTACCTGAGAGATTAATGTGATGTTTATAATCATTAACGAAAAGAAATAACTCCATACAAATGGTAGGTCACCCTCTGCTCCTAGGTCGGTTTGTATCCCGTAGAATTCCTGAAATATTCTAACAGCCATCGCAACAATTATAACATAAAATGCCGATCCTTGAATTATTTCCTGAGTTAGAGTATTATTCTTATCCATTGTTATATCCCATACTGCCATTGCAGACGATATAATCATTGCAGATGAAAATAATATAACGTGTACAAAACTTGAAGAAATACCTGCTAGTGCAAGTGCAATCTTAATTATAAGGAATGCTATTATGAATATTGTTTTTTGCCAGTATCGGTGATGCTTTCCTCTTAGTGTTTGTTTTGCGTGCCGCGTTACCATAACGCCTAATACAGCAAAGAAATCTGAGATAATGGGTACAAATGACTGCCAGCCGACAAATACAGATGGTAGGTTTTGAACTCCTGGAAGATATACGGATGCGAATGCTGCTATAACAAAGCACGCATTCATCAATATGAATTGTGCATAAACTATGTGAGAAGTGTTGGTCTGCGTAAGTAATACCAACCAATTGAGTGCAAACATTATACCTGTTATCACAAGTACATTCGTAAGCAAAACTACGCTAGGTGTCGCAATAGCAATTATGGTGGTAAAAAACATAGCTTCGTACACTGGTTAAGCCTTGCCGATTAATGCGGCAACTAAAATATAACCTTCAACTAAATCAATATCATTATTAATACTAATTAGTAATTCATCCACATTATTAGAAAGTCCGCGTCTTTTGTTGACTTCGGCTTTAGACAGCTCATTAATACGTGGCCGTATATTCCGTATCATCGTAACTACATCTTTCCTAAACATTAGGTGCGATGTACTATTTACCAAAATAGTTTCTATACTAGTCCACTCTATACTTGATGCAATTTTATGTGCCATAGAAAGCAGTATAATGCAACAGGGAATATATGTCAAGAATATTATATTGGTGCCCTGAGCGAGACTCGAACTCGCAGCTTACGGCTTCTTAGACCGCTATGTTTACCAATTTCATCACCAGGGCATTTTAATAGTTACACACATATTAGGTGACCGACATCTTCCTCGGCGAGATACTGGTTGCAGAGAGTTGGATTTGAACCAACGACCTCTAGGTTATGAGCCTAGCGAGCTACCAAACTGCTCCATCCTGCGTTATCCTGGTGCCCCTACCGAGAATCGAACTCGGGATTAATCATTACCAATGATTTAGTTTACCACTAGCTTATGGGGGCTAATCCTTGCAATAGGGTAGGATGATTATTTACATCTATACTCTGGTCCACGATCGGCGCATACCAATTTGGTGGTTACATATTGCAAGTTATTTATTTATCACTCTCCGTCTTTACCCTTGGCACCTTTAGACTTCAATGCCTGCTTGCGAGCAGCAACTTCTGCCAATTCGCTTTGAATTAGCAACGACTTCAGATGACTGCGTTCAGACGCATTCTTGCACATCAATGCAATTTTTGTCTTTGCAGACTTAGACATTCTATAATTCTTATCTGGCTTAATCATATTATTCTTTCTTAGGTTGTTTAATTTCTTTGAATTGTCTATTTACGCTTTGTTTAATAGAACTAAGACTATCGGTTAATGTACGATGATTCTTTTCTGATAAATCTTGGCGTTTATTAAGTTCTATTATAGCATTGTGTAACTGTATGTGTCTACCTGCATCTTTACTTTCTGTAACCGGTTGTTTTATAGAACCTTGCGTAACAATGACGGCAATTTTATTTTCTTCTGGCTCAAATTCACGTGCCTTTACACGATACACTTCGCCATCCAATACAACCGAATCGCCGATAGATGCAACATAATCCATATCTCGATCAAGCAATATATTACCGTATTCGTCTTCGTAAGTTATTCGCATATCTATCCTAAAAATAATCTAGTAAGTGCAACGCTATCAATACTTACCAATAACACATAATTACCTACCATACCAAAACTTTTTCTTGTCCACGCAGACCAACCAAATACACAACATTGCGATATAAACATTGGATACAATATCATAAATGGTGGATGCGGAATTGTAAGTGCCATTGTAACACTGCATATAATACTAGTCAACCAAGCAAGTATTTCTAATGTAAATCGAGGTGGGTTATCTTTGAAGTCTGCAACAGCGTATGCATAAATGCCTTTTATAATATCTATCATTACCAAAATCCTAATATATGTGTCAATACGAAAAGGTTTAATACAACTGCGAAAATAGCACATAATGTGCGGATTATTTCCATTCGGTGTTTAAACTGTTTTACTTTGGTAACTTCTACTTTCTTTGCGGCGCGTCGTGCTAAGACTTCGGCCTTCTTTACTGCACGAATTGCATCTTGCTCCGCCTTTTCTACAGGTGTTAAGACTTTCGGCATTTGTACTACGCTTTATAAAAATTGGCTCCCCGACGTGGGCTCGAACCACGGACCTAGTGATTAACAGTCACTTGCTCTACCAACTGAGCTATCGGAGAATATTCTGTGGTGGAGGTGACAGGACTCGAACCCGCTACCTACTGCTTGCAAAGCAGCCGCTCTCCCAGCTGAGCTACACCCCCACGGTGTTTACTAACGCTTT